GTATGATCCCATACAATTCAGCTATAAAAAGCAAAAAGAAATAAATAAAAATTCGAATATATATCATATTAATAACATAGAGAAACACTGTACGTGTAATGCTCTATGAAATCACAAGTTTACTTTACTATATGCTGTACGCATGTAATGAAGTAAGGGAGAAAATCATGAGTGGAGAGAGAGAGAGAGAGGAAGGAAAGGACACAGTAGAAACAGCGGCAGAACGTCTTGCAAAGCATCCCGAAGAGGTAGCGCAGCAAGAACAGGAAGACAAAACCGGCATTCGCAGGTGGCTCGCGGAAGTGACCGAGGAACTCGTTCGGATTCCGGCAAGGATAAAGGAATACCTTATCCGCTACCGTATGCACAGGGGAGATTTCAAGAAGCTTATAAACAGCTACTTGATTTCCTGCGGCGAATCTTCAAAGGAAGTCATTTCCCTTCTCAACATGGTAATCCAGGATTTCGCGGGAAGCCGCGAGTTCCACGGACTCATCGCAGAGATTTCGAAGGCCAAAAAGGAATTTGAAGTCGCTATCAACACGAATCCCCGTATTATCGCCAGCAACAAAGTTGCCGACCTTATACAGGAGTTCTATGACAAGGACGAGACAAAGAAGATTTCTGAAGAGGAAACGATTAAAGAGTCTTTGAATGTCGCCCGCAGTCTGCTTGATAACGGAACAATTTCCGGCGATGTTTATTCCTTCATAAAGGAAAAACTCGAGAAAATGCTTTCGAAGGTAAAGGTGCTGTCCGACGAAAAGACGGATGTAAAATCCTACTTCGACGGCAAGTTTGTTGGAAACTTCTATCCCAAAGGAAGTCTCATCATGACTGCGACAAACAATGATGACCAGCCGGTATTCAAGTTTGTCATGAATGCTGAAGAAGTTGCTAAGACTACAATGGCACTCTTCACAAGAATTTCCGACCATTTCGGCGAAGAGACAATTACCACTGTGCCCAAGACTCTTCTTACACAGATGGAAGATTTGGTTACAAGCGCCACCAAAACTCTGTCCATCATGAAGGACAAAAAAGTCGTGGACAAAGAATAAAGCATTTGCGGGGGACATTTAGTCCCCAGCAAATATTATTTTTTTTACACATCTGTTTCTTCTTTGGAAATACCGTAATGGTATAATCCGTTTTTGCGCACAATACGGTATTTCCAACATTCTGGAATCCATTTCTTTGTGCCTCTTACGTGCCATTGTTCAATCATTGTCATCTGCATTTCTTGTATGATCCTTACAGGTTGTTCGTATTTTTGTCCAAGAAAGTACTGCAGCTCTTCCATGGTCGGGTATGAAGCTATTATATCCAATTTCATATTACCACCATGTTACCGTTTTAAGAAGCACCAGACTCGTGTTGAAGCAGAATGTCCGGGAGCATTTCCGTTATAATAGAATTAACGGAACTCAAAATTGGCCTCACCCCTTGGGACGGAAAAAACCCTCTTTCTTTTAGTTTTGCAAAAATAACACTTGGAGTAAATACTTTCGATAAATCGATGTCATACTGTTCTGTTACTATGCATAACCATTTGTTAATCTCCTTTTCTATAATTTTAAGGTAGTCATCTTCTGTCAAAGCTGGCATAATGATGTAATTTGTACCAAAACGAGATACTTGTTCTGGCCTGAAGATTTTGAATAGAGCTTTGCGTACATCATTTGGTGTAATTTTACTTACGTGCTTAACTACGTCATCACAGGTGAGCTCATATTCGGGTTTACCAGTTGGAATAAATATATCATCGAGATTTCCTGCGACAAGAATGAGAAGTTTCTTATAAATAAAATCATCATCACTTAATGTGGCACTTTGTTGCTGATATTGATTGTATTTATACTTTAAAAACTCCATAACGATAAAATCGTTAAGAGAATTCGCAAGAGCAAGTATTTGCGCATGTCGCCCTACAGTTCCTTGTACATAATCCCAATCTTGAGCGCATGTCATTTGCGACTGATACATAGATTTGTATCGCCATAACCCTTGAATATCACAATCTTCGATGTAATCTGTGATCATGTTTCCGTACATACAAGCGCTATTCATTTGCCCTTCTATATACTTGGAAAACTCGTTGTATACTTTCTCCATTTCCGCGGGATCATCTGATGTGCGCCTTTCAAATATTGATTGTCGCACCCTTTCAACTTCACGAGTTCTCACACGCAGTTGATTCATAAGACTCTGGATATTGGCAAGTTTATCTCCAACATTTTCAAGTCTTCCATTGGAAAGTAGGGACCAAAACCCGTGGAATAAGGATCCGTTTAAAAGAGATCCGTGAACCGTAGATACACTTTCAACCCTTTGTATTTCGTCTATAAAGAAAATCCCGTGGGTATCATACTTGATACCATCTGAGCGCAAATACCCTCTCATAGAATACGAGGTTTCATGAGAACCGATATCAAGGGTACAAAATGTTTGTTCCATACCAAGAAGTTTAACAAGATAATGGATCATCTCCGTTTTTCCAACTCCTGTAAGACCGTATATCGAAATAATTGTTGGCCTAAAGAGATATTGCGGACGACAATACCAAATATGAATTTTATCGATGAGCGTATCAATTACGTTGTCTATTCCTACAAATCGTTCTTTTAATGCAATTCTCGCGTTTTGTAGTATCGCTTCTCTTTCTTTGTTCGCCATTTTGCAAAATCTCCTTATTAAAATACAAGAAGCCTAAAGGGATATCCCTTTAGGCTTAACTTTTTATGTCGATGGTGTTTCGTGCAGAATTCCCTGCGGATCGTCAAATCGTGTATATCCAGATAAATCATCTGGCGGTTCATCCTGAATGATATTCACATGGATGGATAATTCATGAAGTAATAATGTTGACAATCCTTGACATGCAAAACCAGATTCTATCGATACATTGTCGACACTGGTAGCGAAGAAATTAAATATCGGCACATATACATTCCTTGAGAATAATTCAAGAATCTTCACCTTATCAAGAACGTTTATTCCCATACTGGAAAGAAGTGCATCTGTGCCATATATAGCGCACCAATTTGTTTCAGGCGGAGTAATTGTTTTTGCGTTTCCATATATGCAATGCGCGATAACTTGTTTATCAGGTTCTGTTATATTGCACATAGGATTTACTCTTAATCCTTCCTTAACTCTTTGATTCACAGTGGAACGAGCCTTAACAAAGAAGAATCCCGTTTCTGAACTCTTTACTGTCGTGGTAGTATCTTGCGGATCCGTTTTATCGACATACCGCATCAAAAAGAATCTTCTTCCTAAAAATTCAAAGCATTCAATGATATCAGAACCTTCCGGAATTTCGGCATCCTGAATGGGCTTTCCGCAACAAAGAGAATTTGTTCTTCCCAGAGCAACTTCAATGAAATACGATATATCGATAGGAAGTATATCAACCTCACTATTCCGTTTGAAATTCTCAGGATATGGATTGCTGTACTCAATTTTAATCTCATACAGCGTTTCGCTATTTTGTTCTTGATCAAATCTTTTAAAGATCTCAAGTATTTCAATACTGACAAACGGCATAATCGTAAATCCGTTTTCCTTACGGACTGTATTATACATATGATATGTATCGCCGATTTTATTGACCACATTTTTAGTAGAATAGTTTGGGTTAATAGAGCTTAATGCCTTATCTTCACCCATTATCTTTCCAAACTGGACATCGATATTTCGTGAGGTGTCACAGAACTCTTGACATTTAAACATCTTTTGCAATGTCGTAAATTCTTGTTCTGTGACTTCATACAACCTTGTCGCGTGAATTTGTGTTGCTATCATATTGTTACCTCACTTAACAATGCGAATATTCGGTTCTTTGGATATCGGTGTAAGTGTCGTTCTGTTAAGAATGTGATCAAACTCCCCAGATTTAGCTTCTTCGTTGATATGCTCCATTTCTGTAAGAAATGCATCATCGTCGAAATCTTCGTCAGTGAAGTCATTTTCATCATCGACAAATTCGAGTTCCCCATCCGCATTTTGCTCGACAACTTTGGAATCATGCCAAAGCATCCAGGAAGCGTTAACTTCATGCTTTGTAATCTTATCAAGATTTTCAAGAGCTGAGTTTATATTCTTTGTAAGATCTTCTTCGACTTTCTTTGGTGCATTCGCACTTTCTTTCTTGTCGATTTTCTTGCCCATCATGGCTGCCATTTCTTCCGTGTTGTCGAATGTTGTACCTTGATTCTCTGTGTATAATTTGACATTGCCGTCTATGAGTAAAGCAGAATCGAATGTCTGAAGAACAATATCCGAAATGCCGCCATCTCCCTGATGATATTGCTCATACGGATTTTCTGCCGTACCGAGAGCTGCCGTAAGCTCATTCATCGCAGCGCCAAGCAATGTATCGCTAAACCCTGCCAAATCTTTTAAGTCGATGTCGTTTCCGCCGATAACTCCCGTATACTCAAAGCTTGGAGAGTTTACGTCATTTAAACTATTCATAGGAACTCCTTCTCTTTTCGTTATAGCTATTATATATAGCCAAAACCTATTTCATAAAATTACAACACCTTAATGTTACAAGCCTCTTTTCATAAGAAAATATAGGTTTCATATGTATATTATATACACTTTTTATGACATTTGATAGTTCGGAAAACATTGTTATAAAATCCTCACTTTATTGGAGTTTTTATGAGATTACTGTCTACTTTTATACCACAAAAACTATTTCGAAATAAATCGTTTATTCTTGATGCCGCAAATAATAAGGCTCCAAGAAAATCGACATTTATAACTCTATTATCAGGAAAACGTGAAGACATAGCTGACATATTTAACATGCCTCTTTTTAATAAAAGATATCTTCGCTCTATTTATGTCGAAAAACTCTATAGAGCAAAGATGATTACAGGGGCTATGAAAACCGTACGACAAAAGGTGTCAGAAATATACAAAAAACATAAAGAACAAATGCGTTGGCTTCAATTTTATTTCTTAATGGTAGAGCAGTATCATGAAAGAAATATTATATATGACGCCTCTACGAGACTCCAGCTTTTGGAAAGATCAAATTTTGTTTCTATCCAAATGTATATAAGGCAGTGCTATGCCATATTTGATTCTATATTACAAGATGCAAGATTTTCATCTTATACAAAGAAATACTTTGTTGTTAATATAGATGAAAGTATCAAAGTTGACATTAAATACATAATGAAACCGCAATTGCAATCATTAGAGCAGGTATTTTTTTACAGGCTTTTTAATGATTCCCAGTCTTTAAGTGATTGGATTGGAACAACGGTTATCATTACAAACAAACTTGGAATGTTTACATATTTTCCAATAACACCTGAAATTGTATCTGATGGACTTCCAAAAATAGTATTCAGGTTCATGAAAGGAATGTGGGCATACGCCGCACAGGACTCTGAAGGTATTCTTGAAATAGAAGATGAAGTTGTTAACACCGAAAAAGAATGCCATGAAAGAGAAGAAAGCGCAACAGAACAAAAGCTTACCAAGATTGCAAAGAAAATGGCAGGTGGAAATAAGGGCGCTTCTTTGGAACCTTTAAAAAATGCTCTTATCGATATGGTTGATGAAGGTCCAATACAAAAAGAACTTAAAGACCTCGATATGTCAAAAAACGATATAATATCAAATGCTCTTGCTGCTATAAAAAATACATCCATCGATATTAATAAGACTTCTTCTAAATCGGCTCCAAAAACTCCGCAACCGATGAAAAAGAAGTTTATGAAAAATGATATCGATGACGCTATCGACGCATTAGATGATGCTGTATCTGACGATGACGACAGATCGAGAAAAACTGATAAAAACGACGATGAAGATATACTTCTTGGCGATAGTGACACCGACGAAAAAGAAGACGAAACTGAAAAAGAAATCGAAGAGTTATATGAAAAAACATCCAACGCTGTTCGTAATAGCAGACTTCCGGAACGCACACCTGAGGTTATACGTCGGGTAAAAGTTCTTAAGAAAAAATCGGAAAAAGTCCAAATGGATGGTAAGAACGGAAAAACTTTAAAAGAACTTCTTGATGACTTTGAAAAGATTTCAATCGATGTTGATGAAATTCCTGCAAGAGGAGTCATGAACAAATCGGTTAAATATCCTACTGGGCAAGCCTTCAATCGTTCTTATTACAACAAACAATTTGATCGTGATATTGCGATGATGATGAAACAATTTTCAGAAGCTCCAGAGATTAACATGATTGTCACAAATATCACGAAAAAGGATATATCAAATACCCTTAATGCACTTATTAAGTATACATTCGATTTCGTCGACGAGTTCGGGAATAAACACAAAGTTGCATACAATATACCAAAACTTGTTGATAATAAATTTTTTCTTGTTGACGGTAACAAGAAAATGCTTACAGGGCAGATTGCATCAATTCCCGTAGTTAAAATAAATCCCGATGAAGTGCGTATTACAACCGCGTTTAATCAGATGCACATATACAGGGCAGGACAAGCTTTTGATCCTAAACTCGAAATATTAAAAAAGCTTATAAAGAAGTTTCCAGGAAATGGAACATACGGACTTTCATTTAAAAGCGGTGACAGTTATGATACAAACTTAAAGTATAATACAACCCTTGAATATGACAAATTGTCAGAGACATTTTACTCGATTGTGATTCAGTCTTCTGATAAGAAAAAATCCGTATCATTTATTTTTAATCAACGTGATATAAGACATATGTTTGAAGATTTAAATATCGCTTATGTTGAAAAACCTGGACTTATGCCTATTGGAATCACAGAGGATAAAACGATCATTTATATCGACGTTAACACTGGCATGGATACACAAACAAAAAAGAACACGATATGCGATCTTATTCTTGCTACAATACGTCAGTATGTAACTATGGGTGATCTTGAAAAGGTTATTAAAAGATTAACCGTTCCCAAGAAGTATATGTATTCTAAAGTACATTACTTAGGTCGTCTGTTATCCTTTGGAGTCTTCTTAGGATATTTATTCGGACTTTCAGAACTCCTTAAAGAAATGGGTGTAAAATATACATTCGAAAAAGAACCTCTTCCAAAAGAAAATGCTTTAAAGCAAAACATGATCAGGTTCAAAGACGGCTTTTTATATTACGATATACATCCTGTGCGTCACTCGCTTATTTTAAACGGCCTTATCCATGATATATCTACAGAAAACTTCACATTAAAAGAAATGGACGAAGAGAATCCGTATCTTTTAGCTTTCGACGAAATGTTTCAAACAAGACATTTTGCGAAAGGTTTTAAAGACGGAAAATCGTGGCTTATAGACTTCAAAACGGCGCAAGTTATGCGAACGTTAAATCTTCCTGATACATTTCTTCCTATGATGCTTTATGCAAATTCTCTTCTTGAAGATAATACTGTAGTCGATCCAAAAACTACAGATGTAAATCGTATAAGAAATTTGGAACTCATTCCGTGTGTATTTATGTATAAATCATTAACTCAAACATATCGTACATTTAAACACCGATACACATCAAAAAGCACAATGTTTGTAAATGAAAATGACATTATAAAAAAGATGAACGACTCTGGATTATTCAGGGACTATGACACATTGAATCCTATTCGAGAAATTGAAACTGAAGGATCGTTAACATTTAAAGGCCCTGGAGGTTGTAAACAAACCGATGCATATACTCTTTCAAGGAGAGCTTATGATAAATCGATGGTAGGTGTCTTTGCAGCTTCCAGTCCTGACGGTCCCGATATCGGTATCACTAAATACATGTCCATGAATCCTCGTATTTCCGATGTGTTAGGATTTGTAAAATCGGGGAAAACAGATAACCCTGAAGAAATCGATTTTGGAAACATCGGATCTGTTGCAGAACTTTTAGTTCCATATGCGATTGATCATGATGATGCAAGACGCCTTGGCATGGTTGGAAAAGAATCAAAACATGTTATGGCAGCTATGGATACAGATCCTCTACTTATAGGAAACGGTGTAGAAAAGACTGTTCCTTATATGACAAGTAACGATTTTATCACCTTTGCAAAGAAAGACGGTTCTGTACTTCAAATCGATAAAAAGAATGGAGTTGCAATCGTTGAGTATAATGACGGAGAAAGAGAATCCATCGATATTCAAGATCACATTCATAAAGATGGCGGTATGGGATTCTATGTTGTAAGCAGAAAAACTTTCGATTTGCAAGAAGGCGATAAGTTCAAAAAGTTTGACGTACTTGCAAAGAACCCAAGTTATTTCTCAACAGAAAACGGAAAAAATGCTCCTGAATTTAATCCTGGGGTATTAGCAAATGTTGCCGTAGTAATGAGCTCAACTACTTTTGAGGACTCCGCTGTTATAACGGAAAAACTTGCAAAAAGAATGTCGACAGAAGTTGTAATGCTTAAGAAAGTCGTCCTCGGAGCAAAAGCAAACATTTTTCAATCTACGAAAGTAGGTGATAACGTTATTGCAGGACAAGCTTTGATGATCTATGAAGATGAGCTCGACGATCCTGAAATAAACAAAATCGTAAACCAAGCTTCAACAAAAGATTTAAAAGCCTTAGAAGATTTGGTAAAACAAACTCCTCATTCAAAAGTTACAGGAACAATCCAAGACATTAAAGTATACTATACAGTACCTGTATCTGAAATGTCTGACAGTGTGAGAAAATTCGTTGAAGGTCATAATAACCGAATTCGAGATAGAGTAAAAGTTATAGCGCAAGCTGGAGCCAAAAATCCGAATGAAATATCTACGGATTACATTGGAGTTACTCCTCCCAGTTCTGATAATAAAATTAAAGGAACGTATTGTCCGCAAGGAAAGGTTTTAGTTGAATACTATACAAAGTATATAGACCAACCTAACTCTGGAGATAAGATATGTTTCTTTGCCAGTATGAAGTGTGTACTCTGCAGAACTTTGGCTCAAAACTTAGCTCCATATCCTATCAAACGAAAGGATGATAAAATTGATGCCATACTAAACCCGATAAGCATTCAAGCAAGACAAGTTACATCTATACTGCACATGCTATTTGGGAATAAATGCGTTTGGGGATTAAAAGAGCAGGTGAGAAAACTCTTCAACGAATACGCAGAAGACGAACGTAAGTAATTATATCCGGGGCCATAATGGCCCCGGATATTTACAATAAAAGCGATAATAACTTTTATTGTAAGGAGTATAATTATGAAAGTTTGTTTTAGAAGACTGACAGTTGCAGATTTAAAGAAATGGGAAACACTGGCTAAAGACGAATTTAACCCGGAAGACTTTTGCACAGAAGAATACTTATTAAAAGACTGGAAGAATACAGAAGGTTGGATTTTATTTGATTCTGATACAAAAGAATGGATAGGTTGTTGTTTTGTAAGTTACGGAAATCATAAATCTAAACTTCTTTATAATCCTGATGGTGTTGTATTTTTAGAAATTTGCACATTTCCAAAGTTCAGAGGAAAGGGGTTTGGAAAACACCTTTTGAAAATCATGTTTCTTAAAACTGTTGGTTATAAGAAAAATACATGTATCAATCCTTCCAATGCACCATCAATTGCACTGTTTACAAAATACGGTTTTAAGAAAGTTGGACCTCATAAAAATTGGGATGTGTACATATCTGATGATAGAATTACATATAACTTACGTGATTTACATTTACACGAATGTGTATTCTTTGGAGACACATATCCCGAAGAAAATTGAAACAAAATGATGAAGGAGGCCTTTTTTCGGCCTCCTTCTTTTAAATCAGGCGAACACGACTGTGAATACGGTTTTCATGATAAACCCCCTTTGGCCTACACCGATAAAAGAAATATGACCTGTTAGTTAGAAGGCTGTAGAAGATATTCTGCATACATTCTTACGCTTACCGATAAGAAACCTATGATTATAAAAATGTTATTTTTATCTTTTTTGTAATATAAATTTCAATTATATATAATATGTGTATACAGAGGATAAAATGCTTTGAAACATCTTGAAAATTAAGATTAAGGAGTTTAATATGGAACTTATAAACTGTATGGAAAATGATCCAACTGATCCAAAATTAAATGTCGGAATGGATAAGGTTACATTTGGAAAAATTGCCCAAGAATTCGCCGATTACGCTTATGATGTGTTAGAGAGAGCAAGAAAGGAGGGCCTAACTTGGACCAGCATATATTGCAGAAAAGACGGAATTGAACAAAGGGATCCTTTTCATTTGGGTATTTGTTTGGTGTGCGATGGGTATGATTATAACCTTATTGCAAGTATACTAAATAACATAATCGATCAGTACAAACGGGACACACCTCCTGATAATTTCTCGCCATATACTGAGTTGTTTTTGAAAATGAAAAGAATCGCAATCATGAATTTGCAGTGGGGCACAAACCCTTCAGTTCTTCACCTTATTTTTGATTCCATGATTCCACTTGATCTGCAGAATGATAAATTTAAGGCAAAAACGTATGCAATATATGAACACATGATTTGTGACTATCCACAAAATCATACAGGAGTCACAGAAGGAGACTTTAAATCTGGACCTGACGATAATTCATTCAGGTAAAAATCTGTACAAAACGGGGAGGGGATATGGTGCTGTACATTATTCAGATGATTCTTGTTTTTGTTGGCGTTGTGCTAGTGATTGCAGGAATAACAGTTATTATGACAGTTTGTATCGGTAGAGTTGGTAATAGAAGAGAATATGGCTCTACTATAAACCAAAAGAATCGTTCCGCACTTGCATCATTTATTTTATGCGTTGTAGCACTTGTAATGATTATTATTGGCGGAATATTGTGTAAACACCTTATTCCATCGTAATACAGGCGGTATATATGTACATATTATTAGCGTGTATTTTACTGATGGTATTTTGTATAGGTAGCGTTATATCGGCTCTTATGACAAGTAACTTTACATGGATACTTGTTGCAGCTTCTTCACTTGTTTGCATTATCGCTCTTGTTATATTTTATCTCATGGCAGGAGGCGCTGTAAACGATTTGGTTCGTCAATACTTAACATTCGTTTTTAAGGGGATTCAATGCTAAAATACGTTCTTATTTCAGCGATTGTTTGTACTTTTCTTTACAGCATAGGTTACATAATACTTACATACTTTATGACTGTAAAAAACCTTGATATAAACATTTTACACAAGTTCAAAGAATCGTTTGAGCACTCAATAGTTGTTAAACGTCTTAGAATAGCATGTATAATTTTACTAATCCTTGTGATAGTATTTCTAATACTACTATTTCTCAAGATCATTTAGACACACAAAACTTCAGGGCCCAAATGGGCCCTGAATGTTATTTTTTATTACTCGCCTTGCGGATGTAATATGCCGTTTTCACCTTCGATCGGGTTATTCGGATCCGTTACGATGCTGTCCAATTGTTCTTGCATTTCCTGTGTTCTCTGTTGGTCGTTTTGAGTTTGTTCAGAATTGAGAAGTTGAGCCGCCGCATCACTTTGAGCTAAGGCCATTTCAATCTTATTTCCCTGTTCCGGTGTCTGAATCGGGCCTGCCCCATTATTCTTATTCCTGAGTTCTTCTTCTTTTAACTGCGCATCACGCATAGCCTTTTCAACGGCATTATCAGTATACCGAATTTCTTGAGCAATTTTAGCGGCATCAGCTACTTTCTTTTGCTGAATAAGGTCATAATACTTCTTAAGCTCTTCTGCGAATTCAGGGGTCTGGGACGGATACATAAGTTCAATTCCAAAACCGCAGCGAATAAGTTCACAACACTGTTCTTTGGAAATGTACGGTTTGCACGGACCGTATGCGTTAATTGGAGCTATAAATCCTGAGAATGCAATTTTTACTCGGACGAGCTCTTCTTGTTTCTTTACCATAATTTGAATTTCTCCTTAAAAAATATTTGTACCCGCATTAAGTTGCAGGTTGTTCACTTTCCAACATTTCCGATATCGCTTCCGTGTCCATGATTGTATCCATATACTGCACTTCGACATCTTCCATTGCTGTACGGAAATCTTGATCCTCCAAAGCTTTCTCAAGTTCTATGAACATAACGAATCTCTCCTTTATGTAAACCTCTTTCCAACAGTTTGTCGGAAGTTATAGCATATATACATTATAATGGGGCCTATCCCATATAACGATGTATCGTCCATAAGGTCTATTTCTTTAGAAAAAGGATCTAAGTCTTCTTTCGTTGGAATATAACCTTTTATATTACAGTATTTTATGATAAGGTTATATTTAAGCATTTCCTTATCATCACCGTAATCTACATTATAAAGCGAGTTTTTAACAATGCGTCCTAAAAGCCCCCTTGGAAAGATATCAATACACCTCGGATCTTCGTTTGCAATAAGTTCAAAGTAATACCAATTTTCAAACGATAAATCTCGCAGTGTACTCGGGTTAAACGGTATGGGAAGATTATAATAATACAATATTAGCGAAGGCTTCTGATGTATTATCGCATTGTATATAGAATGGTGATAGTATGTCTTAAATTCTTCCCCTGTCCATACAGGATTTACAGGATATATAGAGTATCCTTTATACAATAATTTTTCTTTTGCAAAAGCATCAGAAAAAAATTGCATTATATAAGGATCAAATATTTGTCGTGGAAGTTCAGGGATATCATCCCTTCCTCCTGTTTGAAATTTATGTTCCTCGCCTAAAACAACGTATTGTGATGGTTGTTTTTTCTTTGAAAGATGTTTAAGACGAATTATATTGCGAGGTTCATCGAAGAACCTGAAGATATATTCATTTGTAAAATCTTCTAAGATTTTGGTCGCCATATCATAAAGATGCGCCATCTTTTGGTGTAATACAACAACCCTATCCGTTCCAAGATTTTCAAATTTAAATACAAAGTAATCCTGTACAAGATTTGTCAATTCTTCGGGGGTGAATTGCTCGTGATGTCTTTGGAATTCAATTTGCCACCCTGTATATTCTAATGTACTTAAAGGTACAGGATTCGTAACAACAAAAAGAACACCTCTTCCACCTATATCATTCCAATAAAATAAGTCACCGGATTTTGGAGTTGTACCTGCGGGCATAACTCCGCTCGAGGTTACTTGATTGTCAACATGACCGTCTTCTACAGTGAAATTAGCTTGAAGTTCTTGTTCTGTGAAAATAATCATATTGTCAATTCTATCATATTTAGTGGAATTTACAAGTCCAGGAGCTGATATATTGATATTATCATTATTTGCTCTGTTTGTATTTTGATTAAAATAAATAACAATGTTTTTTGTCCCGCCCAGCATTCTTGAAATTGGAGAAGATTTAGAGAGGTCATTTTGATTATTAGAAAGATCCCGTAATAGCTGTAATTCGTCATTTACAGCGGCATCTGTTATAGGTGCTAAATCTGGGTCTCTTTTTCCTAATACTTCTCTATTATCTCTTTTTTCGATAGGGCGAGTATCTGGTGTTATATTTTGCGGTATTTGTGATTGTTCGACGGATATTGAGGGCATATCACTTTTTAATATCATAGATAAACTCCCCATTTATTTTTATAAAGATGTTATTTTGATACAATTTAAGCAAAAAAATAACGGTAGAAACATTATTATAGTATCCGTAATCGACGCCGCGATTATAGAGACTGCTTTTTTCATAAAAAACTCCTTACAGCTTCCGGTTTTTTATAAAAGACAGGTTTTTGATTATTTTTCGGTCTTTTAAGTGGGTGGAATCTACCGGAGTATGCTTCTCAACAAACAAGCGCCCGGTGTTGCCGGGCGCTGTTATTTTAAATTAACCATTCGTCGGCTGTACAACCGTACATTCTCTCATCAGATTCGTTTCTGACCTTAGCATTGAAATTATCCAATTCGTCGTCAAACAAATCGTCAGGATCATCACCATTATGATTCTGACAGCTTTCATCATCGTACATCATGACAAAACCTCCTTTTTTATACAATATCCTTGTCAAAAGTAAAATCGGATCCATCTTTATAAGAGATGGTTATAGTGTGAGTAAGCCCCAATAAATCGAGAAGTTCACAAAATTTTTCATAAGAAAGAACAGACTTACTTGTAAGACTTCGTTTCGTATTGTTGTAATGATTCTCGTTCATAAACAATTTCTTGTATTGAACTGTATCAAGTTTTAATGTGTACAACACTTTCTTTATAAGCATCTTAAGGAAATTGTCCTCAGGATATATAGGGACTGTAAATATCTCTATATTCTCAGGAATTCTTGTTACAGGGTTATCGTCTTTAGCGATATTTTCTACATGATGTTTATTGTAAGCCATAATAATATCCTTATTTTCATCCTTTTTGTGGTGCAAATAATAACTGTTGTTATCAAGACATAAGTATACACCAACTACTTGTGGTATATCCTTAAGACTCCTAACTGTCCCCCTGTACTGAAATTGTTTACCGGAAATAACCAGCACATCTCCAATTTTCAATAGAGGAATTTGTATACCAGGAAATAATTGATATACCATTTATGTCACCTCGTTAATAAAATAAAATGCAAGGCGAGTTTGACCTATCTCATTGGTATTGGAGAGGGGAATGAGAAATAGCCAAACTGCCTGCAAGTTACTTAGATTATATATACCCAAAGCTCGTTTTAACATACAAATAAATACACAAAAGGAAGGCTTAAATTATGGCGAAAAAAAGACTGCCTGAAGTTTTAAACGAAGAAACTGTATTAAACCCTGAATTTTTCCGTCCAGATTTGGAAGAATTATATACAAATATTGACAATATGGGTAACGTTATTCAAAAGATTGAAAATGACGTTAATACCAAATATTTCAACGATGAAGGTGGCCTTTTTGGAAGAGGAAGTATATCTTTTATAAGTTCTGAACTTGAAACCCTTTCTTCCATGTATAATGGCAAAAACCAAGCATTAAACCAGACATTGTCAAATAAGCTAAAAATAGCGCAGTTATCCTTACAGAAAAACAAAAATGTGGACGATAATACAAATGCTGCAAATCTTGCTAGGGAGTTTCAAAAACTTATTATTGAACGTAAATCTGATGTAACAAACGCTCAAGAACAATTTAAGAAACAAGCAAAAGTTGCACAGAGCCCGAATCGTGAAGATAAAGACTTAGATGAACGTCTTGCTGAGCTTGAAAAAAATGGCAGCATTGTCTTTACAGACAATGAAAGGGCTATACAGTTCGAAAAACGTGATGTGCAAATTCGTGTAAAAGGAAATGTTAATCCCGAATTTGTAGCTATAGCTGGTGACACCGGAGAGATTCTGCATGATTATCCTAAAACCTTACTTCCAAATAAATCACTTCTTGATACAGCTATTAAAATGGAAAACGGCTCATGGAAATGTGGCAGTACAGAATACAAGTCGTATTAAAAACCATACGGGGCCACTGCGGCCCCGTATTTTTATTTTTCTTTTGATAGCTGTACCCATTTAAACGATATATCTACAGAAAAAGATTTTTCAGCAGAATCGTATCTTAAATTTACCGATTCGAATCCTTTCTCGCAAAGACAAAAATCTCTGATAAGATTGTTTTCAAAGATTTTAATTAAATCAGACATTTTCGGATACTTCCCAGGATACTTTTCATTAGAAGAAGTTTCAGGCATTACAAACTTTTCAGGAAGCATTGTAAATATCTCTTTATGGAACTCTTTTAATCTCGGTTCTACAATGGGGTATTCACAATTAAGTATAAATGTAGTGCAGTATTCTCCTCCTTCTATTTCAGGGATATCAGAAGCTTTAATATCTCGTATTTGATATTGCACAACTTTTGAAAGTGGAGCGGATTGTTTATATTCTTTGTTTATTTTTAATTTTGCACGAATAAATTCCCAATCAACACATTCCGCTCCATCAATCAGAATTTTAAACGTTTTTCGACTATCGTTAGACATAATAATCTTTGTTATAGTCTTAAACAAAAAATCCGCTATAACGATGTCAGCTTTTTCTAAATACTCGATAAAGTTTCGAGCTTTAGACTCTTTCGATTCTTTTTCATTTTTCGCTTTTTGTATAGTATCGTCAATTAACTTATTGACATACATACTTACAATATTTTCGTTTTCAACTGTCATTTGTATCTCTCCTTTTTGCATATTATATATACTTAAAAATATATTTATAAAAAAATAACATAGAGCTGCATTACGCAGCTCTATGTTTTTAAACTGATAAATCAGCTATAAAGAAATCCAATGATGCTGAAGTTCTGTAGAATCTTGTGATGTGAATAAGTCTTTCTCTCTTGACAAGTTCCAAGAATCTCCTGTACGCGCTTTCCCAATTTCTGTACATGTTTCTTCTTGCCTTTACGAATTCACTCCACGACAATTTTCCATTACTCGGCCTGTAGTATGCATTACTCATAGCCTGTTCATCCGATACATCCAGAATAATAACAGGATAGTTTATGTACAAATCGCCGTTACGTATTTTGGAAATAAGATAAAACTTAGCGATAAATTGCAAACCCTCGATGATAATTTTCTTACCTTTATAAACCGGATGAATCATTGCATACTGAATAAGATCAACAAGGAGTTTATCGTACGCATGGTCGTATGTGTTTTTTACAATTTCCGGTGTAAGATTTCTTGCCTTATAGAAGTCTTTAAGCACGATGTAACCAGGATTCCTCGTGTCGGTAAAACCGTCGTCGAAAGATTCAAACCAGTCCAATTCAAATCTTTCACGCCCGAAACGTTTTGCAAGTTCACTTGCTAGTGAGGTTTTTCCTGAGCCACTATGCCCGGAAATGAACCACACATTTGAGGTTGTTAAAAGCTCGGAATTGTATACCCTGAATTTCCAACCGTCAGACTTTTTTCTCTGTGTCGGCTCATCATATTTTTCAGTGGTTATTTCCAAGTTATTAACAGTCAATTCTTTTTTCGGATCCATATCTTTTTATCCTTTGATACTCTAAGAAATACTTGTTACCTGCACGAATCGACGATTCCAAACAGTATAATCTTAATTTCTTATTTCTCATATATATTATATATAATCATAATTTTCATTGTTACGGATCATAGATATATAATTCGGGGCCTAAACTGGCCCCGAATTATTATACAACATAAAAATCGAGACGGTCAGGATTAAATACATATTCTTCATCCCACTCTTTTTTGAGATCTTCAATCTTGTCTTCGGAATCAGAATATGCTTGCACCATCGTTCTCACCTGATGTCCTGCATATGTTTCGGCATCAAGGTCTTTGTATTTGTCGTATATTAGAGCTTTTGTATACAATACAGCCATTTTCAAAAATTCTTGCTCATAGCTATTGGGAATGGTTTTCAAGTCTTCAGAATGATACACAAGAAGTTCTATAACAATCTGTTGACCTGCTGCAACCCAATTGCGCCTTTTAGGATATATCTGTACAAGATTCGGTTGTATGTATTCACATGTAATTTGTTGAACTTGTGTCATACTTGCAATATTGGCATGAAGTTGTGCATACAAAACAGCACCAGGTCCGCCTCCAAAACCGAATGAACCATATACATTTCTGAGTGCATCTCTTGGATATCCACCGACTGCAAGACTTCCAGCTTCAAAACACATTCCGACATCATATATTTTTGATATGTCACAATCTTTCGGAACTATCTTAAAAAGACCTGGATACTTCTGATCGTCTACAGCATCTTGAGATGGATATATCGCAAAGTATGTCTTATATGGAAAGTAATGTGTGAATTCAGGAATAACGTTTGATACGATTTGCTCCTTTATTTCGTCTTCTGTGACTAATTTAAAACGAGGAAATCCTGTTCTCTGCTGAACTCTGCGTATAGCAGATGTCATTGTAAGTCCCATACGGTTACCCTTTAAGACTTTCCGCTATTTGCAAAAAAATATCGTTTTCAACTCTTAATCGAGCCAATCTTCCGTCTTCCAAAACTACATCGACAGAATTTTTTACATTTGCCGCTTTTACAGTCTTTGAAGTATCGAGTTTAATTCCAAGCTCTTCTGTAAAGATTTTGAAGTTCTTTGATTCAGTTGCAATGTATTTGGCAACGTCATTGAATGTCATCTCAATTTCTTCAGTTTTCTTAAGGCTTGCAAATTCAAGGAAATTGGATTCTATTGTAGAAGTTTGCATCGTAGCTTCAGGATGGCTATTGTACCATACGGCGTCATAACAAAGAATTACCATCGGAGACCTTACAACTTTATGCACAATAGGAGAAGTTTTTGTAACTTCATATGGTGTTAATCCTCTCATAGAGAATCCCATGACAGATCCTCTTTTGCACCAAGACGCCATCGTTTTTCCCATAGGGTCGACAGTTTCAATTCTTGAACAAAAGAGATTACCCTTAAGAGTTGGAATGTCGCATACCCTATGAGATACTCTTTCGGGTAATACGTCAACGGATCTTTGAAAGTCTTTTCTTTGGTATGGATGGGATATCTCCCCAAACCATACTTTTCGCTTCACAAGTTCCTGAAGTCTCGGTTGTTGAAGGGCTTCTGTTAGGACTGGAGCCGGGTAAAATTTGTTATTTCGGTTTATAATTTCCGCGCTTTGAAGACAAGCGTTAAATTCTATATGTCCATCTCCTATGTCTTTTATATACGATATTTCCGACGGTTCCATTGATTCAAATGTTATAACGATAGCAGGTTTTGCGTTATCGGTTGTCTTTGTGTGAAAAAACATATTTTGCTCCTTTTTCGTCTCGTTTAATAAAATGTTAAAAAAAAATAAAACCCTCAGGATTCCTGAGGGTTTGACATATCAAGATTAGCTTTTATGATGCTCGCGCCAATGATGCATGTTGCAATCTTTGGAACAAAATTTCTGTCGTAGATGTGCGCTTTTAAGAATCCTCTTTCCACACTGCTTACATTTTCGAGGACCCAGAGATTTTAAAATCTCTCGTTTTCTTTCACTGTTTCGTTTCTTACGATATTCTCGTTGACGCTTTTGAAATTCTGCAAGTACTTTTGGGTCTTTTAGCCGTTTCTTACGACTTTTTTGAGTGCACCTTGACGCAGCAACTTTCGCACACTTTTCTGAACAGTATTTCTTCTGCGATATAGAATTACTAAACTCGCCTCCGCATATCGGGCACACTTTAGCAGCTTCTAAGAAGGATGTATCGCTTTCAAAGACTTTGCATTTGTCACTGCAATACACTTTATGTCGATAAGTCACTTTAAACTTCTTTTTGCAAGTAAGGCATGTAGCAAATTTTTCCTTCGCCTTTTTTTGACGCCGAAGATTGTAATGTTTTTGACAGCACCGCTCCGAACAGTATTCTCTTGATACCCGGATATTTTTGCCGGTTAGAGGTTTTCCACACATTTTACAGTGTAAAGATTCTTTTCCCATTTGTCTGTTATATGCATCTTGCAGCAACTTTTTGTGTAATCGCAGGTATCCTTCGATTGTAAAATATGTATCCATTATCTTTTTGAATACAGGAGGAATATTGATGTGTTTAGTTCTGCGTGTTTCATATCGTTCATATTGGCCTATTGCAAGATAACAATATATGCACATACATTGCTTTTTATTTGACTTCAAAATAGTTTGTCCGCAATAAATACATTTTGCAGTTCCCAAACTTCTTTTTCTACTGAAGAATTTTTCAAACCTGTTTACAATTTGAGCGGCGGTTCTCTTTTTGTCTTTATTAACAATTCTGTTAAAGAACGCTCGTTTTGATTTCTCTGACAGATGTACTGTCAAAGTACAGTCTTTTTTTGGCATAGCCCCACCTTTAAAAAATAACCCTCAAGGAATTCCTTGAGGGTTAAGATTATTTCTTTGCTTTTCTGTTTGCATATTGAATCTTCCGCTGTTTTAATCTTGCGGTATACGAACACACTTTTCCACAGTATATTTGCTTATAATGATATGCTTCGAAAGTGTTACCGCATACTGGACATACCCTATCTACAGGATATCTTCCAGTCTCTCTTGATTTATGCATCTTACATTTTGCGCTACAGAATACCCTATTTTTAAATGACACACTAAACTGCTTTTTGCATATAGGGCATGTATGAATATCTTCGATATCGGCATTAAAACGTTTCTTGCTATAGAACGATACACTACATTTTGTGCAGCAAAACATAAGATCACGTCTTCTGTCAAATCCAAGTCTTTTACCACAATTTTTACACTTTCGTGTCCTCTTTCCGGTTTTATAATAGACGTATATATCATGCGTCACATCACGGTGCAACGCATGATATCCTTCAATTGTATGATATGTGTCCATAATTTCAATGAATTTATCAGGTACAATTATTTTAGGAGGTTTCTCTCCTCTAAAAGCCCTTGATGCAAACGAACAATAAAGACACATTTTCTGAGTATCAGTATTCTTTATGATTTTTCTTCCGCAACATATACACTTTGTAGTACCATATATTTTTGCGTGGAAAAACATCTTTTCAAATTTCCATCTCTGATGTCGCTTGTCTATCTTCTTGTCCTTTTCAACGGTTCTTCGAAGAAACAAAGCTTCCATTTTTGGAGATAAAAATATCCTCTGCGCTTTCATACACTTTTGCGTTTAGAGCTTTTCTTCGCACCCTTCTCGATGCTTGCCATACAATTGCGAAACATGGTTTGCAAATACTTCTTAATCGCCAACTTAGGAATGTATGTTTTTCTTCCCTCTTTTATGGCGGATTTCCAAGGCTGCATAAAGCTAAAATTTTTTATCTGAAAACGTATATAGCTTTCAGATACCCGAAGAAGTACGGCCGTTTCGTATACGCTTAAGTATTTACTTAAGTCTCTTTTCTTTTCCATTTTCCCCCTCCGTTTAAGGATTTTAATCTCTCTTCTCTTTTTCGAGCCCTAGCTCTTCTGTCTATAGAAAGACGATTGCAGTGTGTACAACAACACATCGAACGACTCAAATATGTCGCGAAATTTTTGCCACAAACTGGGCATATTCTATTATACATCGGTTTATTTCTATCGTATATTACTCTATGCGTTTCGTTTCTTCTGATTCTTTTACATTCTACGCTACAAGCTTTTTGTTTAGAACCATACGGAATTTCTTTTCCACAAATTATGCATTTTCTTTTTCCGTCTTTGTATAACTTATTTCGCTGATGACATACTTCGCTACAAAATTGTGACGACCATCTTGATACCTGTGATGCATTATTTTCCCCTATCAGTTTTCCGCAAAACTTGCATTTCAACTCAGATCTCTTTATCTGAATATTATATATCGGGGTTAATAGTTCACTATGCAATGCTGTAAAACCTTCGACAGTTTCATACTTCTCGATTTCAACAAGCAGATCCTTTGGAATGTCGACATGTTTTGCATATAAATGTAAAAGACTAAAAGGAATAGTGAGTAAGTCGTAGTATCCTTGGTATATATGACAATATCCGCACATAATTTGTGTTTTCTTACACTTTATTATTTCTCTGCCGCAATAAATGCATTTTGTGACACCGTTGTTACGCATCTTAGAAAACATGCTACACAATTTAGCGCAGATTTGTTTGTCATTTAAGTTTTCATTTCTGTCAATAATCTGTTTCTGGACGTATTTTCTCGCTGATCCTCTACGTTGTTTTTCTCCACGCACATTTGTCCTCCCGCCAGTTTTGTCTCATGAACAACACTGTACATAATGCGCAATTTTTTCCAATTGGTTATGACGCTTCCATCATTTTCTCCAACCACATGATTTGCAAAAGCTACGATGTGTCTTTTTACATTATCATTAATACAGGGATGCATACCAGCAATTGGTGCGATAAATTCCCTCACTTCTTCAATACACGAAGGCGGAGTTGCTCTTGATATATCCAAAAGCCCTTGGTATCGTCCGTTTATCTCCACCTTTGCATGCGCTGGAAATCGTTTATCATAATAATCAGGATATTCTTCTAAATATCCTACAGAACTTGAAAACACTGTAATATCAATGCGAGTTCTTTCGAATAACACTTTCGGATTATTAAAATATTTCAGCGCAAGCTTCTCCATACGATCATATACATGGCCTTTTTCAAATTCCACATGTCGAATTCCAGTTTGTACGTGACGAACCATTGTCATGTTAAGGGCCATTGCATTTATTACAACGTCACCATTTGCTATAACTTCTGCATCTTTTATATTTTCTCCTACTTCACGTGACGTTTCAACAATATCATTCATACCTCTCCTCCCATAGCCTACATTTATTATGTATACTTCTTTTGAAGTTTAAGCTATGTAAAAAAGACAAAAATATATGCCTAGGGACATTCCCTAGGCATATTTATTAATGAAGATTATCTACTAGAAGTTTAATCGAATCGGCGAGCTTATCGATATAAACTTTTAGCTTTTCAGGGTAGTAATTTGCGATATGATCGCTTTTACACACCTTCACAATGTCACCCAAAGGTCTTATCATATCAAAACTTGCATTTACTTCTGCTTTTGATATAACAGACACATCAAGAATTGGAAATATGCGTAATTCATTTGGCGGAAACTTTTCGGAATTTACATCTTCAGGACAAGGAGCTACACTTTCTTTGTATATGATATACCGCAAAGTTGCAATGCTAACATTTTTTCCCTCAATTTGATGTACTTCTTTTGTTGGAGCTTGTGTCAATATAAAACAATCAAGACTTCGTACATACGTGAGAATATTATCTACGATATACGAAGCTGATATTGTTATTGATTTTTGTGACGGATCTATTTCGACAAATGGCTGTCCTTCAAGATGTAAAAATCCAAAATCGATGAGCATGTCTTCAGAATGTATCTGGCACGAAGATTTAGGATATTTGTCATTTAAAAGGGAAACAAGATGGGATGTCACATAATTAATTCTCATATATATTGTCCACTGAGTGACATTTTTTCCTTCTCGTTTTTCTGTAGATCTGTGAAGTGTTGCGACAATAGAATCGTCATGTTTATGAAATACGGTATAAGTTTTATTGTCTGTACAACCTGGAATACAATTTTTTGCATCCACTGATGTAAATAAAACAGCGTATTGCGGTATCATTTCAAATATCTTTGTAACGATATCTTTTTCTTCCATGGCGCTTCGAAGTAATATCGAATCATCATTTTCGGTATTGTCAATTATTACACCCCATTGGATATAATTCCTTTCGATGTCTGCAAGTTCCTTTGGCAGTTCGTCCATCCATTTCTCCTTTTTTAACACAAATTGTTTAAATCGAAACTCCATATACCAGAAGGCATCGGAGTAAATTTGCCATTTGCTAAAATCATCGTCAAATCGTTGTCTTGTATTGTGTGAGTATCAGTTTCACCAATATGATGAAAACTTTCACCAAATTCGATATTCAAAGAACCTTTATTATGTTGATTATGTATTACATGTTGCAAAAATTCAGGCGGGTATGATCTGCAATTTTTTGTAGGTTCTCTTGTGATATCATCACATAAATAAAATCGCGTTGTCATGTGTTACCTCCTTAAAAATTTATAAGTCTTCGACAGGATTTGAACCTGCATGAAACGCATTTGCAGTGCGCTACCTAACCATTCGGTCACGAAGACTGGATATCGCTTTTATATTACAACTTTAGGCTATACACCGTTTAATTTTATAATATACGGTTTTGAGATTCGTATTTTTCGATATACCGAAGCTCGTTCTATACCGTTCACATTACGAAGGTTATGCCGGATGATAATCTCTGTTTCAAAAAGATGAATATCACCCGGATTAGACTCAATTTGCTGTATACGATCTATGTTGGTACTACGAAGTGGTTCTTCAGGAAACTCCTTTTTAAAAAGAAGATGCGCATACATAACGATAAGAGAAAAAAGTCCGTCTATATTGTGAGAAATATAATAGTCGATACGCTTTAATACAAAAGTCAGTTTTATCTCTTCACGTTTTGACTTACAACTCCTTATTTTACTGTGAAACCAACAAATAAGCTTATTTCGCATATATCATCCTTTTTTGTTCTTTGGAATGAGGGTGCAGCGTTTTTGTTTTCGGTATTCTGTCGGAGTTAAACCGACATGTCTTTTAAACACCTTAGAAAACCAACTCGGATCAGGAAGAGAACACTTTTCTGTAATGTCAGTACATGTCATATCTGTTGTTTCGAGTAACACCATTGCTCTTTCTACCCGCAACCTGTTTATGTAGTTTGTGATAGTCTCTCCCATTTCTTTATAAAAGATGCTGGAAAGATATGAACCTGATAGACCTGAAATATCGGCAAGTTTCCGAAGCGGCATTTTATCCGAAAGATTCTCATTGATATATCCAATAACTCTCTTGAGGTTAATTGAATGTGCTACACCGCGAAATGTAACTACCTGATCGACCATTTCCTTAATCATACTGGTGATGATAGGATTAAGAGACGTGATAAATTCTACGCCGTCCACACGAATTAAATGTTTGTTGCATATATTGATGACGCTTTCGCTTCCTGGATTCACCCCTTGTGTCTCAAGACGCGATATGAGTTTCATAGCCCAAAGGCTCATATACCTAAGATCGCCTTTGTGTTTAGTTCTCAAATGTGAAAACAATTCGTTGTACCACTTGAGAGCGTCGGTTTTATCGCCGCGACTTACAGCGGCGAGGAGTTTTCTTTCAAGTGTAATCGGATACTCAAAAGCCGAACCCACATCTCTAGGATACATAGCAGGTCTTCCCTTATTACTCATGATTATTTACACCGTATTATTTTATAAACGCTTGTTCCAAAACGTCGTTAAACCCTGTGTATGTAATTACATAGTATATCACATACACCCAACTTAATAACCCGTGAAAAATTGCCCAACCGACAGATTTCCACGAAACAAAAGAAATGACAATAGCCAGACAGCAACCAAATGAGATACCGGATTTTATGGTATTTTTTATGTTGCTATCTTGACTATCATCGTCGTCATCTTCATTAAAATCGCCACGATCACTCATCGGGATTATCCTTTGTGTCTTTTTTATCCATAAAGTTCCTCCCATTACTTTTTGCGTTTGCTGCAATGATGCGGATCTAAAAGAAACTGTTGTTTCTCTCCGCTAAAAATACACGGCTGTGATAAAGATAAAGACCTATATACATCTTTATGATCTTTCACAGTATATGTAATATTGAATATGCTGTAGTTATTTCCTCTTTCTTCTGTTACGACAATGTCGATTAATGTAAGATGAGGAAATTCTTTTTCAAAGTATGTTTCAGACAGCACTTTCACGATATTCAAAGGATCTTTTTTATCAACTTCTACGATATCGTAAGCGAATGTTTCTTGTTCACTGCCCATTCTTTGTCACCCGAAACCTGGATTTCTTTGTTTCCTTTGGCAGGTATACAGGCAAATGCATAAATATTGAATGGGTATATTCTTTTGTGTGATAAACCCTTGATATAGTTATGTCGCGATATACGTTGCCCAAAACCTTTGTCTTGTATTCGACTATGAACTTAATATCAATGGCTTTATTATCACCAGATGGATAAGTTTCATGTCCGTGCGATGACGCCCCGACAACTGAAATCTTACTCACTGCAACAGTTGGAAAGTCCATTTTAAACAATGCTTTTGCAAGTGTTATAACATGGGCTTCTTCTTGTGCAAGAGTTCCTTTCTTTTTTGCTTTGTCTTCTTTTATAACAGAATCCAAGCACTTCTTAATCGCTACCTTTCTCTTCTCAGGCACCTTTACATAGTCTGTTTTCAGACGTTTCGGAACTGTACTTCCATTTTTCTTTGCCATGTTAATTCTCCTCAAGTTTTTTATTTCGTAATAGTAAAGGTGTGTCTGTGCACACCTTTATCCGTCCAATCGATAGGCGGTATAAAACCGTTCGATCCTTTTCCTGCATGTTTTCTGTAAAACTCTTGCGCATCTTGTTGGGATAATCCTTGCTTCATATAACCTTCGATGATGGTTCTTTGCGAAAGTATTTTGTCAGGTTTATCCTTCATGGATGGAGCTGTAACTCCTATAGTTCTCATTACAACTCCAACATCTTTAACGTGATACTCCACAACGCTTGAATGAGTTGTATCTCCAACAAGCTCCATGATGTCAATTTTCTCAATGGTAAAATCAGGGAATTCTTCTTTAAAACATAGTAAAGCTAAATCCTTTATAGCTACAACAATGTCGGAAGGCATATTTTACTCCTTGGTGGAGGACATTGTAACTTTCACTGGCAGATGTATTACATATACGTTGTCCTTATTTTCAACAAACAATTCCTGTTTGCCATGATCAAGATTTACAACGATATCTCGCGGTACTTTTAATATGCTGCCCATATAATTTTGAATTATTTCCATTATAGCAACACCGCCATTTTCAACAGAAGAAAAATATTCTATCGGAAGTTTTATATAATATTCTGTCGAATGTGCTGCTAAACCCTTTTTGACTTTTCTTGGATCATACACTCTTTTATGGTGAAGATTCGGATCTCTGTCCCGACGTTTATGAAACGCACTCAGATCACAAATCATACTGGTATCAATTTTAATAAATACCATATTTTCGGCGTTTTCTATTCTGGCCATAATTACTCCTGTTTACAAGTTTAATTGATTTTTGGTTTATAAGGCTGTTTTGTATGTATAGAATACGGAAATGTGATATCAAATTTCATGCGTGCCGGTTCATTGTTATTAATGTTAAATTCAGCTACAAATGTTGTTTGTGAAGAATTTCCGTACTGACTTGTTACGCTAAGACCTTCTATTTCTATACCAGGAAATGTGCTTTCAAGATATATTCTTGCAATCTTTGACATTATATCAAGCGGTGTTTGTTTCTCTGCCATACGGTTTCCTCCTTAGAAATATCCCTCTCAAAAATAAGAAAGGAAAAATTACATTATCGATATTTAAGCCACGGACACATCGGAAGGGCTATCTTTTTCGATACTGTTTGTTCAACTGATATTTGCATATACGTTCCCGATATATACAAATCTTTATATGTCGCAAGTGTTCGAAGTTCGCCATCTTCAACGTGTGTGGTTTCATACGCGATTTTAAACTTAGTGCATCCCATATTTTCAGATTTACTATCGACACCGACATACTGACAGTCGACAATCTTTATTTTTGGTTTTTCTAAAGCCCCCGGATACTCTAATAAAAACAGCGTTTTTGCAAGGGATATAACAGCGTTTTCTTCTATAACCCTTTTTTGTTCTTTCTGTTTCTTAGTAAGCGGTGCCGCGGAAGGTGGTTTTGCACTTTTTATTTTTGGCGGATTCACTTGTATTTTTTTAGGATATAAGGATGCAATATTTACATCTTTTAAGCCGTCAAAAGTTGGCGTAACTTTCTTACGAATAGTTACCTTTATTCTCTTTGGATTCTTTGAAGTTTGCGATTTAACTAACTCTTTCGGTTTTGTTTTTGATGTACTCATCATTTTTCTCCATGTTTCAAAAATAACCGTCCTCAATGCAGAGGACGGCAAATAATTTAAATATCAACCGTTTTAACATTAAACAGATTTAAGCCACTGTGTCAAGTAAAGATATAAATCTTCCTTCTTCATCTAGCTGCGTAAACGGAATAAAGCACGATGTAGAGCCCGGGTCCCCTGCTCCGATTGAATTAACTCCGATAAATCCGATTTGGTTTAGTGGTACATGTCTTTGTGATAGTGAAAGATTATTTGTGTTGGGTCCTTTCGCTATTGTTGTAGAAGAAGATGTGACACAATATTTAAGCAATATATTAAACAAGTCGCAATCATTTGTCGCTTCCGCATAACGGGTGTTACTTGAATTAATAATTGCCTTAAGAAGTATATCCGAAGGTTGATTTTCAAGTTTCTTTTTATCCTTGGAATCGAATGAAAATTTATACGGGAGTGTAATAATCTCTGCGTACCTATCGACGTTCTTGAACCGATTTCTCGAATGAATAACGCGATTCATTTTGTATAATTCGCGTCTTATAATCGGTGCAATTTGAGATTCCGACAATCTTACCTTCTTTTGAAAGATACTATTGTTGTCACGATAAAGTAATTCAGTAAAATGCATAAACATCCAACGGATTACATCGTATATATTTTTTTTCGGAGTCTCATAAATCCCCATATTTTTCTCTGTTATAGAATCGTAGAGTCTTTTGTACGCTTCGATAAAGAGATCGAGTTTTGTGCTTTTTGTTATGGGTTTTCCCTTGATGAAATATTGAGATAAAACATTATATCTCCAGAAGTCTTGAGATAACATCTGTTCGACAGTTATATTCTTAGGGAATACGTCGATAATGCTTGCTATCATTGCCCTAGCTTGTGGAGCAGTTTTTCCTTTAAAGACTTCGGTATCGCAAGCTAAATATATAGCCTTTGATAATTTAAAGTACACATATTTTTGGCTTAATTTATCGACTCTGTCTTCTGATACTATCTTAAAGACAGTTTCTTTTCCTTCAAAGAATTTAATCGTAGCAAGGCAACCCAAAGTAGCGAATAAGAATGCAAAAATATTTACTTTCTTTCTTTGCATTTCGATTGTATATACAAACGAAGAGTATTCTTTTCCTGTAATGTCGTAAATTGTGCATTGAGATCTATCCATTTTAATCGGGATAGTCAATGTCTTAAGACAAACAGCCCCGGATCTGTGATATGTTGTAGCGTCTATAAGCTGATATATGGGATAGAAATTAACGCCGTTAAGAAAGTAACGGCAGCCTTCAAGAAGAATCGGAATTTCAAATATCATGGATTTATACATAGACTTAGGTCTATTGTATTCGTCGGTGGCATTTATTTTGAAATCAAACTGTTCGCAAAATATCATACTTTCGTATTGCTGAATGTATTTTGATGGATACTTAGCTCTTTGGTCTATCCTTTTGTGGCCTAAATATTGAATATGGGGTTTCATCGTATTTGCGACAATTTTACACAACTCTTCCAATGACTCCACTACAGAGTCATTGGAACGTAAGTCTGTAATTAAATCTGTCTTAAATACGTTATGCTTCGAACTGAGTGATACAAATCCGTCTTGTAATCCCATGTTATTTCCTTTCCTCTTTTTTCTTATACATTTTTACGATAATGCAAATGATGGCAATTATGACAGAAACAACCGTGACAGCAATACTTATGATGATATATCCTTTCATCGGATTGTCATTAATTAATTCTCCGACACTCATCTTCTTTACAATGATTCTGTCATATGCCGGAAGGATTATAAAAAATCCGATTGTTACGGCGATTATAAGAATAGGAACTAATATTCCGATAATCGAATACAATCCATGTGCAAAACGTGTTAATGCATTCTTTAGTGCATTAAAGAAGTTCCTTGCTTTTCGTATATCCCGTATACGCAGATAATTCATTATCATGTGTCATCTCCTTCTTTCTTGATGGACTTCATTGCTATCGAACCGTATTCGAAAATGAGGTTTTTCCATAAATCAACATCACAGAGAAATTCATTAAATTGACTTTCAGGAATAACGACTTGACTAAGTCCGTCTTTCTTGGCTCTTTCTATCATTCTGCACATAGCAAGTATAGACATACTGCTAACAGAAACTTCTATTGGCACGTTTTCACTTGTATGCTTTACACAGATAGTAAACTTATAGTCTATTCTTCCGCCTTCTTTTAAAATATCCATCGCATCCATGAATAAATCCTCCTAAAATTTTGTGACAATATGAACGCATCTTTGTGCCCTTGTAACCGCTGTATACATCCATTTAAAAAAGTTATCGCTATTACGATTATAAAAACAATCGTCATAGACTAACACAGAAACGGCTTGACTTCCTTGGCTTTTATGACAAGTAATAGCATACGCATATTCAATGGAATGAACAGATCTGCCTTCATAAGTTTCATAGAACTCGATTACATCTTCATCCTTGGCAGCGACTTCTTTAATTCCTATAGTATCATATATACTCAAAAGTGATTTAGCCTTACAATAAATGAGGGGTTCACAGCTTCCCATCCCTTGAATATTTAATCTTAAGCGTACAATGTCGTCCGTTATGTTACTTGCTTCTTCTGTACATTCTCCAATTAAACCGTTTACCAAAAAAACTTCAATATCTTCGTAATAACCAACAATTTCTTTGAAGTTATTAGCTGTGCAGATTAATTTATCTCCAACTTCAGGAAATGCCGATTTTCTACCGTATATTTTTCTTGCAGTTGAGTTTAAAAGATATCGTATTTTGTTAGTAGCACAAATAACTTGATCATATTGAGTTATTATCTTCGACTTAAAAGCGCTTTCGGGAATAAATTCAACATCTTCTCCATAATCTTTTCTGGGATTGAATTCTCCATTACGAATATCTGTCGCAAGAAGTATTATACCGGAAGTATCTTTTTGTCTAAAGACTTCTTTTAACATACAATCAGGTTTTTGTATATACGAGTTTTCTCCATATATAGGAGGAAGTTGTCCTGAATCACCCATGCACAAAACAGGAACACCGAATGACAATATATCAGTCATTATTTGTTCTGGAACCATGGACAATTCGTCTATAACAAGTAGTTCAATCGAGCTTGATATTTTTTTCTTTCTGCGAAATAAAGGAACTCCGTTTGGAGTCACTTGAATATTATAAATAAGTTTATGAATTGTAAACGCATTAAGTCCTAATTTACGAAGTGCGACAGCGGCTTTTCCAGTATAGCAACAAAATGCAACTCTGTATTTAGGTATCTTCATTTCTAAAAGTATCTGGCTTATAACCGTAGATTTGCCTGTACCTGCATATCCTGATACAACAAATATGGGACGCCTTTTATTAGAAGGGGTATTAATCCAATCAACTGCCATCTTTATGGCGTTTTTTTGATCTTTTCCAAATTCTATAAGTGCCATAAAGTCCATCCTTTACTTTTATTGTTGGAAGCTCAAAAATAAATAAAAGCAGGTGGGCATTTGCCCACCTGCTTATTAATCGGAGAAAAAATCTTCCCAATTCATATCTTGCGTTTTAACGGATAAATCATGAAAGGCTTTCATGGAAAGACCGACAATAACAGACCCTAATCCCGAAAGAGTGATTCCCGCGTCTTTTATATTAAGGCGTCTATAAAGAGAGCCAGTACATTTATCACAATAATCAGGATCATTGCAATATAGCGGACTTCTCATTTTCCATCTCTTTCCGACAAAATCTTTTTTGTTATCAGGAAGTATTTCGATTAAACCTTTAGGACCTATAATAAACCTGAAAAGATAAAGATCGATATTATCATCTGTTAAATCCACAGTGATATAAAACGGTGTCTTACAATCGGAATTCGGATCGATATTCACTTGCTCATTTTCAAATGCTGCAGTTATTTCTTTTGTCTGAGCTCCACCTTCTTGGGTATTAACAGACCTTTGATATGTCCCGTATATAAGTTGGTCGGCATGACTTGAGAATTCATTTTTATCAATACCGTCTGTATAATTTGATTTTGATACATGGTATACAGAAGGATTTGTATTATCTCTTTGAGAGCCTATCATAACAGACATGTTTTTATAGTTATTGCCAAATGAGGGTTTCTTCAACCTGAACAATCTTGATGCGGGATCGTCTTTTGTAATCTCTTTTGCAAGAGCTAACAGTTCGGCTTCAATTTTAACTGCTGCATTTACGGCATCAGTTCCACCTTTATTAAGTTCTTCTTCGTATATCTTAAACAATTCCGCCCTTCGTTTTGCAACTTGTGGTTGTACTCTCATCATATTAAAGGACATACCAGGAACAAGAATTTCGGTTGGAGTATATTCAAGCCATGCTTTCTTTGTTTGATACATGCTGTGTTGTTCACGTGTAACAACACCCTGAATGAAAGCATATGAAACCTGTTTATGAAACTTACTCGCATCTTCATCATTGAAATATGCAAAAGTATTTCCAAATATGCTATAATTCAAAAATATATTAAAAAGGAATCTTCCAGAAGTTGTTGTAATACTTGTATTTTCTGTATACCATTTGCTCATACTTTTTTTAAGTATAAACCAGTCGTTTGTAGAGTATTTCGGTTTTAATTTCTCTTCGGTTATTCCATACCATCGTATAAAGAGTTCTTTTGTTATATCGTCATCTTTGAGTTTCATGTGTTCGTCTATTTCTTCTCTTGTTAATAGTCTGCTCATAGGAATTAGAATCTCCTTGTATTATTACAATGTTTTTATATGCTAAAAAGGCAAAAAAAAATAAAGAGAGGCTTTTTAGCCTCTCTTTATTATATCTTACTTTCTTTCAATTCTGTCAGGATGTGGGAGCACTTCAATAAAGTCGCCATCTTTCCTGGTTAGCAATACACGTGTTATCCAGTATAAATAGCATTTCAGTTTTACAATAAATGCAGTATTATGAACTTCATTGTTACGCTCAGTTTCGTAATATGAGCCAGGAAGCTTAAAAGCATTCGATTCCCAATAATTATTAAGTACATCCGTTTCGCTCACTTCCATGTTATGGACGGTTATTTCACCAGTATCCCCATCTTTTTGCACATACGATACAGCGTAATAAACTCCGGTATACTTATAGTGCATATCTTCCTCCTAAAATTCATCGCCAGCCTTAATCCATGTAGGATCTTTTATTTCCCCTTTAGAACATCCAGAACTTCTTGTAAAAGAACTGTCGATTGCGTCATTAGGTGTTTGCTCTCCAACCATCATATCCTTTGGCTCAGGTACGGCGGTTCCTCTCGAATTTGATACATACTGCGGCTCTCTTTCATATGATGAATATTGCAAGATAACAAGGACGCAGCATATAAAGCAGTTTTGCGTACACGTTTGTGTAATTGGGTAACGTATCATTTTCCTCCCCTTTAAAATGGCACGTATTGTCTCTGATCAAAAACATTTAACACTCGCACTGTTCCTTCCTTAACAGGAATCTTCATACTTTCCAAAAGCCAGTTGATATAGTATTCTACCTGGCCAAAGAAAGTATAAGACTCTCCAGGTTTATTAAGGAAATTCCTTTCGGTGCAAAAATTAAGAACATCGTTGCTACTGATATCAAATGCGTCGAATATTTCCTTTTCTTCGGTCTCGTTAACAAAGTTAAACACCACGTGATATCCGGGCATTGTTCTTCCCAATTGTTTATCTAAAACTTTCACAAACGTCTCTAATCCGTTGTGATTTTTAAGATATTCAATGATGCTTTCAAAAAACCAATCATTCATTTCATGAGGGTTTTCTGATTGCAAAATGTTTTCCATAATAAACCTCCTATACTATCTATATGATATATACTCATATGATTATTTAATAACAATATATCGTAGTGGCATTTCTGCCACTACGATAATCTTACGAAATAAGATAATACAAGAACCTGTACGAAGAACCGGCGGAATCCATCGCACGATGGTTAAAGGACAATCTTGAAAATGCTTCTACAGCGACATAATCTTGCCGCACTTCTCCTTGAGCGTTCGGAGCGAGTTCAACTTTCGTTCCAAAAAATAATGACATCTCATTGAACTTTGCCTTATTGATATTCCCTTCTTTTGCTTGGAAATACCCTTTGACATCGTCTTGAGTAATCTGGATATCAAAAATCGCGTTTACCTGCACATTGTATAGTACAAGATCATCACTTGGATCTTTCTCAGGCGCATTATCGGTTTCCTGCGGTCTGTGATCTGTGTCTTTGAGTTTTACAACAATTTCGTTTGCAAAAACTTCTTTGAGGTAATAGTTTGTGTATTTATTCCCGCCAATGGTTTCTCCTGTAGCCCTCATGTAATATTTGCTTTCATCAGAGCCGGTTAAGAAAGTCCCGTCAGGAATCGTCCTAAGCGGAATAATATTGACAAGGTTGTTATCGTTTGCACGTACACCGTACACATTTCCGAATTCGGTAGCTTTTGCAGCTCCATCGCCTATGCCAACTAAGCAAACTTTTCTTCTGGCTTTTATGTCATCAGAAGGCTTTGCAATATGGTTTATTCCAAGAGCTTCATTCAATGTACGGATGTGCTTTTCATCCGCATTCACTTTAAGAATGGCTTCAAGAACAAATCTGCGTCCTGGATATATAGTCATGTTTGTTTGATTAATAACGGAACCGTCGCTTCCTATAATACGCACTTTCCCTCGAATTTGTCCACAGAAATTATCGCTTCTGGCTACCAATTGTCCTTTATCATCGTACAATCGATGTGATAAAACAGGGGTGCCAGAGTTAAGTCTTGTATACATAAGTTCTTTCACGATTATCATCCTCCTATTGTTTAACTTATAAATCTCCGCTTTTATTAGAATGTTTAATCACCCTGCAGACACGTCAATTTGTGCTTTATACAGATATCACTTTGCACTTTATCGATAGATCCGCACAAAGCATATCTGTCAAATATGTTTATTGCATCCCCAACTGTCTCAAGAGGGTAGATTTTGAATTTTGATGTGACGATTAAAGGGAGCTTTACAGTCTCAATAGGGATTATATTGATTCTGTCACGTACTTTAATATCGGTTTCATCGACATGGGTTCCAAGAAGTTGTAAAACTTTATCAAATACTGCAGGGAAATCATACAATTCTCCTGCATACATTATTTCAGATTGGTCCCATACAGTTTCGACCTTTACTTCTGTGACATACGTTTCTTCTCTATGATCTCCCCATCTGTCTTTGACTTCTATATCGTTTGAAAAGGTCTGAAAACCTTCAACTTTATACGAATCAAAAACAACGTTGGCAACGGATTCTCCCGACATAGTTCCGCTTTCATTCTTTATAGCATCAAATAGACGTATAAGACATTCCCTCGGGGCATTGAAAATATTTATCGTGTCGGATGTGGAGAAGTTTACAGTATAGTGCCTAAACAATTCTATGATATTCATGATTTTAGTAAATTTCATAACTTGATCTACATAGGTTGTCATAGCAGCATCAACTGTATTATCTTGTACATCAAGACGTTTTAACATCGCCGTTAAAAAAAGTGTTATAAGGGAGGTGGTTGCATTTCTAAAGGCATCAGATGTGGCACCGGTTTCTTCATCGTACCATGGCCCTTGAGTGTATTGATTTAAGTATTCATTGATGAAATCTTTTATACCGTTTTCCCTCGAATTAAGGTATGCAGTGTATGTCGGCTTCCCATCGTATGTATCAAGAATCGCTTTACAGTACATATTGTAATCAAATACTCGTTTTAATCCGAGATATCTGTTATAGTCTGTTTCAGCAATCATATCTTCGATAAGAGCGTCATGGCTTTCAAGATTATAATAATAACTTGCTATAGCAGAATTGATATATTTTCCGGAATCAAACTCGCTAATAGGAACTAGCGACATATCTTCTGCTTTCTTTATGATAAATATATCATCTTTTAAAATACTCGGGTTTTTTGGATCCGGTCTTGGCACTAAGATATCAGGAAGTTTTACGTTGACAATATCTTCACCGTTTTCATCAACCTTAGTGACATATTGATCCATTGCACGAAGTTCGTCCAAATTTGGGCTTGTGTTAAATCCTATAAAAGATGCTATTTTCGAAACGTCCTGAACGATTTCGTCTGACATAGTATGACGAAGGCATGTAACGTAATTGATACCAGCGAATAAATCGCGTATCGTCACAGATTGAAGCGGAATATGCGAATCGTGTATTTCCATATCCATTGTATGTTTATCAGATGCAATACTTGATGTAAAAAGATACGCAGACTGTATGAGATTCTTTACAGTATCTACATGCGTTACGATACCTAGATACTTTGTATAAAACATCGAGAACTGTTCGTTGTTTTTAAGCATTTTTTCTACATGCTGTATGAAGTCACCTTTTGGATCTTTTGAACCACTCTTTCCGACCGAGCTTTGTCCAAAGTCTCCGAATAAAGGATCCTGAGATGCAACTTCGTAAAGTGATACATGTTGAAATCTATCAGATACATACTTTGCAACGCTTCTGGCTTCTTCTACAACGTTTATAGGAACTTTCACTAAAGATATATTATAGTTATCTTCCCTTTTCTTTGAAGGGTCGTTTAGTATATCTTTAGTAATAGAATCATATTTTATGGTCTTTACAAGAAGATATTTATATACGTCGAGATCTTTTGCATCGAATAAACCGAGTATCTTTGAGATAATGGCATCAGATCCTTTAACAGCAATAAACTCGTCGATATGGCTTATAAACTCATTTAAGATCATTTCATCATCGATAATGTCGACCATTTTTTCAAGTTTATACTGCTGTAGGAAAAGTCTTTTTTCTTGTTTTGTTGGAAACTGGTTACGCATATAATTCATAATCTGTTCGGAAAAGAATTTAAGCGTAGCCAAAAATAGCATACATACACCCATAAACCTATCATAGAGTTCTTCTGTTTTTGCATACTCTTGAATATATGGAACTTCTAAGACATATTGTCTTGATATGTGATAGCATTCAAAAAAGGTATGTGTATCACCTGAAGAGAGAATTGATTCATCGCAATGTAAAATAGAAAAGTTCGCAGCCGACCTTGCTATATGATACGGAATCTTTTTATCAAGATAATCAAGATATTCAAAATCCGGTGTATTTACATCAATAACGACTTCTTCCTCTTTTCCTGTGCGAAGATTATTTACTACGGTTTTATACCCGTCTTTTTTAAGCTTTGAAATAAGAGATCGAAGTTTCTCAAAATTATTCCTTGCTAAAAACGCATATGTCTTCGGATGTACAGTTTGAGATACCTTATGAAGAGGAATATATTCACTTTCATCAGGATATACAATACCATCTTCGTGAAAGTCTCCGTTTACAAGGATATGCCCAGATTCACTTTTAGGAGTTCCATTTAATGTAAGATAGTACGGGTTCCTTTCTATATAATTATCAACAGTTCGTCTTCTGTAATATTCAAGAAGATTATCTATATCAGCGGGAGTTGCTGACCTATAAAATTCAGATTTATTTATCTTGAATATTCCAATAAGTCTTTGAGATATACCTACAGCTTTAAGGGCGTCCTCTGTTATGATATAGTTAAAAATAGTGTCTTTTTTATTCCTGGCCAACGTGTATAACTCTCCTTCCCTAGCAGACTCTGCCGTTTCGGTAAGGGATGCATCATAATTTGACTTTATGATAAGACTATCCAGGAAATTCAAATATTTAAACATAAATTGTTTTTCGTAATACGAAAATTTTGCAGGCAAAATAATTCCCTCCAAATAGACTTAAAGATTACAAAAATGTTTTAATAGCATTTATACCCACAATTTTTAAGTAACAATTTAGATAATATGGAAAAAACAAACGTAAAATCTGGATATATTCAGAATGCTGATATATCCAAAACAGGTGTTCACTTTGATAAAACAAAATCGGGTAATCTGAAACTTAGCTCAAAAAGAGATCTATGTTCATTGCATTACTATATCGAGCCTAAGATGTTATTTGATACCCGAATTGTTGACACGATTATAAACAGCGTCAAACAAATGATAAGGACTAGTCAATGGTATAAAGCATACATCGACTATCTTCGAAATGTCATAGGATTGCAATTCGATGCCTTTAACGGAAACATAACCCAAGATAATGCAACACTCGTTATGCATCATGGTCCAATTTTTAGCATCACAGATTATATAAAAATAATACTGAACTGGCAATTATCTCAAGGTATGCTTACAAATTCTTTTTTAATAGCACATCAAGTAATGACAGAGCATTCTCTTAACAATGTGCAAGTTGTTATGTTGTCTAAGAATAATCACGCTCTTGTGCATGCAGGAAAACTATATCTTGATATGAGACAGTGTTGGGGAAATATAATTGTTTTCATTGAAAAGTATAAAGAGCAAATAAAAGGCTCTCCGTACCTTATGAACCGCATTTACAACTACAAGGAGTTACTATTAAGTCCGGCATTTAAATCAACGGATATTATAAATCCAAAAGAAATTCTCGACTTTTCAAAAGATGAATATCAAACTTGGATTTAGGTGTATATAATAGACATAGGAGGAATAATCATGTCAGATATAACCGCAGTACAGGCATTAGTTGATGGATGTTGCGAAAACGTAACGGTTGGGGAAGAACCTATCACACTGCATACACTTGTAGAAATGATACAATACGCCCAAGAAAACAAAGTTGATAGGATTTGCATCCATAGTGAAAGCTACACATCGTTACTTGTTAATATTCAGAAATATCTTTTGGCAGTGGATAATCTCAAAGCTAACGTTGAGAAAGCTATTGCTACATTTACAAAGATAGATTCTGCTATATAACTAGCCTTGCATAAAATCATAAAAAGGAGGGATTTATGAGTGTAAAAGTTTTTGCACAATTGAAGAATAAGAGTACATCGGTGCTGCGTATATTAGCGCATGGAAGTCCTATGACAGTAACGACATTAAAAAGCATGCTCACTTTCGCAAAGGAACAGGATGCTGAATACATACAAATACACAGAGAAAATTATGAAGAACTTCTTTTAGATCTTCAAACACGCCTTAAACCGGAGGAACAATAATGACGGAAAGTAAAGAGCTGATATCCCAGCGTAATCGGGGGGGGGACATTTCCGATGTAAAGTTGATTCGGAAATCTTATTTACCCCTAAAGTTTGTAAAAAGCGTTTGTAAGATAAACGCAAGTGTTTGGGATTACGATCATCCTGGAAGAACCCGGTTTATCTATTGGCTCGGCATTTTAGCCGGAGTAACTAGCGAGAATAAGTGGAACTATAATTATCTTGATCTCGCAATAGATAAAAACGGAGAATGTATCGGATACATGATGGCATATCTTTCTAACAAACATAAAAAATGTCATCCGATACTGATATTGATACATTTCCTAGCTTGCTTTCTTTTATCATTCTCAAAAGATGGACGAGAGATATTGCAATGGAGAAGGTTGTATCGTTTCCATCAAGATGCGTCTGTCCAGATAGGAAAGGCGTCTCTAATGGGAAAAGACTATAAGAAAGTCTCAGAAGGTATTTCTATAGCCATCTATCCTATATACCACAAATTTGGTATTTATCGCAATATGACAAAAAGACTTTTAGAGAATTTGAAGGGTTTTTATATCTTTCACACCTCAACAGAATGTGTATACCAAGCACACGAGGCATTCGGATTTAAGAAAATTTTTGAATGCCCACATTTCTATCCAGAAAAGGAAACTACGTTCATTATGTATGGACAAAAGAGTTTTCTAAAAGTCTAAAATATTTTTGCGTCAAAGGAGCGAATCATGGCTTTAGAAATAACAATAAAATACGGTGGAGCAGACGGATCGTGCAAGAATGTAACTGCGTATGGAGGACCCGTTAACATAAAAACAATCATCGATATGATTGAATTCGCAAAAACAAAAGGGGTTAAAAACGTATGCATCAGGGATTTTCATTTCGATGCTATTCTTGAAGATTTGCGCGGCCACTTAAAACCCGGAGAATAAAGGAGATATTAATGCAAAAAGAATCTTTTGCTAAAAAGCTTGTGACACCATTGGATGCAACATATGGATTTCTACTGAATATGGATATGGCGAAAGTTGACACCATCGGGGATTTCGCTAACGTGTTACAGCGATGTGACAAATTCTATTCTGGAATCGTCAATGAAAAGCTTGAGTTATACGCTAAAAAATATAGCGATATCGCAACAAAGCCGAAAGGAATTATTAAAAGTATCATTCATGATACAAAAGAAATAGTCCTTCGTAATACTTTGTACGAATTGTTTTCTGAATGGATTACAAGTCGTGCTAAGATATACATGAAAAAGCGTGCAATATCTTTAAACAAAAAATACGCAAACGCACCAACGGCCGATAGATTCAAAGCACAAACCGAAGGTATTGAAACGTATTATCACGAGTTGTGGGAAAACCTCATATTCCTCGTTGGAAAACAAGATATCGAGGAACCTGACATGTTTGCTTTGCGTGTTGGAATGCATATAAGAAGTGAGCTTTTAGCAGGTCTTAAGAATCTCACACGGGACCCAAGAATTAACTACCCTCTGTATGCAATGAATGCGAGGAGCGCAAAGAAAGATGCGGTCCAGTATCGCAAGTTTATAGAGCAAATATCTCTTAAACTTGTTACAGGCCATGTAACAGACCGTAAGGTGTACGAAGGTGTGAAGACTGGAAAACTCGGAATGTTGTTTCATATGAAAGAAATGGATTTAGAGCCCTCAGAAGACTTCATTGCTGCTCAAAAACTTGTTGAAGAGAATCCATGACCAAAAACCAGATAGTAAACGGTATCTTAGCATTAGGAGGGCTCTTTGTTACGATACTGATTGCGGACTTAATAACAGGATATAGCGTATGGAATATTTTCATAGGTTCCACTCCTGTATTCTTAGTTCTTTTGCTGTTGTCAACAAAAATGTAAAGGAGAAACAATGACAAACGGTATACTCTTAATCATCATACTTATATTCTCAGCCATTGTAACTGGAATACTTGTTTTTGCAATTCTCTCAAGTGTGATGAGACAAGAAAAACTTTTCAAAGAACTTGTTAAGAATCTGACAACTCCGAAAGCATCAATTCCACCACTTCCAGCAAAATATCTTCCGTATAAAGATGCCATGATACTCCTTATACGACTTACAACTGTTCACTTTCAAAGAGGATATGTTAACAGCATCATTCCACAATTAGCAAATGCTGAAGGCAAGATAAAAATGTTGTCCCCAAATGATCAAAATTACCATCAGTTTATTCAAGCAACTCTTATCCAGATATTTGAGGGCTTGCCTAATTATCTTGAGGAGTCCATATTTTTCTATTTTAATGTCAAGGACAAAAACAAAAAAGACGATCCTGGCATTATAACTTTAATCCACACTATTACAGGACAAATCGTAAGCCTTCTAAACAACCAAATTATAAATGTCGGAGAAGAAATAGAAAAAGAAGGACCAACTAGCGGCTTAGTGCTCGATGCCGTTCGAAAGCTCGCTAGAATGTCAAGTAGCACTAAACAATTTTCATCTCCAGATGGAACTCCCGTAACATACGTAGCATCTGACACCGCACAATAACAAATATAATTCTGGAGGGTCTTCCTCCAGAATTTTTTTCCAAAATTTTTAAGCTAACACTAAAATAAGCTGTTTATTTTTACAATAGGAGGAAAATATGGGCTTAATGATGAATGCGCTTAGAAAACATGGAACCGTTTTTGGAGACTTGGAAGAAAACGAAGCTCCTCTTTTTTCGGCTGCAACGGATGTTTCTTTATATGATTATATGAACTGTGAAAAATCCGATATATTCGGTCCTAACAACTCGATACAAAGACACCTTAACTTAGGACTTACCCCCGGTATTCATTGCATTATCGGAAAGAGCCAATCGGGAAAAACAAGTCTTATGATTAAACTGGCTGGAAATATTATATCGAAGTTTCCAAATTCCATGCTATACTTTGTCGATGGAGAAAAAACAACTTCTGTCGCACGTATGATGAGCTTAACAGGATTATCTCCTGATAGGCTTCAGGAACAAGTTCGTTATACCCGTTTTAATATAAACCACGATAGCTTATATAACGATATAAGACAAATCTGCCAAACAAAAGAAAGTTTGAAAGATCAACTTATGATTGATACCGGTTTTAGAAACACTAAAGGAAAACCCATAAAGGTGTATTCTCCTGATGTATATCTTTTGGATTCTATATCAACTCTTACTGACATAAGTGATACAGAAGAAATAAAAACAGGAACCAGAAACACAAATACTTTCGAGGTAAAAGAAGTTGAAGTCAACCGAAAGGTCGAAGGAATGCAGGGAGCTAATTCAAACAAACAATTACTCTTAAAAATCCTTGATCTTTTATATCGATATAACATACGTTTTGTTGCGATAGGTCACATTACAAAAAATATTGCAATGAATGCATTTGCAGGCCCTGCAAAAGTTTTACCTTATTTAAAACAGGACGAACACATAGCAGGTGGAAACACATTTTTATACTTGTGCACAAACATCACGAGAACAGATTTTGTTTCCAAATTGGATGACAACGAATTTGGCCCAATGATACACGGTTCCAGAAACAGACTTACAATGAGCAAAAACAAAAGCAACTTATCTGGAGTTCCGGTGCCAATGATTTTTGACCAAAAGCATGGTTATGTATCCAGTTTATCAAGCTTTGAATATCTTTTGCAAAGAGGTTACGGACTTGACATGCAAGCCCGTTCGATGAACTTTAAAGTCTATCCAAATAAAACGTTTACGAAAAAAACGTTATACGAAGAACTGTTAAAAGATTTTAAAGAAAACGGGTATAACTCTCCTTTGAATAAAGCGCTTATATACACAATTCAGCAATGCTTATTTCACGATTTTTGTGTGCATAATCCCGATCCAAATCCCAATAACTGGACACACGGAAGTCCTGTTCCATTATCGTATGTAAAGGGTGCAATGTGAAATTGTCAAAATACATAAAAAGTATATATAATCTTAGCAGGAGAAATATAGAATGGCAAAGAAAAAAGTTGATCCTGCTAAGGTTAAAAAACCTGCAGATAAGAAATCTAAAGGGCTTGAGGTTGGACATCATGAGCACTTAAATAAAAGGTCTCAAAAGTATGAGAGTGTTAAGTAAAAATGAGCAAAACGAAGGGAGGAGTAAATTTTGTCGGAAAAATCTAAAACAACGGTCGTAAAACAAAGTTCGCAAGAGATCAAAGTCGTTAAATCGCTCATATCAAAACAAATGCTTGAACGCTATAATCAAGCATTCGATCATAAAGACACATTTTTAGGAAGTTCACTCTTAACACTGGCTAATTTACTTTCAAGTCCCCGGGAACAGATGTTTTTATCACAATTACCACAAGCACTTATGTTATTAAATCCCCAGGTGCCACAAGTGTACACTGGGTATGAAAAAGAAATAGCACGTTTTTCTAATTCCAAATACACATCAGATAGAATGTGGAAAGTCATTAATAAAATTTCACGTTATAAAACGCATCCAGACCTTCAATATTATCTTATATTAGAAGACCAAAATGGGATGATTGATATTGTTAAAAGATCATTTGGAGAAACCCTTACAGAATCGTACGGGTATCTCAATAATAACTCCGTAATCGATTCCAAGGTGCCGGGATCGACAATCGGACAAGGGGAGGTTTTATATAAGAGCACCGCATTCGACGATGCCATGAATTGGCGATACGGGAGGAACGTTAATGTGGTATATCTCAGTTGCCCTCAAGTTACCGAGGATTCGGTGTGGATGAGCGATGAATGCGCTAAGCAGTTCGAGTACGCTATGATCCATTCCATCGAGATGACGCTGAACATCAACGAGATTTTACTGAATCTATATGGTAACGATACCGTATACAAATCATTCCCTGATATAGGGGAAGAGATAAAACTTCGTGTTTTATGTGCTAAAAGAAGAATATCGAATAAATCGATATTGTTTAATCTCAAAGACGGGAACCTCCGTAATGTACACTATCACGAGGACGATGCCTTCTACACGAGTGGACAGGTAATCGGCATTGATATATTCTGTAATCGGAGTCCCGAAGAGATAAACAAAAACCCTGTTTACGCACAGCTCTTATATTATTATAATGAGCAGCAGGAATACTATACAACCTTAAAGAAAACTTTAGGGAAGTTAATATTGCACAATCCTGGAAAAGTTTCGGACAGACTTCTTCATATATATCACAGAGCAGAAGATTTGGTATCTGGAAAAACAATTGTAAATGGAACTTCTAAGTTCGAAAATATGTCTGTTATTTTCACGATTCTTGATATCAAACATGCTGGCAAAGGCTACAAAGTCACAGGACGTTTTGGTGAGAAGGGCGTTATAGGAACAATCACACCAAAAGCTCAAATGCCCGAAAACCAATACGGCATACATGCTGATTGTGTTTTATCGGGACAAGGTGTATTTGGAAGATTAAATGTTGGACAATGGACAGAAACATCTTTAACATTCATAGCCGATAATATCTGCCGAGAATTAGCAGCTCACAATATTCCATATGCCGTAGGCTTTCCTGTCCTTTTAAATTTTCTTAACGATGTGAATCCCAAACAAGCGGCGGATTTAAATCAATTCTATCAAAGCTGTGACGAAAATTATAAACAAATATTGTACAACGAAATTCTCACAGAAGGATTAAAAATCCATCAACCTCCGTTTTGGGACAACTGTACTTTTGATGAACTACGCGCATTATATGCAAAATACAGGTACCCCAGGTACAGATTTAAATACGGCGGAAAAGATATCATAAGGCCTCTTACCATGGGAAAGAAGTATCTTATGCTTCTTAAACAAACACCGGGTTCTAAATACTCGGCTAGGGGTCTTGGAATGCAAAGTACTTTGGGGCATCCGTCCAAAAGCATCAAATATAAAAAGTACGGAATTCCGTATAGCAACACACCAATACGAACAGGAGAGCAAGAAAATATGGTGTTGTGTATGATGTGTGATCCCGAAAGCGTAGCACTATTTTTATCCGCTTATTCTACATCGGCTAAAAATAGAGAAGCTTTTGTGTCACAAATTATACAAGCCTATGATCCTTTTAACATTGTATACACCCCAGTTGAAAGAAAAAGTATCAATAGGAAAATGCTTAATTGCCTGTTTAAGGTAGGCGGAGCTCTTCTAAAAGACTGATACACAATATCCTGCCACATTCTGTGGCAGGTATTTTTTGCAATACAGAGGTATATTATGAAAAAAGAAAAAGTAAAATACTTACATCTTAAAGGAATATTACTTTCATTTAAACATGCAACTTCAGAGCAAGAAAATAAAGATGCGTATATAGTTATTATTAAAACAAAATTCTTGTTCTTTTCATATACAAAGACTCATCTTTTTAATATTCCATCTTTGTCCGTAACAACACTTGAGTATTTCAAAAGAAATATAAATGAGCAAATTGATTGTACATTAAAGATACTTTCAAATGATAACGCAATTCTTTTGAAATTGCATAACCATCGTGATATTGGACAATGGATTCAATCTTGTAAACATTTTCGCACATCAAAAAGGAATCAACGTCATGGCCTTCATAACAAGTGATGTACATGATAAAATTCACGATAGTTTAGACTGTGAGGAATTTCATGACTCAAGACTTTGCGAAGAATCGATATCCGATACAATCTTCGATTATTCTCGTATAATGTGTAATACAATTTACGATATCATATATTCAGGATTGAGAACTCGCAGTGCAAATAAAGCATCTATACAAAATCCGTTTCAAGGACAAATTATAAAATCGCCGTATTACTCTTGGTATTTTGAATCGACTCGAATGAAAGAATGTAACGATTTTATCACACAGTTGGACGCATCAAATGCATGGACATATCTTGAAAACAGTGTTATATTTCAAACGCCGATAACGCATCTAAACAGAGCTAAATTTGGGAATATAACTTTCGAAAATTCTCTGTTTGAACCGTTGTCTGAGTCATTCGGTGATGAAAGTATATATCATGCATTTACGTACTACATGGGTCTTGTATTTTCTTGGACATGTATGCATGGGGTTAAAGACACAAAGCAAGAAGCTGTGTACGCCCATGATTATAAAATTATCTTTATGGACGCTATGTACTTCTCTATTGTAAAAGCTTTACTTGAAGAGTTAAAAGCGCATTCAATGACATGGGCATCGGAAGACTTTGTTGACAAACACATCGAAGAAGTAATTATTCGGAAAATATGGAACCCTATAAGAGAAGAGGGCCATATGAAGCACATTTATCCAGAACCTGCCAATATACGTGAAATCATAAACTACTACATGGAAGGTTGTGATGTATATGGAGACTTGTTCTATGACTAAAAAGGGAAAAATCATGATAGACATCAGTTTGGTGCACAATGCACTTTACATTGAAGAATTTTCAGATTATCTTTTATTTGACGGCTATTCTAACGATATTATATGTGAATATACTGGTATAGTGTGTAATGCATTACATGATGTCGTATGTACCGGTTTTCTTTCAAGAGGAGATAGGACTCAAGATACATGTGGAATGTATTCAAGTGCAGTAATACGATCTCCTTTTATAAACTTCAACGAATTCTATCCACCTGGAGTTAATAGGCATCGTAGTATAGAAGTACGTGACTGGTGGAATAGCATCATTGAAGATAACGTATTGTTTAACATTCCCGTACCGCATCTGAATAAGGCAAAATTGGGCCTCATCAATTTTCATAATCTCTTAATTGAGAATTTGGAAAAGACAAAATATGATGATTCGATATACTACGCATTCTGTTTTTACACATGTGTAGTTCTCGCATGGACACAGCTACATACACAACCGGGATCTCCGCCGATTGATAAACTACTTTCAGATCACAAAGACATGTATGAGCATGCTACACATTTCGCAATAATAAAAGGCTTATATGAAGAGCTTTTGTGGCGAAATTTACCTTATGCAACATCGGATTTTGTAAACGAAAATATCGAAGATATCATCTTTCGATGCATTTGGGATCCGGTACAAAAATCCGGACACATGGTTCATGTATATCCAAATCCTATCGACATGAGAGAATTAGTCGATTATTACTGTGAAGGAAGGTATAGATATGGAGACGTATTCCACGATCAATAAACAATATGTCGTAGAACACATCACAAACTTTATCCTAAATGATACACGGTATAACATTAAAACAAAATTCTCTAAAGAGAGAAATCATTCGAAGGTGTTCAATCTTCAAATGGTTGAAAACCCTTATGAAAGTTTTGTTGTGCCGAGTTCGAATGACGTAGTTATTAATGATCCGAATATAATACTCCATGAAAAATTGTTAAAAGAAAATCCTGTTTTAAACACAACGTTCGTAGCGATACAAAGACTTTCCTTCACGGATGATTTTGAAACAAGGATGAAAAACATATTCGACAACTTTATGCACTCGTATGAGCAAGTACATGGAACAGATCTTGATGCGCAAGCTTATGCGTACGCTGCAATGATATACTATATTGCAATACTACAAGCATGGTTTGAAATACACCCTAATATTAAGGAGTATGGAAACAAACTTGCATGGTGTATGCATAGTCTAAACGCGAATGCGGATCTCTTAGTCGAATCCCTTCTTTCAATGTATGGGCAGCATTGTGATCAAGCTTCGTTTATAGAAGAATTGTTCGATCAAATTCTCTGTTTTTCAAGAATTTACGGATCCTTTGGTATAGGAATGAAAGAAGTGCTAGATGAGAATCCAACTACCGATATTCCATACTAACATCACGGGAAATTTCTATAAATCCCGTGATGTTTATTTTTTGTTATAACTATATATAATATCACTATAAAGGAGGCACTTGTATGGACCAAATGATGATCCATTCTATAATGGAAAAACTTACAAAAGTATTGTACATGTGCATTGATAGTAAAGTGATGCTTGATTTAGGCGGAAGTATCGTTGTAACAGGAATAATAGAATCTCCGTTTCTTCAGTATGACGGATCGAGTTTTGGTGGGTTATCGCATATTCCTAAAACGTATTTGTACAGAATATCGACAGGAAGGAACTATAAAAGCACGTATCTTTCGATAAGAGATAAAAATAAAAATGCGACAAACTTACAGAAGGCATATTTTGCGATGTTATGTGCTGCTTGGTGTTCTGAGATGTCAGAAGTTAACGATTTAAGTTATAATCGCATCACGTTCTTCATACATGAAGTGAAAGCATACATCTATCAATTCTTAAACTCTGTAGTGCCCCAGATATATCTTAACCCTCAAGTTGGAGATAAATCGCAGGCCATCTTCTCTCTTATAGAAAACGATATCTTGCGACCGATGTTCTCAGGAGGATCATTTAATAACTTCTTAGCAGAAGGGTACCAGCCTTCATTGTTTATCATATACGATTTTTGGATTGAGCATTTCACAAAATTAAAATATGCATGTAGAGATAATCCCACACAGTTTGATGTATTAGACGATAAAATGTCTGGATATATCGAGGAGTTAAAAATGATGGCAAGACCTAGGTCAACTGACGCCATAGATTCTAATTATGCGTTATAGCATAAATGAATATGTGAGAAAACGTATGGAAATATTGCACTCTCAGCAAGCAAAACTTTGGGAGCAGTATGTGACGGCAGCCTCAAACGCCATATACATGCTCATGGACAGAAAAATTACAAGAGACGTATCGGAATACCAACACCTTGAACCTGTTATAATATCTCCATATGCAAATAACAACCTTGAAGACAGTAAACATGGAGCTATATACATAAACCCCATACAGTTACGTCGAAATGTAGTGAGCTCAACATTTGAAGAGAGATACAATAAAGTTATACATACACCGTTCAAATGCTCGTTCATCCAAGAGGCATATTATGCAGTCTTTTGTAGCGCATTCGCACTTCTTAAATTGACAGGATACTCAAGCGGAACAAAACTTCAAGATAACCAAAATAAAGCTTTGGTATTCTCTATGTATGCACGTAAGGCAATCTTTAATGCTGTACATGAATCGTTTATGATAGCATCATGCCCTATGGTGATGTATTATGCGTTATACGATGCTGACGGCGATCCCGAAACAGATCTAACAAAAAGAGAAATTGCGGAGAACGTGCTTATAAGCGACATGGAAATGATGATAAATCCACTGTATGTAGATGGAACTTACGGAGGATGGAAAATATCTCCTAATGATATAAGATGTTTAACAGCAGAACAATCATGCTGGCAGGATATTCTTCCTAAAGATTTCCTAACTCGTGAAAATATCTTTCACGATATCAAGGATATACGAGGGTATATAAGACAATGAACCCAATAATGACACAATGCAAAATTCTTACAAGTCACGACTTTTATAAGCCGGATCCAGTCAAACACTTGGCGGATCGTATTACTAATATCCCAAACGAAGCTTTTCAAATGGGAGAAACAACTATATACGCAATGACAAGATACTCGAATGAAACAAGAGTCGTGACAAAAAAGATCATGAAACCTGAAATAAGTGATCTTGACAAATCAAGACTTATAGGTTGTACAGTCTTGATACAGCTTACAACGCCGAGTAAAATCGTGCATGAATCTATGCGTATCCACATTTATGAATCGAAGAAAATCGAGCATCCGATTGTTCCAAGGTGTACACCGATTATTGTAAACTTTATAAACCATGAAACAAGTCCAATCATAGCTTGTACAATATCAAATTGGTTTTTCAATAACGGTTACGCTTCAGGATAATATACGTGAAACAAAAATGTTTTTACGTATATATCATCTATGTAGTGAAGATGACATGTTCCATGTAAAATGCCTTGTCGTTTGCTAGCAACGGCGATCCGGGATAAAGGTCGCGCGGAAAGCTGCCGCGCTTCCCAAAGAATATCCGGGAAAAGGCATCCCAGTAGGGCGATAAATGCAAAGGCGACTACCGCGGATTATGGATAAAACCGTTACCCCGTCTAACCGGCGCTGATTAAAAACCCGCATTATAGTATGCACCGCCACGGGCTTGTTCCCGCGGCGGCAAGCCTCTATTATAATGTGGTACGCCATGCCAATGCTAAGCCCTGCATGTCATTTTTATTAACTGCCGCTTAATCGCGGCGGTTCAGAGTGGCGCAATCTAGCAGACTAAAGAAAACCGGTCCGGGATTTATATTCCGAATCGGGCTGCAGATCCGCCGGGCGGCAGGGGCCAGATTGCCCCTGCCGCTTTTATTTTTGCCATATATAGACTCTCCTAAATCATATGTGTTGGTTGGGCCTGGGGAGATATAATATGGAGAGATTATCACCTCTTTAATGCAGGGTGGCTGTTAGCCACCCTGCATTATTTTCTTTGTCTTTATTTGTTTGAAACTTGTTTTTCAACATCGTCTCTTATGATTGCACGAAGGGCTGCCAAAGCATTCTGTCGTATTGAAAAATATAATTCCCAATATGCGATATTCGTGTACAATAAAGCTGTAAGAAGACCTCGAAATTTAAGTATAACTCCTTGTATTTCTGTATATACAGTCGAAGGAGAATTATACATCATCCTGAGGCTTTTGTTAAACCTGTTAGCGACTTTCAATGCGATTTCAAGACATTCATCGGATTGTTTGAATAAATTCTTAAATGAATGATACGCATTATCAGAAGTTATGGTATCAAATACTTCTTTATTTGGAATAACATCTCGAACTTCAAATATATCAGAGGTTTTCTTATCTCCAAAGTATTTAAGCCGAATAACACGTGCGATATTCATTTCATGAATCATTTCGAGATTAACGTGAGGCCCTGCAAGCTTTCCAAAGATTTCATCAAATAGAGTTTGGATTTCATCCCTGTCTCTTTGGTATGTGACGTACATATCACTTTTACTTCCAGTTTTTTCTTGCAGTGTAATAGGATTTTCGATATGATCAACAAGGGTAATAATTGCATCTTTTAATCTTGGAACTGCAAGACGCAATACGTCTTGATCTTTTTTGTATTCAGCAATAGGATCATTTATCATATACTTTGTAAGTTTTATCTTACAAGATTTTGATGTATCGCTGTAATATTTATCAACGATAGAAAAATTAGCATGTAAAAGCATATTGTCCACTTTGCTAATTTTGGATTGAAAAAAATGATGGATTGATACAAAAAAGTTACGAATAGCGGTTGCAACTCGTAGCGCCAAATCCCGCATCTTTTTTGCCAAAGACTCAAAGAATCCGACCCTTGAATTGATTTTGACATCAAGGACATTCGGTGTTCCTGTATGCGGATCTCTTGAAGGCTTTATCCCTATTTGTATGCCGATATCCGCATCGACATTTTCAAACGATATACCATATTCGTCTGAAATATATCTTAAAACCAGTTCGGATTCTGTTTGTAACAAATCCGATGTTGTACAATGTAATTCAGAAAGGGCGTTGACAATCTCGTATGAAATATTGTCTTCTACATCAATAACGTTGTCATCAAGACCCATAGGGATTTTTGGAATATAATCATCCAAGCTTTTCATGTGTGTCTCCTTTAATTCCACCCGTATTTATAAATAACGTCGCACTTATACTTTTCAGGATGTGCGCGAAACATGCTAAGATAGTACGAGAGTTTTTGAACGCCTTGCCAATTGTAATCCGGAAAAGCATCCAAATGACAATTAGCATCCCCTGGTTGCATGTTGTATAATTTACCGGATCCGTGACTGTGTCCGTGCAAATTAAGCCAATCCTTTTCGGAGAGTTTCATGTCTATTATAGACACAGGCTCATGAGAAAAAACTATTCGAAGTTTATCGGATACGATATTTCTTTTTGTCACATATTCAAATCCGAGCTTATAATAAAATTCATCATCGAAAATATCGTTGTTTCCTTTTATTAAAATTTTTGGACTTCCATGTATCGTAACAACGGTGTTGTAAAGCCATTTAATCAAATCTTCGTCATACATCTCTTCTTCTGTAATATCTCCGAGACACAACATCGGTTTTCCAGGTTTTACAGCTTTTTGAAGTCTGTCAATCATTTTCTTTGTCTTTTCGATATATTCCTGATAAGAAGCTTCTGTCTGTTGTTTGTTAATAAACTTTCCAAGATGCCAATCTGTTGTGATATACGGGTCTTCCATTTCAATTATTTGAATGGCTCTTGCAAGTGTTATTTTTTTTGGCTTTTTAAAGAGATTTTTTGTTATTACTGTCAGCATGCTAACTCCTTGGCGGAATTATTTTAATTCCAGCAACTTCAGGTTGAATGTCGGGATCTTTACAATCCCAGTATAAATCTTGAATGAGTTTTACAAAAAAAGAAAAAGACACGTATTTTTCATCTACAATTTTAATGTAGTTATATTGTGTTTGTTCTTCCATCACGGCGTCTTTTAATTTTTCCATCTCGACATCAACTTCAAGAATCTTATGGTGCTTATTCTGATACGACTTAATTTCGATAACGGCGTTCAAAGATATAATCCAATAATCTGGAATATATAACTTTTTCTTACAGTCGTGTACATACTCAAATGCAAACGGACATTGGACGATATCTTTTCCAAGCCATCCATGTCCTAAATTAAGATGACGCAAAAAATCATATTCATACTGGCTGTTGTACTTTACGGCGATTTTATCTGTATCAAAAACATAAACACCTGAGATTGATCTGTTATTCATCATCTTCTGTTGATGATCTGGATCATCTAAAAGATGCTCTTTCCCATACTTAGCAACCATTCGTCTTTTAGCTTCTGCGACATATGCGTTTTTGCATTCTTCACAGCAGAATCTATCATATCTTTCGGCTTCTTCGTTCCAAGGTGTTTTTCCAACTTTGCATTGGACACAAAGACCGTATTCTTTATTATTACGAAGATTAAAAGCGTACTGTGCGGCACTCATGCCGTCGGGTATTTCATCGGAGTGTTCTTTATACATATGGGTGTACACAGCTTGCTTTGATGAGAACGATCTCTTGCAAATAGGACATTTAAATACCTTTACATTAGGAATTTTCATATTTTCCTTCTTTTTTATAGAAATTTTTCACTATTTTTTAGAACAACAACAATCTATTAATGAAATGTTTTTCACATATTTCGTATCAAGGAGATTGAGTATGGCCCAAGGAGTGATAGACTTTCGTTATAAGTTTGGAAAATTTAATGGCATGCTTGAAACAAATGACCCATACGGAGAAGGATATAAAATATTAGCTCTTTCAAATATGCTTAATATGAGACCTGGGACTATGCAGGATTGCCCTGATTGCGGATTAGACACGTCATCGATACAATTTGCTGAAAAAGCTTCCGATGGTGGGATAATAAGTGAAATAGACAGGGTAACAGAAAGAATCCAAAATGATATTATGTGGCTAGGAGATAGATTCATTGAAAAAGGATTTATCACCGGTGTACATTTTGAAATAGCTCCCTCTACACGTGCTCCGACATCGGACGGATCTCAGGATTGTAAAATATCGATAGAACTGAAAACCGGAACTGTGATAAAATGGGACGGATCTGCAAGTAATGGTCGATTACACGTTAAAGACGTGTCTATCGATAAAACACCTTTCATAAGCCATGTCGCATAATTTAAGGAGAAATACATGCCTACGATAGATGATTACAAAAAAATGCTTTCCCAAACTCAAGCACAAGTAATGGGAGACCCTGACAATCCTTTAAATCAAATTCATTCTGGAAAAGTAAAAATGGATGGTGTTCCTTATTCGAAAGAAGAATTTGCAGACATGCAATCTGCTCTTATACAAGCCGCAAAGGAAGCTCCAAACTTAAGCAGAATGAAAAATGATCCAAATATTCCTGATAGTGTGAAACAGGATGCTTTAAATCGGCAAAGGATGTACGTTGCAATGATGAAAAATAATCAAGCACACGTTAATAACGGTATGAAACAGAAAGGACAAGGACAACAAAGACCTTTAAATGCGCAAGAAAGAGGGATATTGAATTTGGCTAGAAGAGAAGGAATTGCAATTCCTCAAAGCGGGATCGATTACACCAGCGGACATCAAAAAGTTCCAACACAACCTGGAAATCCTTTCTTACAAGGAATCGCTGTTCCACCAGAAGATGCTCCGATTTTTACAACTATGACAAAAGAACCGCCAAAACCGAAAAATAATCAAGATCCATTTGCTCCGCCTGAAGATTCAGAAGTCGCAGCAGTGGTATTATAAAACTAATATGTATTTCTGTAAGGAGGAAATATGACTGAGAATAATGGAATCCCGCCGATGGTTAATTTTGATTCTGGTGTAAATATACCTGGATCCATTTCAGCGGAAGAAAGAAAGCAGCAAGAACTTCAAAAACTGAATGAAAAAAATCAGGATCGCCCACAACAAATCGTACAAAATGAAGTCGGACACAGACTTGAAGATCCCGAAGCTCAAAGGGATCCGCCGCCTGTATCTGACGGAAAGCCAAAGGAAGAAGTGCGTTCAGCACCTCCTGAAGTGGCACATGATGCCGTTCCAATTCCGAAGGTCGAAGCGCCTAACGGTTTATCACATTCACTTGATACAATCAACGATGCTTTACAGACGGCAAAACAGCCAACTGTAATAGAGAAACCGGATCAGTTTACAACTACGGAGGATGCGGAGGTTATTCCTGAAAATGAAAAAGGTGTTGTGCAATCATTTATACCGGGTGAAGAAAGTGATACTTCTGTACCTCCACAAAATGTAGACGATGCAACAACGAAACCCAATACACCTCCGATAGAATCGCAACCAGTTACTGACACGCCTCCACCCCCAGCACCGCCAGTTTCTGAAAATCCGCCAACAGCCGAAGCTCCACAAGCAAATACACAAGAAGCGGCACAAAATGTTGAACTTTCATGGCGAGAAACAAATATCTCTGATAATATAATGACTCAAACTGTAGAAGATACAGAAGTCAAAAAAGCCGATGCCAATAAAGATATTCCGCTTGAAAATGTGAATGATAAAGCTGAACCAGGCACATACGTTGAAAGTATCACGGAAGAAGAAGCAAACAAGAGACAACTTGAAGAGTTGGAAAAAGACAACAACGGATATCTCACAACTTCAAAACAGCTTAATGATGTCCAAGTAATCGAATTGAATGATTATACGACAACACACTATAAGATATTTGAAGCGAGCACTGCAGAAATTAAGAAACTGCAAGGCAAAGAAATCGATATCTCAAAGCGGACAGTTGTCGAAGCTTCAACAATTCCTGATTATATGATGAGACAAGTTGAACTTGAACAAAACATTCTTGACGGATTGAGGAAAGTACAGATTGTCGCTGTTCAATCAGGATATTCGTGTATGGTAAAACCGTTCAATTCTCGTGAACTTCGTACATTTGGACGAAGAGAAGGAAACGATAATACATATGCGTACGAAATGGCCATATGTAACGCCATATATTCAAAACTTTCCGAGTTCTCTTGCGGTGCCCTTACATTCCAGCAATGGATGAATGCAACAGCATATTCGGACCTTCAGACATTCATGTTTGGCCTGTATCACGCCACATATCCTTCAAAAACACCTTTTACATTTGATTGTAACTTCTGCGGAAAGAATATATCCGTACAAATAGATACAAACACTTTGGCATGTATTCCTCCTGGCAGTATCGCACAACAACAAATTTCTGATATACTCAACAATCCGATGGCATGGGATCCAAAGAGGATTCAAGCGTTGACACAAAGATGGTCGGCCTTGGACATCTTTATTGAGAAAGGCCGTCGCTTCTTCAGGGCTCGCACTCCGAGTATCTTTGAGTTCCTTGAGAATTCGTTTAAGGGCAAAAAAGAAGAAGTTGTAAACGACTTCTATCATGACATGATTTATGCCGGATATATTCGTGGTGTCGGTATTATCGATATCAAACACTATAATCAAACCGGTGAGGCAAACTACTTCCTCGATACGCGCGTAGAGGCTATCGATAAAGCCATCGCCGATATCTCTCCTGATGAAAAGAAACAGTTTGAGAAGGAGATTATAAACTACATAACGCGGTTCTCTGTTGCATATCAAATACCGCGCGTTAAATGTAAGCATTGCGGCCGTATTATTAACCAGAGGGACATTAATACACGGACGCTTTTTTTCGAAACCAAAAGCCGAAAGGGGTTCTAGTTGCAAGGGATGGGGAGTATATAAAAACAGATATTGCTATCGAAAGTTCAAAATATACTCTCCAACTCTTACAGCTATTTGATGGAAAATTCACGCACACAGAACTAGATGAAATGGATCTTCCCACATTAGCGAGCTTAACTGAAGCTCGTATCCAGATTATTAAGGAGCAAGCTGACGCCATTAAAAACGCAAAGCATTAGCTCATGAAAATCAAAAAAGGGGAAGGAATTGAATAAAATTACGTTTGTGAATCAACTCTGCGGTAGTGAGAAACCTGAGAATGGTTTTGATATCGCAATGGGTTACGATGCGCTTGTTAATACAGCATGGGACATTCTAAAGCGCATAAGTGAAACACACAAATCTAAAGGGGATATTAATGTCGAAAGAGTTGATTTCAAAAGTATGCAAAAAAATACTCTTTCAATTCCTTTTAGATTCACATCTCGCTGTCGCAATGTCATTGAAAATTGCGACATTCCGCTTCCTACGGAAAATGGTTTTTACTATCAAATATCCGAAGGAAAAGGAACGCTTTATATCTTGAAAATCGCTCATTCAAAAAGGAGTTTGCAATAAAAATGTTTTTAAATCCTTTAAAGAGAAAAGATGAAACGTATTCAAATGTCACGGGGCCTGATGAGCTAGACAAGGAGATTGTAAGAACACTTCGTTTTGAATCTGCTGTCTTTAAACGCACATTAGGTCCATATGGCGCAAATACGATCATAGAAGATCAAATGCTTCATCATACGACTACAAAAGACGGATGGACTGTCTACAGGTCCTTAGTTTTCTACCCAAGATTGGCAAGAGTTGCTGCAAGGTTATTCCAAAAGATATCAGGAAGCCTAAATGATGTAGTAGGGGATGGAACCACAAGTTCTGTTGTAATTGCGAACGAATTGTATCGTATCCGAAAGCTGGCAAGGAAATGGCACATACCCCCTAAATTTTTAGCAGAATCTCTGAAGATAATCGGGCAAAAACTGAACGAAATCGTCAAGAAAAACGCAATTCCGCTTATTGAGTACAAAGATGGCGGATATAACAAAACTGACACCTTCGAACAGAGAATTCAAGCTGTTGCATCCATCTCTCTTAATAACGATTGGGAGAATGGAAAACTCGTATCTGATATGTTTTGCTCTCTTAAAAATCCGGGTCACGGGTTTGTGAACGCAGAATTATCGAGAACGAATGTAACACATTATGACCTTGATCGCGGTTTTGAAATCACCCGGGGAATGCTACTTCCTGAAATGGTTACAGAACCTGATGGCAGACGCGCTGTATATGTGAATCCGAAGATTCTTCTTATTAAAGGCCATATCATGACTCATGATATAGAAGCGCTACGATACGTAATCGAATACGTCATTGGCAAATGTTCTCGTCCCCTTGTTATTATAGCAGGAGGATTCTGTGAAGCATCAAGAGAATCGTTCAGGCAGTCGATTATAAGGTTCGTAGAAAAACACGGCACTATATTAAAGCTCTTGTGCATAGAAATGGACACAGAATCTTCTATCGGTAAAGAAAATCTTCAAGACTTAGCCGATAACATAAGCGCTTCAATTATCACAGTTGATTCCGCAAAACAATTTCCAATCGAAGCTGATCCACAAAAGTATGATGCGTATCTTGGAACGTGCAATAAGATTATAGCTTCAACTACAAATTATACACGTTTCATAGGCGGAAAAAACAACACCGACAGAATCAAGTTCAGAATCGATGATATCGACAAAGAAATAGATCGGATGAAAAGTGAAACACACATTGACAATCAGTACAATATCTTCTTACTACAAAGAAGAAAAGCCGCTTTATACGGAGACATGGTAACTCTCTTTGTTGGTGGGGATACAATCGAGGAGAAAGAAAACAAACAGCATCTTTTCGATGATGCTGTACGTGGATGTAAGTCCGCTATAAAAAGCGGAATCGTATGCGGTGGCAATACAATCATTCCAAAAATATGCCACAAAATTCTTGAAGAATATAAGAATCGCGATAAGAACAATCTTAACGCTCTTGTGCTTCGAGAATTTGTCGATTCAATTACTACATCCCTTAATAAAACCATGCCGTCGAATATCAGAAAGAGTATCGATAAATATGTGTACGAAATACTTTACAATATTTGCATAGCATATACAAGAACCTATGCAATCATTATCGATAACAAATTCAGGTCTTGGAGGAAGTCGTATAAAATCGCTAAAGAATGCATCGAAAGCGATAGGACGTATGATATCATCAATGATAACTACGAAGATTCGTATACGTTAATAAACGATAAACGTGAAATACACAGAGCTAACGATGCAACGAAGAACAACGCTATTATAAACAGCTCTGAAGTTGACACACAAATTCTTACAGCCGCTATTTCCATTTTGGATCTTGTTATGACAAGTAATCAATTCTTACGAACTCCCAAAATGGAAGAGATGCGAAAAAACCTGTAACAAAGAAAAATACTCGGGGCCATATGGCCCCGAGATTGTTTACAGAATCCTGTGAGTATATACCCCTTGATTCAGGTATCGCTGCTGGTATTTTATGTATTCATCTTCTTTGCCGCAACTTTCCATCGTCATATCACGGAAAGCTTTGTCAAATTCTTCTTTTGTGAGGATAGCAAAGTTGTTGTAGAACGGAACCACCTTACCGCCTATAACTCTCTGAATATCGCTGACCATAGCCATAAAACTATCACCGGCGAGAATATTGTAATACCGTTCATGGCATTCCGGAATATTTGCCGTAAATTTCACAAGGACTTTTCCTTTAAGTCCTATATTGTAAAACACGACATCGTAAATAATAGGCTTCCATGTTTCCGGCATATGGCCAAGAGAATCCAAAGGTGTTTGAACTATTGCAAGTTGGTAATAGTGAATTCTGTGGACAAACCCGCTTTCGTATTTTGTAAACGGGTGTGTAACAGATTCGACTGTAAACCCTTCAAGATTCGGGTTCAAGTGAAATTGCCCGATGATAGCTTGTGCGATGCATGTCAAGAGATACGGCTGGTTAAACCCTTGTGTAAGATCTGTACCCTCAATTATATTGAAGATAGAAAAAGCTTTTTTCTCAATCATACCATTTCCTTTAATACTTTAAGGAATATTTGTTATAAGCACGAGTTAACAACTCCAAACTTAATAATCTTAATTCCTTATTTCTTATATAGATTATGTATATTTATATATCCTTTAGATTCGGATCATAGATATATAAATAATAAAAAAATAACCTCTGGCCCGATCGGGCCAGAGGTACTAATTAACCTTTTTCGTCAATCTTAACTTGGGGAAGTACTTTATTTAACACAATCCCCAGTACAGCGGCAAGAGCCATTGTAGATATCGAGAGAGAATTATTGATTTGAATACCGGTACCACCGAGACCAATTACAAGGATCGTGGCGGCGATGAATAAATTTCGAGGAGCCGAAAAATCAACCTTATTATCAACGATACTACGAATACCAGTAGCAGAAATCATGCCAAATAGCACAATCGAAATTCCTCCAATGACACCACCAGGAATTGAAGCTATTACGGCGGCAAATTTTGGACACATACTGATTAATATAGCAAAACACGCCGCAATTTGCATAACAAATGGATCAAAAACCTTTGTCAAAGCTATTACTCCAGTGTTTTCCGAGTAAGTTGTATTCGCCGGGCCACCAAACATCGAGCTTAACGAAGTCATTAATCCGTCGCCTAATAAAGTCCGATGAAGTCCTGGATCCTCCGCAAAGTTTTTATTGCAAACTGTCCCGATAGCAATTATATCGCCAATGTGTTCAACAAAGGTTACAATTGCTACAGGTACTATAAGTAGTACAGCACTTGCATTAAATTTTGCAATTGTAAAAGCTGGTATTCCAATCCATGCAGCTTCTCCTACTGCAGTAAAATCGACTTTACCCATCAATACTGCAACAATGTATCCTCCAACAAGGCCACAAAGTACAGGAATCATTTTAATAAATCCTCTTGTAAGAATTGCAATTACAAGTACGATTATAAAACTAATTGCAGCGAGTAACCAATCATTCGATGCTGAGGATACCGCAACAGGTGCAAGGGTTAGTCCTATGATCACAATTATGGGACCTGTAACTATTGGTGGAAAGAATTTTAATACCTTCTCAACACCGAATGCTTTAATGATTAATGCCAATAACGCGTATACAAGGCCTGAAATCACTACGCCACCTTGTGCGTATTGCAACCCGAATAAAGATCCGACAGTTATGATGGGAGTAATATACGCAAATGAGGAACCGAGGAATATCGGTACTTTACCCTGATTAATAAGGTGAAACAGAATTGTACATACCCCAGCCATAAAAAGCGCAACAGATACATTTAATCCGGTAAGTATTGGAACCAATACCGTAGCCCCGAACATTGTGAATGTGTGCTGTAAACCTAGCACCATTTTCTTCTGAATAGCGATGCCGTCACTTTCTGGTCTAAAAAACATAATAAACCACCTTTACATAAAATAAACCCTGCATACGCAGGGTTATAAAATCTATAGTTTTGTTAGCACTCCATCATGTCACTTAGTTTCATAATGATATGCTTCAAAATCGGGAATTCCTCAAAAGATTTACCTTCCAGTTCTTCCTTCGCATATAATGTGCCATCAGCCTTTTTCAAAAGTCCGTTAGCGAAAGCTATGTTAAGAGCTAAAAACCAAGCTAATCTTTCATATTCAATAAGCTCTGGTATTTGCTGTATTCTTTCGCTATATTCTACAGGAACTTGAGCACAATTTGCTTCGATACCCATTTCTTTTCCTATATCAGCCATCTTCTGCGAAAAGATTTTTGTTAAGGGGATTATCTTTTTATTATACACTTCCCGGTGTTCATCTGTTATGACAAGATTTGAAAAGTCAATATTTTGAACAAGGTTGGGATTTTGATCGGTTGTTTCAGCTTTCAAAATGCTCATGAATTTTTCATGTGAGTTCTTCTCGATAAGCCATTTCTCAAAGTCCCTTAAGTACACTTGCATCTGATTGTCATTCTGAGGCTTTTCAAGAGTTGTAATCCAAGTGTTAAGCATTTCTTGAATAAACGGATTTGGACATGAGAAAATCTTCTCCCATGTACTTTTTCGTCTCTGTGCTAGTGATACCTCTTTTTGTATTTCTTTTAGACGCTGCTCCCTTTCTTCTTTTTGATCTTCGGGGATATTATCGGTGTATAATTCCTCGACAGAGAAATCGGGAAGTTTGCAATCGTCATCGGTAAGAATTGTGACATGACCTTCGTCAATCACTTCTTCTTTTATTTGTGCTCTCGCAAGATGTTCTTCGGAAAATATGGTCATTCCTGTGACGATAGAAAGACAAATCATTCCAGCCTGATTTGGAGAAAATGTACGGTTTTGAATATCCGGATATTTTTCCATAGTAAGGGATATAAGGTTCCCATCTTCAGGCGGAATTTTATCATCGTCGTTGTAAATCTTTATCGGTTCACTCCTGATACACCAAATGGCGTTCTTTGATATTGTAAACTTAAAGATACATTCAGGATTTATTTCTCCGATATCAAGAACGTCATTATCTCCGAGTTGTAGGATGTTAAGATCGACACCGAAATTTCTAAATGTTTCAATTTGCTGGCGGTGCTGTTCATCTGTCATGGTGAATCGTACTTTGATGAAGTGATTTCCTAACGAGTCTTGCTCACAATACCAGCCGAGCCTTTCTTTCATTGTAATCGGGACTGAGATATCAAAATGATTGGGGATTACGTATGCAATTTGAAGGGAGGCATGATACTTCGAATACGCGAATTCTTCAAGGAATTCTGTTATAATATCCGAAGTCAGCTTCTCTCCTTTGGTTCTGTCATAACATGTACAGACAGTTAACTGATCCCCGTACTTGACAATTTCATTATTGTCAAGAAAACGGTCGAACTTTTTTATGCGCAGTTTTTCTTCCATAGCGGATTATACTCCTATATAGCGAAAGTTGAGTCTTCAAAAGGCTTAAGTTTATCACCATAATCCTTTGAAGCTGCATTATAATGTATAGTTATTTTTGCGTCTGGTATTAAGGGCCTTATAGACTCTTTATATTTCTTTATAGGGACATCATCGTCTGAATAAATAGTTACATCATCAAACATAATCCCGTATTCGAGGAATTTCTTTAAAAAAGTTGAATATCCATGAGCATTTGCAACTGATGCAAATACAATATCGTCTCTTTTCACTTGTGGATAGAAGTCGGAGTATATCCTTAAGATATCAAATGTTCCTTCGGCTAAAACAGCACTAAGAGTTGGAGCCATAGAGTTTAACTCTCCTGGGATCGTATAAAACGATGAAACGCTCGCACCATCAACTGTTAAAGTAGCTTCAGGATATAGCCTGTATTGGATATATCTTTTTCCCATGACATTATTTTTTGAGATATCACGAAAATTAATTGATGTGTTATCGAAAGATAAAAAGCCGATACAGTTATCATGGAGAGCTCTAAGGAATTTCTTCACATAAGAAATCTCTCCATAATCTGTATTTACTTGGAGCGAGTTTTCTTTAAAGAATGATGCGAAATCGTAGATAATTTTGAATTTTTCAGGATTTCGTACAACTCTGCAGTCTCCAAGTCTTCGTTGCATATATGCGATTTTTTCTGTTACATCGCAATCGATAGGAATCTTGTGTAGCGACCTACCGATGTAATTATATGAACTTTTTAGTACATAGTTTCCACGATTTTTAACCGTATTATCTATGTACTCTATAAGGTCTTTATTTCTAATTTTAAACGCTTTGATGTCTTTTCCAGAAAACACCTTTGCTTTTGCACCACACAACTTACAATGGTATGAAAAGTAAACAGCATCGTCATGAGTGTCTTTCTTGAGTTTCATGTATAAGTGTTCTACTCTGTGAGATTTTGTCGAATCTCCGCATATAGGACACCTGCAATGATCTTCTGATTTTTCGTGGTATCGCTTTAATACCTTGAATTTATCAAGTTCAGCTCTCATGGCTCTTATGGCTTCGGAATGACTTAACATATCACACTTCCTTTATAAAAAGGGGCCGAGCTTTCGGCCCCTTAAACAATCCTAAAGTTTACCATGAGCTTTCAGTTAAACACTGTTAAGCTGTTTTCTTGGCGGATTTCGCGTCGGGCGGAGTTCCTGCCTTGGCATCCGGTTTTGTGGCTGCTTTGGCGGCGGTTTTGACCATTGTGGGGTTCAGTTCGACCTTTATCGACCTTGTGACCTTGAATGTCGGAACAATGTGCGCGGGAACCGTGTACTTCTGTTTCGACATGTTGTTGATTCTTTCCGACTTTGCGACAAACTTGGCACCAAATGTACCAATTCCGGGAAGCGGTACGGAAACAACTTCACCCAATTTTGGCGGATCCTTGAGGACGGCATTGATCGTTACCTGAGGAATTGCATCCATTACCCGCACAACAGCGGCCTTGGTTTCCCCGCTAACTTCGCTGATCTGGGTGACCAACTGGTCCTTATTGAGAAGGACCCTCGCTTTTTCACTCATACTTTTCTCCTTCAGAAAATAGATTGGTAAACTCTACACATATGATATATATTCATTCGTAATATTGCAGGATTTCTGCAAACGAATGGTCATATATCCCATAAGTGTTGCATATTTATGACTTTGTTATTGCAGGATTTATGATGAAAACAAATACACTTAAAAGCCTAAATAATTATATATAATTAATGTATGAAATGACATTTTAAGGAGGGTTTATGACACAAGGAATACGGTGGCTATCATGCTAACAAAAGAAAAGATACAAGACTTCTTGTTCTCTGAGGGTGTTATAGATAGCATAAATTGTGCTATCGTAGACAGAAAAAATACCTGTTATTGCACCATTGATTTCAGTAAAGTGTTGGACGATTGGAAATGTCCTGAACTTTCAAAACAACTCAATGGGGATGGAGCATTAATTACTTTATTCGGAAACGATCGAATTATGAGGTCAGATTATCCGTTTGAAAGTATAGCTCAAGCTATTATCAATTTACCTGATACTCGCTGCGATGCTGTGAAAAACGTTTTTCACTATTGTGACGTATACGTGTCGTATGCAGGAATAGATCTCTTAAATAAGAAGATCTGTATAAATATTGCGTTTAAATATAACTCTGTTGAAGAAAAGAAGCATGTTGCTTAAATATAAATCCGGGCCTTTATGGCCCGGAATAACAATTTTTTTATTTATATATCATATGAGTATGGAGAAGATATGCATATTCCAGAAGTTAAATTAGATGACCTACTAAACGACAAATTCGACGCATTCTCAACAGAAATGGCTACAGTTTGTAGTCCAGGAAGTTTAGGACAAAAATTAAAATGCCGGATTTACATCAAAGAAAATCCGCTCGATCATGGGAAAATAGGAGATGGTAAACGATATATACCAGATCACGACAGTCCTGCACACGCACATGTGCTTACAGCCGATAATTATCTTATCGGATTTGTAAACATCACCGGTCCAAGACCAAAAACAATCCAAGATGTTTGGGAATACAGAAAACCCAAAACATCAAAGCTCGATGAATACAGAGAGGATATTGTCAATTGGGCAAATTCTCGTGTAGAAGATGACGAAGGAAATTTTATATACAATTGGACTTTGGTTCGTTATCTGTGGAAAGTCGATCACTCAATAGATCGCAGTATAAAGTAAAAACGTTCCGGGCCATAAAGGCCCGGAAGTTATTTTTTGTACAAATAAAAAGTTACATAAGGTCAGTGGGATTTTGTTCTGCTCCGGGTTCTTCAAGATCTCCCATTCCCATATCGCCACCAAGATCACCCATTCCACCCATGTCTCCGCCAAATCCACCCATTGAACCTCCTCCACCGATACCACTGCCAGAGCTACTTGCAAATTGTTGCTCCTCCGGAGTTTCGGGATGTGCCATTTTTGATTTCTTTGCTTCAGTAACAGATTCCAAAGCAAAATCATCAAATTCGTCCATTGGAAGATTAGGCATATAGCGTTTAAACATCTTTTTCTTGATGAGCATCTTAACAGGATCGACAAGTTCTTCTTTGATACCAAGAGGAAGAAGAATATCAATAAGAGAATCTACGAATGAAGAAACATTTCCGATTTGATCGTTAAATGCCGAAATGTTAAGACCTTCAGGAGACGGAAGATCTGTAAATATTTTGTTGATATCAATAAGTTCGGTCATGTCATCATCAGCATTTCGTGTGTTCGGATCCTTATCGACATCAAAGTTCTTAATGTTGGCTTCGTTGTAAATCTTCTCTGGATGTTTGTTACGAATAAGAATGCGAGTAAATTTTGTCATACATTCCTGATACATCTGTTGTAATACTACAATCTTATCCAAAAAGAGCGCGTTTTGTAACGTAATACTACGAGCATACTCTTGTTCATTAAGCTGATTAATCGAAGATGCTGGCACATAAAACGAGTTTATAAAGGATTGTAACGCTTTTTCCATAAGGGTGTTTTCAAGGCTTATATCCTGTCCTGGTATTGTTTCCAATTCCACTAAAGGATTTCCGTTATGACGTAAAGATATATACCTTTGGAAAGTACCTAAGCTTTTCATAATAGTATCGATATTTCCGATACTATCTATAGAAGCTCGTTTTGTTTGAAGGGATCTCATCACTTTTTGCACTGTAGCTTCAATTCTTCCATGGGATCCTATTTCGACATTTACTTGCTCTCTGTCTGCCGACTTTGATATTGCTATCATAAGATTCGTTATAAGAGACGCAATATAAATATGAGCAAAAAATAAACCGTTTTTGAATACGGAAATTCCGATACCTGTATCAGAATCTATTTCATGAGAGAAATAAACCATCATGTGTGCCGGAACATACGTAATTCTCACTTCACGTTTTGTAATGTAATTATTTTTGATAAGCGAGAATATGATGGAATTGAATGCGGAATCATCAACGATATCAGGATTTCCAACACGTTCCGATATGGCGCGTACAAGCATTGAACGAAGTAAATCAAATCTTTGCCCATCATCACGGACTGCCATAGGAAGATCTGACATGTCACGAAGAATGATACCAGCGCCATCTGTTCCTGTCATAGCTCCGCTTCCTGTAAACATATGGCCTGCCATACCGATTGAATATAATGAATTCGCAGGTCTGTATCCTAATAAAGTTGCAACACCGGATCCTAAATCATCACTTCCAAGGCGTTCTATTACATAGTATCCTATATGCTTTCCGTGTACAGATATAGGAACAACCGTATCTGGAGGAAGAGGTATTATGACAGACCCTGTAGTTTTCTTTGAAACTGTTGTTTTAGATTCAGGATCGAGATCCTCCAAATCCTCTTGTTTGCTTTTTCTCTGCGGTGTACCAAAGGTTCCAGATCTTTTTGATTCAAGGGTAAAAATATCCGGTGTAACCATTTTCCAGGATTCTTTAACGACCTCTGTTACTACACCGTTATTATCTCTTTTCTGTACCGTTGTTTCAACTTTTTCGTATTTCGATTGGCTTATCAAATCACACAAAAGTCCAATATCATTTTCGAGTGTAACTTCATCGGAGTAAATATCTTTAAAAGACACACCCTCAGTAGTAACAACATTATGCGGCTTACTTCCACGAGTATTGTACAGTTGCGCTCTTCTGTATGTCTTCAATTGTCCTGCAATTTTACTTACTGTACGAAGAGTGACAGATTCTGTTGCAAGAGAAAATTTGACTTTTGAATCGACTATTTTGCTACACTCTCTTGCAAACTCTTTCAAAATGTCTTTTCGCTTTGTTTTATCTCGTACACGCTTTAATTGTACCTTTCGAGCTTTGATGGCATTTTCACATGCTACGGTATCTTCCTTTGATAAACTCGAATTATCTCTGAGCATCGCTTCTTCAAAATCGAGAGCATCTTCATATACAGCAGTGAGATTATCAATTGCATCGGAAAATTCATCAGCAAACGGAGTGTCTTCATACACTTTTTTTCCGTCTATAGTTGTTGATTCATACTCGATATAATTTTCCATAGACACATTAACACCAGCATCATATGATGAGCGAATAATGTCTCGAACTTCGTTAGCGCTTTCAGCTCGTAAAACTTGTTCTGCGGATTTTCTGAAGGTGTCGTCAATCGGAATTATCATTACAGGTTTAGCACCATACATCATGGCATCGGTCACATATCCGTCAAAAAGAATATTAAGGTCATATTCTTCAATGATATCCTTTATAAGACGTACATGTCTTTGATCATTTTCTGTAATATCATCTGTCGTAGATTTCTGACTTGCGTTGAAAGTATCATAGCGAGCGATAAGGTATTGCTTTGAAAAACTATCTGCGGAAAGAACCGAATTCTTAAGAATATCAAAACACTTTGAAGCCTCGGGTATCATCCCAGCTACCATTTGATATTCATAAAACAATTCAAACATCGGGGTCGCAATCGGGTATAATTCCCTAAAAAGATCCATATCTTTTGAAAGATCGGTTAACCCTTTAACACCAGTTACAAACCCTTGTTTCGAATTATCATTCTTCGATGCTTTTGCATTATTATCAAGGACGTTAGATTTTATTGCATCAACGAGCATTTTAGGAGAACTGGCTGCAACGTTTCTGTTAAATTGGGTGGTTATTTGCTGTACTTTATCTACAACGTTATTGATAAATTCGGTATTTCTTTCGATATAATCTCTTGACACACCGTGTAAAAATGCATCCTGTACTTCTGATAATTCTCGATAAGTAGAAGCCCCGTCAGGTTTTGCTATTTTTTTAGGCGGTACAATTTGTAAATTATTGGCCATAACCGTTTAATCTCCTTATGTTTTCTTTATAATAGTGTTTTAGCCGTTTTTATTCAAAGAATTTGGGAGGCACATGCCTCCCAAATATATGATTACGCAAGAGTTCCTGTTATGAATACTTTATCACCCGACATTCTGACAGTAAGAGCTTTTAATGATCCTGACTCCTCTACGATAGTATCACACGTATCTTGAAGTCTGTGAATTTTCACTCCTATGTTTTCATTTTTTGCGCCTTCAAAAGAAACGGATCCCTTCGGTTTACCAATAAACCCGTCGGCAAACATGAATGATTTGTTCACATGATTAAAACTTGTTGTTACAGACATTGACATATGCTCTTGTGCGAAAAGTTTGATAAGTTTTTCTTTTGCAACTGTCAAATCTATTTGCGTTCCTTCAGAAGTTGTATCTGGAATTGTAGTTGAAGGTTTTAATATTCTCGAAGTTGGATTCGCTATAACTTCCTTTAAAGAAAGTGCGAGCTTTCCGACAAGAGGTACGACAGGTTTTCCCGCAATAAAGGTCTTATCCAGTATTGTAGAATCATTTGGTATCTCCTGCATATTCGCTTTTGTGATAATACCTTTTACAGGCTTTTTATCACCAAAAACTTGAGTTCTAAACGATGCTGAAGGTTTACCAAGTTGGGTTAGCCACAATAATCCTTCCGATGCCAAAAGTGGAGTTGCTATTTTATGTGTGGCGCTGTTATACATGAATAAGTATATATCAGAAAGATGTGCATAATGATACTCACTTTCGGTGCATCCTGTGGGCCTAATTGTGAGGATATTAGCGACGATTGTGCATCCGTAAATCCATCCTCCAAGTTTAAAGATATTAAAACCGTCATATGAACGATTTGCATTATCTGTAAACCTCTCGGAAAATTTATAACACTTAAAGTTTTTAAGAACTTCCAGTAATGCCTTAGATCCATCCGCACTTTTGTAATCGTTGTATGTATACAAATCCCAATCTCCGCCATTGTCCATCGATTGAAATTTGTAATATATGTCACGTATATTATTTCCAATATTGCGAGATTGAAACGGTGTTAAAAATTGATACCATTCATCTCCAGGAGGATATGCCATACCGATATCAACCTTTCCAGTTTTGTCGTTTATAAGGTATGTATATTTATTTTTTTGGATACTATGTGGATCACAAGATAGTCCCCAATCGCTATTATCGGAGAAAAGCCCCTCAAGTGCAACCGAAAAGCCCTCAACTTTTACACCAAAAATCTTTGATGATTTTGCAATAGGTTTATGAATTACGTTTTTAGTACGCGGATTATAGACGGCTATCCATACTCTCTTTAACTTATATCCTTTATTGGCATAACGGACATTTTTATTTAAAGAAAATGGATATTTTTTATCAGGAACTGCCGATATCGAATTATATAATCCGAATACAACACACGTTCCTGCAAGTTCCATGATTTGATATTCTTTTGTAGACTTAAGATCCGCTTTTCCATTTGAATATGTGATGTACATATCATTTTTGAAGTCTTTATCAAAAGAGGTTCCATTCCGTCTCATTTCGTGATATTTGGAAAATGAAAGTGGTTCATATCCATTAGCGTTAAGCTCATTAAGACGCAGTTTTATAGTTTTCTCAATACCTGCTCTTTTAAGATATGAAATCATATCGTTTGCAGTTTTAAGACCATCAGGAATTGATACTCTAAGAAATGCACCTTCTTCAGAAATATCCTTCTTTTTGGCATCTTTTTTCGTATCATCTTGTATAACGGTATTATCGTCTTTTCCTGTTTGATTTTCGATATCCTTTACAACAGCGTCTTCCTTTTCTACATCTTTGTCTTCAAGATAAACAGAATTGATGTTAAGATCATACGGATATCCTGATTCTCCTTGAACAACGCCTGAAAACAAAATGTATGCGTTATAGCTTTCGATTGTTGTATTGTCAGCTTTTTCAAACTGGATAAAAAGTTTAAACCACGGTTTCTTTTTCTCTTCCATTGCGGCTGATAATGCTTCTGATACAGGATTTAAAAACCGCGTATTCAAAGATATTCTGAACTGATCTTCATTGATATTTAGATGCTGTATAGAATGAAAAATCGATAAAGGTATACACAAAAATTTCAATGCTGAAACTGTTCCTGTAGATTCCGTATCAGGATCTTCGAAATGTTTTTCTATCCTGTCGCTACTGTATGGAATTAAAAAAGATTCTATATCAACACTGAAATCTTTAAATTTTTCTGTCATTACTTGTCTTGCTCTTGGACACAAAGTGTCATACATGTCGCAAAATTCGTCCTGAATTTTCTCTATAGACATAGGTTCCATATGTTTTCCCCTTTATTTTGAAGCTATTTTACTAGGATGTTTTACCAGCTAAAAATGCAAAAAAAATAAATACCTGGACAGAAATGCCCAGGTATTTATTGTATTTAAAATATTTTGTAATAACTAACAAAGCGTTCAAAATTGTCATACGCCTTTGGTGTTAACGATTTTGTAGTTCTGTTGTCTCTTGTTATAGATATTTCCTGAGAACATTTCTCGACGATAGGTGACATTAGAAACAGTGTCTCAGGATTATCAGGAACAGCATTAAAGACAACTCTGTGGCCAAATATAGAACCCTTTAAGAAGAACTTCACAAACTGAACGTGATTCACTTCATCCTCAGGAAAGCAATAATTGAAATTTTGAAGAACCCTGTCTGAGAGTGTCCATTCGTCACTTTCGTCTTTCGTTGCTATCACTTGGAAAATATCTGTGTCGGAATATACGCTGCCATGCTTTGTAAAATCCTCCGATTCCAAATATGAACGAAAGCAGTTACGTACGCAGTTTCTTCTATAGATATCTTCCGCATCGGCATCCGGAATACGATGAGAGTTTAATGAGCATATTTTAATATCAAACATGCCTTTTATTGTCTTAAACTCCACATGCATAGTGTCATTATCTGTTGCACGATTGGTGTTAAAATACACAGAAACTCCATTGCCACACAGAAGGGAAAATTCATTGCAATCGCTAAAGACCTTCGGGTCTTTATCAGCACCATCTCCATATGTATACGGAGAAAGAGAAAACCCGTCGCAAATACTTTGCAATTTGCATACGAATTTGTACAAACCACTATAAGATAGCACAATGTTTTGCATCGATTTTCTGGTATGCATTTCGAATTCTTTTAATTTGACCATAATAAGAAACTCCTTTTATATCGTGCTTAGAAATAGGTTATCTTGACGCTTTAAATAGCGACTCTGTTCTGAACTCATCTAAGAGCATTCGTGCATATGTCCAATTTGTGCCAATAGGTACTCTGTTGAAAAACTTGACATCGTTAGCCCATTCTACAATTTTAACTTTTGTGTCATTATCAAGTCTTGTTATTCCATCAGGTCCAGGTATTTCGATGATATCAGATATTGCACACGGGGTAAGTCTGTTTGCAATACTTATGCAAACACTGTAATCCCAATTTTCGTTTGTAACAAGCAGACAATTAAAGCTGTCTTCTGTAAATTCGGAGATTGTACATTGCTTATACGTTTCAAATGGATGCTCCACATCCTTGACTTTGTCAATTTCAAGTCTTATATGAAAACCCAACGATATATCACCGTTTATGGATCCGACAATAAGTGAGAAAAATTTATCTGTTAATACCATTATTTTTGTGCCTCCATACTCCTATTGAATGTGTGCCAAAGATTCACTGCATGAAACCAATTCGTACCGTTCGATACATTCCCGATGATGTGGTATATATCATTAGCCCATACAATGAGCTTTTGTTTTACCTCGTCTGTGGAGGGAACAAAAAACAATTCAGGATTCTTTCCTTTGATATTCGGCATTTGTACAAGGTCTTCGATTGTTTTAGGCGGAGAGGAAATTAAAAAACTCGATTCTTCAATTGTGTGCAAGTAAAAGCAATCGAGAATTCTTTCATCTTTTACCCAAATAAAAGGCCTATCATTAGGATGTGTGACAGAATCATCCGTTTTCATGAATACTTCGATACCGTAATCTTTTACAGATGCGAGAACAATTTTCTGTCCATTAATCTCCGGTTTGGTATTTTTCATATTTCTCCCCCGTTGCGCGTTTAAGGTCTCTCCATAAAGATATGGCATGCATCCAGTTATTTCCATAGAGAGTTTCATTTTGAAAATTTTCGCCTTTGACAGCGATATAATGTGGTTTACTCGCCCATTTAATGAATTTCTCTTTTGCGAATTCACACAACTGTTCTTTCATATGCGAATTCACGACCATTTCGTGAACCTGGTCGGTTTTAATGGGCGTTTCTATCCCATCCAGCACAATCCAAGTACATATCTTTCCACATATGTATTTTGCCATCGGCACGTTTACTCTTTCGAGAATCCAATCAGGGCTCATAAGTAACGTAAAGTCGTCTTGCTCCATTGTTGCAAGTACAAATATAAGAGGGTTTTCTAAAGACATAATTTACTCCTTTTCAATAAAATAAAAAATACGCCCATAACTGGGCGTATTTAACCGTTAATATTTCTACACAGTTATATGATATATACTCATATAAGCGGTTGTTTTTTCTGAATAATAACTGTCCATCCGTCGGATACAACAGTAAGACCGTCGATTACGGATTTAAAACGGAATAGCATAAAAGAAGAACTTATGTTCTTTATAGTATAAAGAGTCAAGTTTACACTTGTAACGGCACTCTTTGTAAACTCTTTAAGAAACATATTTTTCGATATCGATATTACGCCATTTATGTCATTTGAATTCATATGTACACTGGCGTTAATTTTAGTCCCAAAAATAGATATAAAACCTTCTTGAAGATTTATATCAACAGGCTCATCCCTTTCAAACATATTTTGAATAATTCCAATTGGAATATCGTATACACTATGTGTTTCAAGATATGTAGGACTTGCGGGATCATTAATACGGGGAACGCCTGTAAGTAGATATACACCAAATACGCTTTCATATGAAACTTCGGTATTTGAAGAAAGTTGCGTATATGAGAACTTACAGCGATTGAGAACTTTATCGTTTTGAAAAAGCATTTTAAGATGTATTGGAGATTTGTTTTCCTTTTTCTCTTTCGAGTATTCGTTATAAAACGCATAAAACTTTTCGATATCGATAATAAGAATACACCCCCCTATATTAGGTCCAACTTTATTATCGAATATTGCGGTAAGCGATTCTGTTAAAGGAGTGCAAAAATCGGTGTATTTTATATCGATATTGCCCAAGAAAACGTTCGTTTTAGTGGTATCTTGCGGTTCAGTAGGGGTAAAGGCTGTATAAATATGTCCGCAATATAAACAGAAATATGGATAGTGCGTTTGCTTTAACATTTTGCAAAAATACATTATAGCATCAGCAAAACGTTTAGACCATACTTCATTTACAGATTCTTCAAATGGCGCATAATGATGGTATTCTTGAGATGTCATTCTGCTCCTCCCAATCTCTTTAACTCTTTGTCAAGTTCTACCACCATATTTCCTATCGATGGCATTTGTAGATAATCGTGTGTCCATGACATTATATCTCCTGTTAAAAGATTATCAAAGCATTCAGGAATACTGATGGCTGATATGTTATCTCTAACTTGAGATACTTGTCCTATCTTATCTATCTGAAACTCTAATCCCGTTTTGTAAGTGTTAAACAAAATAACAATACTCGGATACAAACTTGCAAGGTCGGCATCGCTTATAAATGGACGAATCATTTTAGACGGATATGGAAATAAAGGAGTCATGAGAGCTTCATTCAAATGAGGAGATGCAACAATAGCGCCTTCATATCCTGTTTCAGGATTTTGTATAAGAGCATTCTTGTTATTTGCCATAACAAGACCATTATTCTCATAGAATTGAATCATTCTGTTTGTTACAATCGAAGTCTTTTTACACACGTTAGAAAGACTTGATAATTCTGCTAAATACATAAGAGCATTTATATCCCTAGTTTTAGCTTCGAGACATGCCATCATCCAAGTGTCTTTAATATTGTAATGCACATGAGTTGCAAAATCAACTTTAGGAAGCTCGATTGGATCTATGGCAATATTGGAATAATCGAGTTTTCCTTTTTTCAGTATTGTCATGCAAATATCATTAAGAGAATATGATGAGAAAGAACCACGTCCTTTTCTAATATTTGCAAATGTCGACATTGCACAGATGTATTGTGTATATCCAGGAATAGAAAGAATATGCCATTTGTCATAATATTCGTGCCTCGGATTTTTATCTTCTCTAAAATTCCAGAAACGAAATTTAGGAGGCACATCAGGATGACACAATAAATCTTCAAGACGCCCTTCTTCAGGATGACGTTCGATATAATTTTTTGCCCTGTTAATACATGTCATTTCATCAAATGAGAAGTTCCATGCATAGCAAAAATCCGGCTTTAATTCGTGAATAATTTTATATCGTCTTTTTATTATCTCGAAATCATTATCAAAGAATTCGAAGATATAAGTTGTATCCTTGTTTGTAAATGTAGCTTTTCCTTCACCTTCAGTTTGTCCATTCATGTCAGGATCTGCTTTAAGACGAGCTAAAAAAGCCCCAGATGCCAAATCATTTTTGAATTGTGCAATTGTAGGATATGTCTTTTCATCGTCCCGAATGAGAGTATACATCGTATTTGAAGGTTGAAAATAAAAAGACATTACGTTTATGGGACTTTTTGCGACCGATGGATCTGAAAAAGTATCAGTTTCTATATCAAAAAACATAAGCTTGTAACCGCCTATGTGAACACCATGCTGTTTTACAAACTGCTGTTTATACCATTCTTCTATATTGCGATCTGATCCAAAGATACGAGGATTCATATGAAGACTCTTAATGAACCTTTTACGTGTCTCCATTTTCTCTTCATAACTTGCATACTTTCCAGCAGATTTGATGTAGTTATACTCTTCAGTTCTTCCGCAATAATCAGCTAAAATTTTTTCAAGATCATGATACTTGATGGTAACAAGGTCGACACTGTCTCTTGATATAAAGTCTATATACTTTGGAACATCGACGTTTTGTTTAGCTATATAAAAAGAAAAATCGGGATTTTCGATAATTCTGATAATCTGTTTATCCCCTTTCTTATATACAACAATCATTGCATCATCAGCTACTTTCTTAAAAGTGCCTTTTTTATTTTTCCATTGCTCTTTTAAGTAGAACTGATTGATAAATGTATATTTTTCACCATCCATTATTTTCTCCTACATATATTATGTATACTCGTTATCGCTATTACAATGTTTGTCAAAATGTACAGATCAAAAAAAATATAGGAGAGGCATGATGCCTCTCCTTAAAATTATCCCCCGATAGCTTTGCGAGAATTTTGTTCTTCTATTTTCTTTCGGGTAACTGCAATGCGCTTTTTTAAGTATTCGATTTCTTCTTCGTTGCTTAAAAGATAATCTGGATATCCTGGTACATCAGGATTTCGCAATATAACCGGTTCACCAAATCTTCTTTTTTGAAAAACTCGAGGTTTTTGACCGCAAGTAGAAGTTGTAGTTGTACACATATAATACCTCCTTTATTATAAAAATAAAGGAGAGACATGCGTCTCTCCCTATACTCACCATAAAGAAAAAACAGATCCCCAATTGCTGGCATGCGGAGGCATACAGCTTTTCTCTTTAGCCCACTTGAAAATGTAGGCTTTCATTTTATCTGTAAGGTGGAAATCGTTTTCATCAGGCTTGTATTCTTTGATGTCATCTTCTGACTCAGGATATGTTTGAGTGACAATAAACCTCGAATGAGGAATCATCGTCCTACCTTCAGATGAAAAAACATCATCGCTGTCTTTGTCGGCCCAAATTTCTGCATAAGGAGTTGGTCCTCTATGCATATCGATACGCGCATATATGGCATAATCCATGATACGTATCCTCCTTGTTGTTAAAATAACGGGGTGAGAAACCACCCCGTAAATATACTATAAAGCGTGCGCATTTTTATTGAATCTTTACCTCCATATGTGTAATACAAATTTTCATTTGTATGAGAATGCTTTTAAAATGTCTATGTCACAGCCCCAGAAGGATCAATTTTCAGATCCAATGCTATGGGTGGAATGTGTTCATAAAACATTCCGTAGCCAGATTTGATGGTTGCTACGGATGAACATCGTACCTGTACGTCTTTTCGATTATATTTTAACCCATACACGGTGTTTTTCACTAAAGACCAGATAACAGGTAGACCAAATTTTGTGAATGTCGTTGTCATATTCTTCTCCTTCATGTAGATGATATATAGTCTAAATAATATTTGAATCAATTAGACCAAATTTCTACAAATCAAAGAAGTCAGGAATCCAATCGTCTGGAAGTTGCAAGTCTTCCAAGTCAGCAGCCCTACATCTTTCGTTGAATTCGTTCTTTAATGAGACCAAATTGATCCGTTTTTGCTCCAATACATTTTGTTTTCGTGTAAGCTGGTTATCTCTTGATGTATACGTATTGAAAAGCCTAAAGGCATCGGCAGCTTTTTGCTCTGCGGAGATTAAAAGAAGTCGGATTTTCTCCTTATCTTCTTCATTTTTCCCGACAAGAGCATATGCTTCTATCAATTGTCTGTTTACTTCGTCTTGTGCATTAGATAAAGCGGTTTTTATATTTAACTCGGCTTCTTCCCTTTCTTTAGTAAAGAGATCATATTCTCTTTTACTTATGACGATATCACTCGAGTTACTTAAAACCGTAACAGCATCGTATATATGAGGAAGGATAGCGTTGTTAATGACACTTGTAAGGTCTATATTAAGACGTGTCATCGGATTAAATCTATCATCTTGGGTATAAGGGCGTGAAAAGATTTCAAATTTATATGTCATACAAGTAATAAGCTCTGTAGTCTCATTATAATTCACCATCATAGGGAAAAGATATATATCTCCTCCCTTTCCGTCTATCATAACCTGTGGATCCCTTGAATCAAGAGCTTTGCAATGATAAACAAAACCGTTCTCTAAAAGCAGTCTTTGATACATGCTTTCATCGATTTGATAATCTTCAAACCACGGTTTATATACATCCCATTCTAGCTTTTCAGCTTCTTGAAATGTGGTGACGGCGACAACTTTTATGTCTTGTTTAAAATCTGCCCATTTTCCAGCCCCGATTGCTTCGTAATATTTGCCAACATGCAATCTATCTATCATGGGCTACACCTTTAAATCGAATTCAGTTCTGTTTCCGCGTTTGTATACCGCCCATTCAACCCCTCGTAATTTAAACGACACGTAAGTTGAAGTTTCAGCATACCCCATCGCAGACATGATGGCAGAATCGATAACTTTTGTATCACCGCAAATGTAGTTTATCGTATTCTTTAAATACGTGTGAAACTTAAATGCAAAATCATCTTCGGTATTATCATGCCTAAAATTTCCGTCTATTGAAGGACGATATTTCGGGATTTTATCGGAAAGACCGCCATCGGGGCCTCCAACTATGAACGGGAACCATTTATGTTCGAGAGTGAATATTTCGTATTTCCATGGATATTGAGCTTCACTGTTTTGCAATACAGACGAATCGTTTATTTCCTTTTGTATTGTTTCAAGACTCACAGGATTTGAAAGAAATAACTCCTTAATAGAAGTTGCGGGATTTGTTTCCATGTAATCGTTTAAACTTTTGTTTGTATACAAAGGCCAAATAGCCCTTCTTGAAGAGATAAATATTGTCGGATATTTTTCTGAAAGAAAGTCTTCTCCTCTGTGGGCGTCTTTGTCATTTTCCAATATTGTCTGCTTTATAGCATGCAATATATTAGCATTATCCAAGGGATTAGTGAGTCCTTCCCAGTTTATACCTTTTGTAAAGATATGGAAAGGCTGCATTTCTCCACTTGAATATACAGGCGCCATGTATACATTGTGATCTTTTACATACCTCGGTCCTATTCTTCTAAACATTGCCGCAACGACTTCTTCTTGTTCGTGGCGTTCAATATCAGGATCGTCCGTATAATAAACGTAAATATACGGACGAGAGTTCACTTGTGTCGTAACGAAGACTTCTGGGTTTGTCCACAATACAAAGTTCCTGAAACTTCCGCCAATGCCGGAATCGTCATAACATGAGAATTCCATTCTAGCAATACGCTGTGTCCCAGGAACAATGTATGTTCTTATTTCTCTTCCAAGGTTTTTGACATACCAAAGATCTAAACGCTGTGCATCACGAAGGATTTTGAATTCTTCAAAAATGGTATTCGGGATCATCTTCAAAGGATCATTCGGATCTTCTGTTTTATTTGATCCCGACATCGCCATATGTAAGGCTAAATCTGCAGGATTATTAGCTCCGTCAGTCCATCCTAAATACCGGCGCATTCTGTATATGCTGTAAGCGATTTGAAAAGCTTTCTTCCACGAGTTTATGGTGTCAGGATTTAAAAGAGAAAGATCATTTGACGTTCCTTCAAGCCCGTAGTTATCCATGTAAAGATTGTGAATGACATTCGCAACTGTACATGTAAGATGAACTGGAACGGAAAACTTTTCAAGTACATCCCGGAAAGTGATCTTTTTATCATTAGTAAGATCGTTACTTATATCCTTATCAAGGGATATGGATCCGCCCTTTAAAAAGCCGGTAACTTCATCCGGATCGTTTTCGATATAATAAAAACCCTCAAAATCTTCAAGTGTCATAGCCACGATTATACCCTCCTTGTAGGATACGTTTATGTAGATGTTGAAGCACCCAAATCATAAGCCCAAATGTTGTCCATACACAAAGGATATGCGACATTCGGTACACAATCGACAATAGAAAAACCAGAAGCTTTAAGAATTTCTGTGTAAGATTCTTCATTTTGTATGTATAAAACACGTAAGGATTGCAATATGTTATGCCGATTTTTCAAGAACTGTAAAGATAAAGCTATATCTGTAGGTTCCTTTAAGTTCAAGAAATCGTATGCGAAAATATACGGAGATATAGACAAAAGGCTGTCCTTTTCCTTAAGTCTCTCTTGCGGATATTCCACAACTTCAATGTGATTTTTTCTTTCACGCGTATCTTCTTTGTAGTATTTACATTTCTGAAATTCCTCTTCTGAGAAGATATGCTTGAATGTCACAGTATATTTACCGCCATATTCCTCATGATCCTGAATGGTGTGAATTTTAAACTTTCGATGTAAAGTATACACAGGATAGTACGGAGAATAAAAAAGCGCCATAAAATTTGGTGTGCTGTGATCCTCATCATCTGTATAACTTTCATATACAAGATTTGCGTACTTATATTTCTCTATAAAACGATTTACAGTATCAGGCTGTATGTGAAACGGAATAGAGAAAGGTTTCGCACACTTATCAGACCACCAGTCCATGAAGGTCGACAAGTCATGTAGGTTATCGTTTTTCATAACCCCCCCCCGATTAAAAAAATAAACGTAAGCGCCGTAATAGCGCTTACGTAAAGGAAGATTTACGCGGACCCAAGATAACACACAAAAATTACTACAGCTATTCTTAACCAAATAGCGCGACCATTTTGGTCAATCCATTAACTTTTGTATGTTTATCATTAGATCAATGGATACATTAAGATCATGGGTACGAAGACGAATTTCCGGTTTGCGGCTTGACAGAAAATCGAATTCGTTATACGATCGAGTAAGAACCGTATGTATAGAAGCGACATACAATCCGCATGTCTTTTTGCGTCATTACTAGAAATACATCCATGGCTAATAGCGCATTTCTAATATGTACACCGAGTGGTATATCGGTGCAAACGGACGCTGAAAGGAGGCGCTTTACCACTAGCGTGATAAAACTAGACCCTAATGTATCCATTGACGTAATGATAAATAAAAACTTAAGTGTGGGATTTTGCGTCCCACACTTAAGGAATTTCTATTAAGTCCTTTCTCCTTCAATACCCGCAAAGATATCGTCAAAGTTTTGTGCGGCAGGTTCTGTCGCCGCTGCCGGAGTCGATTTTGTCGAAGAACTCCAAGCCGATTTAAGATCTTTGTTTCCTTTGGCAATTTCGACGGCACTTTCTGTAGGAACTTTGAATGTATCTTCAATGATTGCTTCACGTTCCCTTATCACCTTTTCAGGAAGTCTTGCGCCGGAGAATGCTACAAGCACTTTACCGTCGCCTGTCTTTCCTTCTGTAGCGACTGCCGGTTCATCCAAACCGTAATAGCCTTCGAAGACACCTGCGGCATTTTTAAACATGCTTTGAGCGTCGACGATGTTTTTCTCGGTATAGAGGCTTGTTGAGGCTTCAACTTGAATTGCAACGCGCTTTACACTGGCGGTTATATCTGCGGACATTGCCGTAGCTTCTATCGCTCTTTTTATCGCGGCGCGTATCGGAGATTCCTCATCGTTCTTTACAGTCGCGCTTCCTATTACCATGATTCCAGGGTCTGAGAACATAGCTTTTCTGTCGGCAATATCCATATTTGAAATACGGGAAGTTTTTGTGGTTGAGACGAGTCTTTGTATGTTGCCAACTATGTTGGAATTTATAAGTTCATACTTCTTTTCCAACAAGTCGGTTTGTTCTCGTGTGTTATCGGCCAGAATGATTGTAAAATCCTTCCATGAAGGATCTTTCTTTTCATCCTGTGTCGGGCCGAGTTCGCGCAGACAGTCAATCGCATTTTGCTGCGCAATTCCCCTCTCATAAAGGGACGGAAGAACAATGACAGGAATTACAAAGCTGTCAGGATATGTTTTTCGCAATATTCTGCTGGCCACAGGAAGAATACCTGAGCCTGTCCCGCCTCCACCAGAGGCGACAACGAAAATAAGATCAGGAACTACTATGGTACCTGTAGCGTTAAAGGCGTTGTTTACATTGGTCAAAAAGTTTTGGTATTCGGTTTTGAACGCAGCTAATGCTGAGTTTCTGTTTTTCGCTGCGCCATCTAGTGTGCGCAGTTTAATTCGTCTTGCCGGATCGATTAATTTTACGGCGTCTAAATCTTCGGAACTTGAATTCATAGCCATTGCTTGCCCAAATCCTAAACGGACTGCGACTTCAGCAATGGCAGATCCTGCGGCTCCGATTCCGATTGTAATTGTGTTCATTTTCCCTCCTATGTCTTTTCACAATAGTCTTTGACTTCTCCATTTCATTGTATGTATATTATGTATACTTAAAAAAAAGATTGACTATTTGCGAAATACCACCGAAATTTGAATTGCGCCGCCTATGCTTAACACCGGAAAACTCACCTGTAATGGAAGGGCTAATTGTACAAACCAACCGCTTCTTCCGAATGCAAATGCTGGTCCTGCTTGTATATTTTGATAGAAACCCTCTCCGTTAGATGCAAAACCATAACTTGCTACAGCTCCCCAATAAGTAAAAAACATATTTCGCGTCTTTTCGTATATTTTTACCGCGTCTTCTATGGAAGACACATCTTCTTTCATTTGATCTGAGATATCGACAACTTCGTCTATATCTTTAGATAGAATCTTGATGTGCTCCTCCAATAAGAGATTGCGATTTTCACTTGCGGCATATACTTCTATTATCGCTTTGTAATACGTTACAAGCGTTTCATAATCATCAGGAACTTTAAAGACGACAATCTCATCTCCTATTTCTTTTTCAACAGGAGGAAGCGCAAAAAGAGAAGATGAAATAAAGATAAGAAAAACTAAACATAGATTTTTCATGGTTTATCCTTTTGCTTTCTTGTAATAATCCCAGCATCTTCAAGACTATCCAGCCTATCATTTACTGTATTTGTTTGAACTGTATTCATAGCTAAAGAAGCATCTTCTTTAGCTTTACCAGTTTTTTGTTGTAATGTATTAGCTGTGTCTTTTGCCTTTGCAACAGAATCGTCAAGATTCTTTTTTGCTTCTTGCTCTTTTGTTTTATTTTTATCGCTAACGCTCTGCATTAAAAGAACGCTGATAATTGCACCGAGAATTCCGAGGACGACAAGACCTATCTTTTTTAAAATAGAAAGAAATTTGTCTTGAGTAAATTTTTTATCATCTGTTTGCGGACTGTTGTTTGAGTTCTCCGCCATTGTTTTCCCTCCGTACATGAGGAGTTATATTCTCCGTAAGAGAATTCACAGAATCGGGGTTTAACCCTAAGGCAGATAATGTGCCTTCTTCCATTGTAAGGTGACTTCCGTCAAACCCTTCATAAGCTTCAGAACAGTGTTCCATTATTTTATATCTCCTAAACAAGTTTCAAGTTTAATAGCGCCGACAGGAATTGTATCTTTCTTCGCTATCTCATTTTCAAAGTTTGTGTATATATCTTCTACAATTTCCATAGGTTCAGGAACTTCGTATACAAGATATAATTCAACAAACGAACTTACCGATTCTTTTGGTATATTCAAAAGATTAAGATGAGTGTATTGTCTTACGACTAACACAGTCTCTTCTTTCGTGTTTGCATACAATCTTGGAATTGACGTTTCTAAACGGATAAGTGTGAAATGCCTTTTTGAAAAAAATGAAAGCAGGTCCGTAAGACCTTTTTCTACAATGGAAGGACGGCGGCATATTGAAAATATCGAATGTATTCTTTTATTCGAATACGTTTCTGCAAGTTCTTCGCATAATTCGATACTTTTTGTTAAAAGACTTGACGCTATGTTTTGATATCGGAAGGAATGTCCTACATTTACGAAAGCGATAAGGGTACAATCAATTTTTGTGTAGTAATGAAATATCATGCACCCCATAAGTTCTCCTGTCGAAGTAGAAGCTGCTAGCATTTTACGAACAATTGTATCGTGTTTTATGAACAAGAAATTGAACGTATGTTCTCTAGCAGCTTCCCTATCAACTTTGTTATTCCATTCTGGACTTATAAATTGTGTAAAAATTTCATCAAATTCTTCCCGATTATCAACAGACGCGTTTACTTCTTTAATTATCATATTTTTTCCTTTTTTTAAGGGTGTGCGCCGTTAATTAACTCCGTGAGAAGATTTAAATCCCGTGCCATGTTAAGAAAGAACCATATTCCTGAAGCTATGATAGCCGTAACAACAAGTCCGACTGCAGCAATGGCGCATTTTTTAAAGAAGCTCCATCTGTCAAGAATTTTCTTATCAGGCACTTCCTCAAGTTTTCGAATACGTACGTATAGTTCATCAACATCTTTGGTCTTTACGGTACTGGTCTCAAGTGCTCTTACACGATTTTCGAAATCAGCTTGCTTGTTGGCAATGTCTGTAAGCTTTTCATTCATTGATTCGATTTTTCCATGTTGTCGAACCATGTCGCTTTTTATTTCCTGAATCGCTTCTCCCATTAAATCCATTTTTCTTTGAATCTGTTCTAACAACTTTAGAACAAGATTTTCATTCTGATTCTGTGTGGCCATCTACGGTTTCCTCCCTTGTTCAACACGTTTGCCGAGTCTCCCTTGTAGTATGTCGTTTGTGGTAATCGACAATACATAACTATTACTTGTCAGATCTGAAATAAGAGAGCTACCAAGAATATAATTATTCATGGTATTTAAAGCTATTTTGTCTTCGATATTGTTAGGAAGACTTGAAAGGCGCGGAAGTTTAACTCCTTCTCTAAGTTGCTTGTATAATTCTTCCTTTGCGTCCATAGAATCGGCTCTTGGTCCATAAAGTTCTTTCATAACAGGCCCAGCTCCAACAACAGTAAGAGAAAAAAGATCAGGACCTGTAATTTTAGCACCCTTATCTTCTTTTATAACTTGCCCGGTTCTGGCATCCCGTTTTTCCGCCGAAGTTGTAACTTTATTTTTCTTCCGAATTATTTGCTGAAGTCTTTTTAAGTGCAATTTTCCAACAGGCACCTTCGTAGCTGTAACCACAGGAGATGTAATACTTGTACCTTCTGTCATATACGGAAGTGCCACATATTCTTCTAGTTCAACTCCTACCATCTTAGCAAGTTTCTGATAGTTATCGAATTTAGGTTGTGCGTTCTTATTAAACGATTGTATTTCAGGTGAAAAATATATTTTGGGATTATCTAAAATTCTTTTTATCTCTTTTACAAAAGCTGCATCAGAGAAATGATTAAGATAATCATCCCATTTCTTTGCGCTATTTCCTGAAGGATCAAATATGATCATAAAATCGTGTATTGTTTTCGTGACTTCTTTGCGAAACTTTTGTATTTTGGTAAGAGCTGCCACTTTTATTTCTCCTTTACTCTATGCCAACACCTGTTATACTGTAACAACTAAAAAATGGTTCTATTGAAAGTGCTTCAAGTATTGACAGAAGCATATTTGTATAAATCAACCTGAAGTCATTTTCTTCCAAGAAATAAACGTCTTTGCAATCATGTGTTATCTTTTCAGATAAGATCATTGCAATGTCTATATAGTCATCTTGAGTTATACATATACGACCATAACAGACACCTGTAACAAACATTTGTATTTCAAGTTTGAACATAGGAATGCCGTTTTTAGTATAATTTTCGTCTGTGGCATTTACAATAAAAATATTATTTTTGTGCAATATTTTTAAAGATTCTCTTATAACAGTAACGCGTTGAATATAATTAGATGCAATTTTTCCTGCTAATCGATGTAGCAATTCTGTCTCTTGAATCTCTTCAGGTGCTGATGGAAGTCTTATAAGTGTAACACCATTCTCCATGCAATTCCTCGCTTAAATTTCTGTATTAATATAGTGTTTTAACTTTATTTTATCTAAAGCATGTGGACAAAAAATAAGCTACCACCCAGATGGGTGGTAGCTTATTTGTGGAGGATTGGAATGTAATTCCTTAGCCTTCTGTGCTTCCTGAACCTTCAGGCGGCGGAAGCTGTTCCGGGTCAAATTGGGCTGGCGGCTCTGAATCAACGGCAGTCGGTTCGAGGTTGTCATCCTCGGCTTCAACCTCGTCCGGGCCTCCTGCGGCATCCATTTCTGTTGCCACGGGTTCCGTCGGGCCACCACCATTATCGGTTTCAGAGGTCTCGACGTTATCTTCGGCCGGATTCATGGTCTCATCCAAATCCTGGTCTCCTGTGCTGTCAGCAAGGTCGTCATCCTCATCGGTGGTTTTGTCGTCACCTTCATTGGAATCGTCGCTTCCCTCACCTTTGCCTTCTCCGCCATCGGAATCATCACTGTCATCGGCGGCATCTCCGTTACCGGAATCGGAAGTTTCACTGTCATCGGCAGCTTTCTGATCTTCGTCTTCAAAAGCCACGGCGTCATCTTCCGAACCATTAAAAATAGCCATAATAGTCTCCTTAAATAATGAATTTGTTATACAAAAATATCACTTAGTTTCGATAAATGATATTAAAGTTACCAGATAGTACCCTTGATTCCCATTGCTCGCTGTCCTTAAGTAAAATAACATCACTGTCGCTTAAGAAGGTATCATTATGAGAAATCAAAAACGACTGTTGGCAATTAATATTATCCAATAAGTCGTTTAAAATACCTACAAAAGTCTTCGCAGTGTTATAATCCAAAGGATTATCGATTTCGTCAAATTTTACGATGTTATACATCGAAGAGACGTTTGGGAATTGATTTAATAATGCCAAAGATAAAACGGTGGTAAGAGTAGCTCGTTCTGCTCCTGAACAAACAGAAGCATCATGGCTCTCAAGCGAATCAGATTGAATGACGTTAATATAAAAGTTTTTTTCGTCGATTATAAATCCATCGATAATAAGGTCTTGTTCCGGCCAAATCTCTGCCAAGTACTTGTTAGCATCTCTTAACAGCCTATTCATGAATCCTTCAATAAAGATAAGCGGAATCCCGGTTGTTGGTGACCACGCTTTACGCAAAGTCTCAAGAAGGCCATACTCTTCAGTAAGGATATCCCGTTTCTTTTCGTATTCATCAAAAGTGCGCATGGTATAGTCTGCGTCAGTGAGCTCTTTTTCCAATTGGCCAAGCTCATCTTTTGCGAATGTGATTTTTGACCGAAGCCTTTCGATATTATCCTCAAAGGCAAGGCCGGCGACATAATGTTTGTGCAAGCGGTTAATGATTTCTTTGAGGTCCGAATACCTTTTTAGCCCAACTAAAATATTCGAACGGATGGAAAGCAACGACAAAAGGTCCCCAGATTTTGCTTCGTAAACGCGAAGTTCTTCTAGAATCCTGCTTTTGTCATTATACAAATGTTGTATCTCGTCATTATATTCAATTATTTTAGCGTTTATTTCATCGATATCCTTACGAGTTTGCTCTACATGGGTATAAAAACTTGCAGCATCGGATATAAATTTCTCTAATTCTGTAAGTCTTTGCAATAAAAATGCATGTCTTTCCTGTGCATAAGAAAACTCAGAGAACTTTCTAGCTCTAGGAAGTATTATCATTACATTTTGAATAAATACACAAGGATCTGAGAAAAGATTAAAATCCGGAAATTTTGTTATTATTTCCGAATTGCTATTTAAGTACATTTGAAACTGGAGCATGTCTTTTAAAAGTTGTCTAGCCTTATTTTCATATTCATCAAATTTTGATATCTTTTCGTATAAGGCATTTGATGTGGCTGTAAGATCTATTATCTTTTGAAGAATTATGGGATGCTCTTTTCCTATAGTTGTAAACTCGTTTGCTTTAATTATAAAAGGACACGATTTTTCCTTACAAGTAGAAGGTATATTTACAAGTAAGTCTGATAATACTTTAAGATGATCGTAGCCTTTTATTTTTTCTTGGTACCTCTGAAGCTCTTCCATTGTGTCGTTATATTCTTTTTCAAGTTCGATTTTGGTATTCTCAAAAGATTTAAAGTCTATCTTTTTTGCGATATAATCTTCGAATATGCTACTTTCATCATACCTAGATCGAAGAGCATTTGTTTTGTCAATCACATTGTCAACAAAAAGCATATATTTTGTAGCGTCGTCTTTTGTAAAGAGGTTTATATAATCCTTAAGTTGCGGTATCTCTTCTAAAAGAGAATCGATGATTCTTGTAGAAGATATAAGTTCATCAGATAAGGATTTTTGTTCTATTAAAAACTTATCGGGATTATTTTTATCTTCATAATCCTCCAAGTCTTTTGTTTTTTGCTGTATGATATTTTGTAACGTACTTCTTGTTGTTATAAGTTCTCTTTCTCGTGTTAATCCGCTGTCGTACTTTACTTGAAGTGTTACATAATAATCCCTCACTTCTTGTTGCATCTTTGTATATTCATCTTGATGCTTATCGGATGATATATCATATTTTGTACAGATATCTTTAAATGTATCATTTAGAGTAATAAGATTGGATCCTATTTTCTCATATTCTTTTTTCATTTCAGTATATGATTGTACAATAGGTTTTCCACCAATATTAAGCATGTCAATAATGGATTGTGCTTTTGATTCAACAGTTTTAAGGTATGTCACTTTTTCAAGAATAGAATCATATCTAGCTTTTGCATTTTGTAATCGTAACAGTATATTTTCTTTACTGTCTCCAAGTCTATGCAATTCGCTTATAACAGATGCGATATCACCTTTTAATTTTGCAAAGTATTTCGAAGTATCCTGATACATATCAAGATAAACTTGAATATCTGGGGTAAACTTTGAGATGTTAGATTTTCGCTCTGATGGTGTCATAGATACTACATCTCTAAGACCCGGACCCAAAAATAAAAGTTTGTTATGTTCCTTGGATAAACCGAATCTTGCAAGTAATACCTCGTCGTAACTTCCAACGTTTCCAGAAGGATTCAATTCTATTTCTTGCCCATTTTGAAAATGTGAAAGAAAACATCTCGTTCCTACTTTTGTTCTCCAATGAACTTTTGATATATATGCGGATCCTTCGTGTTCGAAATGTAATTCTCTGTATCCTTCTTTTTCAGGAAGAATAAAATCATTTTCGTCTCTGACCGCTGAATATATTGTTGAGAATAGGGTTAGTCCTTCAAGTAGAGTTGTTTTTCCAGAACGATTAGGGGCTAAAATTAATACCATCCTATTCTTACATTTGGAAAAATCTATTTCGAATGTATCTAGGCCTAAGCCTATTTTAAAGCCGATGAAATTTTTAAAAATAGCTCTTGTGTATTTCATTAAATCCCTTCTTCTATTTCAATGTTAATTTTTAATGCGATTATGAATTAAAAATTATTTAGGATATACATAATAAATGTATAGGAGAACAGAATGGGAGAAATAAAAGAAGTTACGTTAGATGAACTATTACGAGAAAATATAGTTCATATTTTATTGGAGAAATTATAGACCCAACGCGACCGTCAATAATAGATTTTAATGACGATATCGATATTTCGATATTAACTGTCATACAATTAGAACAAGAAAAAGACGGAAAAATACGAATTATTTCTGCACATAAGAAAAAACTTTCCGATAAAATTATTGCAAGATACTATCGTAATATGCGGCATGTGGTGCATAATATGAAATTACGAATCACAGCTACTACAGAAAATGTAAATATGGATGGCCTATATGATGAAATTCCCGAAGGAAGCATTGAAGCCGCAAACCGTCGTATTATGCATATTATTAAACCGGAGGACATATGACAGACCACACTGAAGAAAACATCATTTAGCAACTTGAACATGATTGGGACATTTTCGGAAGGTTCCTTGATGGAGAATTGTACATTAGAAAAGCTGTATCAAGAATCAGAGTTACAGGGATTTATTATCTCAATAAATGTACATTTAACATTACATGGATAGAAAATGATTCGGAGGGCGAAATACCCTCCGAATTTTGTTTTTTTTTGATTAACTTTTTTTGTCAACCGATAAGAACTGAAGTCTGTATATCCCCTTAGTCATGACTTTATGGTTTGAATATCCTACAGTATTGAATTTCAAACCTGCAACCATGGCTTCTTGTAAACTGTACCTTGAGAATATGTACTTGATTCCTTTCCTGTGTGTAATGACGTATTCGTGGTTAATTCCGTTAAATAGAATAAAGTCTCCTGCTACATCGGAATTAAAATCGACATAGATTTCTTTTGTGCTCAAAGTAATACGGCCAGGACACATGAAAGCATAAACATCTTTTGTCGGGTCCTTACTGCTTGCAACAATGACAGAGAAATCTTCAGAGCGATATTTACGGTCTCCGTATTTGTACTGGATTGGCCATATGTTACGGATGAATGCGTGTTTTGCAATCATTTCGTTCACGATCATCTCTTTGGGATTCTCGGGATTCACATACGCGCTTCCATCAATAATTGGAACTCCGTTATACAGAAGAATCGTGGCATTTGGATTTAACTCACACGGGAATCCTACGATATATGGAGGAGTATCTGTATCGTAATGCATAGATACGGGCCCTGTCTTTACATAAGAGCCGCGTACCTGTTGTGTTAAGTTTACTCCAGTCCACTTATGGATATTTACCCTGAAGTTATAATGAAGCTTTGTTTTAAATGGCATTGCATACACATGTATAGCATTATCCTGCGAAACAAAAAGTATTGTATCTTTATCGTTTGTAATAACAGGACGAAGAGGTGTATTTCCGATATGCTCACCATTGATATTGCGTACAGGATACCAGTGAAGAAAATCTGAAGACACTCTGTATACATACCCTTTCTGGATATCCCGGTTGTCAAAGACATTGCCAAGATAATCTTCTCCAACAAGAGTATCACGGATAACCCATTTGCCATCAATGTACCAACACAAACCCTGCTGAAATTGGATTGTAAATCTTCCAAAAGCAGAGTTCTTGTCTTTCTGCCCGGTCTCCTTCATTACGTTGTCAAGCGTGTTTATAGTAAACTTAGGAGTTTCATATACAAACCCGTCAATCGTTGAATTCACAACAAAAATCCCGGATTCATAATACTCTGTCCTGTCTTCTTGTATATCGGGATTATCCATCCTCATAAACATAAAGCAGTATCCGACTCGAAGCATTTTAAGGTTGGCTTCCCATTGAAGAGTTAGATTAAGTTCATTGACATCAATTCCGCCTTTTTCATTTATGTAGGGGCCAAATAAGTTCAAATCAGGATTTCTTTCTATGATTTTATTTTTAATGTAATTCCTGATTTCTGGCATCGAAAGAGATGGAGTTGTATTTTCTGATGTAAGTTTTAAAAACTTTCCGTTTGCATGTTTTACAAATACATTCCCTTTTGAATTGATATACGGAACTTTGATAAGGTCGTTTGTATAGAGACAGGATGCCATAAGGAAAATGTGATATGCTCTGTAATCGATATCAGAGAGAGGTCCATCGTATTCTATGACACCATATCCTTGCGGATATTGCGCTGTTATCGGATTTACTTCCCATACAACTCCGTTAGTACTCATTACATTTGCTACGTTTTGAGTTCCATCGGAATTAGATAGGATAAACACTTCAACAGATGTATCCTTTTCGGGATTTGGGACGTTGTAAACGATAAATTTACGTGTTGTACTCCCTACCCCATTGATGTTTGTAAACCGACACTTCTTCCACGATACACCGTCGTTATTCGATACGTAGTACGCAATCTTTTCGATATCAAGTTCATCGGCATTAATCGTTATAACGTCCTCTTTATCAAATTGCTCAAAAGCAATGATTGTATTATTTGGTCCTGGGACTATTGTTAAGAAATTTCCGTTTGTGTTTAAATCTTTAATGTATTTATTACGGACATCTTTCACATCAAGATATTCGTCTATGAAAGGCGGAATATGCACTCTTACCCAGTTTTCAAGATCATTCAAATTTCGTGTTTTCCATAATGCATTGTTGGCATCTATTTTGAATAAAGTTCCCCAACTTGTCATTATGTATCGATTACAATCAAGACCGTCAACATCTTCATTTCTTGAAAATTGTTTCTTTGAAGACCCTATTGCAATAGGTGATAACGGAAGGGAAAATTCTCCTTCTTTTGTTTGAAGGGAATTAAACGACGACATACGAAGAGCATTTCTTATATATCCCAATGTAACATCAGATTCGTCTATTACAAGAGGGACTGTGATGGCGTTAAAAGATATAATGTTATTTCCGCGATTTTCATGATTCCTGAAACGTAGTTTTAAGTCGTCCATGAGATGCCGGTTTTTAAAGCTTAGCTTTAAATTCGAAACCGAACATTGTTCAAGTTCTACGTCAATATTGTCTTCTCCAGGTCCTCCGACGGTAAATTCTTGGCATAACACAGCCTTTTCTCTTCCATCGTTTATAGGAATCCTGTATTCAAATCCTTCTTGGTCTATGTAAATCGCGTTTGGAATTATCTTTCCCGTGTTGGAAATTAGCCTATTTCCTTTCGCAAAGGCCGCTTCACACAACTGTGGTATGTCGTCAGTTTCATTCACCCCGTGTTTCAAGGGATTTTCATAACGTCCGTCATCGCGAGCCAACTTATAGTCAACCCACGACAACGGATCGTCAGTGGCTTTGAAAAAACAGTCTACCGCAGGTTCGTGTAAAAACAGTTTGGAAATCAGGCTTATGTTACTTACATAAAAATCCCAATGGTATGCTAACGCATCCCTATTTTTTCGTACAAAGAGAATTGTATGAGCATCCATTGAAATTAGGTCTTGCCTGTATCCCATATATCACTCCTTAAAAATCGTAGATCTCTGTTCGCTGCGTTATGAACGGTATGGCTGTTACAAACGTAAACGGTGCGCTTGCGTTTGAAGGATCTTGATACAAAAATTCAACGATGATCGGATACGGAATACCGTTGTTGTTCGCTTGGAAGTTAGAAAGCATATTCGATGCGTTCGTTGTATCAGATATCGTGAATTTCTCAAAATCTTCTATACGGATAGGAATTATCGTATGAACAAAAGAAGATTCGATAACCGATCTTACCCTGAAGTGTGTCGGCTTCTTTCCCGGAATAGAACCAAAGATTGCGAATGCATCAGGAGTAGCAAAACCATCGAGGTTTTCTTTTCTGAAACGCATTTTTATACCGTCAACATTTGTGAACGGATCAAATTGAGCGACACAGCACGGAATTTGTGTCTTTGGCGCATATGGAACAACAATCTTGTCCCATCTTCCTTTATCTATTCCTGACATTGTCACCTGCGTATTGTGCTGTTCAAACCTAAGACCTCCGTGACCTATACCAAGAGATACTGTGAAGGTCTGGGTAACACCAAAAGAAGTTTCGCTGAATTCGCTATGGGCAAATTTTGCGTTAGCCGATACATCGAGGAATTGTTCTGTTGTGTATTTGGCAAACATATGAAGTTTGATAACTTCCGTAGCGCCTCCGGGAAGGGATGCGCTTCCGAGGGTATGGACGACTGGGACCGGAAGAAGATATTCAACTCCGGTATAGACATCTTCGACAACGCGTACAGTTTTTGTCTTATCGATGGAAAAATAGTTTCCGTCATGAATTGCCTCCCCAGTATCTGTATTTATTTCTCCTGCATAATACCTGGCTTGGATTTCGAAGGTTTTTCCAATTTCAAGTCTGTCAGCTATTGTTTCTTCGTCTTTGGGGATTGTGAGGACAAGGCGCGATGTTGAAATTTCATGATTGATATATCTTTTGTCCCCTGATGCGTATTTTGCATATACATATACGTTGATAGAGCCGAAAGATTGTCCCTGATAAATAAAGCCGATTTGTTCGTGAGGATTATCCGGATTTACCATATCTTGACTTGTTACGATTTCAAGATCCACGATATTCTGATCCGGGGCTAACGCAAAATCGAGCCTCGAAACAAATACTGTTTGACACGGTACAGAAGCTCTCGCAACTCTGTCGGCATCAAAGAAATCGATGAAGTATGGATGCCTGTCTTTGACAATCGATGGTGTATGAAAAGTTCCGGATTGCGCTTCTCCAGGGAAAGCAATTTCAGGATCTGATGTAAAGGGAAGGACATCGATAAGGGAGTTTTCAATCTGATCCTCTTTCATAAGACCCGTAAGGTATATAAGCTGTTTGGTTTTCTCATCGATACCGCGAACAGCCCAATACCTTATGTTTTTATCAAGCTTTATCATGCTGTCGATACGACATGTGTTTCCGCTTACGTACAATGTGTATATCTTTGCGTTATTTGCAAATGCAAGTGCGCTTTGAATTACACCCGAATCATTAAGCGTTTTAAGTTGTTCTGCAAGTTCAAACGCTTTTGAATGCAAATTCCCGTCATCGTCAACAGTCCAAATGATACCTGTCTTTTTGTCGATGACGAGTTCTCCCGGGTGTGCTAGCTCTTTATTTTCGATTAAAAGAGCTTTAAATACAAAACGATGTTTGTCACCTTCAAGAGCTTCATATCCGTCCGGCATAGAAATTCCTCCTATGTTAGTTTACTCATTCCTTATGGAACGATATTTGAATCGAGTACCACAGTCTCTTGCAATTCTTTCTCTGTAAAGACTCTGTTTGAATCAAGAGGAATCACATCCCGAGGATAGAGGTACGTTGACAATAACGGGTCTGTATACTTAGATATAGGAGCATTTGAATCCATATCCTTCGTGATAAACCCTAAATTGAATGTGTCGGCTATTACTTTCATAATCTCCGGCACATTCCGATAGTATCTGTTGGGATCAAATATAAAGTCATCATGTATCTTTTCAGGAGAATTCGCATTCAAGACAATATGATGCGTAGCAAGCGTTTTCTCATTCAAAAGAATCAGATACTCATCGAAGTCGATAAGTTTAAATTCGTTGGCGTCAAAATATTTTGTAACCTGATTTCTATCGGTATTGAAATCCCTTCCAAAACGATCCAAGAACGGATCTATTTGCTGTATTGGCGGTACATCAGGGTCTTCCGGTATTACATCAGGATATATCGGGTTTCCATCATCGTCAGTTCCAATAGTGGTTGTTTCAAAAATATCGTTAATCGATTTATCCCCTTCAGAGTCCGTTTCATAATCGACTGACTTACAGAATTCTTCGATGTATACATCGAACGGATCCCTATTTTTCATATGCTCTTCGATGTAAGGATTGAGATCCGGATATCCCACAGAAAGACGAGTATAAAATGACACGTTTCTAAACGGGAGAAGATTATTTTTAATGCGAACGAGTCTGTCTGTATAAACAACGATATCATCTTTATCAAGTTTTTTCTCATTCAAGTATACATCGATGTAATCGGTTGAAAAAGGAATTCGAAGTGCAGACAGATATAAAAGACCGAATTTATTGGAAGCTGGGATATTCGAATATCCGCATAGCCATCTGTTTTTTGTACCAGTATATACAATTTCAATAACGTCATCTATTTCTACTTTTCTCCTAAAAATAATAATCGTATTTACGACAGTATCACGTGTTTCAGGAGATGATATAAAATAGTCAACGTCTTTAATGCAACATGAGCCGTTTATAAATAACTTTATAAGATAATCGCCAACGGCTTTAGGAATAACTTCCCCTCGATCAACGGAATTAAGTACAAGTCTACTTTCATTGTTAAGAGAGTTGGCTGTAACTTGTACTGTAAACGTTCTTTGTGAATGAAACCTTGGGTTAGAAATGTATACTTTTGAATCTTTTTGTATACACGAACCTTCCGGTATTATTATTTGTAGGTATTCTTTTCCGTCATCATGCAATTCATGGCGTAAAGAGTAATTAATAGAACCGTCTTTATTCTTTTCATGAACGATACCGAAATAACTTACGGCACCTTCCATATCAATGTAGAAATGATTTTTATCAGTATCACGGTTTGTTCTTTGGTATACAACAAGTTCCGATATGTCGTAATCAAAAAGATTTCCAGAGACTCCAGGGATATCACATATGTCAATCCACGTGTTGCTGTGCATCCAGTCTTGAGGAGCACATTCAAATGAAATAGACCCTTGTTGACATGAAGTTGTTTTGTATCGATACAGATGAATCACATCCGTGTAATATTTTTTGTCTTCGGTTAAACTTGCATTACTAACCTTTTGCGGATCCTTTCCTTTACGGAAGAACTTCATCGGAATTTGAATGTAATCAGCTCCAGCTTTGTTGACATATGTAAGAGATGTGTCCTGAATTTTCTTTCCGTTTATGTACACTTCAAGAAGACTATCATCCCTATTCGGATAAACGCCGTCATTGTTTTCAAGAACAATTCCTACTTTCTTATTGTCATCGTCAATGCCCTCTCCACGTGTAACTGTGTACTCTTCTTCTTTGATACCGTAGTAGCTTAAAAGAGCTCTGAAGTAATTTGTATTTTCGGCTATCATGGCTTTTATTCTCTGGAGGTTACTCATAAGGCTGGTGACTTTTTCATCAACGATATATTTGTTTTCAGGAGGAAATGCAAGTTGTTTATAGTTTATAAACGGTGGTTGTATTTCTGTATCCTCGACAATTTCTCCTGCAAGCTGTTGTATTGTTTGTTTTTCATCTGCCCACATTTCATATTGCATGAAAGAATCGATATACGGATAAAATGAACTTGACAGTTTTCTCTTATCCGACAACACAATACGGGATGTGACAACGTTTTCTGTAAGCGGTCTTTTATACAAGAAATGACGATACGATTTCTGCGCAATATCATAAGACGGTATTCTCTCTCCATTAAGATAAATATCGCACATATATTGGAATATCGCAAAATCAAGTGTCATGGTATTATCTTTTGGTATGAAGAAAAACAAGTCGTTAGAAGAGTTGATGTAACGATTCGAAAAAGAACCCAAGATAGAGCTATCAACAACGACTTCTACAGGTTTATTCAAAAACGAACTAGGCTCTCCTACAAGTTCTACAGAGAAGCACAATCCGTCTATGGTAATTTCAAATTCTGCAGGTTCCAAAAGAAGACCGTCTACATATACTAAGATGTATCTTTTTATAATCTTCGCTCTTAATCTTGGAGGAATTGAAATGCTGCCTTTGGAAGTATCCCCAATCATTCTTGATAGGGTGTTATCGATGTAATACTGAAGATAACATTCTCCGTATTCATGAACCGTACATACAAGAGAGTTAAGGTTTTTCTTATCGAAGTACGAACATGGAATAAATACATCCGTTCCATTTTGACTTGCGTATACAAGTACTCTGTCATCCGGAACTTTCTTTCCGTTTACGAATACGACAAAAGAACGCCTCTTTAATTCTCCACGTTCTTTTAATGTTTGTACTTTTGGTTTTAACCTTGCAGCATACTCGTTTTCGTCATATAATCTTTTGCGAGTAGGAAACATAAAAAGATTCACTGTTGAAGGAACATCGACCGTTTCCCCTGTTGACATTTTTACTCGATTGCTAGAAGGGACTATAAACTCCTTCATAAGGTTTTCATTATAGTCAAGATCCGAAAGGTATAGCTCTTGAAGAGTTGAACTTTCTTTAAGCCTCCATGACTCTAATGTATCTATAGTACTACCTTCCATGTATTGAACTGCGCTGTCTGTGGCGATGTCTTTCACACCTTGCCTCCTATTTGTATACTTCACTTAGCATTTTAATGAAAGTATCGGCATCTTTTCGTACAACTTGAAGTACGGCCGTATCCCTCGCAAGTCCGGCTCCTATAAATGAAGAAACGATTGTCATCACAAAGTAGGGAAGATAATCAATTCCTGGCACAGTTGAACCTTGCCAATGTTGTGCAAAGACCCCTATGAATGTAAGAGCATCGATAGGGACAATCTCACTAATGGATTTATTCAAAAGTTCGATACAATCCCTGAAATCCTTAAACGGATGCTTTGGATCCTTTACATGCTTTATTATGTCACGAGCAACCTTAACACCTTCATTTAAATTTGTAACGGCATCAATAGCAGATGCTATATCCAACGCCCTTTTAGGTTCCCCTGCGACATAATATGCAAAAAAATAAGCAAATATAACCATTGCAACATCGACTCTTTTGAAGTCGACACCAATGGACCATTTCTTATCAAGAATTTTGTAGCACAATCTTGCGTACATATTTGCAGCTACCTTTACAATGCCCGAATTAATAAAGAACGCTGAATCATCGAGAAACAGTTTTCTGTAAATCCATCCTGTAGCAAGAAGTGTAAACATTTTCTTATTCTCGATTTCCACACTTTCAATTTTTCCAAATTCGTCTTTTGAGATTTTACTGTGGCCTGTGATATTGACAATTGCTCTGTATCTTAAATTTGAGGTTTTATCAGGAACTATAAATACGGGCACTGTAGAAGGTAATGGAAAATCGTCGTTTGTAACAAAAAATACAATGGCTTTCTCATCGAAATCTTTCATTACGGATTTCTTTATAGAGATATTTACCATTTTGTCAATTTCTAACACTTTAGATGAAAAAACTTCTTTATCGACAATTGTAATATGATTTTTCAGGTCTTTAAGCATTGAGCTTATGTGAAAATTTTCATCATATTGTTTATATGTGAAGGTTTCAGAATATAATTTCACAATATTCCTCCTATTAAAAGGGTTGTAATTAACAAGATGTTCGAGAGGCCTAAAAAGGATCCGCAGACCAAAAGGTCTGCGGATTTCCTGTCATTTAGATGCAATTTCCTGACACAATTACAGCTTTCGTAGGCTCACTTAAGAAGAGTCCTGTCGAGGTTCTTCCTGATATTAAAACAGGAATATATCCTTCTCGTAACTCTTCTATTCGTGACATATCCACAGCGATATCAAGAGCATCTTCGATGTAGGCAATTTGTCTTTTGTAAGCGCTATCGAGATTTTTGACAAAATCTTTCACAAGAGTCGGGTACTTATCATAACGAAGTTTACTGCATCCGGCTCTATGATCATCGAGTTCTCTAAGGCGTGTAATTTTCTTTGTCGTAATAGGAATGGCAATCCCGCGAGCTATTCTCTTTTCAGGATTTACAATACCGCCACACGAAATAGAATACGCATATGGCGATTCGTCATCCAGAAGTACTAAAAGATCTGCTCGTCCTGGACCAAAATCCTTAGGATACATCGAACGTAAAAGACTTTGAGTATCAAGAGTATATATTATGTCTTCCATATACGCGATACCTCGTCGTCATTCATAAGGATCCTTGCCTCAATTTCGTTATATGCTTCTTCAATGCCGCCAAGATCCCGACGGAACCGATCTTTGTCGAGTTTTTCATTTGTCTTTTGATCCCAGAACCGACAAGTATCAGGAGATATCTCGTCGGCGAGAACAATCTCACGTGTTACTTCCCCATTCTCATCAATAACACGTCCAAATTCAAGTTTGAAATCGACTACGTTCACTCTTCGTTTAGAAAAGAATCTCTTGAGTATCCTATTGATTTTGAACGCATAAGTCTTAATGGTCTCAATTTCTTCGAAGGTCGCAGCTCCAATTCCGACGGCGTGATAATCATTAATAAGAGGATCGCCAAGCGAATCGTCTTTGTACGAAAGCTCAAAGATTGTCGTTTCGGGAGCCGTCCCCTCTTTAATTCCAAGACGTTTTGCCATGGAACCGGCGATAAGATTTCGGATGATGACTTCAAGTTTTATGATCTCGACTTTTTTACACACCATTTCGGTATCAGTACGTTTACGGACAAAATGTGTTGGAATGCCTTCGGCTTTAAGGACTTCAAATAATTTTGATGCAATCGCATTATTTATTTTTCCTTTGTTCGCAATCTGTCCTTTCTTCTCTCCGTTATTGGCTGTTGCATCATCCTTATATTCTATGACAACAAGTTCTGGCCAATTTTGAACGGCATACAATTTTTTTGCTTTTCCTTCGTAAAGCATCTCCCCCAAATCTTCTGGTCCCATAATTTTCTCCTTTCGTTATGGTTTTATAATATCGCACGAATCTTTTGTGCAGAATCGTTCGATTACTTCCGGTTTCTGATAGATGTTAATTTCTTTGAAATTAATAGGAGTTATTTTCTCCCACATTCTATCAAACTTTTCTTTTGTGATAGACTCAAACGGCATAAGAGCGTATGCAAACGGATCGTCAGGAAGTAAAGATACAGCCTTTAATCTATTTTCATATTTGTACAAGCACCGAACGACTTCGTCTTTATCGCTCTCAAGGACGATGTAATCTTTAGGATTTCCAGACGTAATGACATTATTGTTTTCATCGATAGGTTCTCCTTTTTCGTTTCTTTTAATCTGATGTCTGAAAGTTATCGTAATAGAAACAGAATTATCAGCCCACATCTCTTGCATGTCAGAAGCGTTACGAAATTGATCTTCGACTGTACACGTTTGTACCGATTTTCCAAAATGCTCTTTCATTACAGGAAATTCGAAAACAAAGTTTTCTCTTTCGACTTCATAATGATAGCCGTGTTCTGTAAGTATCTTGCAAATGGGGGAGCTCGAATCTATTCTAACTCTCCTAATATAATACTTATCGAACGGGTAATGTATTCCAGGAGAACTTCCTGTCAATAGCGATGTTGTGCCGTCGGGCTTCAGTGCAGAAATTCTGGATGATTCTGGAATATGAAGCCAGTGTTCCGAATATTCTTTGTCGAGTTTACGCACATAATTGTATCCGTCTCGACACCACTTTAACATTTTATCTCTTCCGTGTTTTTCAAAAGCGTCAATAACTCCAGACAGAGAAATACCAATACGACGAGTATTACGTATAATCTCGTCAGTATTTGGCCATCCGGTATCAAGAAGTGTTACCGTTTTTGCATACATATATGCATATTTAAGAGATTCTTCAAACTCATCATATGTATCATGATATGCCGGAATTACAGAAACTAAATTGCACATGCCGCCAGATTCAAGACAAATCTCTCCGCAGTTATGTGCAAAAAAGTTATTAACAATACCCCAATGGAATTTAGGTTCTTTAAAATCAAATACATCCTCTTCATCGTTCTTAAGAACGACTTTGGTAACAATCGGCCGTGTTTTCATATATGAATAATTCTTTAAAGTCTTTCCCTGCAAGTTTATTGCTTTGCATTCAGTTCCATTAGAAAGCATCCATACATGATCGTGCGTACATTTAAGCGGCTCTTCAACTCCGGCGACATATATTTCAGCGATGATTTTCTTTCCTGTGTATATTATTTGCGCGGGGCCTATAGAACCGTCTTTACGAACGATATCAACTTCGCAACCTATATCATCAAGTTGATCAAATGTCACGTATCCATCTTTAGTAAGAAGTTTCATATCACCTGTAAAGCACGGATTTAAGTTTCCGACGTTAATATCAACGTCATCCACTGGATCCATCATTCTACCGTGTTTACGAATATTAGAAAGCCACACAAAACCTGGTTCTCCATTCGCACAAATAGAATCGATGTAATCTTCGTATCTTATTTTTCCTGGAACAGCATTCACTGAATTGTTACTTGCCCATCTGTGACTTATAAGTTCTTCCTTATGAAGAACGGGATCCTTCATCGTAACAAATTCGGTATCGTCAGGATCGCCTAACATGAGACAACTTGATCTGCGCACGTTCCCACTTACAACGCAGCGTCCGATGTTATTCATGATATCAACAATATCAACTGATGATAGTGTTAAACCAATTCTTTTATTAAATAACTCTCGGATGAAGTTGTGCAATATCTTCAAAGGATCAGGGCCAGAAGCAGTTCCTCCAAATCCTTTTATCGGAAGTCCTCTTTCACGTATTAGACTATAATTAAAATCAACAGACTCAGTTCCTTGAAAATAACTTTCCATGAGCATCCATAATGAGTTAACCCAACCTTCTCTTGAGTCAGGAATTGTATATACTTTCACCGTTGGTTTTGGTTGCTTTATGACGACTTTCCCGGCACCCCTTGTATCAGAGGAAACGCCTGATCCTAACATGAGCATATCCATAGTCCATGCAAAACACATTGAAGATTCTTTCGGATCTCCTATATTTTCTGTAGAAATATATGCGCAGTTATTTAATGCCGCAGCTCCTCTTTCTTTAATAAAAGAAGAACCCATAATCCACAATCCTCTTCCTGGGGGAATCATTTTAAAGTTAAACATTTTGTCGTACATAATCTGGGCTATTCTCTGTGCCTTTATATCAGACCATTTGCGACGATGATTCATACAATATTCTTTTTGAATATTCATGACTCCTTCTACGACACGGCGAACACATTCAAACCAATGCTCGTTTCGTTCTTCTTTTTCAAGCATACGAGAGTATGTGCGATAAAAGGTAACAAGACCTAATATGTCCATTCCGTTTTTGGGGTTTTTATTTTCATAACTCTCAATGAATTCCTTATCGAGAGTAAAGATTTTATCGTTTGATTTTTGTATCATCAAAAGATGTGTATCATTTTTCATACAGTTGTATCTCCTTTTAGTTCCCTGTGGAACCTAAACCGTTTTCGCCTCTTTCGGTTTCTTTTAATACATCAACTTTTTCAAAAGTCATTTCACTTGTATCACTTAAAAAACATACTTTCTTAAATGCACATTGAGCGACTCTATCGCCTTTTACAATGTGAAAAGGTTTCTCTGGTGTAAACTCCAAGTTGCAGCAAGATAAAAGTACTTTTATCTCCCCTGTATAATCGCTGTCAACTATACCTCCATATGGTTGAATTCCCTTTGATGCAAGACCGGATCTTCCACGAACTAACGCTTCAAATCCCAACGGTATCTCAAGATGAAGTCCTGTCTCAACAATGACTACTTTTCCAAACCAAATGTCGTAATCTTTAGCAGATTGAATATCAAAACTGCATGCGTGTTTTGAATGAAACTTTACAGGATCATTTATTCCTTCAAAATCTGCTTTGTATCGTATATTTGATATGCACGATTGGAATAACGGATTCATAAATTCCTCCTTTTGTCTATTCAAATGTTTTTCTGTTATTCTCAAATAAAAATTATGTAGAGGGATTTCTCCCTCTACAGATTTAAATTAATCATCGTCAAAGTCGTCATCGTCGATGTCTCTGTCTTCATCAACAGGATCATCAAGATCTTCATCAAAGTCTTCGTCATCGTCATCATAATCGTCGAAGTCTTCATCTTCAGGATTATGATACGGTTCAGGAGAATGCATTGAAGCTTCTTCGATCATTTTTGTCTGACCGTCAGCATGAACGTTATAGACTTTAGATAATGGATCGTTGTACTCATTTTTCGAATAACTGTCAAGCGTGTAATCGTTTTCAAGATTTGCATATACTTTCATAAGCTGCACTATTGAAGATACAATGTTATCCTGCATCTCTTGAAATATTTCGATTGTTATACGTTTTGGATATTTAATCTCAAGTAACGCATCTACGTTTTTCTTTACGTCGTTTAAAGCGGTACGAGAAATTTTTTGTTCACTCTTTTCCGCATGTGAAGTTTTCTTTGGGAAATGTAAATCCTGCAAAACGTTGTTTAAGCATTTTGCATAATATCCGATTGTTTTGCCAGCGTTCGCTTTAGATTGTATTTTATCGGCATCGAAAGAAATTGTGTATTTTTTATGCATACCTCTTTTTATCTCCTTTAGGCAGCTCTCCGGTTACGTTTGTACCACATATCCCTGGCATGTAAAATTTCCGGAGTTATAATCGTGAACTTGTCATCTTCGCTTGCGAAGTCCTGCGGACTGTACGAATCGTTGCAGAACGAATACAACCCGACTAACTGGTCCTTAATGAGTCCCACTCGTCTATTGTATAACCCTGTCGATGGATTTACAACCAACCTCTGTGATGAAAAATATTTTTGCATTTTATCTGCAAAAATAGAATCAATAAGAGGTATAAACGAAAGACAATCGCCATCAAAGTCACAGTTCATCAAAGGTAAAATACAAAGCGGAAGAGATGCCGTTAAATCGTCGAAGTCTTCGTTTATTGCGGTCACTTTAAAGACTTGAATTGAACCCAGTGCGATAGTCGGAGGACGATTAACATACATCCTAAGACCGCCTTTGGTTCTCTTAATAAGAATATTGATAATATGCAAAATAGACGGATCCCGAGTCATGACAAGTGTGTACCACCTATCATTAAGTTCGTTTACCGTAACCCTATATATCTTTTTGTAGATATTCATAATGTGAAATTTATAAAATTCACAGAATGTATAATAGGGAATTTTAAGAGAATCTATTTTGACCGTGTCCAAATTTGGAACGACGACATGGCGAGCAGAAAAGTTAACCCTACTTCCAAGAACAAATTGTCTTATCGTATGTTTTTTCCCGTTTATTTTTTGCTTTATGATTTCAGCATCAAGGGAAACCCATTTACGTTGCAGTTCGTACAGTATCTGAAGCGATGATTGCGTGTGCTCATTGTTAATATTGTTATTAATATAATGCACATGACTCATCATCTCCGCATAATACATATTGATAGGGTCGTAATTAAAAGTAGTATTACTGATTAATACAACCGGACGTAAAAGCAAATTCAAAACAGGAATTCTACGAGTAAATATTTCTCCTCTGTGCTTCTTAATAAAAGCTATTTCGAGTTCCTTTGTTTTATCCGCCATCACTTCAAGTATTTCATCGAAGCGTCTTGCAAATTCATTTATACCGATATTTGCATACGGATTCTTTGCATCGACTGTGGTATCATAAATGATAACGCCGTTAGCATCAAAACGATGATCGAACTTTAGCATTTCATCAAGACGTTTGGGTTTTAAAACTTTTTCTATGAACCGAAAAAGCCTCGGAGTGATTAATACGTACGGGTCGCACAGGCTCATCCAACCTGTTTTTTCAAGTTCGTTGTCTTGAAACGTGACCGGGGTGTGGCATTTCTCACAGACTGATCTCTCGTGGAACTTTCCAGTTTTTTCTCCACAAGAACACTGATATCTTTTTTGCAATTCATCGGTATCCGAGATATCTCCGCCAAATAACGAAGAGTAAATGCCACGAGGATTCCTGATGATTTCCTTCTTAGTAACAGGAACGGGTGTGTCAATTTCGATGCCCACACCCGTTTTCATATCCTGTTGATACTGAGATTCCATGTTAAAAATGGCAAGTTCCATTCTTGTTTCTTCTCCTTATCAGTCGGGAAAATTATGTATACTCAAATCTCAGTTTAGTAACCCTAACGCATTTCGTAGCGCGAAGGTCGAGTATGCAGTTTCTATCTTTGTCACCTCGCTTAAGAAAGCAAGGAATAGTTTTTGACATTCAAGAACGACAGTTGAGTCTGCAGAAATATTTTTCTTCTTGCAGGTATGGAACGTGTCGTATAAAAAGACAAGTTGGGTTCTCGTACGAAGGGCGAAAAACACAGGTTCTTCATTGTTACTTACTGTAACACAAAACGCGTCATTTATCGGAAAGCCTTCGATATTTCGTATCGCTAGAAAATCGTTTGATTTCTTTGTTATATTTTCCAACGATTTTCTTATCATATCAAACGCCGTACTCATCATAGGCGGATACCATTCGGTTACTTTAAAATCGGATGTATCGACAGAAAGTATGTCGTCATTGTAATCGCCTTCATACGACCTGTTGAGGGTGAAGGTTTTTGCTTTTCTTAAATTTTCTCCAGGAAGGTCGTGTACTAATGACCTTGCGGCTCTCGCATACACAGCGTCATCATCTTCGTATCTTTCCAAAGTAATTATAACTACATCATAGTTACTTGGATTCTTCATCTGTCTCATAATCTCAAAAGGCGCATATACCTTTTTCGCGATATGAGATGTTTTTTGTGTTGATTTCACAGTAAGACGTTTCTTCGTACTTCCTGTAACTTCGGTGTCTTGATTTTGTTCCATGAGCTTACTCTCCTTATATTTTTGTTAAAGACATTGTTTTTAATTTTCTTATTTTTAAAAATTCATAAGGTGAGTAACTGATAATTTTTAGAGAAAATAAAAAATGCTGGGAGCAATAAATCTCCCAGCATTCCATTCGTATTAATAAAGTTTTCCTTTGCTTTCTCTTTTAGTTCACGAACACTTTACCACCGGGTTGTTGAGGCGATGGCTGATATGGGAATGCCCCACCTGCAAGGCCTTGCGGTTGAGGTCCTCCGTAATAATTATATCCCGGAGGTTGCATTCCTTGCGGCGGTCCATAATATCCTGGCGGTTGTTGGGGATAAGGCTGTCCATATCCTTGCTGGTAGTAGTATGGCTGCTGGAATTGCTGTTGTTGAGGGGCGCCTTTTCCTTTTCCTTTCATATTCGGATCAGGTTGCGCTTGGTAAGGTTGTCCGTATGGCGGAACGCCATATCCCATCTGTCCATACATCGGCTGCTGTCCAAATGGCGGCTGACCGAATGGTTGTTGCTGCGGATATCCGCCATACCCTGGAGGGGCGGCAAAACCGCCCATCGGAGGCTGACCTGGGAAAGGAGGTTGTCCATACCCTTGCTGATAGCCGTAGTTAGGCCCCATTCCAAAACCCATAGACTGTGGTTGTTGGGCAAACATCGGATTGTTAAATCCTGGATTCTGATAACCTTGTTGCCTTTGTTGGCCTTGTGCCTGTCCTGCGTTCGGATTGTTTTGAGGATTTTGAAGCGATTCCTCATATTCTTGGATCGCTTCTTCGAGCGTTTTACCATGATACACGGCCCATCTGCGCTGTTGCAACTCCGTATACAGAGATTGTACGCATGCAGGATTGAGCTGGAGATGCTGATCTCCTACACTCAAGACCGGTATGTATCCCGCCCTTCTTTTGAATTCCTCAAAACGCTCTTTGTCTTCTTGGGATTGGAGGGCTTTGGGGAATTTGTCAACCTTGGCGAGATCTGGGAATAATGCAGAAAATGTTTTTGGAGTTAAATAATCGTTGTGTATCCTGTTAAAGGTTTTCATATCCGGATGGATATATGCCATTTGATTGTGGAACCTTTTCGGATCTTGCGGATTTGCGTAGAAGAACATTTTTATCTGTTCTACGAGGTGCTGGCTGAGTTTACTCAAATCTAAATCGAGGGAAATCTGATACCCTTGTTGAGCAAAGTGCATGATGAAATGTTTCAAGAACCCTTCCACTACGAAGTGGCGATTCTCGATAATTTCTGTGATGTGCACAATGTGGAATTTCTGTCCCGTATATCCCGGAACTTCCTCATCACGCACATGGTACTTCACAGCGGCTAAAACGATCGTTGACGGTAAAGCTGTAAACGACTGATTTATATTAAACCCGCCGTTTTGTCCTACGCCATACGGATTGGCATTTCCAAAACCTGTTGGAGGCGCACCAAATGGAGGAGCACCGAACGGATTCTGACCGCCGTACTGGAATGAACCTGCATAGCCTTGTTGCTGGCTTACAGTCATAGCCACAACTTCCGTTGCCGGAATTGCCATGGCCGTTAATCGGTTTTCTTGAACGAACCTTAACAGCTCTTCTTTGAAGTGCGTTTCGATTCTCGTGTCGATAATGCGGAACCCGCTTGTTGGCCCTAAGTATTTATCCTCAGAGATATAGCCTTCCCCTATCAAACTCGGGAATGCGCATTTGCCGATATGATAGGCCAAGGCACGTCTGCACATTTCAAAATCATCTTCGTAAATCAAAATGCACACATCACCTTGATCGTTCCACACTGTCGGAAGGACAAGTTGGGTAAGGGGATTTCCATACGCGTAATATGTCCACGGATTAAGCGGCATATCACGTTCAACAATTTTGAATACAGGTGTGTCCCTATTCTTAAGCCCTGTGACAAAGTAAACAACACACTGTCCCAAACGTGCTTTCCACGTCATGAGACTTTGACTCCATTCCACTTCCGTCACTTCTTGTCCGTATTGATTCCCAATGGAGTTCAGAAGCATTCCGATTTCGGTCATTTTGAACATGCCCGAATCGCCGGAATTCGACTGAAGCAACTTTGTGAAGTCGAGTACCAGCTTTGGATTTATCTGTTGTTGCTGGTACTGTTGATTTCTCGGTTGTGCACCGGAGAAACCTGTTGTGAAAGGTGTTTGCGGCCTAGCTTGTTGTCTTGCCTGTCCACCTCCCGCTTGTTGGCCTTTTGCTTGTCCGCCACCAGGTATCGAAGGTCCTGCTGACGGATTCGGCGCTACTACATGTGAGCCGACATGTACAGCTTGTGCTTTTCCTGCGCTATTAGCCGGTCCAGTAGCTGCTGGCATTGTCGGCTCTGCATTCGGAATTGGCACATTCTGATCTTGCGTATTTGCACTCATGAATTTTCTCCTAATAAAAATGATTGCAGGCTTATACTGCGTTTGGTTATTTTCGGGGTGGTTATTCATTCAACCACAATCGAGTCTGTGGGCGCATTCATACATCATGAGCCTCGTTATATGAATGACGCGCTTAATTGAGTGTAACGCTGCCGGTCAAGTCAGCGTTTTTGGAGATACCACAGATAACCTGTTTTCCAGAAGAGTTTTACGTATTACCAATACACATCGTCGGTTGCGGCATCTAGTATGTCATCGGCGAGTGTTCGTTCATACGGTTTCACATTAGGATTGTTTTCTTGCATTAAATCGTTTTGACCGGGAATTCTCTGTTCGCTGCTAGAGTTACCTGTAGATATAATATCTACTTTGTTTTGGTTTTGACTATTCGCATTTGCACCGTTAAATTGAGCATATGAGGCGGGGTTTGGCTGTTCAAATACAACTGGCTGATTTTGATAATCGTTTTCTTCACCGTTATACGGTTCTGTCGGAACATCTGTCAATTCGTTATCGTCTTCTAAGTCCATTTCGACAGGTATCCCTTCGTTTTCGTCAAATTCTTCTTCGGCGTATTCAACTTCAGTGGGAACAACTTCGTTACCTTCAGGTACACCCAAAAGGTCGCTTGCAATTTCACGAGTTGATTCTAAATCCTCTTGAGTGATATCTTCTTGGAACGGAATCTCTTCGTCTTGAGTAAGCTCACCTCGATTTTGAAGTAATTCATCTTCTTGATTTTGGTCCACTTCAGGATTAGCAAAATCGTTTTCTGTCGTCTCAACTTCAGTTGGGACATAGTCTGCCGAATAGTTACTGTCAAAATCTTCCGAATTTTGCATCAAGTCTTCTTGAGGTTCTTCATCTTCTGTTGGAAGCGTTGATACGAATCCCTGTTCCATCTCTTCTGCTGTGACTGCGACTTCATCATTCAGCATACCATTGCCGTCGTCTGCGTATTCAACTGATAATCCTGATTCGTTAAGTATCGAATCGTATATTCCGTTTTGGTCAACAATTACAGGAAGCGGCGCACTATCAGCTTGAAACTCTGCATACTCGTTAACACCTTCAATTTCTTTTACAGCTTCATTTGCTTCTTGTACAGCCCTTGCAACTATTTCATCGTTTTGGGCGTTTTCTTCAGATTGAATTGTTGACACATCGTCAGTTGGTTGAACGTCGTTATTTTGTGCAGGAATAGGCACTCCAACTCCAACCGGTTCTGGTGTTGATTCGACTGTGACCTCTTGTGGCAAATGTTTTGTCTGGTCTTGATTGTCGGGAATTGGAGGAGGTATCGGAACACCATTATCCACATGCACATTTGCTTGATTGAATTGTTCTTGCATAACTGCATCCTTTGCGATGTCACCGGTTTTCTTAACTCCGTGACATCGCGGGCATTTTGATAATTCTGTAAAACTCATTTTAAATAATTCTTCCGGCGCTATTGGGAATCTGTGTTTGCAATGTTTGCAAGCGATAACGAGTGGAACTTCGTACGCTCTAAATCTAAATAAATCGTCTTCAGGAAATTCATACGGAAATTCTTTACCGATTTTGTCGAAAAAGAAATGCAAATGCTCTATCATTTTCATTCCGCCAAAATTTGCGTTTTCATTGACCATGACGTTATTGCATCTTGGGCAATACGGCATTTGCATCATTCCGTTTGACGGAGCGAATATATCGACATAGTCTCGATTTTCAAAAATCATTTTTGGAATTGCTTCGAAAACTGTTCCGCAGCATTTATGTTCGAGTGTAACTTTTTCTCCAACGACGATTGATTTAAATTCGTACGGCTGATATCCGTAAAAATTTTGAATCTCGTCCATGATGTACCATTCGGCGGCAAGCATCTTAATATAATGCTCTTTTGTTTCTTTCATGCCTTCCGGAAGTTTTGTCCGCAGTACAGGATCTTCTTGTCCATGACAATGAGGGCAATAATATTTTGGATACATTTCTTCAAGACCGGCAAAAGATGATTCAAATATCATGTGACAGTTTGCGCATTGCCAACTTGGTGTATCGTTATACCTGTGAATGTTATCGGCTTTTGTTAGAATGCGATAAGGATTGAAGCCCCACATTTTTTCAAGCTCGGGCTTAATCTCGTATTTTGATAAGTATTCGGATTTTTGTAACGTCGTCGGTAATAACGGTAATCCTTGTTCCTCGGACATAAAAATCTCCTCCTCGCCAAAGATTATATATACTTTAGTGTTAAATTGCCTTTCAAGATAAAATTTCGGCGCTTTAAACGTGGTCAAAGAAACTGTTGGAACTAACTTTAAAAAATCTTCTTAAGAGCAATTTGAGCGAGCCTTGGAGATAATCGATATTAACAACGTTGACAACTGTGAGCAACGATCTTTAAAACATTTTAAAATTTCCAAAATTTTTTCAAAAAAAGTAAAATTTAAAAATTTTCGAGATCTCTATAAAATAACTAAGTTAAAAAATAGTTAGAGTAACTAAATTATATTTATATAACTAAATATTAAATCTAGAATCTTGATCGTAAGTTATCTACGTTGTTAGTTATTTTAGTTAAGTAACTAGATAGTTACTTTAGTTATAGTAACTTAATGTATTATATATACTTATCGACATTTTTGTTACGCACATTTTCTCCAAAATGAAATTTTCAAAAACATGTTTGTAAATCGATAAAAAGGCGGTTTTTGTATGTACGATGAAGATATGATAATACCAAAAAGATTCTATTTTCCTCAAAATTTTATCCTTCATGACACATCAATTCAGATGGAAAAAGCGATAGAAAAATTAAATAGCACGCAAGTTTCATACGAAGAATATTTTGGAAAATTACCCGTTGTAAACCGTATTACAAAGTGTTTTGCAAGGATACAAAATGCGCTTATTGCACGCCTTTATACGGTTATTGATGATAAAACTCGCGATTTAATTAGACGGGAATTGGAGACAATAGAAGAGCTAAGTGAAGAGCATTTTAATGTCGAAAGTGTGACAATGAACATAATAACTCATACGGCAGAAATCTCTTCGATACCAGTTTCTACCGGCAAATTAGACTTATCCCAATATGAAAAATATGGCGATAAAGAGGCCATGGAGGAGTATTCAAAAATAAAAATTGATAAAAATGGTATCCGCTATATACACAAAGAAGGACATCATATCATCGTCAATCTTAGTGTGAATATGTTAGCTGCAAAGCAAGTGAAACCCGAACATTTGACAGCGATGTACTTTCATGAAATTGGACATTCTTTTTTGCAATACAAGACTGGATGGAGTATTGGAGTCCAACGTCTTTGGGTAAAAATAGATATCGCGGTGAAAACAACATTAAGTGTTTATTCTGCTGTACGCAGTTTTAAAACAGCATACAAAGAAGGTTCTCAAGCTGTTTCAAACGTAAAGTTCATGAAAGACGAATACAAAAAGAATAAAGAAATCGACGAACTTTTAATTCCTCCAGGTGAAGATTCTTACGTTAAACCGATTTGGGATAAATACGCCGAGATATTCAAAAAATCGGATTTTGTAAAAAAGACTGCATATAACGTTGGTGATTTTGGAAGAAATTTTTTAATTTTTATAAATTGCATTCAAGCAATATTTTTAAACGTAAAGAATTTCTGGGGATATCTTTTTGACAGAACAACCGATGAAAGCACGAAGATAAAGGAGACAAGACATAAACTTCTTGAAGGATCTTTTGTTGTTGGAAAATTTGAAGATTTAACCCTTGCAGTAAATGTTGTAGTAAGACAGATTATATGCATACTCACAACAGCATTTCAAATTGTGTTATACGGATTTCCAGGTTATGTGATATCAAAACTTATGATGAGTGTCCTTCCTCCTGGAGTTTGGGTTGGAAAGAAAATTGAAAAAACGGCAGATGAGATAGCCGCAGCATATGGCATGGGACCTGAAATTACAGAAGCTCTAAAATTGTTTCGTGATATAAATGTGAGTGCGGATTTTATAAAAAGTGGTATCTTCAAAGCAACGAATAATATACCAGTCGTAAATGTTGTAGCTCAAATGCCAGCTTTATTATTAGTTGCAATGGAAAATCATATTTCAGGTCATCCTACCGATCATGCCCGTATTGTGAACGTTCATAAGAATCTTGTAAAGGATCTTGAAGCGCAAGCATTAAATCCGAAACTTAAAAAGGCTCTTATTGAAGACATAAACAGGGTTAATGAAACGTACAAAGTACGTACGGATCCGAAACTGAATTCGGAAGAAAATAATCATGCTGTCGCTTTTATGTATTATGCGTTCAGGTTTTTCAAGGGCATTTTTATAAAAGGAGATCTCAGTGTCGAAAAGAAACCTAGTAAACTTTCAATAGGACTCCATGCAATATCTGCGTGGATAAATTCTTTTGATATTAAGAAAATTCTTAAGTTTAAACCGGACGAAGAAAAGTCTGTTCTTGAAATAATCGAAGGTAAATCCCCATTATCAATGGTCGAAGAAGATAAATATGTCGATCCGTTAGATTGTGTCGTAGCATTTGAATCCCCACTTACAGACGTAGAATATGAAAATCTTCGTTCTGTGACAATGGAAGGATATTTCGGACAAACCGCTATCGTAAAGAACTCGATAAATTACCTCAAAAAAATAAGATCCCTTTTCCCAACTTCTGGAACTATTCCACAAGAAAATCGAGAAAAAATAAAAAATATTCTCAAAATTTGGGGAAAAGAATTGTCAAAAGAATTCAACACAGAAGACACGATTTTGGGGTTAGAAAATATTTACAACGCATACGCTCTTTCAATGGTGAGAGGAAATTCTGTACAACTTAAAGCTGCAAAAACTACAAAAGTTATTGAAACCTCTAATGGCATAAAGTTTGAAAAACCGGATAATATCTTTTTTATAATTTCGCTTGGGATACGTCTTATAACAGATCCAAAATTAAGTGAAACTACAATCGTTGCAGTTATGTTTCACGAAATTGGGCACGGATTTCAGCATTATAAAAACGAATCTATACAAAGACAAAGACAATCGATGATGTTCGCTGTTACAGCAGGAGCTATAAAAGATTTCTTTGCGTACGCCCTTTCGTTTCAAATTGTTAATGCCACAAAGCAAGTTTTTGCTCTTGTTGTAGGACTTTTTCAAAAGTTTGGTCTTGGAAAGGATAGACTTAAATTTGCTCAAGAATTACAAGCATCGACAACCCAAGATATGAATACAACAGAATTCAAAGATGGTAAAGCTCAAAAACCAAAAAATCAGGGTTCCGATACTATTGTAAATCCTGTTGTACTTATTCTTTCATGTCTTCAATCTGTTTTGGTATCGATAGTCTCTGTCATCCCAATTCCGGGTTTAACATCATTTGCAACTGTAATATTATACGACCCGTTTTATTTACTGGATTTGGCAGTACGTGGTGTATATTTTAACAGAAGACATAGAGATGAAAAATTCGCAGACTATTTTGCTACAATGTATGGACTCGGTGGAGACTTAAGTGCTCTTAACTATCATCTATATGAAAATGAGCAAAATGTTCATGACGTATGTAAGATTCCTATTTTAAACACCATACAACAATTCAATATGGCGGGCACGATTTCGATGTTGGCAGCTTTAGATGATCATCCTACAAACAGGGTAAGAATCAAAGCAATGTATGAAAATCTTGAAAAAGAACTCAATACCAACAAATATTTGTCACAGGAATTGCGAGAAAAAGCACTCAAAGATTTGAACGATATAAAGCAATTGTATAACGATTGCATATCCCCTAAAGAGAATTTTAAAAATGGGAGAATAGGACAAGGACTTCTTTATTTTTGTATAAGGGTTTTTGTTAAGTTCAAAAGTAAAGCAAAAACTGCTGACGAATTGGCAGCTCCCATAACGGCTTCGAAGAAAGATATCGTTAAAAACATCATCTCTGTTGTTCAAGAAAAGAATGATGCTAATGATGATATCGGTATCGATGAAAGGAATGCGGCAGTTTTAGCCGAAGAACTTACAAAATAATAAATATCACAGAGGGCATTTGCCCTCTGTGATATCGCTTAAATTGGATTCTTTGGAATAGGAACTTCGTTTGTGCTCTTGTCTTTTATTGCATTTACCCGTTCCATGTGTTTTGTATCTGGATCGAAAGCCATTCTTGCTTCACTGCTATGTAAGTTGACCACTTTGTTTGTAAGCAGCCTAATAATCGAGTTATAATGCTCGCTTAAATCCTTAATATTTTCAAGTGATACAAAATTTTTATCAAGACATTTTTGTACAATATCGATTATCGGATTATATGTTTCCAACAATTCTTTCGATATCCATGAATCAAAAACGCTAATAATGCTGTAACAAGAAGAAAATATAAGTTTTAAGAACACGTAGTCAGAAAGTGTGTGAGTTGTTTGTACACTTTGAATCCCGTCCGTGAGTTCTTCGTTTATGGCGTAAATAAGAGCGAGGGTATTTGTAATGCACATATGTGCATCATTTTTCTTTACCATTGCGATACTTTTGGACTTCGAATATTTCCGGTTTATGAACTCTATTGTCGCTATAGGCTTTCGACCTTCATTTTTAAGAAGGGTCTTTATTTGTTTCCAGCACTTAAGAGTTATATCGGCGGCAAATTCTATTTTAAAGCCTGAACCGGATTTATCTGCACGAAACTCTTTATACATAGAGTCAAAAGTTTTGACAATGAGACGGATTTTCCAAACTTCCATAGTTTCTTTTTTCTTAAAAAACGCGAAAAATTTCTTAAAGGTCATATAAACTCCTTTCCTGTACTATTATGATGTATAGGCAAAAGTTGTTTTGAAAATACCTACGGGCTATAAAAGCCCGTAGGATATTGTTTATAATGTCTCGAATACAAGTTCATTTAAGAACTTAGATAGGTCTTCTTTGGTAAAGCCGTTTCGCCACTCATCTTTAAGATTGTTTAAATCTAAGAATACAGCTAAACGAAATTTTGTCTTTTCAGTATGCGGAAATTCCAAAAATAGATAATCACTGTCTATTTTTATGAAATGAAGAGGTAAAGGATTTGTATATCCAAAATATGAATCTTTATAAATGCATCGTGGTAAATCGGATACTTTCGTTGAGTTTGAAAATATTTTTACAAATGCTCCTTTATCGCACATTTTGGATAAATAGTGAATTATATAATCTCTTGAAATTCTATAATTTTCCCAAAATGTTCCGGAAGTCAAAACGATAGTTTTACGTGCAAAATCATAATCTGAGTCGGCTACATTATTTAAAAAGGTAACTAAAGGAACTTCTATATCAGATAATTCGTTACCTTTTATCTCGTAATTAAATAAACGATCTTTGTGCGCTGTGAAAACTTTTTCTTTTTCTTTGAAAAAGTCGAGTACCCTTGAGAATGCACTTAATTGATGTGGATTTGCAATATCGTTTATTTTTTCGGTCTTTTTAATGGAAAGATGGCCTTTTTTAAATGCGCCATATTTTTCAAGAAATTGATTAAGTCTTATATCCGTGAATTTCGTACATTCCTCGGTCAATCTCTCTGGAGCAATGGTCAATACCTTCATTTGTGATCCTTTTTACCCAATCATAAACATTCTCGCTACTACAAGTCCTTCACATTTATTAGTTGGCGCTGTGCTTGTAAACATTGCTTCTACTAATAAAGTATTAATTGTAGCGGCGACATCGAATTTATTCATAGGTGCCGTTGATTTTAAAATACCTGAAACGTTAAATGTCATAATTGCCGTATTAACGGTAACCGCAGCATCCCCTTTTATGTCAATTTTTGGAGCAGTTATCTCTATTTTAGCACCAGCTTTTTCCTCTATAGAAATTTTAGCATCGACTTTTAAGTTGTTGCACTTTATACCAAAATCTCCTGGTACATAAATATCTCCATCTTTGTCTTTTATTTCTATAAAAGACCCGGTCGCATTTATCATTTTCCAATGTTTGTCTTTTGTAATCAATTTAAGAGAGTTACCTGTGTCGTCTTTAATTTCAGTTGTTCCTTCTTCAGCATCGATGATAAAATCGTATGTATATTTTTCCCCATTTTCTTTTGATGTGTGAAGAAATAATTTTTTGTCTTTTGAATTTAAGACGATTTTGTAATAATCATCAGGCACATAATCGGAATCAGGTTTTCCATATACATACACTTCAAGAATGTCAGTTTTTCGTCTTCTTTCTTCTGAATATTCATTGGTATAAAACGGGTGTTTATAGTCTCCGTCAAAAAAATAACAATATGCGGATTCTCCTAATGCTATAATAGGCTGACTCATATTAGAATACGTTACGTATTTACATTTGATATAATTTGCAACTGGTATCGAACTTTCGCAGTTTACAGAATTTGCAAATATGGATTTATCTATATCGTATGATGTTTCTTCTGGGCCATTTGTAGCATCCATGAGTGGAAGAATCTTGGGAATATAAAAACCGACATAGGATGCATCTTTTACTTCTTCTTGTGTCTTTAATACTTTTCCAACCATCTTTCCTGCGGTATAGTCTGCTCGTTTTAATTCGTAAATAGAATCTCCTACGTACATAACAAACTCCCTTTTATTATTAAGATGTTTTTTACGTATTTTGCATGCCTAAAACATCGAGATAATGAGGAAAAGAATATGACAAGCTCATGGGTAAATGCGCTAGAAGTATGCCTTTCTCTGCTTGAATCTACATTCTTTGATAAAAGAATGATGAGGGCCGTAGCAAAGGTAAAAACTACAGGTAAAATATTTATGCCAAATGCTATTGTAACACCAAAAAATCCAGAATATATGGCAACAATGGTTCCTTATGTATGGTCTGTTTTTGGTGTCCTTAATTTATTAGAATCCACATACAAAGATAACGATATGATACGTGCAGTAAGAAAAGCTAAAGCACGGACAATACAAGTAGCTGCGGCTTCCGCTATATTATTGCGACCGGAATATCCGTATAACGTTTATCCTCCGACACTTAGTGCGTATATGCCAAGTGATAAATCGTATCTTGCATCTATTCGAGAAGTTGTAAATTTATTAGAATCTAAGTTCAAGGATTTAAGAATTATAGCTGCAGCTTCTGTTTTAAGAAGTGCATTTTAAAGGAGAGGCCATGTCATGAAAATGCTTGCCAATACAAACCTAAGAACTATCGATGATTTTATAAAAATAAGCACAGAAAACTTTGTCCAATTCCAAAATTCTTCGTATTTCAAAGTTATAAACGGAGAAATATTAGAGGATTCAAATATTTTCAGAGATCGGTATTTTAATAAAATAATGGAATTCACATCGATTAGAATCCTTAATGATTCCGATATTAATAAATACCGATTTAGACCAAAAAGATTGTCAAGTGATATGTATAATACCGTTGATTTTTGGTACATACTTCTTATGATAAACAACATGACAAGCTGTACAGACTTTAACAAACGAAGAATACGGGTATTAACTTCTGACGGTGTTAACTTTTTAAGGACAATCGTAAAGAAAGAAGAAACTGCTATATCTAAAAACAAAGAAGAGATTCGCAGCATTTTACAAAAAATTTGACGTAAGGCCTGCTATTTGCAGGCCTTTGTGTTTTTACATCTTGCGTTTCTTCGGGTACCATGCTTTTGGCATTTTGGCAACAACAATAGTTACAACCCTGAGACCGCGATTTGCGATGTAGTCAGCATCGGCTTCTATTTGCCGAAACCTAAAATCACTATCACTTTCCCACGGCATTCGTGCGATACGCACTCCTTTACGACGATGTGTCGGCCTCCCATTCTCTTGCGCATAGATCCGCGCAATTTCCGCATCTGACATTTTGCTCACCTCTAGTTAAAAGAATAACATTGTTACAAGCGCGGATCAACGATCCAAGACTTAATAATCTATTTATTCTTTATCCTATTGATATTATATATACTTAACATTGTCATTATTACAGGATCAAAAAAAATAAATAATATCCGGGGCCGTAATGGCCCCGGATGATTTCATGTTATCTCGGAATCGTCATCTGGATAACCCATGATTTCATTGATTGCTTTTTGTACTTCTCCTGGCGGAGGATCATCGACTGGGCCTTCGATAACAGTTTTTTCTAAGGTTATTTTTTGTTGTTGAGCTCCTTTCCGCGCCATTTTTAATGCTCGATCATAATATAACTCTGTAATACCATGATCAAGATCTTTCATATATGAAGAAATGATTCGAATTCTATCCCTTTTTTCTTCCTTCAGTTGTATTACTATGGCTACCGGAGTTTTTGTTCTTGCGTGCGGTCTTTCCGGATCAAATATTTGTCCTACATATGCAGTACGTTCATGTCGGTATTGTGCTTCTACAAGGTCGGGTACTTCCATTTTGTATATATCGTAATATACATATCTTGATAAATAAAATGAAAATCCTCCCTTTCCTTCTCTTGTGTCGTCGATATTATCGTTGCTTTTTCCAATATTCCATATGAAATGAAATATCTTTCCTGTGTTTTTGTCCCTGTCAATGACTTCGACATTGCGTTTGTCTAAATCACCAATAGTCTTGTCGAATTCTTTTTCTCGAAAGGCTTTTCGAGAAAACTTAAATTTGTCACCAATACCATGAACGATATTGTTTTCTTCTTCAAGAGTTACTTCTTTTATTCGTTTTCCCATATCATCTCCTTGTTAGTTATTATGTATATTTATAAACAAGGCTAAAACGAAGAAATTAGGGATTGAAAATAAACTGTACATTTGTTGGCAATTCTTCTTTAAGATACATTCGTACTTTACAATCGAATTTGAAATCCTTCATGTTCTCTGAAGGAAGGCCGTCTCGAATTGGTAATAATTCAAATTCTACGGAACAATTACTACCATCATTTGATGTAAAGAATTCTGTTACTCCGTCGTTTAATCGATCTAAGGAATGTTTGGTCAAAGCTTCTTGGGTTATACCAAGAGTGTACCACTTAAGTTCGTTAGCCGGATTTTGAAGTTTGCAGATTGTGTCACATACCGATAGTATGGATTTATCCATTACACTGTCTTTTGGAAGTGGTCTAAATAACTGTTTCCATGTAATGCAACGTTGGAAATAAAATTCTTTTAATCTAAATCCGTCTTCGATTTCTTTTGTTGATATTTCAAACGAAAAGGTTACGCAATTTTTAAGAATGCTAATAAAATATGTGCGTGCGTCCCCTTTATACGCTTTGGCGATTCTCTCCATTTTGCCTTTGATAATGCCATAGACAATTTCATTGAGAGTTTTGAATACTGTAGCGTCCCAATTTTTAAATTCGTTAACATACGATTCTGCGGATTTTTCTTCTGCCTCACGTTGTTTATTGACGAATTGTGTTCTTTTATCAATAACCATAGTTACGATATCTATAGCTTTTTTCATGTTTTTCCTCCTTGACAAATTATATATACTTAAAAATTATTTAGAAAAATAGGCTATTTTTAGCTAGAAAACATTGTATTAAATTAAGTCCTTAAAGGAAGGTATTATGAAAATTACCTTAAAAAATTCTATATAAAGGAGGTGTCACCATGGCAAAAAATAATGATGGGTTAGGCTTTGATTTTGATGCAGAAGATCCGTTTGGCGATTTTGACGCCTCTGGTGGATCTTCCGGAAAAGGACAACAAAAGAAAACTTTCTTTAGAGATTTAGCTTCTGGTTTTGGAATAGGTGTTCATACCTCTATAAAAAATTATATGCCGCCTGTTGCAGAAACTGAAGAATCTGCGGTGGAAATGGCGCAGCAAATGCGAGAACAAGCTCAATCCATAAAACAGAATATGAACAGAGTCGGAGGCTATATAAAAGGTGTTTCCGATGATGTTAAAGATGTATTAAAAGATATCAAAGGACAAAAAACTTTAGCTGATAAAATACATGCTGCTGAAAAAGGCGTAAACCAAACAAAGAAAAATTTAGCATATAAACTGGATCCTGAACTTGCGGAAAGTATGGACTTTGACAAAATGTTTGGCGAAGACGATATCGAAAGCAGTTCGGCAGGCCCCGCTGCAAGAGAGCAAGCCGAAGTAAGGGGGACTACTTCTGATCGTAGTGAAGATTCTCTTATAAGAGAACGCGATGAAATGTTCGGTATCGGTCGTGAAGGAAGTATAGGCGGATATAGGGGTCCTATTGCCACATCTCCAAGCGGAACAGGTGGCGATAAAAAGATCATAAAGAAACAAGCCGTAATTGTAACTGGCGGCGGAAAAGAAAATGCTATAGCAAATCAAGCTCTTCTTGAAGCCGTAATTGTAACTGGTGCAAAGCAAATCGCAAATCAAAATAAGTTATGGAAAAGACAACTTGTTTTGGATACAAAACGTCATATGCAAATGATGCATGCTCTTGAACAAATTTCACATGCTACAACAATAGTTGCGAAGTTTGATGCCGAAATGTTAGGGCCACATTTGAAAACTTATTCCGATTATTTTGCAAAAGCAACAGCGCAATTGACAGATATGATTGATCTCACCCGTGGAGATGGAAGCAAGTCTGTATCCCCCATTGCGCAGCTTCTTTCTGGAGCTAGGAGCAAATTCGCAAAGAAAAATGTTTCCGAATTTATTACAAGTTCTGGTGGATTTGATTTAGGCGGTCTTTATGGGCATGCTACAAAACAAGTAAAAGAAATGGGAAGTATGTATGGACTAGATGCAATAACTGGTTTAAAAGATATGCTTCCTATGATGCTTATGGGCGGAAGTGGAAAAGGCTTTGCTCACGGACTTGGAAAGATTTTAGGACAAGTCGCAACTGCACCGTTTAAGAAACAACTTCGTGGAATGAGTGATAAGTTGTCTGTTAAAATTCCTGCCGCTATGGTAAAGGCTAATTACAAAATGAAAAGTTCTGATAATCCTTTTTTACAGGGAATTGCGGAGCTTTTAAATATCGATACAGGAACTAAATCGACGGTAAACGTTTCTACAACAAATCGAAGAGTACCGTTTGATATGGTAACTCGCAAATCGATAGTTGAAGTAATTCCAGGTTTATTAGCTGATATTCATTCTGCAATATCCGGTCAAGAAAAGAAAGTTTTTGATCATACTACAGGACAATTTACAACAGCAAGTGATATGCGAAATAGACTTCAAAGTCAAATCGATGTTGCCGGAACTGGAAGCATGTGGGAAACTCGAAGCTCTTTAACATCACGAGATAACTCTAAGTTTGCAACAGCATCAGCAAGATTCGGTGTAAGTAAACGTGATTTTGAAAAAGACCTTGATATCATATTTAAAAATATTATGGTATCTGGAACGTTCTTTGATCCAGCCGCTATAATTACCGACGATAAAAAGATAGCCATGCTTTCTCGCGGATGTAAAAATCCAAATTCGTTTATGATATTTTTAAACGCATGGGATGGTATTGACGACGAGAGTAAGAGTAATTTCTATCTTAATATCGAACGTGGAAAAATATCACGACGAACAGAACTTACACGTCAAGAAATAAATATGATCGAATACGGGCAAGGTTCTACAATGGGAGCTAACATTGTTGAAGACAGCATCGTAGAACTTGCGAGTAAAAAACACGATTTAAGTAAAATATCAGGAAACCAAGGCGCTTTTGATCTTCGTGGCGAAAAGAAATATAAACAAATGCAACTTGAAAACGTTGAAATCGATAAAAAGATTGCAGCGTTAAAAGCGACAGCCGCGGTTCAAGGTGAAGGTTCCACCGGATTGGGAGAAATGTCTGGAAGTCCTTTAGAGAAGATTTACGATCTTTTATATCAAGGGATTTTAGTATATCCTCAACTTGGTGTTGGTATTCCTCCTCACTTAAAAAGAATAAGAGAGGTAAAAGCAGCTCAAGAGAAAGAAAAGACTCGGCTTGAAGATGAGCAGAAAAAACTTAAAGCAGAAGTCGAGGATCTTTCAAAACAAATCGAAGTAGACAGAGCTAAAACCGATCGTGATACGCGCGAACGCAATAAGATGACAATGATCGAAAGAACCCGCGCAACACTCGGAAAAACTGTCAATGAAAAAATAGATAATTCAGCTCCTGGAAAATGGCTTGCAAAACGAAAAGAAGAAGCATCGAAAACCGCTTTTGGTAAAGCTCTAGCAAGTGTCAAGGATTCTATATCCGGAACAATTGGTTCTGTTGACAAACTTATAGACAATCATATAGGGGAGCAAGGATTCGATATAGCTGGAGCTGTAAAGGAAATAGCACAGAATGCAAAAGTACAACAAGCAAAAGATGCCGTCAGCGCAACAACAGACAAAGGTGCTAACGTTTTAAAAACGTTAAACGATGTACGAAAAGAAAAAGGTCTTATTGCCGCAGGAAAAGCAGCTTTTGGTATGACAAAGGATGCCGCAAGTGTTACATTTGGAAAAGGGAAAGCCGCAATCCAAAAAAAGATTGACGAAGAATTTGATAAATTTAAAACTACTGTCACATATGCTAAAGCTGTTGAACTTATGGGCGATGCTAAAGAAGTCTACAGAACAGCTTTACAGCCTGGCGGTATACAAGTTTTAAAAGATCGTGTAAAAGAATATACTCAAACAAAGCTTACTCCAGTAAAAACGGTTTTAGAATCAAAACTTCCGATACAACAGGCAAAAGATGCCGTCAGTGAATTTCAGAAATCTCCAGTGTTTGTTCAAGCTGTTAAATTGACAGGAGATGCAAAATCTGTAATTGAACTTGCTAAAACAAAAGAAGGAAGAACACAACTTGAAACTCTTGTAAAATTAAAATTATCTGAAACAGGAGAAACATTAACCGGAAAAGCGAAAGAGTCCGCTCAACTGGTTGGAAATTCTGTTGCATTAGGTTTAGCCCATAGCGCTCAAAAATACGGAGTTAATAGTGAAGGAGCAAAAAAAGCTATTAACGAACTTAAGTCGGGAAAATTAAGCCCCTTAGGAATGCTACGAACAACATTTGGTCTTCTTGGAGAAAAATTAAATATAGCATTATTCGGACAATATGAAGATCCTAAAACTGCTAAAATGGGTGTTGTAAGACGAGCTCTTTGGGTGACTAAGGAACTTGTTAAAAATGTCCAAGATTTTATGCTCGGAAAGAAAGACGGAAAGAGATGGGGTTTGTTATATAAATTAGCATCTCCAGCTATGAGATTTTTTGAAGATTTCCGGCATCAGTTTATGGAAAAAATAGGCATTCCTTTTAAATTCATCGGAAAGTCACTGGCTACCCGCATGAAATGGTTAGTTCGCGATGTAAAGAATACACTCGGACGTGTTGGAAAAGGCGTTAAGGAAAAACTATCTGGAGCACTTGATTGGCTGAGTAAGCGAAGTGGTATTAAAGCCGGGAAAGGCGGTTTATTAGGTGGAGCATTCGGCCTTGCGAGTAAACTTACAGGAGTTGCAACAGGCATAATTGGCGGGACTGTCAATTTCGGTGTAAATCGTGAAAAGCGAAAATTACAACAGCTTGTAGCTCAAGGAAAACTCTCCATAGAAGAATACGATGAGAAAGTAGGAGAGCTAGAAGCAAATTTAGACTCTGAAAAGAAACGCCATAACGAACAGAACGCGAAGCTTGACGAATATGCAAGCAGTCTTACTGATAAAAAATTAAACTCTCTCGGATTCAAAGGACAACGGGACGAATTAAAATCTTTGGAAGAAAAAGTCAAAGGTATGTCATATGCCGAAGAAACAAAAGAGTTTAAAGAAAAACGAAAGATCAAAAAAGCAAACGAAAAAATCAATAAAAAGTTCCAGAAGTTTGATAAGTTATATCAGGAGACAGGCGATGAGAAATACAGAGCCGAAGCTGAAAAATATAAATTATCAGACGATCAACTGAAAGCCGGTTTAACAACTAGAGAACTTGCACAACGCGAACGTGATGATTTGTTACGAAAAGCGGAAAAAGCGCATAAAGAGCAACAGCTTGAGAGAGACAAAAAGCAAGAAGAGATGGCTGATGATACAAAAGAAATACGTACACAAATAACAGCAGTTGCCGGATTGCTTGGCGGAAAAGTTGCTCAAGATAAGCCATTACAAGTTCAGGAAGTATCTTTCCTTGAAAAGAAATTCCCGAAACCAGACGAAGCAGAAGCAAAGAAAGTTGACGATCATATCGATATAAAAACCGGTTATGAAGAAGGAAGTCTCGAAGATTCGATTGCGGATAAACAACGTGAGATAGCTGAAAAAGCGAATAACGTTGTTGCAAAAACATCGGAGCCCATGCTTACAGAGACTACAACACAAACTGGTCAGCTCGAAGAAATTAAAGAGGATATGAAACAGCTTGTGAAACTTCAAAAGAAAGAAATCGATCTCGAAGAGAAACAAGGAAAAGGCAAATGGATCGATAGAGCTATTGAAGTTGGTTCTACGGCAGCTCTTGTAACTGCCGGAGGAAAGAAAGCTGGTCTCTTTAAAACGTTATTCGGTAAAGGCACTCGTATTCGTGGACCCGGTGGAAAGTTTATAACAAAATCCGGAGGACTTAAAGGATTCTTTCAAGGATTAAAATCGGCAGTTCGTTACTCGAAGCTGGGAAGAAACGTTAGCGCTGGTGTTAAGGGTGCTAAATCTGGTAAAGGGTTCTTTAAAGAATTTATTCGCTCGTCTAAAAGAATTTCAAGTATTAATAAAGCTACAAAAGCTGCCCGCGTTGCCAGTACTGCCGCTAAAGGTGGAAAACTTGCACAGCTCGCTGCAAAAGGCGGAAAGTTAGGACAAGCTGCAACGAAAGTAAGCAAACTTGGAAAATTCGGAAAAATAGCTGGTGTCACTCTTGGAGCTGTTGCTTCAGCTATGATGCTAAAACAAGCATGGGATAAAGGCAAACAAAAGAGAGCCGCAATGGCTCAAGCTAAACAAGAAAGAGGCACAATGGGAGCGATAGGAGAGCTTACAGGTCTCGATTCATTTGATAGCTCTGAACTGAATGCCGATGGAACAAAGAAAAGCTTAGAGCAACAAAGTATGGATAACTTTAAAGCTGGCCGCTATCTTGTACGCGGACAAGCGATGAAAGATGCTAAAAACGTTGCAGGAGTTGCTACAAAAATACCAGTGGTTGCAAAGGGTGTTGCACAAGGTGGAAGTAAAGCGGCTTTAGCTCTTGCAAGGGTTGCAGGAGAAGGAAGTAAACTTGCTACAAAAGCGCCTAAGATTGCTGGAATGCTTGTTAAACTTGAACAGACTATCTGGAAAGTATTGTCAAATCCAAAAATAGCCAAATATATTTCAAATGAGGCTGCAAAGAGAATAGTATCTGGTGTAGTAAAAGAAGCCGGTAAGAATGCAGGAAAAGGCGCTGCAAAAGGAGCACTAGGTGCTGTTCTTGGAGCTGCAACTGGTGGAATAGCTTTAGTGGCATTCGCCGTTGCGGACTTCGTTGTAGGCTTTAATAATACCGGAAATTTTTTTAAGATGCCTCCAGGAGAGCAGCCGACAACAGGAATGAAAGTAGCATCGGGTATCGCAAGCGCTCTTTCAGGATTAGTTTTCGGATTAATTCCTCCGGCATGGTTAGCTCGTACTGTATATGAAATTGTCGGTGGAAAAGAAGCACGATCTAAAATGTCAGAGCTGGAACAAAAACGCAATGCGTATACCGAAGGCATGAAGTCTATGGGATACGATACGTTTACTCCTGAAGCTTTGGCAGAAGTTGATAACAGGACAGTTGGAACCAGGTTTTTTGATGCTCTTCCGGGTGGAAAGAAACGACGTGAACAGCGTGAAGCTAAACTGCTTGGAATGGATCTTGAAACCTATGCTCGTTTTAAAGAAGACAGGAAAACATACGAAACGAATATGGTGTCTCAAGGTCAAGCCAATATGAGAAGAGCCATCGCAAATAAAATTGCGGAGACTGGAGCTAACTCAAAAGAAATGCTTGATGAAGTGGCTAAGACGGGTGTAATAGGTGGATACCATAGCGATGCATTGGGTAAACATAATTACGATGACGTTGGAAGGTATATCGATATCTCCGTTATCGAAAGAAAAGCAGCTCAAGGCGATACAATGTTTAGCGTTGTTATCCTTCCTGAAGCACAAGATATCATATCTGGTAAAATAAAAGATTTCTCTCCGGAAGCAAAGAAGCATCTTGCGATGTTAGGATTTGGAACTATGCTTCGTACCTCCGCTGTGGATAAACAAATGCAAAACATTGCCGCTGGAATGATTCCAGGAGTTAATATCCCAGAGAGTGCGGAAAATATGTCACTGGAAGATATAAAAGCGCATGAAGCCAAATTGGATAAAAAAGAGAAAGTATCTCTTTCCAAGTGGTGGGGAAAACGTTTAGCTAAAATGAAAAACCGGATGGCAGATTTTAAAGAAGCACGAAAAAAATTCGCCGAAAAAGCAGTTGACTCGTTTTATTCCATTACAGGTAAGCTTGGAAATTTAAAAGATTACGTTACAAGTGGTGACATGTGGGCCGATGTAAAAGATACCGCAGAAAAAATTAAAGATAAAATAGTCGCAGGATTTAATACGGCTATAGATGGAGTGAAAAATGCGATATCTGCAGTCGGTGATTTTATAAGCGGTCTTTGGCATAAAATAACTTCATTTGTAACCGAATTGCCAGGAAAGGTTGCTGATTTTGTAACGTCAATTCCGGGTAATGTAATGAACTGGGGTAAAGATAAACTCAACAAACTTTCCAATTGGTGGCATTCTGAAAACACCGATTTTAATGAAGGTTATAACTCAACAATACAGGATAATGCTAAAAATGTTTCCGGTGCAGAGCTCGCTCTTTCTGCACATCCGGTTGCCGGGGCAGTTCAAGCCACAGTTGGTTTGGGAAAAGACGTAGGTGATGCTGCAAAACAAGCTATGTCAATCGAAGATCAAGCAAAAGCGGCATTTGAAGCATATCCCATAGACCCAAAAACAAGGCCAGGCTCATCCAATATTTATCGCACTGTCGGTAACAAAGCGATGACTGTACGTGATTTTGTGACAGAATGCGTAAAGAATAAATCTGTACCCGGTGTTCAATCCGGTATGCAAAACGGTGCGGATTCGTATAATCCGAAAGACAAAAAAAGTCGACGTTTAAGACAGATGCAAAATCGAATGGCTGATGCGAATCCCTTCGCCGACATTATCAATTCGATACGCAGTAACGCATTCTCAATATTGGGCCGCCAAGACGAAGATACTTCAACAACGACAGGTGATGGTGGAGGAACCCCTGCAGCATACACAGGCACATTTAATCCGAGCGAGTTAGAAAACATTCAAACTTCTCAACAAGCTTCAGGATATTTTTGGTCAAACGCAACAAAGGGTCTAAATGCATACCTTACTGATAGACTCCGCGCAGGAGATACCCAATTTTATGAAAAATTAGCAGATAAAGTTAAAGACCCAACTTCAATGGGCCAAAACAAAGACATTGAAACGCTAAATCCTATCTTTAAACAGAAGGTGAAAGCCCTACAAGATGATCCTGGCGTTAAAGCAATTGGTGGGCTGCGCATCAGAGAAGCAAGACGATCTCCGTTAACACAACTTGCGTATTTCGCTCAAGGAAGATCAAGAGATACCAACTTCATGGATCGTATGTTCCAAAAAGCGGGATTAGGAAATAAAGCGTGGAGCTATAATCAACCAAATACGCAAACCATCGGTTCAAAACACTTTAGCGGATACGCATTCGATGCTGAAGATTATGGAAAACCGAATGACTATTACGACAAATTAGGATCTATTGCAAAGAAGTATGGAATAGAGTGGGGTGGATATTGGGATGGAAATTTCAAAGATAGACCTCACTTCGAAATGCCTTCTTCGCAAATATCTCGTCCTGCAATACCACAAAGCGTAACAGCTCAATCCGGTATGCAAAACGGTGCGGATTCGTATAATCCGAAATTAATCGAAGCCAATACTCCGACATCCGTTAACTACATGAAAGATCAGAATAGCAAGATAGAAGAATCTTTGGATTTGAAGCGTTTAATGGAACACTCTGAAAAGATGATTAACGTTCTTCATTCTGATAATATACGCATCATAGAACTTCTCTCCGAGACACTCGAATTCCACACTCAAACGTTTACAGAAGAAGCTCCGATGAGAGAGTATTATAGGTCGCAAGGAGGCAGCAAAGGGAGTCCTGTAAAATCTGCATTTGCTAGTACATTAAAAAATATTACAGGAGGATCTATGAACAAAAAGAATATGGATATTCCAATGCACACTTCGAAGACATAAATAATGTAGGGGCATTATGCCCCTACATTATTTTTATGTGCTAGAAATAATATCAACAGTTTGTTTGCCTTTATTATCAGTTGTAATTGTGATTATGTCTCCATATTTTGCTTTATCAAAATCGTTTTTGGATACTTCGATGGAGTATGATGCTTTTTTAAATACTCCGTTAACTGTGTAGACAATCTTATAGACTATATAAGGACATCCTTGTCTTGGAACTTGATAGGTTTCTTTTCGAATAATAAAACCTTTTTTCTTTGCGCTGTATAATATGAGAAAATATTCGGCTACGATGAATAATATGACAAGTATGATTATTGATATCATTTTTGAATCCTTTTTACATAGATTAAGAGGCGATTTTAGGTGTTTTAGACCACAAGTTCTGCTAATAAAATAAGCATTATTGTATATATCCTAGCCACTCCCCATAATGAGGACTAAAACGACTTTTTTCATAAAAATCCATCTTCTCTTATATAAATGTTTTCATCAAAAAAAATAACGCAAGGGTGGAAGAACCCCTTGCGTTAACCCGTCCTAAGTACCCGCTGGGGTTGACGGATTTTCTGGAACTTTGAAAACGACAGGAGCGCAATCCAACAGGGCTAACGCCGTGTTATAGCAGTCCGCAAGAATCATCGTCGGGAATACGATGTTTTTGTCATTTTCTGTAAGGTCGTGTTTCGACAGATTTTTTCCGCCTAAATGTTTGGCGAACTCGAGGTCAACGACAGTCCAAACGATGACATTCATAAGGGTGTCGTTTTGCGCCAATTCTTTCTTTCCATTCCACAGGCGGGCGTCCCTGTCAGCTTCTTCAAGCATTGTTTGTAACGCCTTGAAGCTTGTAACTGTCGTGAACACGTTGTCCCCCAATTTAAATTCTAACTGTGTTGCCAGTGTGCACTCAATGGCGTGTTTTACACGGTTAAAAAGAGTGCTTAAATACTTTTCGTTCACGTGCTTAAGGAACTGTTCCTTAAACATCGTGCGCAGCTCGTTAAAATGATTGGGGTTCATTTTAGCAAGCCAGTGATCGCTGCAGAACGTTATGAAATTCCCAGCTCCCGGAATAGGAATTTCAGAACTAACTTGATTCGGCGTGCGATAGGAGGAATCAGGTTGTTGCTGTCTCCTCTCTACGTTAGGATGCTGCTCTTTAACAGCAGGTTTTTCTCCCTTAATTTTCCGCTTCGCATTTTCTGCTGCGATTCCGTCCAACCATCGATCTTCTTCCAAGTCCACGAATGATTGAACAAAAGACACAAGTAAAGTTAATATCATACGCGTATATCTCCTTCCTACATAAATGATATATAATTGTATAATACTTTATTTCACTTCTTTTGCAATAATAATTTAACAATACGATAATGGGTTTTGGTCTAATCATATAGGCTGTGCCGCGTAATCAAGTGTAGCTTTTAACCTATCTCCTTTCGGTTTATAGAAACATTGTCCCAAACACGGTTTCTTTTTCAAACAAGGTAGGTTAAGCGGTTTCGTGTTACGAGATCAATAGAGCGTCACTTGAGGATTTTCCACTATGGCGTACCCTTTATAGGGTACGCTATTTTTATTTTCAACAACTATGTAATTAAGGAGTTTCAAAATGGAAGAAATGTCCGTTGCAGATTATGTTATATCAATGGAAGGTGGACTTGCTGATAGAATTTTATCCAACAAAAAGAATGTCAAAACAAAATTGCCGATACATATGTACTTTCAAAAAAATAAAGAAAGTCAAGTGATTTTCATAGGTGAATATATGGAAATTTATATTCCATCAGAAAGCCTTACAAGAAAAAATATGGCAATAAACGGAAGAGAAATATATACATATGGAATATTTCAACTAAAGATTTGGGATACAATTCCCGATAGGCCGGATAATACACCAAGTAACTATACAACTAGGTACATGTATCCGTCCACATTGGTCACAATCCCATCTGATATATTCAAGCGTAATATGAGTTTATCCGGAGAAGAAGAGCATCAGTGTTATGTACTTGGATATAAAAAAGGTGATATTTTTATAAAGAATGTCACAATACCAAAACAATCCGATGTTGCAGGAAAATTTATGAATATTGTCATGAAATCTTTCCTTCCTCCAATTGTTAAATACACAGAAATTGCGGATCTTGTATTTGGCAGCGCACAAATAAATGGTGTAAACTTTAGCACAAATGCCGCTGTACTAGAAATAATGATAGCAGCCCAATCTCGGTATGTTAAAGATCTTATGGTTCCATACAGACATTATTTAAACAGACTTTCTACAGGGGATCAGATGGCCGATCTTGCAAACTTAAAATTCATGAAAGCTTTGGATCTTCCACATGTTATATCAACATTTACAGCATTGAAATTTCAAGATATAGGAAGGAGTATTACAATGGGAACTCTTTCTCACAGAGCGAAAATACCGCAAAAAAAATCGTCTGTCGAAGATGTCCTTCGATACTGATTTTGTGCACAATTTTCAAAAAACAATCCGGGGCCACTATGGCCCCGGATTTTAACTGTTAAGCGAAGTACCTGGAGGCGAGTTTTAAATAGCCCGAGGAGAGTTCGAAAGATTCACCATTCAAGATATTTGATACTGCGTCATAAAACTCAGGGAAGTAGTTAAAGAGATCAGCGACGAATGTAACACTGTATTTGCGAAGTTCTTCGCTGGAATCTCTCTTTTCCGATGAAATCGTCAGAATATTGTACACTGTACCATCTGACTGATCGTGTCCGTATATGATGAAAGCATCGTCATCGGTTACATACCGATGAGATATGATAAATCTTCCGTCAGAAGATTTAAACCGGCACCCGTCAATACCCTGCAGAAGGTAATCTGTAAAGGTCATGCCGATTGCGCAGGTTTCTGTTTGAAGGTATCCGTAGTTCGATGCTTTCGGGTTTGGATTTCCCGGAATATCACACTCATAGATCTGGTGGCCTGTGGCTTCGAAATTGTACTCGATCTTGTCGGAACCTACGTTGTTGTTAAGATCGACAAGTTCGGGATTATGCATTGGCATCATGTGGTCTATCAGTTCGGTGGCTTCATTGAAAATTTCTTTCGAAAAGTGTTCTTTGAAGAACTTGTTATCGAGATACAAAGCTCTTGAGAACAACGGAAGGGTTAGATTGTCAAAATGGTAAGTTGATACCAAAACAATTGCCCATTTTGATTCCAGTTCCTTTTCGGCGTCTTCCGCTTTGTACCACTTAGTATGAACGCGCCATACGCGGTGTTCAACTTCAGTTTTTCTTTCCTTCTTTACAAGGCCGTGTTTGGCACAGAATTCTTCGATTTGTTTCAAACAATCCTGTTTTTGTTTTGTGGCGGAATTTTCGTATTCGTACAACCGCACGATACGCATTTCCCTTGTCTTCTTGACTGTGATCATATGTCACTCCTTAATAAAATATAGCATCCTCTCAACTGAGAGTTTTTGTCTTTGCTAATCCTTAAGAACTGGTTCAGTTAGAATGAATTGTTGGAACTTCAAGTACATGGTTTGATCCATAAAGAACCTGAATTTTACGTCCTTATGAGTCCCTCCTGCAAACGGCCCACACATGGGAGTAGGAGATCCCCATTGATCGTGTAAAGGTATTACCTGGCAATAGTTTTGTTGGAAGGGATTTGGAGTTTCATTCGGGTTTTCTTGTTTGGCTGCATCGGAACTTTCTTCATCTTCCCTTTTTATTCTCGCAAGGTAATCTTCCAAGTTTTCGTTTTGTTTGGGAAATCTTCCTTTTATCGTTCCAGCATAACCATTCATATCAGCAAACTGTTTGTTTATCTGATCTTGCGGATGATTAAAATGCTGTGACGACATTCCATATTGTGGATATATGGGGGAACCCGGTTGTCCAAACGTTCCAGTGAATTTGTACTGTGTAGCATGCCCACAACCGATACAATATCCTGGAGATTGAGTCCAATCGAATGGTACATATTCGTTTGGAAATATGTCAAGATTGAAATCTACAACACACGTATTACCTCTTACTCTAATTTCGGAGACAAGTATTGTGGTGTTTGGAAAATCTTTCCAAAATTTAATAGTCAGATGCGCACCAAATAACGACATCAATATCTTTACAGCAAGAAGCGCAATATCGTAATTCGTTTCGCATGATTGCAAATGACTTGCGTTTTCGTTTGCAATAACATCGCTGCCACGAAGTTTTACAACCGAATTTTCAAATATTTTGAAGTTCTGTACATCACTGTATGTGAAACCTCCAAACATATCGACATATGTTTCACTTAAAAGGTCGTTAAAGTATTTGTCAACTTTATTATCAGGACATTCAGAAATGAGTGTTTTCCCGATTTCCGTCAGGTTAGGAACTGTAAGGCTGCACAAAGTAGTAAGTCCTGCCATATTACATTCCCCAAAGTACCTGGGACTGTGTTTCTTTTCGTGTATAGCACGTTTTATGACGCTAACCCAATCTCCGCAAGTTAGCACATGTTTGTTAAGTTCCTCAAGGTACAATTTGAGTTTTGCGCGTTTCTCAAGAATTATACCTCTTACAAATCCACCTTCAACTGTGATAACATCTTGTATCATGTTGACAATTGTTTTAGCTTCCATTTAAGCCTCCCTGTATATTTTAGAAATCATTTTTTAATTAAAAAACGTTACTGCGAGTTTTAAATCCTTTTCTCATTGCATCTTTAGAAATACCAACTCCGGATTTATCTGTTGGTTTTTTAAGACAAGATTCTTTAAAATGCCCAGATCCTTCTTTTAATGCGATAAGGGCATCTTTTTTCTTTTTGAATCTACCATATGGATCAAAAAATGTTTGAAGGTATTCTTGCTTTAAGTTTGTATAAGCACCGAATTCAATTTCTTCGACAACTGTTCCTACGGTATAACCTGTCGCTATATAACCAACTTTGCTTCTTTCAGTTCCGGACGATATTCCAAATTGTTCACTTAAATCTTGGAGTCTTAATTTTCCATCTGTAACGACGATTTTATCAGTATTGTCTTTTGGAAAAACGATATATTTTATATATTCTCCGAGTTTAACGCCAAAACCAAATGCATCGATAATTAATAATTCATTTTCATTATCAACACTTCGTATTGCACAAACAGCGCCTTTTCCTTCTTGCACTTTGACAATAAAGTAATGAAATCCGAGCTCCATTATAAACCCTCCTATTTTAGTTACTTAAATTATATATACTTATCTTAAATATTGGCTAACATTTTTGTAGACTATTTTTTACAAAAGGAGCATATTATGCAGAATGCTTTTGAATCTATCTCCGAAAAACTGTCTTTAAAGCTCACTTATGAAAGAATAAAGAAAATTGATGTCAATCTATAAAAAGAAATTGAAAAATTGTGTTTTTTTTGATATGTCTCATATGGATTCAAATGTGCTCGATGAGGTTAAATTAGATGATTATATCGTAACTGTAAGGTGCGGAAAGCACCTTGTAGCTATTATTTGCTTTATGTCAAAAGAACCTTTAAATCCTGAGAAGAAGTTGCATAGAGGATTGCAATTTATTTTTCGTAATAACCCAGAGTTTATTGATATTATAAAAAAGAAATCTATCGATTATGAAGCAATAATTGACCTTTTGGTATGCCATCCGAATTATAAGGGCAGAGAATCGGCACGAAGCTTGTAATTACATTTTTAAATACAATTGGTGATAGACTTGTAGAAGTCGGAACTATGAGAACAATGAATTATAAATTCTACGAAAATTTAGGATTTCATCGTATTGCAAAATGGCCAGGAGATGGATACACGTATGTATGGCATAAAAGTCAAGAAGTTATGAAGATTTTGCGTAACTACAAGTTTGTCTTTAAAAAATAGATGTGGAAACATCTTAATAAATTAACCTCGAAAAGGAGATTTTTCTATGAGCGATGTAGTAATTACAACCCCCGATACACATGAAATGCAGGAAAGTCATTCAAATCCTACAAATATAACAGGGGATTTAAAAGAACTTTTCACAATAGCATATAATTCGTGGCAAGGATTCTTTTTAAGATTTTTTCAGGATTTACTTCAAAGTATTCCAAATGCTACGGTTCTTAGTAATCCAAAAGACCTTTCGTTTCAAAAAGCCATAAGTGGCGCTGTTAATAACTTAAACACATGTATTTTGGCTAAACGAAATGAACAGCATCCGCAAGGATTTATTTCTTGCGATTTTTGTCACGATATTGATTTTGTCGATCTTGTTATTGACAATACGCCGACAAGGGTTACAAATCCAACAGTATACGATATGCTTCCATTTGTGTGTGTAAAAGAGACCACATTTTTTGAATACATGGACGGTATGAGAGAAGCAGCGAAAGCAATCCCAATTATGGCGATATACCCTTCATCGAGGGCACTGTATCGAACTACAAAATCCTTGAAAAAATATTATCCTGGAGATGCGAGAAAAAGTATACACGGAAGTGACATAGATACTTCTTCTCGTGTTGAAATATCAATTACATCCGTTTCAACAGATCTTTTAAGAATCTGTGAAGATTTCAATTTCGATAACAGAAGTCTTGGGACTTCCGGAATGGCAACGTTATCTGCAGTTGTAAACAAATATACAGATTTCATTCTCCCGATAATCGCCATCAATTTAAGAGTTGATGCAGATCTTTCTGAAGGCTTGTCGATGATGATATACGAATTTATCTTGAAAGAGTATACAGCATCGATATATTTCCAAAAGAAACTGTTTGAATGCATTGAAGCTCTTATTAGGAGCGGAATCGGTTTTCCGCTTATAAAAGCTTTCGGCATTCAGAAAGTTATAAGCACGATACAGCTTTTAAATCCGAATAATATTTACGCGACTTTATTGTATGAAACACTTGCCAAAACTTGCAACGTCGAACAGTTAAACAATCATAAGAGTTATATCGATGCCGTAAACGTTGTAACAATCGTTAACTCAGAGAAAATTGCAGAAGAAAGAGGTGCTCTTATGATGGTTGTACGTCGTGTTATGTGCTTTATAATTACGGCGTTAATCACAGAGGGACAGGTATCGAGAAATTCAGCTCAAACTTACAAGAGTAAAGCTATAAACCTTCTTGAAGACATAAAACAGCATCTCTCCAGTGTTGGAGACACTGACAGCTTGATGACTGATTACTTTTTTGAATTACGGAATGCCATTGTCAAGCATGGGGATAATATGTTTTACATTGTTAAAAACATAGCCGGTGCTAAAACAAGCAGCGTTCCAATAACTCGCCACGCTAATGATGGACAGGTCGCATCACAAAAGGTGTATGATGACCAGTATATCACAGGAGCATACTCTTTTATAGGAAAATCTTCTGTTACAAATGAGAGTACAACTGTGGAGATACAAAAGGATGCTATCGAAGTGGCTAAAGATATTCTTAACACAAAGAATTCATTTGCAGCGTGTAAAGAAATTTCATATCGCACAACAAACATACAATGCTATGAAGATGCTCTTGGTATTCTTCTTGATGTAAAAGCGTATAGGGATATCTTGGCACATTCAACTGCAAGAACGTTAAGTGAAGAAGATGCCAAAAATGCTGAATATTTTGACCTTGTGCTAAAGAGAGTTGAGACTGTTATCGATAAAACAATAAATCCTGTTACGACATAACTTTTTAATGGCTAGTGGGTTTTCCCACTAGCCATTATATTGAACGTATGTATAATAGGAGAATTACATGAATGAAGGACCTGTACATTTATTAGAGCCACATATTCATCACAATACCCAAAATTTATCAGCTATAAAAATTTGGCATATATTAAAATCCCTAAGTGTTAAAAACAGCAAATTCATGTTAACACTATATGATGAAGACTTAAAATATATAGATCCGTTCGATAAACATTTATCGGTAGAAATGCAAAGAAGAGTGCATGCCGAAATTGTACGAAACTATTGGTATTATCTACGAGAAATCGTACGAATAAATGCTCCAGGAGGCGTTACACCATTTGTATTTAATCGTGGAAATTTGGCACTCTCATGGCTTATGACAAATAACATAAACTGTTATGTAGAGATTCCACGTCAGACTACAAAGACAGGTACCGTCGCAGCTTTTATGGGATATGTATGGGCATTTGGTGGAGTTAATTTAAATACATCATTTTTTGCAAATACCCCTGTTATCGTAAAGGATAACCTTGAGCGTGTAAAAGATGTACTTAAGAATCTTCCATGGTATCTTCAGATGATGGATGAAAAAAAAGACAGCATCAATAAAGAATCACTTAAATCTGAAAGTACAAATAACCGCATCATCGTTCGCAATCCTCCTGCTACAGAGCAACAGGCTATGAATAAATCGCGCGGTGCTACAGAACCTGAACAATGGTTTGACGAGCTTCCACATATTCCAAGTTGTAAAACAATATTTTTGAACTCGGCCCCTGCATGGAGCAAAGCAAAAGATTTTGCAAAGATGAATGGAGCTCCATATTGTAGGATATGTACATCAACTCCTGGAGTTCTTGGAACCGAGGAAGGGGATTTTATATTTTATGATATGCTTCCACAATGTATCGGGTTTGATGAAAAACTGTTTTACGATCAGCCCGATATGGATTCTCTTCGCACTCTCATCGATACACAATCAAAGAATAATTTTGTTTATATTCGTTTTTCTTATAAGCAACTTGGTTTTGGAGAAGATTACTTTCGTGATATATGTAAAGTTATGCAGAATAACTTGGAAACCATTACCCGCGAAGTTCTTCTTATGTGGTCAAGAAGGTCCAACGATTCTCCGTTTACCAAAGAACAATTGGAAAGGGTTTATCGGTATGTAACTCCTCCTATAGGAACGATAACGATTCGTAACACATACGTTCTTAAAATATTTAAGAAACCAGATGTAAAGAAAAAATACGTCATATCAGTTGACTGTTCTGGTATGCTTGAAAATGATTATTCTTCATTAGTAATTATTGATCCTCAAACTTTTGAGCTTATAGGAACACTTCGCAGTAATGCAAGAACCGCATATTCTAATACTACGATATTTACATATTGTATTATTGATGTCGCAACAATGTTTGTAAATGCACTTATTGCTATCGAAAAAAATAACATGGGTGTTGCCATCATCGATAATATTATGACATTAAAACCGGAACTTATAACAAGATTGTATGCTTCAGCTTTAGAACCCGATACTAAAACTACAAATGAAACGTTTTATCTTTCAACGGCTGACAATATTAATCTTACAAATAAAACAAGGGCTGTAGCTTATGGTTTTGATACAACAACTCCAAGACGTGCACAAATGTTTTCTGAGTTACTTGGAATTATCATAAACGAATTATACGACGTACTTCATGATAACGACATATTTCTTGAACTTAATAATATTGTCAGAAACAAAAAAGGAAAATTGGAGCACAAATTTGGAAAACACGACGATATTCTTTTAGCATATCTTATAGGATTGTGGGTGCTTTGTTATTCTAAAATTCTTGCGGATAGATATGATTATCCTATAGGATATATAAGACCTATGTCGTTAGCCGACGACGCTAAACGAATAGAAGAATCTGATCTACTCGAAAAATCGATGAGTACATTGGAAGATGTAATAAAAATTCAAACTACAGCATTTCTTGGGAAGAATAATTATAATTCTATTATTGACATGAAACCGACTCTTAGTGTTGATACAAGAAATTCTCTTACTCATGAATCAGAATTCGATAAAGGCAATAACTCCTATGCCGATATAGCGGAAATGGTTTTTGGTTCTGAAGAATCTTTACTTGACCTTACAGAAACAGAAGTTATTGAAGAACTTGAAATGGACGATGTCTTAGCCGAAGACATACAACAAACGATGACTGGCATGAGTATATCAGAAAGAGAGCAATATAAGAGACAGAAATCCGAGGAACTCGATAGGAAAATTGTTACAGCCAAGATGGCCAAAAAAAACAATATCGAGAAGGCACGATATATACGAGAACAAAACATTTTAAGAGAACGCATGAGACAAGGTATCTCTGATAATATGAGCGATACGACTCTTGATACTATTATAAACGCGTTTTTAGACAACAAATAAAAAACATCGGAGGGCAAAATGCCCTCCGATGTAAACCTTGGTACTAGGAACCGTTCCTCCTTTTTTCTTCTTCGATCTCTCGAGAAACGATTGCTTTTGCTCTGCCGATAATCGGATGGGTACGGAACATCCTGGTTATGACAAAGCTATCGGTTTGGGAATGATACTTACACATGAACTTTTCCGATTGGCAGTTTGTGTCACAGTACGCAAACTCATTACAGAAAATATTCCATTCACGACGGATTTCTGTCTTTGACTCTTCATTAATAAGCTTCATTGTTGAGTCATTTGATGCTGAAATCTGCTCAATAATTACGAACTCCCTGTTTTTGTTTATTGTGTGTGCATACAATAGGGCGCTAACGAAATGACCGAAGCATAAATAATTTTGGAAATCCAAATACAATTTCTGCAGGTGTTTCACTGTAGGATTTTCAAATTCGTCTTCAGGTGTTTCGAGTTCGGCTATGAGCTGTGTGATGCGTTCCATCGCTCCTTTAACTGTGAAGGTCGGGTCGGTTTTGTCCATAACGATAGTTCCATCAGGATACGTTACACTCGGATAATCGGCCCACTTAAGAGGATATTGTATTTCAACGTTGATTCTCATGTCAATGTTTTTAGCACCGTCCTCTCTTCTTAACCTTTCTTTCTCACGATACTTTCGGATGTATTCCGAATCAAAATACTGCGACAGAGAGTTATTGCGCATATACATCGTGAGATACGATGTTGAGAATCCGTTGGCCTCATTTCTTAAGGTTCGTATTATTCCCACTTGCCCTTTAACTATTCCACCGGCTACTTTCCCGACGATTTCTTTCCATTCCGTATTGAAAAGAATGTCCCAGGCTTCCCAGTAGATGTCCGTACTCTCTCCCGCATACATTTTTAAACTCGACGGTATGAAATGCTTGAAGATCGTAAGACGCTGACTTTTAACATTTCTGAACTGCCATTCGTCAACGTCGTTTTCGTCTGTTCCCGTCATTGCATACGTTTCGCACGGAATTGTAAATCCATGAACGTAATCGACAGGTTCCCAGCCATTTGGCGTCTTCGGAATTGTTTCAGGCGGTTTGTCAATTGTGTTTTTGCCATTGTCAGGCCACCAATTCATCACCATCGTGTTATCCCTAAACTTATCAAACTCCAAATAGAAGTTCAATGGAACATTGTTCATTCGATTAGTTTTATAATCGAATATTAACCCAAAATACTCTTTATTAGCCATCACGTAATCTTTGTCCGTAATTAGCTTTTGAAGGTATTCCTCAGAGGATGCAGAAGTTATACCACTTTCTTCTGTTTGATCATCCGTTTTTTCATCCGACATACTCCCTCCTTGTATATGTGTTGTAGACTTAGCGGATTTATCAAAAGGGCTCTTGGCTTCCGTACCTATGGGGCTTATAACCTCATATTGAGCATCTTCTGCAAAATCTTTGCCTACCATGTATTGAGAACTATCTTCTATAGCAAGTTGTTTAGACTTATCTATTGTATTTTCTATTTGTGCCGTTAAAATGGCTATTTGTTTTTCGGCATACAATTGAAAATTTTGATTTTCTAATTGCAACCTCTGTCGCTCATTGTCCATTCGCTGCATTTCAACTTCAACTGCTGCTAAAAAACCTTGTAATTGCATGCCGTACATTACTTGTTGATGTTGATAGCTTTGGAGCGCGTTTTGTAGCGAATATTCATATTTTAATTTTTCCCTTTCAAGTTCAGCACAGAAGAATTGTTGAACTGCTTCAGGACTGCTGTATACCCTTGCATCTTGCTCGAGAATAGTTCCGTCTGGACTAAAAGTTGCTTTTCGGTGTTCAATATGCGGATAATGTACAGGGACTATATGTGATTGTGTCATTTTTCATCCCCTTAATCTCATTATATATAGGCAAAATCAAAATTGTTTCATCGTAATTTTGAATTACAACAATTTCATAATATGTTAGTCCCAACTTCATGGAGGTAAAATTTTATGTATGATCCTGACGTTCTTAGCGAAATGGATATGATGATGTCAAATGACCAATTACGGGGAGAAGTTCAAAAACAGATAACTGTAGCTGAGCCTGTCCATACATTCACAAAGAATTTCTTGAATGTATTTTATATGCTTTTAAAGTATCGTGATGATAACAGGGAATCAGAAGATAATGAAGTCGACTCTGATGCCATTGCAAAAAACAGGGCCGATATGGATTGGTTTTATACTGATGTGATCAATTCGATGTATAACAACTGCGGTATAATTCTTGATACTGCGGGACAGGTTTTTGACCCCGAAGTCATAAACAGTATTTACAGCACTTTTGTTTTTGGAATTCATCGCAATATGATCGAATTTCTTGTTTCTACGATATTATACCATAAAGAGCATTTTGCAGGATTTTTCGCAAACCAACTTCAAGGGAACGTATCGCTTAAAAATGCAAGAAAAACGTTCAAAAATAAAGTTGACGCTATTATAGCAATTAAGTATTCTGACATAATTGATCTTATATTCCAGACTGATGAATATATAACTCCAGAGACAATTGTTTACTGTCTTTATAATGCTAACAAAGAAGATATCGAATATACTTCGATATTTAATCTGTACGAAGTTATATATCTTCAGTTTGATGTACCAAAGTTTATAAAATATCTTCGTAGAGCGTATTCAAATACTTTAAGCTATGAGGCTTTAAAAATATCAGTTCAGCAAAGAATGATTCCGTGTTTCCCGCAGAAAAATCCAAACGATAACGATGAAGGAGAATAAAGGATTATGTTACAAACAGAAGAAATTACACTCCCGCTTCCAACAGGAGAATCCGAGTTTACTCGGGATGATCCGTCAAAAAACTTTGTAAAAGTTGTAATTGATGACGAGAGAAATAAACCGTTCATCGAAGAGATGAAACAAAAACTCGCCGCATGTCACAACGAGACAGATTATAACACCCTTAAAGAAAACTTCAAAAGAATGACGGGTATCGACTTTGATACGATATGTCTTCCTGAAAAAAAACCTAATGATACTTCTGCGGATACAGCTAGCGATATCACCGTTACAGAAGTTGAAAAAACGCCACAGCAAGAAAATGTTGATACATCCAATGATGTAATGGCGGTTCCTGTTCCTGAAACGGATGAATTGACTAAGAAGGATATGGAGTATCATCAGAATACATTAATGCAGCTTGATATGTATTTGGAAAATCCATCTCTTCTTAGATTCACAGAGGAAGAAATACAGGGCATGATAAAAATTGGCGCATTCGATCGTAATACGATGAATATTGTGATCGAGCAATTAAATAACGATGTTGATGCCATCATAGCCGGAAAGACCGATCCCACATCTCCTTATTACGATGAAGCGCGAAGAAGAGAAGCCATAAAGGATACTCTTGAAATAAAGATTCGTTCAAAAGAAGCCGTTGACGCTCAAAAAGAATTTGAAGATACCGGTATCGCACAAAAAGTCTTTGATAAAAAATTCAGTGAATATGCCACACAGGGGCCTGCTTGGATACTTGAATCTTTCAAAAAGTATCTTGATTCGAGAACTGAAACGGATGCCGCAAAAAGCTTTTTATATAACGAGCTCAACGACTCCAAGAAACTTCACGATATTATTGCCCGTGCAAATAAACTGTTGTTTTCCGGTATGCTTACAACAAACAACAAGGAGTATACAATTGGTAACTTTGTTGGAAGTATGCTACGATGGAATAGATCTCGTCTTGCACTTCTTGCAGGTATAGAAGAAGATGAAGTCACACTGGAGAGATTTGATTCTCCGCTTTTAGTGCTATCGGTATTATTTGTACGACAGTGGTATAAGCATTATACTCCAAACATTCAAGACAGTTCCATTGAAAAAAGGCTGTTTTATCAATTTGTACGGGATAATGCAAACCCTGCAACGATTTCAACTGAGAAATATGAGGCGATGGATGCTGCATGGAAAGATGTACTTTCTAAGTGTGCAGAGATTTCCATAGAGTGTACCAAGGTATTAAAAGCACAAGCTATGTCTAATACATAATAATCTTCTAGGGCCATAATGGCCCTAGAAGTATTGATTTAATACGCAAAAACATTTTGATAAAATAAAAGAAAGGGAGAATTATATGGTGAAAGAAGTAACTTTAAGTGAATTACTTAAAGAAGAAGAACCTGAAGTTGTATGCGAAGATTACGACGAACTTGCAGGTCAATTCATTGAACTTCAATGTGAAAATATCGAAGTTATGGAACTCATTCAGGAATGTATGGTGTTTGAATCTGCAAGTGTTGTATGCGATACGTTAAACATTACAACAGAAGGGGAAGCTTGGAACAAATTTAAGACCGGAGCTAAAAATGTTTTTCTTGCAATTACGCGTTTTATAAATAACGTTATGAAGTTTATTTTTTCCATAATCACATGGCCTCTCAGAATGATTATGAGATGGAAAACTAAACAAAACGTTGACGCATATTTAAAAACGGGTAGTGGCGGATTAAGTTGCGATTCTGTTCGTGTAAAAACAAACATCGGTGATATTGCACGTGACGCCCCCAAAACATACAAAGAGTTACAAGCACTTATTCCAAGGGAATACGAAAACGCAAAAGAATTACGACAGTTTTTGAAAGAAATCGAAAGTGCTGCTTCTTGGTTATTCGCAGGAGATTTTAAAACTGTAAACGGTGTTGTAAATGATGTACATAAAATAGACTCGTCTTCTGAATTCGGAAAACTTGTGGATCATGTACGAATTCGCGAAGAAAAAAAGGATGAGAGAAACTCGTTTAATGCAGAGACCCTCTTACAGAATCTTGAAGTATTAAATAGCGACAGGACATTTAAAGATTTAAAGGGTCCTGAAGTTGTACGCAGCTTAGGAGAAATATTGACTCTTTCTGAGAATCTTCGAGAAAAACTCGACTCAGACACGAAAAATCTTTCAAAAGAACTTTTGGATTTTACAAAAGAATTATCTAACGTTGAAAAGATATTTGAAAGAATGACAAGTCAAACTCTTTTTGAAAAGATGCCATCAAAATATAGGCAAATAATCCAACAAGCATTGAACTGCATTCGTTACGATGTGAATGAAATTGCAAAACAAAATGTTGCAATTGCAAAGTATTTTAGAACCATCGATTCCTCTGTACACAATATAGCAAAAATAGGCGGTGCTATTCATGACGGTATATTTGTACCTAGAGATGGAAGCAAAGATCCTATTGATACAATTGGTGATATAAGCGTATATGTTGACGATGCAACAGTTGCAATACACGGAGGAGCCGTATGTCTTCCTGTAATGGAAACATTGTTACAAATAAACTCAGATGGTTCACGGCGTGAAATGTCAATTGATGAGGTAAAACAATGCATCAATAATGCGACAAAAAATATTGCAATTGTCGTCTCGTCCCTGATTGCAAGTTGGAAAGATACCGATAAAAATAATTGGTATTTATTTATCGTAGGTCATGAATATGGGCACATGGCATATGCAGGAAATGCCGGTACAGGAACTCATGCTTCTGGAAAGAATCGTCAACAGGAACTTGCAGATGAGGTGGATCCAGATCGTTTTGGCGGAAATATTTCTGGAATATCGGCGGCAGAGAAAATGGATATTTTTAGACAGGTGTTAGCAGATATTCCTCGCTTACGAAAGATTGCAATAAAATATTGTGTGCAAAATGGGTTACCGAATGAATTGCTTATGTTAAGTCTTCCTTTTGGTGACGATGTAAAAGCAGCATTGAGAACGCGATTCGCATTCTTTTAAACATATATCCGGGCCATAATGGCCCGGATATTATTTGTATCATTTCCGCAGTTCAAGATTTTCATCTTGCTGTTTACGCCCTATAGAATCGTAAATTTTTTTTACATTTTGGCATACGCGAAATGAAAATTTATTCCTAATTGTGCATAATTTAATACGGCATTGTATTATACTTCTAACACCGTTTACCATATTTAATATACACACCCTAAAATTTCGTACTTCATCTTCAGGAATGGTTGCATCGGTATCATCGAAAGATATATTTTGAATATCTTTTGCTATTTTTTGAAGATGTTTTTCACTCTCTTCGCATTGTCGCTTTATATTATTTGCACCCCATCTTTCAATGTCGCCGAATACATGTGCATCAGAAAAGTTGTTGTATATACTGTCAAAATCTTTTTGGTACTGTTTGCTAGTCGAATTTTCCCATTGTTCTTTTCTTGATTTAGACTCTTTTTCGATATCATCATATAAAGATAATATCTCATCAATTTGCATATTAAATGAGTTCACTTGGAATTCGTTTTTCTTCTGTTGACGTTCCATAGCGTCACGTGTATTTTTTATAGAGATAACCGCCAAATCATGCTTAGCGTTTAATATGGCGTCTTCCAGAAGTGAAATACCATCATTCGTTTCTCTTCTAAGTTCAAGATCAATTTTGTTTATTTCTTGAGTTATGTCTGAACTTACAAATGGAACAAGTGCGTTTAAAAACAGTTGATCTGTTTCATGCCAGCTTTCTTTTATGGCGTTTAAAAACTTTTTCATTGGAATTTTTCCGAAGAATTTTATGAGAAGTAAGACTGGAAAGACTATTATTGTGCCTAATCGGGACAATAACGAAAGACATAATTGAATTGCTTTACCTATGAAAGCAATAATAGTTTTTGCCGCTTCTTTTACACCTTCTATGGTGTATATGGTATCGCCTATTTTGGTACCGTGCATCATACATGCAGCTAGATAATCGATGCCGTCATTCATATCCACCGCCATATCAAGTAAATCACATGTGGTTGTAATATCTATAAGTTCATAATCTTCTTCGGATATTACGTTTTCCAAGGTTGTATCTTTACCATAATTATCATCAAGTAATTCTTCAAGGGTAACTTCTTTTACATACATGATGTAAATCCTCCAATTCTAAGATTATTATATTGTTTCAATATCGGGGGGGGGTAAATTGAAGAAAAATACCCTAGGGCCATTATAGCCCTAGGATTTAAAAATCAGTTATTTGGCCGCGGGGGCTTTCTTTGAACCGGCGGCAGCGGCGGCATGGAGAATTTTCATTCCGTATGCAGCAGCTTTTCCGTATTCTTTGTACAATGTGGATGCACTCCTCTGCATATTGCTGGCATCCTTTTTAATCTTGGTGAGTTCTTCCTTGTTGCCACTGTCGGCAGCTTTCTTGGCCGCAGCAGTTTTCTCGGCACCCTTTTTCTTGGCCGCAGCAATACAGTCGTTTACGGCTTTCTTTACTGTGCCGTTAAAGCATCCGACAATATCGTTTCCACTTGAGAATCCACAATCCTTATTGGTTACCTTCCCGTTTTCGCCAAGTTCAGTAAAGAGGCCAGTAATTGTTTTTTGCTCTTCGCCCGTATCAACGGCGGAATCCATCTGAGTTTTTATGGCTTCGCCGATTTTGGCGAGCACACCGGCATCGAGTTTGAATTTCGACTGCATTTCAAACCCGTCTGTAAATCCGGCATCAACGGCGGCTTTGTTTGTCTTGTAATACTGCTCGACGTTCTGGAAAATCCCGATAAATTTCTTTCCAATTGATACAAAGAAATCGGCCACGGCTTTAAGCATCTTAACGATGGCTTCGCCGAACTTCTTGAGATTTTCTTTCACGTTCGCTTCCAATGTTACGATTCCTGCATCTTCGTATTCAACCCAGAAATCAACGCCTTCTGTGGCGGCAGCATTTGCGGAGTTGTCATCGGGCAGTGTCTCGTCGGAAACTTCGGAAACTTCGACTTCGGCATCCGGGTCAACATCCAAATCGGTTTCGGTAAGACCATTCGTATCGGCGGTTGTCGGCAGCGGGCCAGTTCCACCGTCGGTGGCGGCATCGGATTCCTTGGTGACTTTCTTCACCTTAAGTGTTTTCGGATCCTTGAGTTTTGCTTTGGCGTCCTTGGCTTTCATTTTCGTTTTCACGATTTTCTTCTTCTTAGAAGCGGATTTGGCTTTCTTGACAGCCTTGGCAGCTTCGTATGACAGAAGATTTCCCTGGAGCGTGTGGAGTTCATCAAGGATATCCATACATTCGATGGCAACCTCGGCTGGGTCGTCGCTTACAAGAGCATCAGCCGGATCGACATACAATTCGCTCTGCGGATTTAACAAACTTTCGAGTGTGATTTCTTCAATTCTGGCCATAACTTTAATTCTCCTTCTTGAATTAGTATTGTTTTCGAAACGCATCTTTTGGTAGAATGCTAATAATATTGTCGCCCAAACGATATATAGTATTCTACCTTGTATCGTTTACATAAATGTTAAGTATTTAGACACATTGGTGGATAAGAGAAGATATGTGGAAGATAATTTTAGAAACGGCCTGCAATGAGGTAAAAATGGCCTTTTGAGCCACAAATATTGATACTTTATATGTGTTTAAGGTATCTGAAGCCACATCATACGAGGGAAACACAGATTCTGCCACATGAAAGCTTTTTTGTACGTCTTTTAAATCCGCTGGTGCTTTTTTGATAAAATAATCAAAGGTTGCAATCGTAATATGCGCATCAAGTAAGGGAACGGATCTAGTAGTTAAAGCACCTCCAAGTAATTTCTTTCTTAGTTCTTTTAATATATCTTCCCTAGAAAGGTTAAGAGAAATTCCCATTACAGTTTCATTCACAAATGGAAGGTCTGCTGAATCTGTTATTTGAGATTTAAAAGAAGGTGTTAATACTTTATTACAGATACGGGATATATCTTGTAATATTTCCTGTACCAGAGTTTCAGGTTCTCTTGGAAAAGGATAAGTATTAAGAGCTTTTCCTTGTGTTAAGAACGTGTTTATTTTATGTATATTTGTAGGATTCCTAAGTGTAAGTTCATCTTTCCTTATAAGAGTTATCAATTTAAACACAATGCTTTGGATCCACTCTTTTATTTTTGTAAGAAGTCTTTTTACAGAAGTGTAAAGAGAATTCTTTTCAGTTCCGATTTTTTCTTCGAAATCAACTTCGACAGTTTTATCATGTCCTTCATCAAAATCATCGATTGTAAGGGTCGGTTTTGTATTTGTAGGAAGTGGACCTGTCCCACCTGTAAAAGATTTCTTATGTTTTTTCACTTCTTTTGCGGCTTCGAGTGTTAGAAGATTTTCATAATGCGATATAATCTCGTTTTGTATATCCATACATTCGATCATCACATTCATAGGATCTTCTTTACAATATGTATATTCTTCTCCCAGAAGAGAATTTAATGATATTTCGTCCATATATGTCTCCTTTTATCTACTTGTTTCAAAGCTTTTAATACCTATATATAATAAGGTTAGGAGGAATAAAAATGAATAAAAAAGAAAGAACCGAATTAGCTAATATTTTAGAAAGATCATTAGGGTCTTTTACCAAGGCATTTGACGAAATTGACGGCAAGAAATGGATGATGTCAGTAGATGATCCTGAAATCGAAGTCTTAAAGAATGAGATGCGGGATCATGTGAAAGAATGTATATACATGTGCAAAAGATCACTTTTATTGCTATATAAGGATGTCAAAGCCGCAACAACGTTTAAAGCTTTTATCTTCGCCACATTTGGGATTCTAATTTTAATCGGCACTGTATGTCTTGTTGTTGCTGCACACCAAACTATGAAGAACAATCCTTTTGTTGAGATGGTCACTTTATACACATCGTGTGCAGGAATATTTCTTTTCATCGGGTGGATTACAGCATTCTTAATAAACCGCACATCAATGGAAAGAAAATGTAGACGGCAAATGGAGGATCTTCTCATAAGAAAAGAGTATAATCTTGAATATGAGGTAAAGAAGATCATACAACGTACTGTGGGAGATAATAAAGGTGACAAGCATACAAAAGAAGAACCAACAATTCCCGATTATATCAAAGGCGTAAATGATTAATATAAGGGGCTTTAAAGCCCCTTATATTTTTTGTTTGTTTTAACGTATTTTATAACGGAGAATTTGTAGAAGTGTCGACAGAAGAAAAAGGTACAGAATAATATAATGTAGCTTTTAAAAATATACGAGGGGCTATATAGCCCCTCGTATATTTTTATTTGTTTATCTTTCCGATATCGATACCGCCCGAGCCGCCTCTTTTTTCGAAATAGTTCGCTTTTTTGGTGATAACACCGAGTGTAATAAAACGTCTTGAGAAAACTTTATCCGGTTTTCCGTCTTGGCTAGGCTTCACATAGATGATAAATACACCACCTTGATTTGCAGCCCACTTCATCTCGTTTTGTGGTCTTTCCAAATTATCGATGATCTCTTTTCCCAAAGTTGTTGCAAATTGTGAGAAATATCCGTGACCGTCTATCACCTCACAAGAAAGTTTAGATGTCCAAGTAAGGCTAAATAACTTACACAGATATTGGGAGAAATCGGTTTTCATTTTACCTTTATCTTCCTGAGTGAATTGCCTGTATCCGAGTTGTTTGACGTAATAATCATCCCACTCTTTAAGGGCGTTTTTAACATACGTGGAGCCTAACACATCTTTGTACGTTAATTTTACTTTTGAACCGTCGGGAAGGATCGCATCGCCCCCAAATCCCAACTTTGAAATACGAAGTTTAATCGCATCTGGAGCTTTCTTATCTGCAGCATGTCCAATCCATTTTTCAACGGTAACTTCTCCCATATCGGCGAAAGCTAAACCCATATTTGGGTTGTCAATGAAACATTCGTACGCTTCGATTCCTTCGGTTTGCTCTATAACAACTTCGGGTTCTTCAAGAAGTTCTTCGAGAGTTACTTCTTTTATTCGTTCTCCCATGATATTTCTCCTTTTTATAAAAAATTATCTTATAGATTATTATATTGTTTCAATATCGGGGGGGGGGGTAAATTGAAGAAAAATACCCTAGGGCCATTATAGCCCTAGGGATAATCAGGATTTCTTTCGCTTTTTTGCGATTTTACAATACGTCGATACGCATTTTTTGACATCTTCCCGTATCATAAGAAAGATACCCCAGTATAACTGTCCTATCGCATTGCAGATAGAAAGGGTATTACGAATGATTATAATTGATCCATTTTTACCCATTGCAATATCCTTCATAAGCTCAGCATCCTGTTCTTTGGACAGATCCTGCATTTTGTATTTCTCGATATCATGAAGTAGTTTTTGCAGTTCTGTCGAACCATTGCGAATAACCGTGCACATTTTTTCAAGCTCTTTTATTTTGCTTTGCTCTAAAAAAGAATCAATTATTTGAATGGTTTTGGCAAAGTCCTTTACAGGGACTTCTTTCTTTTCTTTTTTGTCACCGTTTTTGAAGTACTTAAGGGATATCATGTGTTTTACATTTTGAGATGTAAAAGATCCTTCCATCCCTTTGATACCTATTTGTACTTCGAGTTTTTCCCATTCCGCGCGTATAACTTCTGATACGTGAGCTTGTGCAGGTGGAGCGCCTTTGAATTTTTCCTTGAGTTTCTCCCAAAATGACTTTCGAACTGTGGGAGACGGATTGAGAAAATCTGTAACAGTCTTTTTTGCAAGTTCATAGAACGCATCAAGGCTTGAGTTTATTGCAAGTATATCAGAAACAACGGTTTCCATTGGATTATCGATAACGTAATTTTTTATCGTTACAGTATCTCCTGCTGTGGCATGCTCTATTCCTACTGCACAGAGACCTCGGTGTTTGTAATATCTGTCACTTTCAGTTTCATAGGAACAGCTTTTAAGCCACTGAATAAATTTGCCCCATAGTTCCTTTATCTTCTCAATCCATTTTTTTATGGTATCGACAATTTTTTTCCATACGGAATCTTCTTCATCGATAATACTTTCAAAAGCGAACCGCTGCGATTGTTCTTGGGTTACGGATGCCTCAATTACAAGTCTTGCATTTTTAAGTCCGTCTAAGTCCGTAAACAATTCTCCAAGAGTTATTTCGAGCTCCCCTGCTTCTGTCATGAGGCTAACCATTTCGGCTTCAATTGCAATAGCATCGCTTGAGTCCTGGGTGATATCTGTTTCCATACATCCTCCTACAGGACTACTTCAGAATCAGATAAATCGTCTCCTGAATCCTTTTCCTTTCTATCGGCTTCACGAACGACATCCCTATCTTCATCTTGTATATCACTGTCGACCTTTTTCTGTGTGTTGTATATATCGCCAGAAAGCTTAGCTGCAAAATCTTGCAATTTCTTTACAGCTTTTTCTTGTTTCTCGATTATTTTCGGATCAGCGCCTTGACTTCTTAAAGCTCTAATGTTAAGCTCTAAGTAGTTTGCTTGCTGTTCACAATATTCGGAAAGACGGACCTTTGTATGTAAGAAAAAGTATATAAGGTGTCTTATAAGCGGAAGTAAAATTATGATGCTTATAATGCCAACACCAACCCACAAAGCCGTAGCAGTAGTGATACCGAATTCCATGGAAACTTTCGCTCCTTCTTTTTGCACCATGGCAGAAGGTTTTTTATTTTTCATGGTATTCACGGTTTTAATGATTGCGCCTTTTTGGATATCGGTATTAAACATCTGAATTGTGCTCATCATGTTTTTTGGAAGCCCTCGTTCCATAATGTTGACGTTTTTGAATATAAGATCGTATGGAACTTTCGCATCCCGCCTTTCGTAATCAATCATTGTTGAAACGACAAATCCCAGTGAGTAAATAATTGAAGAAACTACGACAAGGTAATACTGTTTTACAACTACTATATCGTATGTAAAAGCATCTTTTATACTCTTGACATTCTTAACGAGGTTGTCATGAGCTTTAAACACCTCTTCAAGTTGGTACGTGCTTATATCGGACATTTTTCCTTTTTGCTCTTTTATAAGAGAGCTTAAGGACTTTACAGTCTGGGATATTATGGCGTAGTATTTGTACTTTGTGTAATCACCTTTGGTGTTTAAAATCTCCTGATAGTCGGGATCGAGTTGGGATATCTTTTTGGAAACCAACTCATATAACTTCTCGAGTACAAAAGATTTTACCGATTCGTTTGTAACAGTAAGTTTCCCGTCCACGTTTTCACAAAAAAATGAACGGGATTTTTCGTTAGTAAGGATCTGCATGAAGTCCTCTGTCCAAACCTCTGGTTTCGGCTTGTCTTTTGGTGTTGCAGGATCGTGTCCAAATATTTCTGACATGGTCTCTCCTTATTATCCTAATTTCTTCATAAGGTCGATTAATATGTTTGTATTATCTCCCTTTGATCTGTATTCCGATGCGAACGCTTTTATAGGGTTCGATTGGAACTTTGTGTAAGATGCAAAAAGCACATGAACGATATCGTGTACATCGTCAACAATTACAAGACCCAATCCCATAGCATCGTCCAAGAACTTCTTAGCTTTAATAGGATCTTGAAAAATGTTAATGCCGGTCTGTTGTTCGATAACATCGACATCTCCCATGCTTATAACGAATGTACAATCAGGAAGTATGTCGTTGCAGTTAGGATAAGTGCAATTTCCGTCTTTTGCAAGTCCTATCGACCTTTGCAAAATATTTACCCTGCGGTTATTTGCACGAGAACGAAGAACCTTAATCCAAGAGTTACTTGTTCCGACACGTCTTTCGTATTCGATATCGCTCTTTATTTCACTGTATCGGAATAAGAGATTGTGAAGGCCTTTTATTTCACCGGAAGTCCAGCGAATAAACCGGTTTAAAAACCCTTGGGCTCTTCCCGTTATGTACCGAGTCATCACATATATAAGCTCTTGGAAAGGAAGATGGTGTGCTGTGCCATGAACACCGATTGGAATCTTTATCGATGTGTCGTCTGTGCTGTCAAGTCTTACGACAATTTCAATGATGGTCATGTTAAACATGTTTGCATATTTGTCATGCACAACCTTTGTTGAGTAACATTTGTTAGCGCCACTGCCATCAAATTGTGCTGCGGCTTTTGCACTATTAATTTCGTTTTCAGTTACCTTTAATGGATTTCTAGGGTTCGGATTCCCCTTTTTGTCAAATTCGGGATCTGGATTTCCGCCCCATTGTCTACCGCCTTTCTTTTTACCGCCGCCCTTTTCATCTTTATCATCGTCATCTTCCATGGCGACAGCTTTCCACGATTCATCAATTGTTTTTTCTACAACGTTATCTACGCTGTAATCTTCGTATTTGGCAGAGTAATCAGCTCCAGAAGTGTGATATTTTGAGAGGGTTCTTTTTATCTTAATTTGCTGATCGTTATCTATGGTTGGATTTACTCCACTCATAAGAATAATCATGTTAGCATATTCGATTTCACAACCCTTCATAATACCAGCTATGTGTTCCAATTGTGAAACGTTGCTCGATATTAAAAACGGATAATCAAATATACTCGATTTTGATTCCGATGCTATCGATTTGGGTTGTGACAAAGTCTTTAATTCTCCATACATATTTAAAAGACTTTGTTGTTCATCTTCGGTTAATGTGCCTCTTTTACTTGAAACGTATCTTACGATATCTGAAACCATACCTAAAGAATGCAGCATATAATCCTCCTCATTTTAGGCTAAAATCTGCTTACTATGATGTTTTTCACTTACAAAAAAGAACAATAAAGGAAGGGTTTCCCCTTCCTTTACTTATTAAAATCTTTTTGAATTTGCTTCATGATCTCTTACTTTGATTCTTCGTCTGTGTCTTGGAGCCGTAGTTCCTGATGGATCCCTTGTTCGTTTTGTGCGTGTATTGATATATGGTTCTAAGATTTTGTTAGGATCTATATTCACCCTAACGTTTTTCTTTGCTTCTCGTAGCACGCTGATTACATCTGCGTCTACGATTTCTGTCGTTAATACTCGCGGATTTATCTCTTCTAAGATGACATCTGCGATTTCCTGGTCGTCTTTGTAGATAGCCGAGTCTTTGTCTTTTTTGTTTACAAATTCACTCATAGTACTAGCTCCTTTTATATCTTCTAGTGCCAATTTTATTATATATACTTATATTTTAAGTTAATTTTTATCGTGAAACATCTGGATAATGTAGGACATCTTTAATAGGAGAATAATGAATATGGCCAACAAATCTTCTGGTGCGGAAATGCCTATAAATCCATTTTCAGTCCATCCTCCTAGAGAGAAGATGGAGATAACAAATGACGATATAATGGAAAAATATTTTGAAGCGATGATTATGTCCGGACAAGATGTCATGGACGATTCTTCATATTTAAGATTATACAATTCTCTTCACAGATTAGATTATTTTAACCCTCATGTAGCGTCCGGATTACATATTTTTATAACTCGTCCGTTTTGTGCTTTTACAGCCAACAATCTTACGATGGATCCGTCATTAGCATTAGCCGCTTCCAGTTTTGAAGGATGTCTTTTATTGGGATCTCTTATGCCTCCGTATGGCATGTTTTTAGGTCCTCTTTCTGATGATGGTTATAACAATCAATCCCCTGAAGATCTTGTAAGTAAATGGGATGGTATTGTAGGTGTTGGAGAAAGTAAATCCAATTACGGAAAGGCCCTATGGCAAAATGTAAGGACGCATGGATTAAATCAACTTCGTGGAACCCCTTTTATACCGTTATTATCAAACCTTTCAACAAGCATAAGCGGTATGCAAGATTTTGTCATGGAAAAATATGACTATGATGGAGATCAAGCCGGAAATAAAACATCTGATGCCAAAGGTATGGATGAATCAACTTCTTCAGGACAAGTTACTATAACTTACGACGAAACTTCAAATCTTGATATTCTTATGATGCATTATCTTTGGATGATGTACATGGATAAGACAGGTAAGGGCATAATGGTTCCAAGCATGAAATCGATAGTCGAATTGTACTATGATTACATGGCATCGATTTATTGGTTTGTAACGGGTCCTGATGGAATGTCTATAAAGATATATGGAAAACTTACAGGAGTATTTCCTATCAATCTCCCAGCAACAGCTTTAATTCCAAGTAAAAGAGGAACCCCCGCAGATCCGAGTATGACAATTACATATCATTACAATCATGCGGAAATCATGAATCCTGAAATTATATGGGACTTTAATCATACTATTCAATACATGAAAGATCAGCTTCCGCAGGAACGTCTTGAAAATGATGTGATGACTTTTAACAACGAGCTTATGAAATTCAGAAAGAATAACTTTGTCATTACTTGGGAAAAAGCCGAAAAGGATCTTGAAACTCAAATAAAGAACAATAAGTATTCTCGTCTTATGTCAACAGGAATTAATCCTGATACTAAGAAACCAAAATACGAACACGGTATATTTTATCCTGATGTACAAAACCAGTGGGTTGCTCATCCTTGGGTGTATGAGGGAAAATTGGTATACAGGTCGTTCTAAAAAAGGAGATTTGCAATGGTAGGTGACGATATCCTTGATTACGGCAAATCTTCTGCCGCTATCAAGTCGAAGTTTATACAAACGCTTAGAGAGAAGTTTGAAGAAAGGGCAGATGGAGCCGATGTATCAAATCTTAATGCAGGTATAATAGGTGTTACACTTGATTTTATAGCTAACGCCATAGAAGACCAATACTTCAATGTAAACTCTCGCAGTAAAGAGATATTTCCGACAGCGGCAAAATTTGACGATAGCGTGTATTTGCACGCTACGGTTGCACACATCCATGATTTTTTTGCAAAACCGTCAAAAATCGAGATATTATTTGCAATCCCTGTAAAGGATATAAAGCGAAAGGCTATTCCGTATACAGAACCCGGAAATCTTACTCGTAGTTACAGCATGCTTACCCTCTCTGAAAACACGGTGATAGGATTAGATAGATTCAGGTTTAAACTTGATTATCCTATTAATATCATTGTGCAGCCTGGTCTTAACGAAACGAGTAAAAGCATTTCTTGTAGCTATGATATGACTACAAAAAATCCATATTCGGATATCCAAGCTCCTCTTATGATAGGGAAGACACAATTTCTTGATGGAATTGAGTATTTTATATTTAAAACACCGGTAAGACAGCTTATATATGAAAAACGAGAACTTACATATGTGCCAAATATTGCTACAGCCGACATATATACCTTTTCTTTTGAAGGACAACTTGCCGGTTTTGAAGTTTTGTATAAACGAAACAATGATCAAAGAGAATGGATGAAGTTAAACAAACTTTATCTCGGAACTTTAATGTCATCTGGAAATCCGTTCTGTTATTACAGACTTATGGATGATAATACTTTCACCATCTCTTTTTCAAACGACCCAAGGCACTGGTCACCTGAGTTTAATTCCCGTTTACGCATTGATATATTTACAACCGAAGGAAAAGCTGGAAACTTTACATTTACAGGAGATCAGATTTTAAAAGAGTTATCTCAAGACTCCGAAAATAAATTTGAAAACGCTTTTTCTGGTATAATTCCATATGTCGAAATTCTTAACAAGACTGCAAGCGATGGAAAAGACAAACCAACTCTTGATGAATTGCGTCTTGCTATTGTAGATTATAAGAGTTCAAGACACCTTATTGTCTCTGATGAAGATCTACGTCAGTATCTTGAAAGTTATGGAGTACAATCTGTAAAACAGCGTGACGACATTTTTAATAGAGAATTCATGGCGTATACTTTATTGGAAGACACAGAAAATAAATTCGTAATTCCATCTCGTACTGGGGACATCTATGTGAATGAAAAGAAAGAAACCCTTGAAATGGAAGGCGTTGATGCAAGATTCCTAAATCCGAATAATGTGTATCAATTTTGGCTTGCAGATGATCCTAAATATTTTAACTTTACAAGGTATATAATATCTCCTTCGGATAGTGACGGAAAATCGATAATGAGCGCGATGTTCCCCGAAAAGAAAAGAAACACCAGGGGAGAAGATATACCTCAAGTACCTGATTGGACATACATATACGACAAATATATGCAGTATGACGGCATACTTATGATGTGCCCATATTTTATAAAAATATTTAAAGACCCGTACTTTGTATCTCTATACGATGTGCAATGTGATACAATACTGGGTACCTCGTTTGTTTTTAGCAATTCTGATTCTCCCGAAAAATTTGCTATAAGTAAGATTACAATAACACGTGAAAGTATCATGAGTAATGTATATGTAATCAAAACTGAAGTATCCCTTAGCGATATGCTAATGCAGGAATTTTTACTGTTAGGCCCGTATGATCTTGATCGTTTTAAGGTGAGAGTAAAACTCGAACTTCTTGACGATAAAAAGAGAACGTACGGATATATCAATGCTGGAGAAAGCGTTCAAGCAAATAGCAGTGGCACAAAGTTAATTTTTACATCTTATCTTGAAACCGATAACTGTCTTCATAATGATGACATGTTTAGAATTATCGGTAAAAAGATATTTCCTACAGGAGATGATCAGTTAAAAGACATCGGAACTACTGTAAATCCCGATAGGTATTTTATACCATTTAGGGTATACCTAAGAGCCCATGTTGCATATAGTTTATACGATTACAAGTCGACAAAAAGAGGAACAAAATCGTGGGACTACATTCTTAGAAAAGATGAAATTGAAGACGGATTTGTTGTAACTGATGTATTTGATATTCCGGAACAATTTTATTTTATTCGTGACGTATCGAATTCCTTTTCAACAGCTCTTGAAGTTATAGCAACTCCTCCTGTATGGCCAGTATATGCAGAAAACGTTCCAGCATATAGAAAGGTTCCAATTTACGAATATGAAGAAGATGGAACTATTAAAATGGATCCAAGCGATCCTACTCAACCGTTTATTAAACCCGGAAACAGATTAGGAGATCCTGTAATGGATGAGCATGACCAACAAGTAAATGAGCATCTAAAAGGGGATTTAAAAATCTTATATGATCCGACAACCAATAAACCGATATATGAAGTAGAATCTGAAAATGCCTTTATCATAAAAAGGCTTCCAATGATTTCTATGATGGCACTTTTAAATCCTTATTACAAGGATTTGATTTACAATAAGCTTAAAAGCCTTACGGATGTTATTCATAAAACTGTTCTTCCACAACTTGTTCAAAACAGTTCGATTCACGTAGGTCTTTATAATACAGTAGGACCGTCGATGATGTTTATCCAAGGGTTTGGTGATGTTTCAAATTACACAAATCTTCCTAAGTTAAACCTTTCGATAACACTTAATTGCCGTCTTAACGATCCTGAGATGTCAGAATCTTTACGTAACCCGATATCAAGATCCGCTATGGATTATTTAACGGATAGTATGAAATCTGGTAAGTTCACTATGGATGGTCTTTTAGTGTATTTAAAGACACAATATCCTGACATTAATTATATCGAGTTCGAAAGTTTAAACGGCGCAGAAACGAAAGTGCAAACAATAAAAGGCGCCGATAAAACAGCATACGACAGTAAAGCAATCCCTGAGTATGTAACCGTCAATCAAAAAATTGACGAAGGTAAATTTAAGGCTGACGGGACGGTGGAGATGAAAGCTGATATTAACATCAACATGCTCTCCGATTAACTTTTACGCTTAAGGAGGATATAAACCATGGGTTTATTCGATGGTGTTTCGAAGAAATCAGGAGTTGTAATAGGAAATAACTTTTTAAGTCATAAACCTGTAACTACTGAATCTAAAAAAGAATTACCAGCAGAGGTAATTCAACAACGAAAGCTCGCACTTGAAAAACACAACAACGCTTTAGCAGACATCAATTCAAAAAATCTTGTAAAACAAGAAGCCACATTCTTTCCAGGTTCTGTTAAAACGAGAGATAGTATCGGTAATATTCCGGTTACAGTTGAAAACAAGTTTTCGACACGGCCGGAAGTGGAAAAATATCTTCGAACGGCGAAATATGCTTTTGAAGAAGTTCTTGGGGACAGACTTATCATGGAAACTATCTCTATTATTATAACCGAGGCTTGTCCTATACCGGATGAAATTCGCAGTAAAGAACCGATAAAAGCTTATATAGCCGAAATGGCTTATGACATCTATTCGAAGCTAAAACCTGTCTGCAACTTTGAAAGTAAGGATTACAAATTTCCAAGCTTTATTCAGGACTTAGCCGAAGAAGCTAAAGAAGTTGCATCATTAGAAGCTGCAGAAAGGTTTGACTATGATACAGTCACAAAAGAATGCGGACTTGAAATTGCGAAGATAAACACCTATGTGCAAGAAGAAGTGAGTTTAGTTTCTGTTCAAAACGACAGACTCAATACCCAATTTTCAGCTTATGCCGCAACTATTGTACTAGAAAACCTCGACATTATCGAAAAGATAAAAAACAAGGTTTCAGGGGAAATCGAGAAGTATAAACAAACTGCACAAAAAATCGCAAGTGCAAAAGAAGAAATCGAATCTTCTACAAAGGCGGATCCCCTCAATAAAGATCAAGGAGATGCAAATGGCGAAGAGCAAAAAACCGAAGCCGACGCAGGAGCCGGAAGTGGAACAGAGCCAGGAGCCTCAGCCGACACCAGCGCGGGGACGGAAGGAACTGGCGGAAACCCTGGAGAAGGTAAAGAAGAGCTCGCAGGAAAGAAAGAAGGCGATTCAGGAAATGCAGGAGAAACTGGAGAAGAACTCAAAAAGGAAGAAGGGGCTTCGACAGCAACAGACGGAACCACAGAAAAGCAGTCTGATGTCGAGAGTAGTACTAAGCCCACAACGGAAAGCGATGGTACAACAGACGGAGGAGAACAAGGTGTAAAAACACCTCTTACCATTGCAGAAGAAATCGAAGATGCGTCATCTTTCGCACAAGCTAACAACCATACGTTTAATACAGGAAGTGAGAAGTTTGAAAAGATTCACGAAAAGATTTCACTGCAGCTTGTTGATGCCGTAAGTTCTGGCAACTTAGATGAAATGGCGACATTACAAGCAAATAGTAAATCTGCTGCCGATGCTCTTCGAACAATTTCCGATTCGTCGAATAAAAAATACAGCGATACGTTACAGAAAATGGATGACCTTACAAAAAATATTTCGTTTGAAATAAATAAGGCCATTCAAGGAAAAGTAACGACAACAGAAAGTGCCCGTACAATTTTTGATAATCTGGTTCTTAATATAGGAACCAGGTACAAAGAAAGATTCACAATGGAAGGATACACTCCGGAAGTTGCCATTACAAAAATTCCAGGAGAACAGGTTGTGCAAGAAGCGACAATATACCTTACAACTCTCGAAACGTTTCATACTCTTAGGTTCTTGGATTTCCAAAACACGAGTGTGAGAAGAATGTTTAGAGAGTTCATAGGCAAGATTGCTGCATAAAAATACATCTTCGGGGCCAAATGGCCCCGAAGTGTTTTAATACTTTAAGTCGTAGCAGGCTTTTAAAGCCACTTGAAACATTTGATGATTCCATGGAAAACTTTTTGTAAACGCTTGTCCGCTTTGTATTTCTCCTGATACAGGATTAGTAGAATCTTCAGTTCTGTGAATTTCTTTAACAGTGTAAGGTTCTCTTGCACAAGCGGCTTGGTAACAAAGGCATTTAAAATATACGAGTCTGTAACCGAAAAAGCATGGATTGTTATACTGCTCTTTTAAATGTATGCCCTTTTTGTACGTTTCGGATATGGAGATAGTTTCCGAATTGAACTTATATTTTGCAAGCATGCATTTAAATTTTAGAATATCTCCTTCTTTTTGATTTTGCACCATAGCTATTGGAAAATACTTTGGAAATCCGCTGTATATAATTCTTGATGTCATAGGCGGTATACCATGACGTATCTTACTTTTTGCTGTAATACCGTTTAAAGCAAAATCGTTGATGTCATCCATAGGATCTTCACTTTTTACAACTTTTGGTTGTAGCGGCTTAAACAAATCGAACGTTCGCAATTCGACGAACTGTGTACTTCCGTCAACATTGTAATCATTTAGTTCGGCAAAATCGCTTGTTTGTCTTGCAAGTTCTGTCGCTTCCTCTCTGGACATATGATATTTAATCACATCTTCTTCGACGCTAAGTCCAAGATTTTTTGGACGAAACGGTTCAACAAAAATGCCGCATTTAATCGTAGGATGTTTCATTGATTACCCTCCGTTTGTAAGTATAATTGTGCTTTTTGTAAATATTGCTGCTTTCTGTCACGATCCCATTTGTATATATACTGGTCATACGTAAATGATCCGTATTTTATTTTAAGAATGGCATGCACGACATCATATTCGATGTTACTTTGCCGTAACTCAGTGTCATGTTTTTGAATCATTTCATACATAGATTCAGAAATAAAAACCCCTTTTGTATAACCGTACATGAACAAAACAAGTCCGATTAATACAACAAGAGTTATTATTACTCCAACAATTTCTTTTCGACTTAAAAAACACATATATTGTCCTCCAAATACGATACAAAAATTACATACCCCAAAGCTAATGTCGGTTTTGTGTATGATCCAAGAGCGCCTTTCGGCTTACTAAAATTATATATACCCAAAAAAGAATTTAATTCACGGGGATTTCGCCCCGTGAATTAACGGTTATACAGGTTCGATTTTGGTGCCTTCAAGCCTTGACCAATCAATTGGTTTATTACTTAATGCCACAATCGTCGAACCTGCAAAATGAGGATGCTCGTCGCAAAATATGACTTTTCCGGTACAAGAATACTTAGGCTGGCATCCGGCAGCGCCTTCATGTCCGCCGCCTTCAAGCACTGTACATAATTCTGCGCCGTTGCAATCTGCTGTTCTTGAGTACATCGTAATCTTGTAAGAATTGAGCCGTAAAGAATAGGTTTCGATAACCCAGAGCTTAATGCCGTTGTTGTTGAATTTCTTTGCGTCTTCGGCGTCTTCAAAGATTGAAGAGTTATTGAGAATGTCCTGAGCGAATACCGTTGGAATAATAGTGTTGTTATATTCGGGCACCCATAACAATCCAGCAAAGCCGGTAGCTTGGAATACTTTAAGGTTGCGAACTCTTAAATCTTCACGAAGGTCAACGCCGGTTTTTATTCCCTCTTCCGTATTGTAAATCCCACTCTTACCTTCAAACTGAGAAAACACTGCGTCGGCAAGAGACATGTCCGGATTCCAAAAATCAGGTTTCGGCGTAACTCTCGACCTCAAGAAAAACTGGAACGGCTCGACGGCATTATTGAAGAATTGTTTGTCGTCACGATCATACACATCGTGATGGTTTATAAGCCATACGAGCCACATCGTAACGCCGTTGCCATACATTCCAAACCACTTCGGATACTTCTTCATGATTGCATACATGCTGCTGGCGGTTTTCTGCACGTCGATGATGTCGTTGCAAATCATTGTGGAATCGTCAGCAATGATTTTTTCTTCCGGACTCATAAGTTCGTAGAGGTCGTTAAAAGTTGGGTTTGAGTTGTTTGGAAATTTCTTGGCGTATTCTTTTGCCGCTTTTTCTTTTATCGGAAGCACCTCTTCAATACACGCGTCGCTTGCCTTTTTGAGAACTTGCGAAGTGTTTGTAAGAAGATATAGTGAAATGTACAAAAGCATTGAAGAAGACATTCCGACGACACAGTTATCATGAACCTCTCTATCACTGAGAATCTTTTTATTCTCAGGAGCATTAAGGTAATTAACCGCGCTTACGTGATGATCAAAAAGATATACGTTTCCTTTATTCTGGCCTTGCGCGATATCCAGAATAGTGGCCTGATCCTTCCTTGAATACGGAAGGACATCTGCGAAAATAAGCACATCGTCCGATGCGACAAATTCGATACTATCACGTATCGAATCCGTATAATTATACGGAACATAGACAAATTTTTCCGCATCTTTGAATTTTGGCAGGAACGGGCTTTCTTCACAATCTGTTGTGAAGTATTTGTGCAAAAGATACGCTGACAGATAGCCGTCAAAGTCGGCTTTATGGTACCAAATCACTACTTTCATAATACTGTCCTTTTTAGTATATAAGTTTCGTCACAGGACACGGATCAACGATCCTAGATCCTTGCAATCTTATCTTATATTTCTTACAATAATGATATATAGTTAAATATATTTTAGTTTCTGAACTATGAAAAAAAATAACATAAAAACATTTCATTTCTTGAATTTGATATGGTGGAAACATCGTTATAAGTGAGGTACTTTTATGGATATGATCGAGTTTGAAGAAAACCCCACAATCCAGTTTGAAAGTGAAGATTTTGCAGACTGGGAGTCTATCAATTTTGAAGATACAGATCCGCTTAAAAATACGATAATATACGATGGCTTATATGCATTATTTAAACCGAAAATAATGGATTTAGCAAAACCGTTTTTAACGCACTGTGCTACGTATATCGATAAAAACGCCGAATCCCTTTTAATATCCGGCCCATATAAAAAGCTTTGGTTTATAGAACAAAAGGATTCAGATCCATTGTTTAATATGTTTGGGTTAATAAAAAGTGAAGTTAAAAGCATTATGAAAAAATCTCCGCTTTTATCTGACACATTTATAACTCTTGGAAATCCTTTATTTTTTCTTTTAACAATGCTGAACTTAATGTACAGGGATTATCCTTCAAAAGAATTAGCAAGAGAATGTGTCAATTATTCTTCTCTTTTCATGGCATTACGGTTTTATTCGTCAAGACAGCAACATCTGTGGAAATACGATGCAAATAAAGACATCATGGAATACACTATAAATAATATGACAGAGAAATATCTTTTACGAAAAGAAAGTACAATTCTTGGCGTATTGAAATACATATCATCCGATAACGATTCTAACTTAGGTTTAAGATTGTACAAAAGCCACACAGACCACAACATGAAAACGTACATTACAAACCTTTCTATGCGTATTAACAACTTTCTTCGTAACGTTTTTAACGAGTATAGAAAGAACGTTGAAAAACAGAAATATCTTGGAGAAAGCAGCGATTGGTATCAGGGAGACGATGGCACACAAACAATGAAGCCACTTGATAATCTTTCCAGTATAATAACAGATCTCACTCAAAAAGTGTACAATAAAATAAAATCAACACCTGTTGATAAAGCTATACTTCGTGATGCGGCCACTACTTGCAAAATATCGAGTGAGACAATTTGCAACACTCTGGAAATGATTTTTCAAAAAGAGACAAAGGCGATTCAAAATATCATCATAAAGATACTTCAGATATTTTTGAAGAATCCGAAGAATAAAGTCGAGTATGTCAAAAGCAAATACTTTATGATATACTGCATAAAAATGTATCGTATTTCGAATACGATAGATCCTCTTTTGGAAGAGTTGAAACAAAACTTGGATGATATTGTGGTGGCTTATGGAAGTCAGTTTTTAAAACTCAATCGACCAGCTACAAGATCTGCTTTTAGAAAAAGTATTTTTTTGTACATAGCCGGTTGTATCACAAAATACGGATAAGGAGAAACGTATGTACGATGACGCTAAATACTCAGTTGGAGATCAACTGTCCTTAGTTGACTTGCGTGGAAAAGTATATAGGGTAAATATCGATGCTGTAAACAATTACAAAGTTGCTTCCCAACTTATGAATATCGATATACTAGCTCAAGGATACGCTCCGCCTAATGATATAGTCGATCATGAAAAAACGCTCTTTTACGTATGCAGTTCGATTCAGGGAGATTCTCCTGAATTTATGAATGTCATACTCTGGGATCAAATTCTCGATCATTCCAAAACTGTGCATCTCCAAAGAAAAGTGATATACAGATTGGATATTATCGCTTTACAAGGAAGAGCTGGAAAACCTGTAGAACAAATGTCTAGCATCATACGAAGACTTCAGGAACGATGTAAAATCGATTTTCCTGAAATTATTATCGACTGGACAGATATCACAAATGTCTCTGAAAATGAACTTGAAATGATGAGAAGCGCTGTTGACGTAGCTTTTGGGTTCTTCGGAGAGATAAAACAACTGGAATCAATTCGTCCGTTGATTCAGGATTTGAAGTCGATAGACTTCAAGAACCTTACATCAGAGACAATGAATTATCTCGCTTCAATTCAAAGTAGGTTGGCCCTTATCGATCAAGGTGGAGCTTCAATAGCTTCAACAGGTGTTATGTAACGTATATCGAGGGCGGTTTCGCCCTCGATTTTTTGTAAAATAATGAGCGAAAAACATTGTAGTAATCTTATCCTTATTAAGGAGATTCTATGTATCTTTTATGGCACGGGATTAAAGAAGAAGACAAAGACGATATAGAAAGTAAATATACTATGGGTATTCCCACATCAAAAAAATGGCACGAAGAATCTCTTGAAGATACAGAACCTTTATCCGCTAGCAATGCGGTATTTTTTGCATCTCCTTTCGCATTAGGAATGGACCCGTCAGGATATAATATATCTACAGATATTCCGTTTCCAGGTGAAGGAGCCAAAGGGGAAGGAAAGCCGGATTTAACTTCTCTTAAACTTGGAGAAAGAGGAATTCTCAATCCGTTATGGCAATACAACATGTTAGCCGATCCGAGAACTGCCGGTATTGCCGCTCCATATTACGGAAGAGTGTATAATAAAAGAATAAGACCTAATAATCCAATTGTTTTTATTCAGCCTGGAAAACCGAAATTCTTTGGGTTAACTCAAACTTTATTCGGTGGACTTACAGGTGGTATTTCAGGAAGTGACGCCGATCATTTAAGGACTGCTATATTAGAAAAAAACTTTGAAAGTGATTCTGAACTTGGTGTACAAACTTTTACACTAGAAGATTTTTTAACTGAACTCACAGAAGATTCTACGACCATACAGACAGACGGAAAATCAGGTCCAATGAAATTCTACGATTTTCAACCAGACTTTAAAACATATCGTATGTATGTCTCTGGCATATTAAATGAACTTATGGTGCGTATGCATATTGATATTCCAGCTACAGCTTATGGTGAAGGATTATTTAATACCGTAAATGATTATCTTACAATGTTTTCAAGGTATTACGGTTTCTGGGATTTTGCGGATGCCATGAATAACAATAAAAGCAATTATCTTTCAAAACCTTCGTTCATCCCGTTCCGTGTTGAGAAATCTACTGATGCCGGAGATTCTTTTGATAACACAACAGGGCAATCGGCTGCGGCTGAAAAAGCAAAAGGAATATCAGATCAAGCAAAAGAAGTATTGTTTTTAACAAATGATGCTCATGACGGAAAAGGTTTTTCACTTTCTGGTGCTGCGAATGCACTAGGCGGTATTGCAGGAACTCTTTCTGGAACTGCGGAATCTGTTATCAAATCTGGCGGAAATCTTTTATTCCCGGAAATATGGAAAGAATCCACATATTCAAAAAATATTACAATACAAATAAAACTTCACGCTCCAAATGGGGAACCTAATTGTTACATTGAAAATATACTCTTTCCTATAGCGTGTATATTGGGTTTTATTATGCCGCGTCAATCCGATTCTTCTGTTTATTCATCTCCTCCGTTAATACGTATGTATTCAAAAGGGTGGTTTAGTTGTGATATGGGGATGATAACAAGTGTTTCCATAAAAAGAGGATCCGATACAAACGATTGGACAATAAGCAGGTTAGCTCGTACTGTTGAAATAACCCTCACTGTAAAGGATTTATTCGGAACCCTTGTTATGTCAATGAGTCATAAATGGGCTGGAAGAACGTTCTTTAATAAAAACAGTATGCTTCGTGATTACTTAAACGTATTAGGCGGAGTTGACGCTTTTGCATCGAGTACATTATCTTCAAGATGGCAAAACGCATGGAAAGCTGCAAAGTTTAAATTTCAAAGATTTTTTGATCCTCGCACTTGGATAGCTGGAGTTGCGAGTAATCCATTATTAGGAATTCCTGCTCGCATAGTCACAGGAGTGAGGGACTTTTTTCAATGATGGATAACTTCTTTGATAATTCCATATACATTCAAAAGGTTATGCGGGATTGTAAATTAACTGAAACACAGGTTAAAAATATAAATGAAAAATACGCATCTTATGCAAATCCTGCGTCTTTGTTTTTTATTCCATTTGTACTTAATATTGATCCTCATCCGTATAAACCTATTCGCATTAATCCTAAATTATGGAGAATCTATGTGCCTGATAAAGAGAAAACTGTAAAAATGTTAAGGGCTATGATAACAGAACAGCTAGGAAGCTCCCCATTTTTAGATGGCTCATTCCCAAGGTATGAAGAAGTGATTCTTCATTTTAACTACTATATCAAAACACCACAATTTTTTTCAAGAGAAAAACGATATTTATGTGAAGCAAAAATTCTGCGTCCAGCATACAGAAGGTTTGATAATGACAACATGGAAAAGATTGTTTTTGACACAGTTAAAGAGTTCTTAATTTATGATGACTCACAAGTAGTGACAAATGTCACCAGCAAATATTACTCAGTTAACCCAAGAATCGAGGTGCTCATATGTTATAATACATCAAGTATTATAATACCCGAACACTTAGAAGCTATTAAATACCGAAAAGAAAGATGGAGCAAAAATGAAACAGGAAAAGACTCAACAGCCGACGACACAGACCAAGAAGAGTGATAATATAGTCTATTTAGGTGTTTCTGACATTTGTAAATATATAGCTCAAGTGTATCATTCGTGGATAAATGAAAAACTAGGGTTATTTCAAATACAAAATATCCTAAAAGCTAATATCACAACAGAACGATTTCAAATGTTACAAGAGAATTTCTTACACCAGACACAGCAATGGTATAGTATTTCTTTTAAACCGACAATGAAATTATATCATCTTATCGGTTGGGGCGTTCACATCGAACCTACATACGACATCATGATGAAAGCCACCGATGTTGCAAATGCGGATATATCTAATGTCGCAAGAGGAATTGTATTTGAACAATTTAGAGAATATACTCCTTCATTTGTACAAGAAGATGCACTAGCAAAATATCATAATTATCTTGCTACATATCTTATGTCAAAAATATATATATCAAGTGACGTTGTCAATAAAAGATTTCATCTCATTATCTCTAAATAAAATACACATTTGAGTCCTTGAAACATCATCATGTAGAGTACTTTTATTAAGGAGAAAATTATGGGAATGATCACAAAAGAGGAATCTCGAATTTATTCAAGCGATCAAAGTATCGTAAACGCATTAGGTCGTTTAAGTGAACCTGCCCGTGTAGCTGACTTCGAAAAGAAAAGCGGAATAAAGGTTCAGACAAACATAATTCCTGACGGACATCCTAATCGTGACGGAAGATTGCTTACCAATTTTAATGGCATTGTCGTTCATTATACGGCAAATGCAAATCCTGGCGCAACAGCTCTTGCAAATGCAAAATATTTTTGTAGGGGTTGGAAAAGGACAACAGTCGAAAGAAAAACCGAGCAAGGTATTGTCAAAGAAGAGATGTTACAAGAAATAAGTAGCACCGTTGAAAAAATTGTGCCTTTCGGACATGGTTCAACTCAAGTTCTCTTTGATGAAAATTCCATGTGTATGGCACTTCCGTTTAACGAAAGATGTCATGGTGCAGGAGACGCACGAATCATCGTAAATCCTGTAAATAAAAATCAGACACAGATAGCACGCAACGCGTTTAACAACGCTCAGAATTTCAAGTGTTTACAAATCGAAATTTGCAATAACGGTAATTGGGAAAAAGCAGCTATAAATGCCGCCACGTTTATCCAATGGGTGTCAAGAGAACTCTCTTTATTCATTGATGAAGAAGGTTCTCTTTCACCTAATACTGTTATGCAGACACCTGAACTTGGAACGATACTGCTTCTAAGGCATTATGACCTTACAGGAAAAATATGCCCGAAGCCATTCGTTGATGATACACATCAATGGATTGAGTTTGTAAAAGCGTGTAAGTACAAATGCTAAAAAATAATATCTGGGGCCAAATGACCCCAGATATTATATGATTAATCAGACTCTTCCCAATTGTCGACTATTTTACGAAGTCGATCAAGCGCCTTCGGAAAGTCGCCGCCATACGGATCATCGTATATTTCCCCGTTTTGAGCTGCACTTTCTTTAGTTACAGGTTTTCGTCTGTTTTCTGTACGCGACATCGCAGTAGCGCGTTCAAAATATGCCAGTCGAAGTTCTTTTGAAAGATTTTTTCTGTAACAAAATATAATCCGTATTCTGCCTTTATATTCTTTTTTAAGTTGAATAATAGCAAGTACAGGATCTTTCTTTGATAATGTCGGATGTAAAGGATCAAAAATTTGTCCTATGAAGGCCGTTCGGTCTTCTCCTTTTGATTGGTCTGCAAGTTCTGGTACTTCCATTTTGTATGGATCGTAATGGATAAATCTTGCCATATAAAATGAAAACCCGTCTTTCTCTTCGCTTGTGTCGGTAATGTTTTCATTGCTTTTTCCGATATTCCAGATGAAATGATCGATATGGCCAGTTTCTTTTTCGCGATCAATGACTTCAACGTTTCGATTGTCTAAGTCACCCCGTATTTTGTCAAATTCTTCGTTATAAAACGCGTCTTCTGAGAATTTAAATTTATCACCAATGCCGTGAATAATAGTTTTACCTACATCATCGTTTAGAATAGCTTCTAGTGATATTTCTTCTACGCTCATAATATCCCTCCTGTTTACTGACATTATATATAATTATACTTCAATTAAAAACATAATATCCGGGGCCGATTTGGCCCCGGATATTATTGTAACATAAGTTGCTTCCTGCCATCTGGAAGTTCTTTTGTGTCAACAACTTCCCATTGAGCTTCGGTATCGCCTTCTTGTCTTTTCTCTTTATGTGGCTTTTCCGTTCTATCAACAACCGGTTTTTGGAAGTAAAAAGAACCCATACCCGCATACGACATTAATAACTCGATGCTTGTAATCATATCTTCATGACCGCTGTGTTCTTTATATGAAATGTGTATCCCGTCAGTATTTCCGGTTATTGGTGTAGCGGGTATTGTGTTACCAGGAAGTGGCTTACTATTTATTTCCGCTGCAAGTTTACGTCTTTCTTCCACATTCTTTTTATTTATATATTTCCGTCTTTCAGCAGCTTCCCGTCGTTTCTTATTATATGCTTTATTTGACATATTTTATCTCCTTACTTACATGATATATAATTTAAGACAATGTTGATACCCTCTTAAAATCCTGCATTAAACATGTTAATAAACACAAACTCGAATAAGGAGTTTTTATGCAATACAATAAAGTTGACAACTTTTTACGTCAAAAACTGAACGATAGCAGTGACAATGGGAACTCGAATGGACGTATAAAAGTACATGAAATAAATACAATGGATGCCTTATTTGAGGTATCCAAAGACAATATTTTTTCATGTAAAATGTTTCTTATTCCCATGGTTATAGCCATATTGTCAAAGCGGTGCGAAATATTAGAATCGGCATACCTTACGACAAAAGGAAACAACGACGAAAGTCTTCCTAAAGAAGACTATAATATGATGAGCGCTTTTTACAACGCAAGCCAATCTGTCGCTCCATACGGGACTGTAGATATCTGCAGCACCTTATCCAAATACGAAAAATACTTTAATATTGATAAATTTGAAGGTATGACAGGCTACAACGCCATCATCAAAGATGATCTTACTGGAGCTGAAACCCTTGGAATTATCAATATTATAAACGCAACGATATTCGCTGCGGCTACAGAATCCTTTGAAGATATAGTCCATATAAAAAACGGATTGTCTTCATCCGAAGAAGTACGTCTTGCCGAAGTTAAAGGCAATAAAGAAGTAAGTACAAATGCGTACAATATATACTTAAGTCGCACTCTTAAATTATGTAACGAGTATTTAAAACACAAACAATATCTTCGCAATAACAATTTTCATGCGATGTTTTCAAAAGCCGTATCAGATTCTTCTACATGGAATCTTTCGGTTATGAAATACTCGTTTAAGACCCTTTTCAGTTCAATGATAGGAAATGTGATGCATCATCCGAGAAACATTTTAAACCGATATGACCTTAATGTGATAACTTCGACACTTGGAATGTATCTAATCCTTATTTGTAAATACAACATGGGAAACGACATATATACAAAATGGATTGAAAAACAAGAAATTGCGGTGTCAAAAGAATATAACGGCATTGTGGAAAACTTCGAACAGTTTATTATCCTAGCTGCAACATTTATTCGTCTTTCGGAAGTTATCGAAGAAGACAACTTACTTTTCGGTGGTGGTTTTGGAGACGGAAAAGGAAAAACCGAAGTAATACAAGTTAAACTGCAACAATCTTTGGATGTTGAAAAATTTCACTTCAAGCATATGGTCACTTTTCTTAAGAAAGTGTTAGCAGGATATTGTGATGGTTTCTTTACAGAATATTCTGAAAAAGATAGACTCAAAGATTCTATCAACAATATCTACTCGATGCTAAAAAAATCTTCGTTTGTATGCAGGATGAATTTGTATCAACTTCGTATAGGAAGTCCTGTATTATATAACTTTAACAACCTTAACTTCTATTCGTTCTACAACGCTCTTTCTTTTGATAAGATTTATGAGGCTGTTAAAAATATCAGAAACGGTCAAAGTGATGCCGATGACATCGGTATGACAAGAGCAAACTACGAATCTTTTTTACAAAGATACCCGCATTCATGGTCGCAAAAAATCATGCGTCATATTGAATTTTTATTCGGCGAAGGTATAAGCGATATATACCAGAAAGTAATGGGAGATGGAAATGAAGATCCGTGCCATGTATATCCAATAAGAGATCACACGTATCTTGCAAGGGTTGTCTCCGCTATAACTTTTGATCAGTTTAACAACAACGGGTCTTTAGGTATGCTTATTGAAAACGGGGTGGTTGATATTGCGATTCTGACTCTTACTAACGGAGCTCTAAGAGATCCAAGTCAAAATCCCATAGCAAGTAGACCAATCTCTGTATACTCCATGTGGCTTACATTTATGGCATGCGCGTTATCAAATAGTGTTTTTCAAGGCTCTCCGCATTTGCTTCATACGCTTTTTAATCTTTCCGTAAAATACCAGTATAGGTCAATTCATCTTCCCGAGTTTCAATATCGCAAAGAAGAAAATATTGCAAACTCTGTTTATAACAACACCTGGGATGTACAAGAAAGAATCAGAAAAGATTTACTTGAAATATTTAGAAGGGCCAACAGAGCTGACAATAGCATCGTAACCGATGATAGAAATCAGTATCGGAACCTTTTGGAATATCTGTCGAATGCCATCATCGAGAATGTCATGAGCGCAGAATATGCGTTAGTGATGCTTTTTGAATTGTACAATCCTTCAACACAAAAGACTTTGAGTCTTAGAGATTCAAACGATTTTCATCCTATTGTAGATATCACAAAGATACTCATCAATAAGCTTTTTTCAAGGGATTCTACATTCTTTGAATACTTTGAAACTCCTGCTGTTATAGACGATTGTGCACTATTCAGTACACCGACGGATATGGATAAACACAACGGTGTCGACATGAATTCAAAGGAAATGCAAGAATGGCTTCTTCCTGTTCTTGAATCTTTATCGTTTATAACAATACTCCAGAGAATGGATCTTATAAAACAATACAACGAAGAGCTTTCTCATAAGATACATGTCCCAGGATATTCGGGTCAAGATATGGGAGAGATGTACGGAATATGTGAAATGTCCCATGTAATAAAACCTCCTGATTATACAAACCTCACTGCTGTTCAGCATGATATTTCTGTTGCAGCTTGTTCCTTCGATTCTCTTGTAAGACAAAAACTTGACAAGAAGGATTGGGAAATAAAAAGAGGCGGAACGAACTGGAATGACAATGACACGATGCCGCCTATTGCTACAGAAAATGCCGATACATCGTTTAAGGTAAAACCTGTTCATCTTGAAGACTTATTAAAGGAGGGCACATAATGCAGTTCGCTCCTATATCATTTGAGAACTCGGAATATCTTCGTCTTGGAATAAGCGAAGAGTTTGAGATTTTAAGAATTACTCCAGCTATCCCTGTAATATACGAATCTCTTCTTCCCGAAGCAGAAGACGGATCAGTTTCCAATGCCGGCAACTCAATAAGTGCCGCAGGATATAATCCGTTAACTGAAGCAAAAGAAACTGACGATAAAAAAGAAGGAGAGGTTACACAGGAAGCAAAAAAACCTGATGAGAAAAAGCCAGGTGAAAAACCTGTAAATCCTCAAAAGAAAAAAGAAGATCCTCTTAATCCTAAAAATACAGCGCAGGGACAAAAAGCAAATGTGCAGCCTGCAAAAAAACCCGAAGCCCAAGTGAAACAGCCTGCGAAGCCGGATCCAAAAAGTGGAAGCATCCCTCCATCGAGATTATCTTCTGGAAGTAAAGATGCAACTCCTAATAAATCGGCATTTGCAGGTGGAGGATTACAAGAGAAAACTTCTTTTAAAACAAAACTTACAAATACAAAAGATGCCGCTAAGAAAAAATTTAGCGACTTCAAAAATAATCCGACAACACAAAAAGCAATCGCCGCTGTGAAGAAAACCGCAGTAAAGGTGCAAGACTTTACAAAATCTTCTGTTGCAAAGGTAAATAACATGCCAATCGAACAGCAGGAGAAAGCTATTACTCAACAGATGGCGGAAGCAAGAGAAGATCCTAAAACTTTAGGAGAGCATTTAAAGAAAGGACTTAAGACTGCAGGAAAAGGGGTTGCTATATTAGGACTTGCTATGGTGAATCTTCCTATAGCCGCCGCTGTAGTTGTAACATCAAAAGCGATTTCAGCTAAAAACAAAAGAGCTGCTGCAGAAGAGTTACAGCATGAAGTGCTTAAAATAGATGCTCTTATAGCAAAAGCCGAACAAGAAGGTGATTACGATAAAAAGGCCGATCTTTTAATTGCAAAAAGAACGGCTATACAAGCTCATGCAAAACTGCGTTACGGTCTTCGACACAAAGTCGACAGGCCCGTGGATTAAAGGGAGGGTATATGGCATTTGCAACGATAACTAAGCCAAAAATAACCCGAGAAAACGCTTTTAGCTTCATTAGCAGAAACCTGCAATTTGAAGCAGAAAACACACAACAATCTAGTAATAACCCCGGTGACGACAGTTTGGATGCTGAGCTACAAAAAACTCGTGAACAACGAGATGCTGACCCAAACGCCAAAAATCCGGTGGATTCGTCGAGTGGAGATGACAATCAAGGCGGCGGTGATATAGGAAATCTGGGGAACCCAGATAGCCTTTCTACCGGAGAGTCTGATCCAAATGCAGCGTCGTCCGGTCAGGATAATCCTATGGACGAAAAAACTTCTCCCATAGGAGGTTTAAACCGGAAATTAACGCTTTACTCGGAATTTAATAGGATCTTATCGGTCCTAAAAGAGTCTGTTGACGCGTTGTTGAAAATTGACACAACGCAAACCGAGATTAAATCTTGTGTCGCCCAACTACAGAAGATTTATGATGACGGAAAGCTCGTAATAAGCAAGTTCGAGGATTATTCCGAAGCGGACTGCTTAATTAACTTCGAGTTATTGAAGGAACGAAGTTCATTGATACTCGAACAACTTGCTCGATTGCAGATAGACCAGAAGCCGAACTCTGGAAAAGAAGCGAAAGAGTAGTGTTATATCCCGCCTTTATTTTTAAACAATCACAGTCGAACCTGTGAAGAGGAGAAACATATGCCTATAAATGTTGGTAGTATTACCTACGAGACAAAAGAAATCCCCAAGCCGCGAAACCATCCGTTTAACAGCGCCCTCACTCTCACTATGGAAGCTTTCGCCGAAAGAGGAATTTCTATCGGTTCCAAAGCTGGAATAATCTCCGTATTTGAAGACTCAAATGAGTATGCAAAGTACAAAGAATCCATGTTTGGAGATATCGCAAACGAAGACGCTAAAGCCACAATGGGTGAACTCCTCGATCGTGACAGAAGTATTGTCTGTCATGGCGAAGATATCACCGCTGAAGACGGTTCTGTCGGAAACGTGACGACATTCGCATACCTTAATGGACCTGTAATCCGTGCCATTTGGGCGAGGTGTATAGTCCCGGCTCTTATGCGCGTTGTAGCCTTAAAGCAGCCGACGTATACCTTGACCTTCGATATACCGTACATTGTCGACGGTGCAACCCGCAAGGATCTTCCTTATTCAATGGTTGATGACGCCGAACCTGTTATCGGGTTAAGACGGCTCGCTCCTGCGGGAATCCATCCTCAAGCGTCAAAGACGACTGACGGATTCACAAAGATTACTTTCGGATCCGGCAAACAATCCTTCTCCGATAACTTCTTGGATATATGTCTTGATTCGAGCGTACGCCAGAAGTATGATGGCCGTGCTATCGACAGGAGAATCTGCGTTCGCAATATCACATACAAAGATAAAGCTGGCACAACGCAGACCTTCCCGGCCAAAGTTCAACCGTCAAGCAAAACCGGTAAAGCAGGGGACCTCCTTTTTAATACCGATATCGTCTTGGATCCGGATGATGCCGACAACCCGGCTGCCCTCACAGTCATCATTGACTTGGGAACTGGCCGCATGAGAGCGATGACAACCGACGCCAACATTTTGAGTTTCGAAATTGAAGCGTTCCTGTCTCCAGAAGACAACAGAACTCCTGTTCAGTTAAAGCAAGAACAGCACAGCCTGGAAGTCATGATTGGTGCCGGACAGCACGTCATGATCAATACCCCGGTTGAGCTATTGCAGGAATATCCGACAAGCCACCAGGGAAGTGATTATGTTGTTGCGATGACCGATATCGCATCCGAGACTTACGCCGGTGTTATGAACGTTGAAATGCTTCAGTTCTACAAGAACGAGCTTAAAGGTTCCGCTGCTGCCGCCTACATTCCGCAGAACGTTCTTCGCGGAATGAATATCCCGAACGCCGAATTTGATATAAGGGTTGCCCACGGAGAAAATCCGGCCTCCTACGTCGATGTCATGCTCAAGAAGTGCGTGTCATTCTACATCAACACTATAAGGCAAGCTTCCCGTATTGAAGACGGCTACTGGTGTATGGTGGGACACGCGAACAACATGATGCACGTTCCCGATTTCAAGTACGAAGGCTTCGCCCAGTTGAACGGTGATGCCGATACGAACAGGGACGATGTGTTCGGCTTTAAAGTCGGTTACACCTTCGGGTTCTCGACAAACATCATTAACGGTAAGGTACGCTGTATCTATACTCCTGAAATTCAACAGGACACCGGTATTCTTGGCTTCTTCACCTCGGTGGATGATAAGAGACCAACTGCTTTATATCATCCTTTCAGTTATACGGTATCACGTGGGTATCAGAATCCGCATAACAGCGTCGTGCCCTCAATCATGATTACAAAGCGCCATACTTTCCAGAGCTTCCTGCCGATGAACTTCAACCTGAAGATTACAGGAAACGACGGAACTCAGTTCACCAAACCGAAAACTGCCGCTACCCCGACGACTCCGTAAGGAAACACAAACAAAAAATATCCACAGGGCCATAATGGCCCTGTGGATTTACTTTATTCTTTAACGATACTAAATTTGAAATTTTGTTGTCCAAACCCCATTCTGTTCCTGTCTTCAAAATCTATAACAAGAACTTTTTCCCGTTTATACGAGTTATATTTGTTTTCTATTATAGAATTACAAATATGAACAACGTATGGTTGAAACTTGTTACAACGAGCATCAACAACAAAAATGTATCGCGTACACTCAAACATTTCAAGACAATACATAACCCATTCTTCAGCAGTATTGTTTGATCGTATTTCCGTCTGTGTCAAATCATCCCACCATATTTCAAGATCTTTATACGGAGGACATGTGAATAAGCATTCGTATTGTGTACCTCTTTCGTATGTTAAAATATCCTTGCATGTAATGCAAACATCGGCGGCGAGTTCTTTATTTTTGTCCAACCATTTGACGATGTCTCCAGCTTCTTCAAAAATGGTCGGATTTATATCCGATCCGATGTAATTTTTTTCAAGAGATAATGCACCAAGCATACGACCTGAATAACCCATAAACGGATCAAATACTGTATTGAATTTTCGTGCATATTTGTGCAAATAGAGTCGTGCTCGTGATGGAGAAAATACCGTTACTTTCGGTGCAATATACGAATTAGAAAAGCCTTGAAGAATTCTAAACGGCTGATATCGTGCAGAATATATCATGCGGTTTTTTATTGCCTTCATTAACAAGTTGCGATCCCCATTTTCATCAACATGGTGCCATGCTTCATATGGAGATGGCTTATCACGAGATCTACATTTGTAAATAGATGGGTGGAAATAGTTAATAAGTTTCCCTCCTGTACGGGACTTGTCCGCAACCTTTTCAAGTTTGTCATAGTTGTAATATTTATATCGCGGTTTTGTTATGTCTTCTTCGCCATAATTACAGAGTCTATGCCAACTTCCTAATAACGTTTTATCATTATAGTATTCTGGATAGTCTTTGCAGAATGGGAATTGAATGGAGCATGCAAAGTCATACAGGCTTTTCAAAAATCCGGAGTAATCGTATCCAAGAATCTTTACGACATCTTCAATGGCTGTATCGAAACCGTTTTCATTTATGATGTGCCACATTACACCTTTTGGTATTGTCATAAACCGTTCGGTATCTTTGTATTCGGCTTGTATGATAGCATCATAATCAGCAAACTTTTCCCCATGATAATAATCACCGTCGTAATCTATTACAAGAATTAAACTGCCAGATTGATCTCTGATTGTGATGTCCCAACTATGGCTATATAATACACCATGTACAGTAATACAGGTTGTATTATCTTTTGGATCATCGCATACAACAAGGTGTTTGTCTTTTAACAACCCTTCTGTGCAAATAAACATCAGTTTCGATGTGATAGATTTTTCTGCTTCTGACTTTCCACTTTTTCTAAGTTGAGGTTCTGGTTCTCCGCTATTTCTGATGCATCCTTTTCTTCTCATGTCGTGAAAATTTTTCAACTTAAACATCGAGTCGACACCAAATCGTGTTAACATAGTAGCTTTACGTTTTGCTTGTGTTTCTGCAGAATGCAATTTTGCTTGATTCTCAGGAAGTAATGCTACATTTTCTACGCCAAATCTTTTAAACGTCGTTTGTCGTGCCTTTTTTCTTAGAACTGCCGATGATAACGAATAATCCACACCATGTCGTTTCCTCATTGTCGCTTTTCGTTTTTCGACGATTTCTGGACAATGGGCAACATTGTCAACTCCGTAGCATTTACGTGTTGTTGCAACAACTTTCTGTTTAACTTTTTTGCTGCGCATTTGATGATCAACGCCGTAATGTTTTTGTACGGTTTTCTTTCTTTTTGCGTTTACGTCATCTTTCCATTCTTCGTAGTTTTCTCCAAATCTTGTTTGGTTGTCTTGGGCCCTAAGACATACCTCGCATATATCTGTCGGCCGTTTTCTTCCTTGACGACGTAAGATGTTGCGGCTAGTGATTAAAAACGTTTTTCCACACGATGTGCACGTTTTCCCAAAAGTCCGGTACTTGCAATGCTTAGATTTTCCTGGCTCAAAACTTCTCGGTCTTGCCATTTTTGTAATTCTCCTTTTACATATCAAAATGATATATACTCCTAACCTTTGTATTTACGATATATTAGGTCTATCATAACTATGAAAAATATCTATGATTGTTATGTATGATCCTTTGAAATAAATATATATCATTGAGGTAAGGAGACAAAAATGGATAAAAAATTATATGTATTTTGGGGTTCAGTTCCAAAGAATTTTGATTTGAAAAAATGGGAGGGTGTACATTTCTTTGAGTCGGAATTATTTTGGCCTGAAGTTACTCAAACGTTAAGGGAATCTAACATCGAAGTTAACGGAGGACTTCCAATTCATCCCGACGAGATTGAAAAGAAATTACTTGATTTCGGAGAAAAGTTATATGTACATCACGCATTTCCTGCGTGTATTTATACATATTCTGATGTCGTAATTGAACTTATTCGTCTTGTATCATTAAAAGCTTTCTTAAAGGATTGCTATAGCGTCGTATTTCCTTTCCCCAAAGAAATACGATTTGTTGTACCTGACGCTTTGGATCCAGACTTTTACGACAATGTCGATATGGATCAGTATACAACGTTGACCAATCGGCCCAAAGGGTTCTGCGATAAAGTGTCTAACATAATAGATGAAATATCAGATTATTCGCAGAAACTCAAAGAAAAAATAGGGACAGAATAAAACACAAATCCAGGAGCCTTAAGGCTCCTGGATAAATTTACTTTTTCCTTGGTTCGACAATAGGTACCGACATATTTTTTCCTGCTGCAGTATTCTTTAACTCGGTATATTTGATCTGAAGAGCTGCAGCTTTTAAGCCTTTTCCGATCTGGTTTGCAATAGCATTCGCTGTTGCGATGTCGCTTGTTTTCACCGTTTTCGCTCTTAGTTTTTGTATCTGTTCTGCGATAGTCTCATAAACATCATCCACGCTTAACTCCGGTTTTGGAACTGCCATTTTTCTTCTCCTTTGATTTGAGTTGTCGTCGTAATCTTATATGCTCTGCTTTTAATAGCAGAAATTCTTCGCTTACATTTTTAGGATCCAGTCCTAATTCTTTAAAGTATGCCTTTGCCAGTCTGCGTAATGTGCTACAATTATTTTTGTGGGTTTTGTAATATATTTTTGCACCATTACGTCGTCGTTCTCTACATTTTGGTGTTTGCTGATATGTATTTACGCATTCTTTACACCAATATCGGTATCCATCTTTTGTTCTTGAATCTTTGCGAAATGCAGATAAAGGTTTTATCTGTTTACAATAGGTACAGTATTTTTTCGAATACTGAAATAACTCTTTTCGTACCTCCTTTTCTTTCCTTTTTGCAATAACTTCTGGATCGTTATTGTATCGACGTTTATCTTTTTCACTTGTGCATTTTTTACACAAATATTGATATCCGTCTTTTGTTGCCGAATTTTTACTGAACGCAGATAAAAGTTTTATTTTTTTACAACATGCGCATCGTTTTTTCAAATGCTGCTGAAATAACTTCTTTTGCGCTTCTTTTTCTTTTCTCTTTTTAATAACCTCCGGATCGTTATTGTATCGATGTTTATCTTTTTTACGTAAACATTTTTTACATTGGCTACGATATCCGTCCTTATAGGCTTTTTGTTTGTGAAATTCTGATAAGGGCTTTATTTTTTTGCAACAAGTGCATTTTTTCGTTTTAGCCATATAGTGCCCTCCAGAGTTATGTATGAATCATGTATAAATCCACCTCATTTTGCTTGTCCTTAAGGCGGTATTAATCATGTCTCGCAGATTCTCTTCATTTGGTAAAAGCTTTTTAAGTATCTTACTGTCGATATAATGCTCGAAAAGTTTTACTAATATGACAGTTGATATTAAACCTTTATCCAACTCTTCTTTTGGAACGCGTATGAAAAATGTTTCGTCTGGTATCATAATACCAGATCGTACATCATCTCTATCTGGAATCGGTTGTTTTGAAAGATCGTATACCGTTTCAATATAAAGGTGTGGATCATGATTTTTCTTTTTACGAAAAGCATTAAAATTACGTATCTTGTGTTGTTGTAATTCAACAAATACATCGCCGACAAACTCACTGTCGTCATCATCATTGACATATATGTTTTTTATCATTTTTATTCTCCTTATCTTAAGTTAATTATATATAGGTAAAATGTATATTAAAAAAAATAACATTGGGGAGCTAATAGCTCCCCAATGATTTATCGTTTTGTACTTTTTCTTTTAATCGGCTTTATTTCTGCCTTTTTCTTTTTATACTTCATTGGAATGTACGGATGTATGTCTGAAAGATTGTCAACAACTTTCCGAGGTATTAGTACACGACGATTTCTTAAGCGAACAGCCTCAGTCCAAGGTTTATCTTTTAATGCTCGTAATCCACGTGTTGCAGTACTTAAACTTATATGCATTATTTTGCACGTTTCTTGAATGGTGTAATACTGAACTTTCTTTTTCATACTTCGCTCCTATGCATTACATCATCTTTGAAATAGCACCGATGATTATAAAGATGATAACAGCGACACCGCATACTATTGTGAACACCTTGATTTTTCTATCAAGTAAGTTTCGGTGATACGGACATAAATTCTTTTCACAGGACTTCAGCGCTCTGCCGCATTTCTTACATCTTATCTTTTCCATGCTGCGCCTCCTTTAGACTTCGAGCTTCTTGTACATTATAAACGTTATTTCTTTTTCAGGGAAAAACATTGGAACCTCAAAAATCTTTTTACATTCAAAACGATTATGTGCTTGGTATGTACAATCTGTCGATGTGTGAAATATAAAATATCCTTTCATATTTTTGAATATCGCATTCATCATACCTGTGTACACACCTTGTTTTTGAAATTTTGGGTCTGTAACAATAACGAGGCCTTCCGAAGTTTTTCCTTTTGTCAAACCGAATAATGCTTGTTTTCCTAGAGTTAAGGCAGCTTCTTGATGTGACGCGAACATTTTTCTCCATCGTAGACACCCACGTCCATGTTTTGAAAATAGGAGTATGATATAACAAAACCAGTATATCATACATAAAATCGGGTGGTACTGTTTTGGCTTATTCGCATTGTACACTAGAGCAAAACCAATAAGTTCGTCAACTCTGAGTTTAAGTGTTTTACAATCTAATTCGCTCATATCAAACGTTAAAACACATACATTGTGCTTTCGGTTCTTTTTATCGCACACTTTTACAAGAACCGCAATCCAATTTAGGAATGGAGATCCCAAATCGAAAGACCACGCTTTCTGATGCATGTCAACAATGCTTTTTAAACATGTAAGAGGTATACGTTTCTTTTGAAACATCATGCTATTAATTTTCATAATTATCACCTTTGATATCATAAGATATACTTGTTACATGCGCGGATCAACGATCCAAGACATTATAATCTAAATATCTTATCTCTCATTAATATGATATATATTTAAGATTTATGTAGATACGATAGGATCGTAGAAAAACATTTTTGTAAATGGAGGTATATATGAAAAATCTATTTACAAAAATCGGTATATTTTTATCTACCAAAATATTGCCATTTTTTAAAACTGCACTGGATTATATAAAACTTTACGCCAAAAAGGTTGGTAAGTTTTTATTTGAATGGGTGTGGCAATTACCTCAGAACGCATTGGGTTATGGAATGAGTCGTTTATGGAAAGAAAGACTTATTGTGCTAAGTCAGAGAGAATTAAAATTCCTATACGGAATGGAAGAATTAACCGGCTTTAAAATTTATGTAGCAGATTATTGTTCCCATAAAAATGATAAAATACTTGGTAATGTTTCAGGGTTTTCAATGGGAAAATATATCTGTTTAAATACAGCCCATGATTTATATACCATACGACATGAAAAAGGACATAAAATAGGACAATCAGAAACATTAGGGTGGCTATACCTGCCAACTGTTGGTGTATACAGTTCGGTGTTTTGCAACATGTGGGATAGGTGGTTCCATGTAGCTTGGTGTATATACGATAGGCACTATTGGTACTACAAAACTCGATGGTCCGAAAAACAAGCAGATGAAGCTGGTGGTGTAGACAGGAATGCTGCTTTAAGAAAACTCGCATTAACAGATAGACCAGAAAATGCTAAGTATCCTTTAGTGTAAAAAAAATAATATATGGAGACCCGTTTTGGTCTCCATATACGTTTACTGAATCGGATCGTTTGTGTAAATAAACTTCTTGAGATTTTCTTTTGCGGCAGCTTTTTTCTCTTCGCTGTCCGCATTGATAACCTTTCCAATGAGATTCCTGTCGCATGTATAGATCTCTTCGATGTGGACGAGATTTTCCTTAGCGTCTTTGCCGACAATGCCCTGCACCATGTTAGTATACATCGCGGGCTGGTTGATACTGCCAAATGTATCGGCTATGACGATTTTAATATCGCCTTGCGCGTAGTACAGAACTCTGTAACCGTTTTCTTTTGATGTACGGAATACAGTGAGTTCCATTTCTTCAACCGATTCGTGCCGTATTGAAGCGTGGACATTCTTCTCCGCGAGATAATTTATCATTCTTAAGAATGCGGTTATTCTCCGGTCTTTCTCAGGAAGTGTCATCGTGAAGTCTCTAAAATATATTGCTGTAGTCATATAACAACCTTTGATACTTATACAGGATATTGTTACTAACACGAGTCAACGACTCAAGATTTAATAATCTAATCTCTATATTTTCTCATATAGATGATATATACTCAAAATATTTTTAAATCCATCCGTCAGGATTTGATTCTGAAACAGAAGATCCCGGTGCAAGTTTTCCATGTTTTGGAGCGTTAGCAATATATAAAGATGGTGATTTCGCCCATTCTGCCACCATATATCCAGCTTCAGATAAATACTGTGATACTAAATGTCTGTGACAAAAATAACCAGATTTTTCCCAACAACACAACGTGACATCTTCTTCAGTATAGTAAAAATTCTTCTTTAATTTCTTTATTTCAGAGATAATCCTTTCGGGCTTTATTTTGTGAAGCATTTCGTTGTATATCTCGATATATTGGGTCTCACTAACGTTTTTATGCTTGTACGCATATAATAGCTCACTTGTTGGGGCTAAAAACGGTATTTTAGGGTAGTTTCCAGGCTCCCTTAAAGCGATCGATATTGGAAACGGTACATGTTGCGCTATAGCGAAATAAGACGTATAAATCATTTTAAATCTCCTCTGTGTATTTTTATTATATATAATTAAATAAATTATTGCAACAAAAAAATAACATACGCCGCATTTGCGGCGTATGTTATATCACAAAGACATCATGTGCTGTTTTACATTTTCAAATACCTTTTTGATGTCTTCATCGAAGTCTTTAGAATCATGATTAATTTCGTCCTTCCAATTGTGTGGACCGTCGTAACAGACTTCAAAGTGAAGAGTATGGACTCTGAAAGTGAAACAGTAATATTCGTTATCACATTCTTCTATAAAGCCCGGTTCCATAAAACTCCACACAGTATGGTTTTTGATAAGCGATTGAAAGAATCTGTCTGATGCTAAAAGTGTGTGTACAAAATCTACTTCGTTTCTATCACGCATATCGATATGGATAACGAGATCAACTTCGTCATGCACACTTGCAGGAACGAAATGCGTACCCATCATCCAAAAATATGATTTGTCCGGAAATTCTACACGGACAGCCGCTTTACCAAGATCATATGACACTTTAAGAGTCGGGACAATTCGATGAAGTACTTTAACGACATCTTCTATCTGATCTATGGTAAGACATTTATATGACGCTATATTCATTTTTATTCCTCCAGATAAATGATATATACCTAAAAATAATATAGAAACAAAAATAATTATAGGGGCTAATTTTAGCCCCTATAATTATCAGATATTAAAGGGAATTGTAATATCACAAGTGAAAGTAAATGTCTCATCCGTTCCGTTAATTTCTGTGACGACAATGCTAAGAGATTCGATCGTATCAAACGTTTTTGACATATTCTCTCGAATTTGTTTTTCCAAACGTTCTATACATGTAATTGCCCATTGTTTAAAACTAATGCGCGGAACGACGATTTCATAAAATATGTCATCGGAAAGTACATCATTACTGATGGCACCTTTTGTAATAAGAGGTTCATCTTTTATGATTCTTCGAAAAACCTTTCTAAGGTTATTTGGAATATGAAGCACCTTCGGATGAACGTACAATATTTTCCAGGTAATGCCGTCTGCGAAGTCGTTGAAGTTCTCTGCGCTGCTTCCATAAAAGTTTATAATCCTTGTACTGTTTATTGGAATAGCGAATGTAATTTTTCCAGCCCCGATTTCAACACACTTGGTAGTATGTTTACCATCAACTTCGTTTTCAACATTGTTTGATGTATCGAGTATGAAATTGGTACAAATGGTACTCACGGCTTTTGCAATGTCACGAGTTACCATATCCATCCAGTGAAGAAAATCATTACGATACGATTTTCTCTTTTCTCTTTCTTCTTCATGGTCCTTCTGTCGCTTGTTCATGTCGTTTTCCCAAATCTTTGACATGATTTCGTTTGTGGTCATGTTTTCCTCCTGTGTAAATAGAAACAAATTTAGTGCGGTTCTGCATAGACAAATTCATAATGATCGATGCTTGTTTTTCTAATTACAACAGATACACCATCATAAACAGAATTTTTTGCACTTTCACTTTTTAAATTAACAGTGACATTTGTTGCAGCAAATGAAAGATCAGAAAGAAAGATATCTCTATCGGCATCTGTTGGAGTGAGATTCTTTATATCTTCTATAACGACATCACCGGTCTCATCTGTCACATGAAATGTAAGATATACTTTTTTAACTTGCAAAACACTGTGAGGGAATGCAGTTTGAACAAATCGTTGTTTACTTTCATAAATCCTCCAATTATTTCTTGCTAGCAATAATATAGCTAACAACCGTCTTCCCTGTAAATTGTGCAAAGTTGACAGGTTTCTGTAGCGGAAATTCGTTGTACAACAATACAGTCTTACCATATTCATGGTCTCTTACAGCACTAAGATGCATACGAATATTATCCCAGGCAATATCCGGATTTTCCTTATAATCCATGATAACATATATTTTACTTTTAATGCCAAATACGGACATTAAAGCCATATAGGAATTTAGCGAACTGTTAAAACTCGAAGCAAATCCCAAAAATAAATGCGCAAACACAATATCGTACTGTTTTTCCCATTTGAGATCTTTCATATCTTCGGTATGTATATGCACATAACTTGGAAGATGCAAATTTTTAACAGACTTAATTTTCATGCTGTCGTCAGGATGAATAATGGCATCGACTTTTGCTTTAAAACCCAAAACCTCACACGAGTTTACAATGCTTGTGATACTCGTTTTACCACTTCCGACATCGAGAATATCGATACTATTAGTTTTACTCGTACCTGTGATAATACCATACGATACTCCCAATAATACATCAAGAATTTCGCTTTGGTTTTTGTATGTCATCATATACTTCTCCTTTTGTGTTGCGGTACTAGAGTAACATTGGGTTAATCGAAGTACCTTAAAGTGTCTTTTATTAGTTATATTATATATAGCTAAAACTATCTTTAATTTAAATAATATCAGGAGAAAATATGTTAGGACTTGAACCTAATTTTATTTCGGCTGTTATGCTTATCGTATGTAATGCTTTTGGATTTTTCTCATTCTTTCCACAAATAGTAAAAACAATTCGTACAAAGAAATCCGATGATATTGCAATTTCAAGCTGGATCGTTTGGATCATAGGATATTCTTTAATGGCGGCATATTCTTTTATATTCTCTTCCGATATCGTCTTTTTTATAACAGAAATATCTGAGGGTGTAGTATGTTTATTTACACTTATTGTATGCCTTAAATATCGAACAAAAAAGAAATAATACTTCAATGGCCATTTGGCCATTGAGGATATTTTATTCTCCGGTTTTTTTATGGATCTCGATAACGAAATTTTTAGCTCCACTTACGTATTCATCACATATTGCTTGGAAATCCGTTACGGTAAAATCTTTTCCTTCGGCATTATAAGTTTTGATGCAATTAGCAATGTCTGTTATAACATAATCTTCAATACCATCGATGATTGCTTTTCGATCCGGATGATAAGGATTATCAACGACATTAGGATAAAAACTTCTAAGAGCAGATAGAAACTTTTCCGTAACCCGATTTAGATCTGTGAGAAATGCAGAGGATTCACAATCCTGATGATTCTTTGCATATGAAAAGAGATCTAAAAATAATTCTGGAGTCATTTTTTTAAGTTGTGTTGTCATATTAATCTCCTTGATATTAATATGATATATAATTAAAATACAAATAAAAACGGAAATACCGTGGCCATAATGATGGCCACGGTAGTTTATTACGGATTTACATCATTTCCTTTTTCAGGATATTGGTATTCCAGGTTTTTGACGGAGAATTCGTATGAAGTAATTTTGGTTTCTGTGACGCATACTGACAGCTCGCTGTAGTATTTGTTGGTGTATTCTTTTGTGCTCTGGTTCCACGTAGGTTTGCATAACATAATACAGGTATCCCTGTTTTCAGGATACTCCTCTTCTTTTCCCCGTATTTTTCCCTGACCGATTGTTATCTCCACTAAATCCGCCATTTCTTTCAGAAGTTCGCACATCTCTCGCAATAAATCTTGGTCATCTTTATTTGTACTATGAGCCATGAGAGCAAGATAACTGTCGGTATTTATCATCCTGGCAGTAAAGTCTTCTTTCTTGAACATGTATCTGAGTATATCTTTTGGAGTTGTTATTGATGTAGGCAGTACATCGGGGACTTCCATCTCGTCAATGAGAATTTCAAATGGAACATTCTCAACACGTTTACAGCGAACTCTTGCCGTTGTTCCTACATCGGTAGTAGGTTTGTTGCTGTCGAATTTTATTAAGATTCCGACATCAAGTGACAGCCCTATATGCACGTTTTGTAGGACTGTTTTGTTTCCTAATTTCATAGGTTTCTCCTTCGCTATTAATAAAATATCCGGGGCCGTTGTGGCCCCGGATAGTAATCATTTGGTTTGATGGAGTCTCGGAGGCTGCGGCCACATGTCTCTTTCTGTGTGACCAGACCAAAGAATTTCGTCGGCTGTAAACCATACGATAAGGCCGACTACAAGAATTATTGCTATCGCAATAAGTATCTTGACTTTCGTTCTGTATTTCTTTTTCATGGCCGACCCCTTCTCTCCCCTTCTTGGATATTTCTGTCAATATAGAAATCGGGATTTTTCCCAAGTTCTATGGCGGTGGCTCGCAATCTGGCACGTCTGCTTGCAATCCACTTCATTGCTTTGACAGAGCCTGGAGTAAAGGAGTACGTTGTATCTCCGATTTCGAAGGTTTGTATTTTCATTTCTCCTCTAATCCATTCTTTCCTGTCGCGGTCTCTGTTCCACTCCCATTCTCCGACGCCGTTCTTAAACCATCCGGCTTTAGTCGGATCGTTGGTTACTGTTCGGTAATCGTAACACGAGAAAAAGAGCATACAAAGCACAGCGAGTAAGAGTATAAGCCCTAAGTATTTCATAGGCTATTTTACTCCAGCGCTTATAAGACGGGCGTGTCGGTCGGGAGTGGGCTTTTCGGTAAAGAATAATAAATTAGCACCGGATCCCTGCCATGAGCCTATTGTACCATCATCGCGCTTAAATATCCATCCAATGTTATCCTGTCCCCAAGTGCCATCGAGGGACGGAGTTTGAATCAAGGCGCCGTTCATATAATATCTTTCTTCCGGTTCCATGTAACTTCTAGTGGATATGGGTTTATCGCCGCAAATAAAGTAATCGATGAAAACGCCGAAACTATAAAGGTAAACGTAGGTGATAACACCTGGCTTGTCAAAGTAACGGATATACTGATCGAGAACTTTGCGCTCATTGAAGTTTGTAACCATGGGGGTGGGATATGCAAGCTGTGCAGCTAAGGCAATTGCCTCATTGTTTTCATTCGACACTTCCGTCGAAGATTTCGGCTTCGGTTTCGGCGCGTCGCACGATGACACAAAAATAGCAAGAATAATTCCTACTACTGCGATGAACGCAAAGATTGTTTGAAGATTCAGTTTTAATTTTCTCATTTCTTTTCCTCCTATATAAATCATTCGACCATGTCAAGTCTTTCAGGCAAGTCACTATTTGCCCACATAGCACGGTCATATTGCCGCATCCGCGAATTGTACTGCCCGATATAATCGTTCAGTATGTTTCTTAAAGAAGATTTGTCTTCGGGAACAGCGTTATTGTATTTGATTTTAGCTGATTGTATTACCTGGTACTGTTCCTCAAACCAGTGTAAATCGGCTAATCTTTTATCGGCATCTTGCACTTTATATGCTTCGCCGATATCTCCAGTTCGTTTGGCTTGCCACCTGTGAAAACCCCTGGAGCATGAAACAAGACTAAAACCAAAAATCGTCGCAAGGATAATAAATCCTGCGAGCATGATAAACTTTTTCATGCGTCTTTCCTCCTACTTAAATTATATAGTCAAAATCGAAGTAAAGTACAGTTACATAATAATGTAATTTCCATTCTCCGATAAAGTACCCAAGAATACTCCTTCGTCTTCATGTACTTCGACAATCTTCTTTTTATCGAAAGATTGTAAAACTAATGCTTTGTACATTTCGCGGACTGTGTATGTTAAAAGATGTGACACTTTGGATCTATTCATTTTAAGGGACATCTGTTTTTTCGTATCCTTTTCTTTGTGCTTTTTTGAGGCCTCTGCAATTTCTTTATCAGTGTAATATACAAATACTTCATATAATGCCGAAGCCTTACATGTAGCGTTCTGAACGACTGTCGAAAAAGATTTTACAGTTCTTCTTATATCCCACACTTTCTCTGCGTATCTTAAAGATGCAGAGAGAATCTTTCCGCTAAGTACCCTAGAAGATCCTCCATTGTATGCAATAACAGCATTCCAATAAGAACCAACTTCACGTGTTAAAGCTTTAAGATACTTTACACACACTTTAATAATGTGTAGCTGGTTTTCACTGTCAAAAACGCCGTGATAATTGTCATTATAGTAGAACTTCTGTAGAAACTCTCTTCCATGTTTTTTGGATGTATCGAAGTTGGCGGAGTTAAGGCCCATAACACCATAATCGATAGTTCCATTTTTATTTTTTTCTAATGATGAGAAGTGTTTGTAATTAACACTTTCTATTCGGCTTATAGCATAAATGTAGTCCATGGGAACGTCATGTATTATAGACGCGTTAATCATGGCATATACAAAATGCTCTGGGATGTATTTTTTCCAAAACTCGGCATAACGCGCATAATCTTCGTACCTTATTATAGGAATAGCATTCATTGAAAACGCTATATCACGTACGTACTGCGCGTACCATTGTTGTTCGCTGTAGTTATAAAAACTTGCATCAGCGCTTAAAAACCTTATAGGTTCTTCTTTCGTCACTCCTTCATAGTTAAAAAGAGAATTAAAAAGGTCATCACGTATTTTCATATGATGACTCTTTCCTTCTTTGCCGATTACAACACCTGTTATACTTTGTCCATAGTACGTGATATCGATTTCGCGGATTGTAAATGTCGTATCATCTTCCGCCATTACTGAAAATAATTGCGAAAATGCATCATAGGCAAAAACACGTAAAACAGAATTAGAATAACCTTTTGCAATAAGAACTTCGTTCCCGTTTTCGATGTGGTGTTTTATCGTATCAGGCTGCATGTTAGTTTGTATCGTTGCGTTTTTGTTTCCGATACATTCTCGCATGAACTTAGATCCTTCAAAATGGTTCCTTTGTCTTTTCTCTGGATGATTTATAGACAAACTATTGTTGGTATGCAAGAGAACCATATCTTGCAATTTTTGTAGTTCCGGCACCTCCATATAACTGGATATTGTGTTCTCTACGATGTGAGACATTATAGCAAAAGAACACAATATGCATATGAACGCCGCTAAGATTCTTTTCATTTCAAAAATTCCCCTTTATCCCACAGCATTACGATGTCTTCTGCTTTATGCGAAACTTTTTGTATAATTTTATATTGTAAACCATTATGAAAGCTTTAAGAAACGCGATAACAACGATAAGAAGTAAAATTAGGAGTATAATGGCTGTAGGTGCCCATAATGGTGATAAAACACACGGCCACCCCCAATCAATTTTTCCAAGTAATTTTAACGCAATAAAGAGCACCGTTAAAATCCCGCAGAATCCAATTCCTCCACGTGCAGCACCGCTGGCCTTTTCATTCATCTTTCTTTTCCTCCTGCATATTTGCTTTTTTAGCTTTCGCTTTAAATTCGTTTGAATCGAATTGCATGACAGATTTTATTGCGCTTACCGCAATGATTAAAAAGCATGCCCTTACGATTGTATCAAGTGTCCATGGCCCAAATACATTAGGTGCAAACATGCCTATCGCAATAACTATAAGCGTATTCTGAAACAGATAGCTTATAAACGTCCATTTCGGACCCAACCGTTTTATAGGAATTCCTATAAATTGTGCCGCCATAATAATCCTCCTTTGATTAAATCTCGTCTACTATACATAGAGCGAGCAGCATACAAATAATATAAAGAACTGTGAATGCCAACAAAGGAATCCAAATAGGGCTTAGAATCCATAGCCACGACCAATTAGTTATTTGTGTTGTCTTTAATATAGCAAAAATGCTTGTTATAAAAAGACAAAAGCCGATAACTATATTTCTCATAGTCTTCATTTGGTACTCCTTATATTTATATTATATATACGCAAAATCAATATAGAACTATCAGGATTTTGGCATTAAATCCATGTTTTAGCCCCAAACTTCTATAAAATATGCCCAGAAATTGAGGCCTTAAAAAAACATTTTAATAACCAAGCCTTGAAAAACTTGTCTCCCCGTCGTTCGGCCGGAGAGAAAGGTTTTAAAAGGTTTACTAACACTCTAGGAGGAAATAACCTATGATTGATGTCTCTAATAATTATATACACTCCAGAGTAACTACCGCGATTATCGATAATTCGATCGTGGATGAAGTGACGACTACCCCTATAGGGTTTGTCTTATTCCAGCCGTATATCTCACAGAAAGGGATGGACGGTAAAGTACGAAGGTTCCTTAACGAAACGGATTATGTCCGGCGTTCTGGTGTCCCGCGTATCACAAGGGATGGACAGCACATCTATAACGGCATTCAATGGCTGAAAGGTGGTGGGACGTTACTAGGGTTGCGGGTTACTGCAGATAATGCTAAACCTGCGTTTGCAGTTCTTAATATTCGCACAAAACCCTCGACAGTTACTCTTACGAGCGCTTCGGCCAGACTTATAGGCGAAGGCGAAGAATTCAAATTAAATCAAATCGGGTCATTTAACGGCAAATTATACAAATGCACAGTGGAAACTACTGTCGTCCCCGCTGGAGGCGCTGTAGCAGGTTCTGTTTATTTAACAGACAACTTCCAAGAATTGGGTGATGTCAATCTTCAGATTCCGACTCTCAAGATATCCCCGACAATTTGCGGTGTTCCCGATAGCTTCTTGAATATGGCCACATTAGGCCTTTCAGAACCCCTTATGTTAAAGCAGCTTTTAACGCGCCTTAACGGAACAACTTCCGATGCCGGTAACGGATGGACAAACAATTATCTTACAATTTTCAAACTCCGCGGATCCGGTAAATTCGGAAACAACTATTCGGTATCTTTAACTCTCGATCAAACAAGGGAAGAAGATCTCGAAGATGGCAGACGGTATTTCTACAGCATCTTTGAAAAGGATGATAAAGGAAATATCGCTCTTGCCGCCACAGGAAGCACAATATCCGTAGCGTTTAATCCTGACGCAGTGGATTCCACAGGGACAGTTTCTGAATTCATCGACACCAAAATCACCGATACGGATTACATCAAGAAAATTGACAACATTGGAATTCTCACATCCGATGATACATGGGAAAGTTTGCAAAGGCAATTCGAGCCTTACTGTGACGAAGTAAAAGATGCCACTGGAACTCTTATTCTCTCTGAAGCACAGGATCCGAGGTTTATCGATTTTATTTCTCTTGCTGACAGAAGTGGAAAACCGTACGTAAGGTTTATAAACCCCGCCGAAGAAGACCTTGTTTTCTTTGACAACAAGAAACAACCCGATATGGATCTTTCTGCAAGTGATAACTTTTTTGTTGGTGGAGATGATGGGGATCTCGATAGGGATCGCTACGTCGTTGGAACAAAAGATCCGTCTGTAAATGACAACCTTAAGTATTACGCAAGTAAGAAAGAAGCCGACGAAGCCTATGACGCCGTTAAAAACGAGCTCTTCAGGAGAGCTTATGCGGGAGAAATAGATTCCAATATACTTTCTCCGTATAAGTATCAAATATCGGCCGTAATTGATGCCGCAAACGTCGATGCTGTTAAGAAAGAAATGATTTATTTCTGCCGCAAAAGATTGGATGTTATGGCATATATCGACTGCGGATTCATCGCAAGCTGTTCTGCCGCCATCAATTACAAGAAGACTGTTCTTAACGGTCTTCAGGATTGGCAGTCTTCATTGTGGCCGCAATCAGGCGTTGCGTGGGATGCGTACAACAGACGCAACATTGACGTTACGTATTGCTACGATATCGCATTTAAGCTTCCTTGGCTTCGTGCGAACTATGGTCCGAACCGATTGATGGCGGGAACCGAAAAGGGTATCTTACAAACCATGACAAGCCTTTCTTGGTATCCTGATGAAGACCAGAAGACCGAGCTCATAAAAGAGCAGATGAACTACGTTGAAGAAGTACGCCTCAATCAATACGCCATTATGAGCGTTAGGACAATGTATCTTAAACGTCTTAGTTATCTCGCTGTTATCCGCAATTGCCATGCTGTATGTGAAGCGATATGGGTGGGAAGGCAAATCCTTACCGACCTGCGCTTTGAGGAAAAACCCGAAATCGCAATGGTGAAAGCTAAAGAGAAAGTAGGACGTGACCTTGCATACCTCCAGATGAACGGCCCGGTTGAAAGGATGACCATCAAAACAGAGCAGACGCTGCAGGACAAATACGATAATGCTGCGTCCTTGTATATCGAAATGAAGTTTACGGACTTCATACAGACGTGGAACTTCTACGTCGTGGCAGCACGGTAAGGAGGTAACACATGGCTGTAACATTTGATGGAAAAACTGTCGTTCAAGGCAGTAATGCCGAGGATAGACGACTTAGAACTTCCGAAGTAACCTTCCCGGCTCCTGGAGATTACACCGACGCAACAACCATAATAGACTGGGGCGGATCTCCCCCTCGCGGTTGGGATAACACAAGAAACGTAATTCCCGACTTTGCAAACAACAACATATTCCTTGGCGTTCCCAACGTCACCCAGGACACTCTTCCTTTTATTGAGCCATTCATTGGCGGCTATGGACGTGTCTGGGCTCTTTCCATGCCTCGCTTCTTTGAGCCTTCAATTAGGGGCTTAAGCCAGAGGATGATTGAGCGTATGTGTAAGGGACTCTCTGGTATCGGAAACTACGAATTGCAGACTGCCGAAATTACTTACGGTAATAACGCAGAAAGCTACAGCGTTCCAACCGGCATCAAGAAAGGGAATAATAACTTCAATCTCAAATTCCAAGAAACGCAAGGCGGAATGTTCCGTAAGATTTCAAAATATTGGGTAACCGGTATTTCGGATCTAGGTTCTGGCTATGGTACATACCATGGTAAGACCTTCGACGGAAGTAATCTGCGCTTCTCACCGATTAACCATTCAGGTATAATCCTTTATGCATTAACTGATAACTCAGGCGGTGCTTACGGATTAGACTCTATCGAGTTTGCCTGTATATGGTTTGGCGCATTCCCGAACCAAGTTCCCAACAGTCACTTCGAGTATACTCAAGGGGAGCATTCTCCGATGGAACTGGATATTCCGTTCTTTGGTATCTTCCATGAAAACAACGCTGTCAACAGCTTAGCCGCAGTAATACTCGAAAAGAGTAATTTCTATGCTGACAACTATTCTAATTTCGACCTCGGTGTTTCGGTATGGCACGGTGTTGATGAACGTCTTTCTAGCACTGATGATACAGCTCCGAATGTTGCAGGTCTCGAACCGCAACAAGGAGCCGCTACGCAATACAGCGCTGCCGGTTTCTACGAGAATGGTATGGCCGCAGGCTTTAATCCTGCTCCAGCATCGGGTGGCGAATAGTCAAAAGAAAAACTCCGAGGGGCCAAATGGCCTCTCGGTTTTATTTATCAAAAACAAGTACTTTTTCATGAAGATTTACATGGTATTTTGCAGATCTTCTATTAACAAATATTTCTTGTACATTGCTGTTGTACTTGTTACATCGTGAATCGACGACGAATATATACCTTTTACAGTTAAATGTGTCAAGACAAAATTCAACCCATTGCTCCGCTGTCATATTAGATCTAATCTCTCGCTTTGATACTTCGTCGTACCAAATTTCGGTATCTTTGTATGGAGGACACGTAAACAAGCATTCGTCGTTATGCATCGAATATTCTTTTGGGATCGATTGTATATCATTGTTTGTCAAAATAACTCTATTTTCGATGTTATGCCTTTCAAACCATCTAATAAGATTTTTTGCTTCTTGTATAATGGTTTTATTTATGTCGTTTCCTATGTATGCTTTTTTAAGAGCCACAGTTCCAAGAAGACGACCGGAAAATCCCATAAAAGGATCAAAGATTTGGTCAAATTCTTGCGCATATTTTATGAGTAACATTTTTGCTCTGGATGCTGAAAATGTAGTTATTTTTCGTGCAATATCAGAAATGTTAAAACCTTGCAGTATCCGATATGGTTTATACGAATTTGCATAAATACTTCTATTACGAATACATTTACGAAGTAAATCACGATTACCATTTTCATCGGTATGATACCATGCATCATATGGTGATATTTTTCCTTTGGTGTGACATTTATAAATAGACGGGTGAAAATAATTAATAAGTTTTCCACCTAGTGTAGAGCGTCCTTGGGTGAGCTTTGTCCACGATTTTTTATCACATTTCTCAGGAGTAAATAGTGCAAGCGCTTTCCAACTGTGTAAAAGTTGTTTTTCGTAATAATAATTGTGATAGAATGGAAAATCGATACCACAACAATAGTTGTATAACTTATTAAGCCATTCGTCGTAATCCATACCAAGTATGTCAACGATATCTTTAATGTAATCCTGAGTATCTTTATAGATGATAAGTATCTTAGCATCTTTAGGAACACATTTCATTCTGATAGAATCCCTTTCTTCTGAAGAATGTACGCCATCATAGTCAGGATAATCGCCATGATAATATTCACCATCATAATCGATTACGAGTGCAATACTATAATCTTCGTTGAGCACTATTCCGTCCCACGGATGATCGGTATCACCATAAGAGAAAGTGAATAAAGCACTGTTTTTATATTTTTCTCGATCATTGTAAATAAATGTATATTTGGAATTTTTAAGTAAACCGTGATAAAAGAGTTCTTCAATTTTGCTGAACACATGTCTTTCTTCTTTGCTACTACTATGAGTTGTAAGTTGTGGGTATCTTGTTCCAAATTTTAGTACCATCTTCTCAGAGAAATGAGCAGACTGCAAATAACAATTTTGACCGTATCTTGTTCGAAATACTTCTAGTGCTCTTTTTCTACATTCTTCCGATTCTGCTTGGGGTTTTCCTCCATATAGTTTAATCATTGTTTGTTGTTGCTTTGCTCTGACTTCAGGATTATTCAATGGGTTAGCATCTCCATATCTATCCACATTTGTTGCTTTTATTTTTTCAAGTGTTTCTGCATGCATTAACGGATTTGCTGCATTAGTGTGATAATTAGCTTGAAATGTTGTGACAGCTTTTTGATATCCTACACCCTCAACGTCTTTAATCTGTAGTGCGTATGTTGTACCGTATTTTTCTTGCATTGTATCTTTTGTTTTCTGTAATATATTAGGATTTGCAAGCGGAGATGCATATCCGTGACGATCAGAAGTAGTTTGAGTTGTTCTGCACGGATTGCATAATGTAGTATCTTGTTTTTTGCATTTCCGTTTATTAAATGCACTTCTTGTAAGTGTAAAGGATTTACCGCATTTTTGGCAAATATGATTTTCTGACTTTGGCACATATATATGATCTTTGAATTCTGTGTGTGCTTTACTACACCATTGACATAGAGATGTATCGACACCTCTGTATTGCCGTTTCAAAAATGCGTTACGTGTTAATGAAAATGTTTTGTTACATTTAGTGCATGTAAGCTCCATATCTTTCAAAAGTATTCTCCTTATATTTAATATACCATTATTATATATATTCTAATTTATTTTTAAAAATGATGAGCGTCTTTCCAGCATCGGGTGGCGAATAGTCAAAAGAAAAACTCCAAGGGGCCATTTGGCCCCTTGGTTTTATTTATTTATCAATTAGATATCTATCCAATTAATTGGATTTGTGTTAATTGATACAATACCATAAGTATTGTTAGGTGTAATATTTTTGCAAAGCTTGTTTACTACAGATGTATATGTATCTATGTTTCTTTTGGAATTGATGTCAATTTTGTCCCATGAATCAATTCCAAAACAAGGAGCGATGTAATTTGCAAAGGTCATAATTAAGTGCGTGGGTTTATTTACTCTAATAGCGTGAGCCATATCATCATATGAGAACTCGAAGATACGCCTAATTCTGCCAGTAACGGAAGTCTTTTCTGGTGTTACATTATATCCTGCTCTCCTAGAAACTTCTTCCCAAGTAATTTCAACTGATCCTGTAGGTCCTGAGTTCCCTCCTACTCTGATTGGCAATGTACGAAAGACACCAAAGATATTTCTTACATCACGTGGGGATATTCCACATTCTGATAAGATTCCTGAAGCTGTGGCTTCTCTGGATGTTACATACGGATAAAAAGGTGATGTATGAATAGAAAGCATAGCTCCCTGGCATCCTTCTATTAAAAGAGTTCCTTTTTGTATATGGTCTATTGTGTCAACGACATTTATCTTATTTGCAAGGCACCATTCGATAAAATTTTTATTACCTCTTGTGCGTTTTCTCCATATTTTTTCGTTTAGTGCGGAACCTGATCCGTGAATTGTGCTTCCAATTCTGCTATCAAGTTTTTGATCTGCTTCTTTTCGCTTATCACGGTCCTCAACTTCAAATACTCTTTTGTCTATAAAAAGTCGATCGCGCACATCTCCTCCAAGAGATCCATTTATACTTTTTATTTCATCCAAAAGAATATCCCTTTCTGTAAAAGCGCCGGGACCTAGCAATAATTCGACATTCGGGTTTACCCATGCACAAGGAATGGACCTCATTATATATTTTTGATTTTTAAAATATATAGTATGTCCCGATTGTGTTGACTGGACTCTCATCGACATATTATAACCGGTTTCCATTTGTAATGCGTGATTTACAAAAGCACCTTTCCCTTCCGAACCGTATTGCATACCTACAATTATGTCTGCTATCATGTGTTTTCCTCCATTACCTGTCAAACACCAACACTTTCTCATGTGTGCTAAAAGGATATCTTGAAACTCTTTTAGTTGTAAGAATTTCTTGTACATATCCTTGAAACTTATTACACCTAGAGTCTACAACAAAGATGTATCTTTTACATTTGTATGTATCAAGACACCATTGTACCCATTGTTCACAGGAATACGATGATGAGAATTCTTCTTGTATCATGTTGTCATAATATATTTCTGTATCTCCATTAGGAGGACACGAGAATAGACAACCGTATGTATTCGATGTATTTTGAAACGGGTTATTGCTGTCGTTATCAATAAATGCGTCTTTTCTGTCAACGTGTGCATCAATGGGAATTTTATGTTTTTCAAACCATTCTATCATGCATTGAGATTCGTGCACAACTGTACGATTGATATCGTAGCCAAGGTATTTTTTTCCAAGAGAAGTTGCGGCTAATAATACGCTTGAGAATCCTGAAAATGGATTGAAGATTTCGTTAAATTCTCCTGCATATTTATATAGCAATAGTTTAGCTCGTGAAGGAGTTAATATCGGAATTCTTGGCGCAACGTCTGTAGTCTCAAACATTTGGATCACTCTGTAACACATGAACCAATCTAAATACATTCTGTGTTCATTAAACATCTGTAACAACAAATCAAAGTTTCCATCTTTATCTTGGTGGTACCATATATTTTCAGGGCTTTGTCTGTCTTTCATACGACAACGATATATCGACGGATGAAAGTATTTTATGAGGGTCATTCCGATGTTTGAAATTCCGTTTATAACATTTGAATACGACTTTGTGTCGCTTGTTTTTGGTGTAAAATGTTTTAAGTTGCTCCAATCTTTTAATAAAATATCGGGAGTGTTAAAATCTTTTACATCTTTATACCAAAAGTATCCTCTTGATATCCACGTTTTAAAGCGATCTTCGAAGAATGTTTTTTCATCTTGCTGTAAATATTTAAGTATCCATTGTTGAACGTGAAATTCCGGCATATTAGATAAGAGTACAAGTAACTTCGATCCTTTCGGTCTGCAAGAGATACGAATATCTTTTTTCATATCGATAGCGTAATCTTTGCCGAAATGATCTCCGTCATAGTCTATTACGATAATTACTTTTCCGTTTTCATCAAGGATTGTAGCTAAGTAAGTATAGTGCATTCCCTTATTTGAAAATGTTGTACGTTTAGGATCATTTCGAACGATGGAGAATATGGGCCTTGTAAGTGTATCTAAATGAGAATCTCTTTCAAGTAAGTCAAGCATTTTCACTATATATTTATCTTCTTTTGTCATTAAAGGACTCCTTATCTTTTATTATATATATTTTAAATTTTATTTCACTTATACAAAAAAATAACACCTAGGGCCGTAATGGCCCTAGGATGATGTTACGTATCACAGATAATAAATCCCCGCGTTGTAAATTATTATAATAGTAATCAAAAAGGTTGTTTAGTATCAAAAAATGATCGTCGTTTTCCATGGTTAATTTCTCCTATTGTGTTGTAATCGTGCGCTTCTTTTTCTTTTGTGCTTCTCTTTCCAGTTTGTCGTTGATTTCGTATACCTTCTGCATAAGCTGTACCAAACGTAGTTGCTTGTAAGTTCTATCTGCAGAAAGATACAATTCTACCGTTGCTGTAAGCACTTCATCGTCGTCCATATTTTTCTCTTTGATACTTTAAGAAGTATTTGTTAATGACGAGGATTGACAATCCCAAATCATATAATCTAATCTTCTTATTTCTCATATAGATTATGTATATTTAAAATACAAATAAAAACGGAAATATCGGGGCCAAAATTGGCCCCGATATTACTTATCTTGATTGTCCGTTCTTTTTGTATTTTCTCGGCGACGATCCTTTTTGTTTCAAAATAAACCCTTCGTTATCAAAGGTTACAGACTCCACATTACTGACGGTTATTGAGCCGATTTCTGTGCCTCTGAGATTATACGATCTGAATGTATTGTCCTTTGATTTTGTAAGGAAGAAATCATTGCCCCAGCCCATTAGCTCTCTATTTGGCATGTCAATGTGCGTTATTTCTCTTTTGTTTGTATCAAAAAGAGTAAACTTACTTCCTTTCTGTTCCACTTTGCCAAGAATAACTGCCGATTCATTGTTTGCTGATTGTTTATTTTTTGAATTTGAAACAGATTGTACCGGCATCTCTTCTTCATATGGGACATCGTATTCCATTCGGTATTTCAGCGGTTCTTCAAAAACGATATCACCTGTAAGAGGTACTGTTTTATCGCCATACGGATAATTAGCTGCATACCACCATGTGATAGAGTTCGTAGCGGTAAGATGTTGTACCAATAACTCAATATCATAATTATCACCCGCATCTGGCGTATACGTTGCAAACGCAGTCCATGTAAGGTCGGAGCCTTCGGGGGCATCACTCAATGTAACTTTTGTAACCTTTCCGGACCCTGTTTCAAGGTCGTGTGCAACATATGCACGCAATCTTTCCTCTACCTGGCTTTTCACATCGACGACTTTGTTCTTCGCTTTGCAACTTACGATTGCAAATGCGATTAGAATAAGACAGGCGATTACCCAAATCTTTTTCATATCGGAACTCCTCTTTCAAAGATAAGATTATTGTTATACGCGCAGATCAACGATCTGTAAGCTACTATAATCAATTTCTTATCTTTCATAATTATAATATATAATTAATTACCATGTAGATACGAATAAAAATAAAAAATCGGGGCCGAAATTGGCCCCGATAAATTACTGTGTATAATACCAGTCTGCCATCTGTACCAGTCCGTTATCATTCATACATGGACCCTGTCCCGCAGCAATTAGATTTTGGCATATTTTAGTGTTTGAATTTCCATCACACTCCTAACAAGGAAAGTCGCCGGGCACTCTGTCTAATTGTAAAATATCTTTCATTGTATAGGATCCGTCTCCAGCTTCATTGTTGAAATGCCCGGATTCTTCTATTCGTGAAAGTATCTCATGAGGTAGGCACATTTCGTGTTCGTCAGGCATTCGAATTTTCATCCTTTATGTCACCGGAATATTGCAAAAGTAAATCCATTACTTTGGAATGCTGATCGCAGAATCCTATAGGCCAACTGTCCATTATTGAACGCCTGTCTATATATTTTTCGTAAAACCCTACACCATTTTCGTCTGGAATGATAAAGGTTATTTGGTCGTGTAATGGAAATCTCACGTCATCATATTTCAATAATGCTTTTAAGGAAAGAAGTCTTATGGTATCGATGACGAGTTCCGAATACGTTGTGACATATACAGTCCTGATACCATTCTCATATAAGTTTCTTATATGATCTTGTATACTCTTCTGTATATCATTAGGATGAATCGGAAAGCCTCCATAACTTCCTCCATTACGCTTTATTTCAGGATAACCGTACTTAAAAGCATCGCCTTTGCGAATGAATGACGATGGAATATCGCCCCAAAACACATACATGTGCATAAATAGCCTCCTTTAAATTGTTTTTGTTATGATGTACATTCCAATAGTTTGGCTTGAATTTTTTCCTGATACATCGCAAAATCCTGCAGGCCAACTATCAATCGCCGAATTTTTATCCATAAGGTATGCAAGATAATCGTTATTATCGTTATCAGGAATGATAAAAGTAATTTCCGTATATAAGGGAAATTCGATATCGGTTGTATCCAAAAGAGAATACCTGGCAAGCAACCTTATGATATCAATAATGATTTCGGAAATTATTCTGGGATATTGCTCCAGAATACATATAGGTTCATAATACCTCCTTTGAATCACTTAGATGATACACATCTAAGATTTAGATTGTTTTTATCGCTAGATAAGTTGCATGCGAATTTTTTCGTGGGTATCGCAAAATCCAGGAGGCCAGTAATCAATCATCGAATGTTCATCCAAACCGATTTCTTCATAGCCATCACGTTCTTCGTTAGGGACAACGAAAGTGATTTCGTCGTAATGTGGAAATTGAATACCGTCATTTCCATGTAAAGCTTTCTTCGCAAGAACTCGAATAATATCTATAACGAGTTCTGAGTAAGTACGTATGAAAAATATATCATTATCAGCCGGTTTAGCATATTCGCGTTCGACATATTCTCGGATATATTTTTCAATTGTCTTAGGATGTCTTGGACGACTATACTTTGGATCATAGTCGTGAAACATCTCAGGATAATCAATGGAATTTCGATACACTAAGGGTGGAAAAGAACTTGGTGTTTCACCCCAAAATACATATAGTTTCATGGTAGCTCCTTTGAATACTCAGTATATTTCTCAAACATTGCATCGAACGATAGTTCGTTAACTAAGAAGTCATTTTGCAATTCTGAAATAGTAAGAGTATCACTTTTCAGTTTCTTTAACGCCGATTTTTGTGCAAAGAATTGGCCATAATCAGGAATGCTTGTAAGATAATCGTTGTAATATTTTACTATAAACTCAAGGAAATTCCCGTAATGGATATAACCGATTTCAATAGCCATATCAATCCTTCCCGGTCTAAGCAATGCAGGATCAATTTTCTCCTTTTTGTTTGTTGTAGCAATTAAAAATCTTCCTGGAATAGAAAGAACTCCATCCATGAAGTTAAGAATATCCGAGAGGTTTATTTTCTCGACGGCGATTTTTGCTTTACCGTCAGCATTCGTTTCGATATTGAGCTTTTCGTTATTTTGCTCTCGTTTACTTCGATCAAGCACTAGATCGTTCGAATCGATATCTTCGATTAGAAGGATACAATCTTTTGGGAGTGTTACTAAAGCTGTTTGAAGTTTTGAAAGTTCGCTTGCTTTAAGATAATAAATATTTTTGTTAAACTTAGATGCTATCACTTTAACAAACGAAGTCTTTCCTGTTCCTGGAGGCCCGTATAATAATATACCAGCTTGATATGGGATACCTTTTTCAACGTACCAATCTTTACGATTATAGAAGTTATCGACAAAGTTAAACACTTTTTGTTTTGCAAGATAATCTATAAAGATTGTATCTTCTGCACGTTTTTCAAGTACGATTGTCTCTTTCCAAGTGTTATCTTCGATTGTATAAATCACAATCTCGTTGTTGTTGATATCCGGTTTGTTTTTAATCTCGTAGAGCCTTGTCAATAAGAGCTTAATAAATTCTAAATTACGGCCAAAAAGTACAATATTTAGAATGAATTTTTCTTCATTCCATTGTGTGTCTTTTTCTTCTAGGTTTATTATACACAATTTACAGTAAATTTTAAGTAAGTGTGTGCCTTTTCCTATCCCTAAGGATATGAACTTTTCATCTCCCCATCTGCCATTATTAAGTCTAAAGGTACGAATTCTTTTTTCTTTTTCATCATTGATATTTAAAAGCCTGATTAATTGAAAGTATGCCCAATGACTTGAAGATACTTCGACACGGGTTGTAAGGTGTTTAAAGATAAGTTTAAATAAACCGGCGACACCTTTCTTGTAAACCGTTGACAATAGTGTTATAGCAAACATCGAAATGACAGCTATAAACATCGCATTGAAATTAAAATTGGATATGATTTCCGTTGTTTGTGTTTCCATGTTTTTATTATATATACTCCAAAAAGAAAATAACCTTCTGGCAAAAGCCAGAAGGAGTTAAATCGCTGTTTTAAAACAGTTTGTGCGTATCATTAGGATACGTTATGCTCTCGACATGTTTCAGGATAATAAAATTTTTCTTGGTATTGTCCGAATGACACTGTCGATAAAACAAGAGACATTTGTGTGCACAATCTCAAGTCTTTTAAAACGATTACTTCTTTATCTATTTATGTAACCACATTCCTTAAAGAAAAATAAAGGGAGCTAAGAATAGCTCCCTTGTTGTTATATTTTGAAAAACGTTCTAACAGGCTTTATGCTGTCGATGTAAACTGTTAGCGTATCAATTGGAGTAATGTCTGCACGTGCCACTGTAGCGATTTGACCGACTTGATCATCGTAAGGAAGTTCAATTTTTCCCGGTTGATCTACAGGAGGATAAAATATGCACTTTCGCAGCAACTCCTTTGTACGTTCATGAATAAGGTGTTGAATTTTAGTCACAATAGCCTTTTCAGGATTGCAATTATACCCCTCGATATGATGCGGAAGGCCAGCACAATGCAGTATAAGTAGATGTAAATCTGATTGTGTAAAATCTGGAGTTTTGCAATGAATCACATCATGATCACGTAAATGTCTTATCTTGTGCGAATCGCCTGCATGAATTACAGGATTAATCTTTAGAAAATGAAAAACTGCGTTTTGGTCTTCCAAAACTTTTATAAGCACGTTTGTAGCTTTGAGATCGTCAATTCTGCAAATGTTGACTGTTGCTGTAAATTTTGCGTGAATTGTCAATTCACGCAATTCTTTTGTTTTATCATCGTTATTGGGCATGTGGAACTCCTCCGTCCATAGAAAGAGCATCAAACAATAATTGAATGACGATTTCTTTCTTTGAAAGTTTATGGTGAATTTCGGGAGTAAGATCTTCTATTTGTCTTAAGAATTCTTCTTCCGATATCACCCTTGATTCATGGGCTGTGTTTATTTTTATTGTCTGTGCAGTCGCTTGTGTAAGAAATTGTACAAGATTTGTAAGATAAACATGTATCAGCCCCTCGGCATCCCTTGTTCTATTTAACAAATTGACAAGGTCAGTTTGCATTTGTCTCCAATCATCGACAGCAGTTTGATCTTGGATCATTTTAAGTGTATCTTTTTCTGTCATATGCTGTCCTAGGATACAGGAATCGTACGGTCGTGAACCTTAACCGTATACCGGCAGTAATCGATATCAAGGCGCTTGTTCTTATGAATAAACAGTCGTGATGCACTTTTTTCTCTGTATTCTTTAAGCGCATTCTCGTTGATTATTTCTATTCCACGAGGTTTAGGGTAATTATAATCAACGAATTTTAACTGTAAGTCAAATTCGGTTTTACCTTTGATGATGATATCAAACGAGTTCACGATTTTATTTAAAGCATTATTGATATACTGTCTGTCAAGTTCTTGTTCGTCACGAAGATCCCATTTGTCAGCACTGTAGCTATAGCCGAATCCACGGCCGTTTGTTGCAATATTATGCAAATGTGCCCTTCCTTGAAACACCCTTTCGTCTAAACTTTCGTTAAAGACTTGAATATATCCGATGTCAAAATTTAGATGTATATCATTGCACGTTCCATTAGAAAGTATGTGTTCTACAAATCCTTTCTCAGCAGCCGGTTCAAATCCTAAACGTACAAGGTTATACGATATAGAAAGCCTTGCATCCAAATGCATCTTTTGCAGGACAACAAGTTCTTCTTTCTTCCATGGATGTGGAGGCGAAAGAAGATAATTATACATATCTGTCTGTGTCATAAAAATTCCTTTTAATCAAAGCCGAGTTTGCGTGCAATTTCATCATAATTTTGATCTTTTTGTGCACTGTCAATTTCGGCTTGTATTTGTTCTTGCCTTGCTACGATAAGACCCCATATAGCTTTAGCTACTGAGAGCATCCCTTTGTATTTCCTTGCAGGTTTATCACCATCCTTTTTCAAGGCAAATGCTATAAGGCTGGCGTTTCTGTAATAACTTTCTCTGTCTTCTAAGTAAGTTATTACTTCGTTTAACTTCTTAAGGACTCCGTCTTTCACATAGAAAGGATGGTGTGTTGGTGTATCGCTATCTCCTTTATAAGAAGAAATGCAATCGAAGGCCATTTCGTCCACTTTTTGCATAATGGGACCTAGCACATTCTTTGCAATATCTTCGAAGTCCATTTCAGTCTTTTCGACTTCAGGTTCTTTCTCAGGCGGTTTGTCTATGGCATGACATGTAACGTCTTCTTCCTCTTTTTCAGGTGGTTTATCTGTAGTGATAACCTCGGCATTTTCTTCGTCCATATAATTCTCCTTCATTTTTTACCCGGCTTGTATACAGATGTCGGACCTTCTTGTTTCTTAGGAACATAGGAATTTACATCAAATTCTGCCACAAGATGTCCTTCACGTTTAAGCCATTCTGCGACGAGATTACGATGACAAAATATCCCAGGTTTCTCCCAGCAAATCAATGTACAATCGCTACCATAATAGTAACGTTGTCTTTTTAATCCTTCAATAGCTTCAAGTACATCAGATACATTGAGTGTTTTAAGCATTTCATTGTATCTTTCAATATATTTCTCATCTTTTATAAGACGAGTTTTATATTCATCAGAAAGATCTTTCGGTACAGCAAGCATTGATAGGCTTGGATACGAAAATCCCGTCGGTTGTGTTGCCGTAATAGATATCGGAAACGGACAACTTTTTGAAATAGCGAAATACGATGTGTATATCATTACATTCTCCTTCATGTTGATATTATATATACTCAAACAAAAAATAACCCTGTGAATTCTTCGCAGGGTTTTAATGACGGTGTTATTTACGGTGTCATCGTTTGCTAACTTCGGATCCTTGCTTTTGTTTGAAAAATACATGTTACGAAATCGACTCGGTTTATATCCGTATATCGACATTCTGTGCATATAATTTTTAACCTGCGTGATTATTTCATTGTACATTCCATAGACAATATCGTTTAGTACACCAAGGTACTCATCGATAAATGTTTCGGCAGCGTTATTTTTACGCTCTTCAAGTCCTTCGGGGTCGGTATTAAAATATTCATCCCTCTGCTCAAAAATAATGTCAGTTATAACCATCTTCTACGCCTCCTAGCTATAGCTATTATATATAAGTATATTTAATTTTGACTGTTAAAAAAATAAATAAAATTAAGAGGCTTTTTGAGCCCCTTAATATACGTTATGCTAGTTCTTTTTGCAAGGTTGCGATATCCTGTTCGATACCAACAACCTTTGTGGCAGATTTATCCGGCCAGCCTTCAAGCGTGCAGAACTCTGTCATGGCGCACACATTATAATCAATACCGTCTTTATCCGGAATGATAAAAACAATTTGATCATAGTATGGAAACTCTTGGTCTCCTGCTTCTTTTGGCTGCACATACGCATTAAGAGATAGAAACCGTATTTGTGCTAAGACAAGTTCTGAATACGTTGTAAGATAAGCGTTTTGAAATCCGTTTTCGACATTGAGCCTTATTATCTTTTTGCCCATGTCTTTCACGCGCTCAATGATGTTATCAGGATGGTCTGGCCGTTTGCCTTTCTCAGGCTCATACTCTTTAAGTTCAGGGTACTCCCAAATACTGTGCCCATCTTCCCGTTCAAACGATTTTGGGATATCGCCCCAAAATACCCATAGCTTCATACCGTACCTCAAGATAATATAGGATATTGCTATAAGCACGAATCAACGATTCAAGGCTCTAATAGTCTATTCTCTATATATCTTAATTGTATAATATATACGTGAAAAAAGTATTGTTCCTTTAAAAACAAAAAATAACTCTACAAGAAAGAAATTCCTATAGAGTTATTTTTTTGCGCTAGTAATGATACACGGTTTCTTTAATTGCGATGTCGGATATCGAAACATGCATGCCCCTACAAGGGGTCGTCCCTTCAGAAGCATCGACATAATAACTTGTCTGCATGTTTGATGTATTCAACGAAATGTCAAGGTTCTTGATATCTTCACCGGTTATAACAGCTTCGGCGGACTTTATTAATTCGGTTACGGCAATACGCGCATCTTCCAATGGAACCTCAAAAAGATCGTATGATGTAATTGTGTGATTATCAAAGCAATCGCCTTTGACTTTCATTATGACAGAAAATTTTGTTTTGTTAAACATAGGCTCAAAGCTGCCGTCCAATGGACACCTGAAATCTATGGCGCAATCTTTTACATGCCGATCAAGGTGGATTTCCAGCATATGAGGAAGGAAAATTGTGAATTCAAGTTTCGGCACATTTATTTTCCTTATGCTTGGAAAGTATTTTGGTTCAGCAAAATCCGAATCACTGTCTTTGACGACCTCTTTTTCAGCACGTTTGTCAAGGCAAATATGCAAAGTCATCTCGAGAGTTAACTGTGCGCCAATAATAAGCACACGCCCTTTCTGTTCAAACACGTTATTCCTCCTTCATGTTTGTATGATAATTGTCGATATCGAGATTAAATTCGTGAGACACTATCTTGATATTTGTAATTGTCAAATATGCAAACACAAATGTGCGAGAAATTTCAGGAACGGTTATGTGTCCTTCTTTGGTTCCTGCCGCCATCTTTTGTTTGCATTTATCTATATCGCAAACTATAAATTCTAAGTTTGTGAAATCATCTCCTTGTATACACAATGTGGCATCTTTTAGTGGGAATGCGACAGTTTGAAGAACGATATCAAGAAATTCTTTATCGTCCTCAATACCAACGTTTTCTTCATTAAAGGTTACAATCTGCTTGATGTTAGAGATTTTACGATTGTGCTTTTCGTTGCTTTCGAAAGTATCTTTTATAAAATCTTTTATAAGAAAGAATCCCAAGAAGTTATTGCCAACGCCGTTTGTGTTATCAATTATAACATCACGAAACTTCAATTCAAAAGGAATCTGATCGATTGTCTTTGTTGTCATCCTGACACAATGGTTATCGCTTGTACGGACTATACAAGCTTTGACAGAAATCTTTGTTTTCATCGAAAGATTTCGTATTTCGAATTTGTCGCCTCTTTTAAACCCCATTTTTTAGCTCCTTTAAAACATTACAATAGAGACCGTCGCCACGATCTCTGAGAAGAAATTTAGAACCAGATTCCTACCTCCGTTGTCTTCATATTAGGTGTCCGGTTCACAAAGATCCCCTTGCGCTACAAGAGGTGAGAGAAAACCGTCTCAATTAACCAGGCATGGATACATCAAGATGGTTTAGGGAGGGCGTTCTGCCCTCCCTGACTCTTTTTGTTTTATCCGTTCGGTACGATAATTCTTCTTGATGTGCCGGATGTCTCACAAAGTTTTTGAGATGCTCCAGGTATAGGTTTATCGACTTTAAATTCGACATTTAGAACAATGGCACAATCCGGTAAAGATGAAAGAGTTGAGGTATATACGTTGCAGTTTATGAAGGCATCTTCGTTTTACTTAAATAAATCGCCGACATAATCTGCTAAATAATAACATGCCAAATCGGAACAGTTATTAATCTCTCTGTCGTCATTTGGTAGATTATATTTAAACCCGAAGTCTTTCATGGCTCGCGCTTCAAAGAAACTGCCAACTTTATTTGTAACAGCTCCGTTGATCCAAAACAATTCATACCAAGATATACCATTATCACTTTGTCGTAGATTAAATATCTTGACATGTACCCCAATACGCAGCAATAGCGGATCTATTACGGCTTTTTGGAATAGCTATTTTGAAAATAATGCTATCCTGATAATATGCAATTTTGTCCGATTTTTGATCAGTTTGTTCGCAAATGGTTTTAATTTCGTTATACGTAATATCGTACACGTTTAACGCCAAATTATGAAGGGTTTCTTTAAACCATTCTATGAAACGCACTGCTTCGGGTTCAATAGATGCTTCATCATCTTTTATAGACTGCTTTCTTTTATCCAAGTGCTTGTCTATATACGCTTTGATTTCGTTTTTCATAATTTTCCTTTACGATTAATCGTATCCGTAGACTTTAACGTCTGGATCTAAAACAGGATTCGCAACGTGAAATTGAATATGAACGTTTAAACCTTCAAAGTTTCTGCCTATAAGAACAGCGTATGTATCATTATCAGTTCGTGATATAACACACGCTCCTGTAGATTCTTCTTCTGATTTAAATAAATCGAAGACGTATTCGCTTAGATACTTACACGCTATTTGAGGGCATGTATCTGCATCATCGCTGCTTTTCTGAGTTGGCACAATTCCAAATTCTTTCATAGTTTGAGTTCTAAAGAATATATGCCCTTTCCTGCAAACTTTCTTAAATAACTCATCCCATGAAATACACATTTCGGAATTAAAATGCATACCGGCGGAGAAGGTGTTAATTTTTCCTTTATCAAGACGAAATTCGATGTTTTTTCGTGGAATGAGCAATTTAAACTTTATTGAATGCTCACCATAGTCCACTTTATCAGGATGTATTGCCGGTTGTTCGCAAAGATTTGTAATCTCCTCCGCGGCAAGTTTATGGACAGCAATAGCGACTTCTTCAAGGGTGCATTTAAACCATTTTATGAAGTTTTTTGCCTTCTCTTCACGTTGTTCACGCATTTTCTGTACAAGTTTTTCTCGTTCTTCAAGGTGATGGTATATCTTGGATTTAAGCTCGTTTTTCATGTTATCTCCTTAAATCTATTATATATACGTAAAAGTGATATTGAGAATTGGCTCTTAAAACATGTGTATAAAGACCTTATCTTATTAAAGGAGAAGAATATATGAGCAAATTTTCTCTTAAATACCTGGATAGGATGTCCACACTCGAAATACAGAGTCGTGATGCATACCTCAATACGGTATTCGGAATTAAGCGCGTTTCTACATGGTTAGTGCCGTTAGAAAAGAAATTGAATTTAGCCGTTCAATATAACCCAAACACAGTAGACATCAATATCAATGAAATTGTATTCGCTGTAGGAAATGGGGCGAATCTTACTACAGAAGATTATAAAGAAAATAAAGTAACATGGGACAGGTTTGTAAAATACCCATCAGTTGCCAAATTTTCTGATATTGACACCTATGGCGGATTATTCGGCGGATTGGGAAATCCCATTCCGATTTGTACGGCCCAAATGTCCTTTTTGAAATACGAAGCATATCGCATGTATGCGCCGTTTATGCATAACTCCCAGTGGATGAGGATGTTTTATGCAAAACGCCCGATCGAAATGAATATCATGAGCACACTTGATAAAGATGATATCCCTGTAAAGATTCAGCATCTTGTGTGTAATATCACGAAATCCGAAATTCAAGCTGCATTTAACCTTAAGAAAGTTGACAGTCCAGCCGTTATAAATGAATTGTGCTTGTATGTCGGATCCAGAGTCAGCGTATCGAGCACATCAGGTTCCAGGGGAGAAAATATATCTTTCACAACTCAAGTACATCCAACATCCGAAATAGTAAACGTCGCTCCGTATTGCAAGATTGTCTTTGATGATATAAAAATCGAAGACATTCCTGAATACGGAATTAATTTCATTCTTGATATCGAGCTTAAGGCCGAACTTCGAGAAGAGGAAGATAATTCCGGAGAAGGCGACGGTGGTGGTGAACCTGTTGTTGATCCTGAAGATCCGAACAACAGCACTGACCCGAATGAAGGTGAAGGAGGAGGAGATCCGAATGAAAACGGCGGCAATTCTGGTGGTGATAATCCTGGCGGTGGCACTGGTAATGGTGGCGGCGATGAAGAGTCCGGTGGAAATGAGGGAGGTGGCAGTGATCCCGACGAAGGAGGAACTGGAGGAGATGAATCCGGTGGAGAAGATATAGGCAGCGAAACTGTTGAAGAAGCTGCTCAAACCTTCAGAACCACATACGCCAGTATTTTGGCCAAGACTGTTGACAATGTAACCCGTGAAGACAGATTCCAAATCACATATGCATTCAGTGCATACGATAGTCTTGACGAGGAAGTACAAAAACTTCTTGAAGACGAACTCGAACACTTGAAAGTCCTTAGAAGACTTTTTATCGCTCTTAAGAATTACAAGAATACGTATCCTGAGGTATTTTCACTTTCGGCTGATGATGAGAAGCAAACGATCGTGGATCTTCTTGATGAAATCATTGAAGCCATTGAAAGGTACGAACTTCTTGATGTCAACGTACAACGCTTACTTGAAAGTGAGCACACCGTTCTTCTTGAACTCAAAGAAATTGCCGAAAGTACGGAAGACAATACAGGAGGCGATAACGGCGAAGACAATGGTGGCGATTCAGGTGGTGATAATCCTGGTGGTGGCACTACTCCCGGAAATGAAGATGACGGTTATGATGCTGCCGGATTCCTTTCGGCATTTGCTGACTTAATCGATATCGTTGATGGAAACACAACTTTGTATCTTGAAGATGTATCTGATACGCTTGTTGCTGTAAAAGGCGCCATTACAGAATATCACAAAATGTCAACAGAGGATCAGGAAGAGATTGCAGATGTATATGCGTCTTTAGTGAGTTACCGTAACTCTCTTGAAATCGTTGAGGAATATCTTGCTGATTACAGCGATGTGGTTTACCTTACCGAAAGTGATATCACAGAAGACAACCGTGACAAGATAAGCGAAGCTATTGATGAATGGCTTAACTTTATCGATGAAGGCGCTTCAACAATTCTTTCAGGGGTATATTACGATTTAACGGCTCTTCTTGGGTACCTCGATTCCATTAAGACACCGAATCCAACTCCGCAAGAGAAGGCCGCACAATTCACCGCTGAATACAAGAAATATATTGACATCATTGACGGGTATTACGATCCTGCAATTAATATCGACGATATCGAAACGTTGCGTGATGAATTCATTGAAGCGCACAACGTATTCTCCGACCTTGCACAGGAAGTAAAAGATGAATTGAGTGATTACAGCGAAGAAGACTTCATGAAAATAATTCAGGCCCTTAATACCGTACTGTCCATCAAAGACGACTATGAAGAACTCCTCGAAAAGGACGAAACCAATATAGCGGAAGATGACCGCAATGAACTCACTGCCGCTATCGAAAGGATTGCCGAAACCATTTACGGAAATGACTGCGATATCATCTCCGACATTCTCTTTGATATGCAGGATACTCTTGAAGGACTTCTGGCAGTGATAGATCTTCCGAAACGGACACTCGCGCAGGAATTCATCGATGAGTATAAAGTTGGTATCCTCGATTCCCCGGAAACTGTAAATATATCGGATCCGGATGTTGTTGATATACTCAAAATCTTCAAAACCGAATACGAAAACGTTTATAACGATAGTGTGGTCTTTGGCTTTGTAAAAGAAGCGTATGACAACGTAAACGATACCTACGATGGTATATGCGCTGTACTCACCTTCATTGAAGAGCATAAAGATATACTCGATAAACTCGAAGCTGATGATGTTGAGAATTCGGATCTTGATGCTGCTCTGTCATTGTATAGCGCATTCGAAGACATTCAAAATGACCTTGCGGATGATATTCTTGATAATGCTGGGTATCAGAATCAAGCACGGGATGCGATTGTTGACATCTACGATTCGGTGTGGAGCGACTTCTCTGATGATATTACATTCGATTCGGATGTCGAAATTGACAGCCTTGAAAAGATTACCGCGGTCCAAACGCTTTTTGCGAAGATACCAAGCGCAATAACTGAATCAATTGCGACATTCCAAGGAAGGAGTGACATCCTTACGAAGTATGTAACAATGATTCAGAATGCTCAAAACATTGTAACAAGACTTAAAGCCGATTACCATGAGCTTCTCGATGCAGACATAAGTGAACTTGAAATCACAGAAGAGAACCTTGCGGAAATGAAGCAAAAACTTGCGGATATAAAAACTCAGTTGGAACTTGAAGCGGATAATGATGAGGACATCATTCGTATGGTGAACTCTATTATAGGTCCGACATGGACATCCGTCCAGAACAAGATCGATGAGTATGAAGAAGAACATCCGTAACAAAAAATAAGAAATTACGGAGGGCAAACGCCCTCCGTAATTCTTTTTAATATGTGCCTAACATGATAAGAGAATTATCAAGTGTAAAAGACACATAATCCTTTTTCTTAAAACGAACAGTATACATCCCTTCAGGAGGTTCGACACATAAATTTCGATCAATATGGACATCTTCCAAGTTTGAAAATACCGATAGGTTTACCGCGTCTTTCTTGTATGCCATCATATTTTTGTATAACCACCATGTATTCACAGGAACCCTTACGTTGCGAAAATTTCCATAATGCTCTACCCTTGTTATACCACCGCCAAGACATGGAAATTTTACATCTTTCCCACAATATATTGGTACAGTATTTGCAAATACATCATCGTGTACAAAACGCAGTATAACTTTTTGAAGATGTGTTCTTACGCGTACACAAATTTTATGCGGAATAGCGTCCACAAATATATTTTCAGTTTGTAGGATTCTGTATTTCGGTTTCTTTTTCTCCTCGATAGAAAGAGCATCGTATTCATCAAACCATTCTTTCAATGAAACAACTCTACAGTCTCCTTTAGGATGTCCGTCTTTATCATAATCTTGTATGGGAAGCTTGAGATTCCCATCAAACCCATTTTCGAGCATATCAAGTTTCCTTATTCTTGTGTCTCACTTTCAAGATCATCTTTGTCCGTATTACCATCATCGTCTCGTTGAGTATTTTTAGGTCTCAATTTCGGAATCAGTTTGAATAACCTAGTTCCTACGTATTTTACATCGATGCGATGAATTGCAAATGGGACTTGTAAAACGTATCGTGTTTCGATACATTGTAACTTCGGATTAAATCTATAAAACTTAAGTCCTCCAGCTATGATTATGCAATTACACTTGTATTTATAACTGGAGTCTGTTATAAATTTTGTCCAAGTTTCAGGTTCATGCGATCTATTCCAAAATGTATTTAATTTGTGTTGTAGATATATAGGATGACAGCACGGAACTAACGGGTTAAAAAGATAATCGTTGTTAACATTAAATCTGAACACTTTATCAACTTGTATTTTCTGTTTCGGGTTTTCATCGAAGTAATGCTTTGTTACAGAGATATCTTTTTCGTCAAGAATTTTTCCCATAAAGTACGTTGCATATCTTGGCATTTCTTGTGGAGCTATATTTTGTAAGTTTTCCTTAACGATATTTTCTACTGAAATGATACCTGTATACATTGAACACAGATTTTGATGAACTTGTGCGTTGTTTCCAATATATCCTTGTATTGGCACAAACGAAATATGTGTCTGTGAATCGTGACAATACCCTGTATAGACTACGAAAGTGAACTTGTTTCGTATCCATTCAATTTTGGATATGCCATCTATAGGTTTTAACACCTCTTTTATAATAGCAGCAGACGTTGTGTCCACGTTAGTATGATCTTTTAACAAAAGATTGATATCAAATTCGTTTATGCCTCTTATTTCGATATTGTTATTTTTACCGACATTCAACACAAAGTCCATATACCATCTGAATAGATCGCTTTGACAAAGTGCATTAAGATTGGCGTTTTCTTTCAGCAATCTCATAAACACCTCTTTATAAATTTTCTAAAAACATAAGGTATTCTTCGCATACGTCTTCAACCAAAAGTTGTATATCAGTTCCATTTTTTCTGTACTTCCATTCGTTGTATAAAATCTTGGAATTAAGGATAGTCATAATTGTTTGTTCTATGACGTTTGATTTTTGTAGTACGTTACCTGTAAAACGATATTTCGAAACAATATTCTGATAACGGCTCGATTCTCTAATGCGCCTTTCTATGGGCCTAGATAAAAGCCTTTTCTCGTTTACAGTTGCGATAACACCTGTTAAAATTTTTGGAAGCACTTTAAACTGTGCGTTAGATTTAAGATAATGGATTAGATAGCATAAAAGCTTTGTATATTGTGTTTCGTTTACACCATCTAAATTGCCATATCCTCCAAACGGTATGGAAAAGAAATTTCGTATCATAATTTCTTGTATTGGCTGCACTCGATTATTCTTAAGATACCAAGAATATTCATCCGGATCAACAACGAATTGTTTTCTTTCAAAGATTATATCGATTGTGTCATCCATGAAGTTATCTTGGAGTATCTTTTTAAGCTCATCGGTCTTCACACTGTTAATATCAAAACGATCGGCGTCGGAGAAGTCTGAATCTTCGGAAATAGGATTTATCATATTATAGTTAATATTAAAATCCATATGGAAGCTCCACTTAAGATGGCTTTCACAAGTTGTAATAATGTAAGCGATGATGTTTTTGGCAAAAGAAGCTTTTGGAATAATATCAATAAGTACCTTAGCCATTATTATGTCAACTTGGTTGTATTTACTTGTGCTCCTCATGATAAGTTTATTCCACATTTCAGCATCGGAGTAACCAGTACCTTTAACCATCATCGTAATGTAGTGATTTAACTTACCATAAATATTCATACTTGGAGTATCTTTAGTAAGAGCCCAAATACACACCTGACATACAGTCAAAAGAAAGGTTGTTTTATTAAATAATTTTTGCCCGTGTATCATAGCATCCTGCGCGTTCTTATACGTCTGACCGTAGGCATCAATATAGAATTCACTTGTATCCTGCATGCTTATCATATCAGAATACACTTTAATAAAATGAGTACACAGAGGAATGACAAAACGAAACAGATAAGATAGCTGATATAACAAAATGCTATGATCGTCTGTAAAAACAACTGAAGGATCATGCCTTTTTACAAATTCTGCAGCTTCCCGGTTTAGCGATTTACACTTTGAAGTGTATTCTTTTTCAACCCATTCTTTTACATTCGCTACAAACCAGTCTTTTAAAATTTCTGTTGCTACAGAGTCGACGAAAGATTCTGGGGTTTTGAATCTTTGTTTTATGATTTTGTGCATGACCATAAGATAGTTGGTTATTATTTCACTATCTTCGTCGAGTTTGATCGTTGAGTTAAGAGATTTGATTATTAAGTCTTGATTATTGCTATAGGTTCTTTTTCCTGAAAGATCAAAGTCCTCATAATCCGAAAGATTATTTTCAAACAACTTAGAGAAGTTTACATGTACCCCTCCTGAAAATATCTTCGAATTAGAGAATGTAGGCTTAATCTTTTTCAATTGGTTGTGCCCCTCCTATACGTTTATATATAATTGCATCCTTAGTTGCAATTATATATAATCAAAACAGATATAAAGTGCATCACTTAGGTCTACGAGCTTGTCTTGATTGCTTTGGACTTCTCGCTCTGTTTATGACCCTTGCCGTTTTTGCACTCTTAGCTAACTTCACAAGATTTTTCGCCATGGTATGCGTATATCCAATATGCTCTCCCGTTCTGTTAGCTTCTTTTCGAAGATGACTTTCAATACCTTTTATAGCGGCTTTTTCAAGTCTTTGTCTGTTATTGTAATCAGCTCGTTTTGCCTTTTGTTTAGCTTGAGCTTTCACAGTTTCTTTTCCAAACCTTTCAGCTCTTGTTCTTAAAACAAGCATGGTTTCCTGTGACAGTACAACTTTCGCAATATGCCCTATAGATGTATTAATCATTATCTTGAACTTTCGTTTATCTGTAAGGCCTATCATTTTAATGTGATACATCGCAAACCACATTTTAATATCGGAACCTAACACTTGGTGCGGGTTTGTTTTTACAGGGGCATCAAAAAGTGCTTTCTTTGAACACTTTGTTTTAAGCCACGGAATAAGTAAATTATGTTTATTATACACATATGTAAATGAAAATAAAAACGGTGGATAATTTGAATATGCTTTAACTCCATAATTTTTTAAAGTTCCCGCTGTTATATCAGAGTCTGATAAAGGATAAAATTCAAATACGACATCATACCATATCTTTGTACAATATGGACTTTCCGAAGGGATTCTCATATGTATAAAATATGACGTTTTGTATTGACAACATGCCCACAAAATTCTGCCTCGAAGTACACTATATCTTTGTGAATATGCCTGCAAAACTATATTTTTCGTGGCCGGATGCATGTCCTTTGGATTTAAGACATCTTCAAGTGTATATACCATAAAAATACCTCTTGTTATTTCAATATAACTTGCTCTATTAACATGTTAATAGGCTTTTTTAATAGGAAAAATGGCCTAAAAAGGCCTAAGATTAAGGAGAAAAACATGTACTTTCATAAGGAAGACGACCGTACCCAGGCTAACTTGTTTAAAGTGGCCTGTACATGCCTAATGACGAAATACGAGATGATAGATCAGGTTCTTCCAAAAGAAAAAAATAAGGGAGATATCCATATCTATATCTCTGTCTACGGAATATTTCGCACATGGGAATCCCTATTAAAATCATACGATAAAAGCTCACCATATCTAACTAAGGAATATATAGTTGCATGTATTCTTGAGATTGCGATTCACTTTAGAAAAGCAAGAAGACACGCCAATATTTATTTCTACAGGGGCGATAAAGCGCTTGAATACGGAAATCCTAAATACGAGAAGGCCATAAATGAAGCTCTTGATACTTTACTTCCACAGATATGTATATTTATACCTAAAGTATATTATATACATACTAAGGATATGCCGGATTATGTCAGTATATCCTATAATGTGCAACTGCACATCCAAAAGAAAAAGTCTTGTCCGTTATTTGTACTTCTTGTATCAAATAATGCGCTGGATTATACCGTATGCCAACTACAATATGAAAGCAAAATTCGTTACAGTATAAACAGACTTGGTCTTGGAAAAGGCCTTTTTACAGAGCATACGATTATAACAGACTGGCTTTTTAAAGACAAACACTTACAAGACCTTAATAGAGCATATGCTATAAGGTTTTTATTTATAGACCTATTCTTATCAGGGCTACTGATATATCCGAAGAAATCAAAATTTGAGCATGTGGAGAATATAAGAGATGCAAAGAAAAATATCTTTGCATGTATAAGGGATGGAACATGCTCCACTATCGATTGTGAAGGTCTGTATAAAATGTGTGGCCTTACAAAAGAATTCGAACGGCTTTCAATGTCTTTGCAGTTACAAAATCATGCTAAAGAATTAGATAATTATATGATACTTTGGCATGTTGATAACATCGATTATTCTATCGAAAAGCTCAATGAAAATATCTTCCGTAACATTCCGATAGATATAGCCCAATTGTGCTATACGGAGTGAGGAAAATATGTCAGACATGCCTGAAGTAGAAAAAATATGTAAGGCTCGTTACGGTTACGACCTTCATATATACGGAACTTCTGATGGAAAAACTATTGTACAAGCAAAAGACAAAGTTGTCATAAAAGCTATACTAAAACAGGATGCGCCATATGAAGTGCTGGATTCTGGGGCTGTGACATTTCCTGTTTTACGTGTAGTTATCACTGTCGACAAAGATCAGCATATACAAATGATGAATTATCGTGAGGATTTATCTGTGTCCCTTTCTATGGTTGTATACGATGAACAAAGGTCCAATGAGAATATTATCAGTGAAAAAGACGCCATAGTAGAAGAGAGGATATTATTCTCAAATATATTTCAAGCTCTTATAGAAACACCGGAAGATGTGACATTGTCTATAACAGAAAATCCGACTATTACAGAAAATGAAGACGGCACTTATAATGCGGATCCGAGTGTAGCACAACAACTAAAAGATATAACCCTTAATTTAAGTTGTATCGCTCATCGCAACAGGTTTAAAAATGCTGTAAATTTAAATGCTTTAAAACCTGGCGCTGGAAAAAACGTTCGCCCATTTGATGTACTAGCATATGGGATATCATTCTTTGTAAAAGAAAAAGATTCTGTAATATTGCAAAATCCTGATAACGACAACAAAGAAATGCAAGTAACAGTTCCACCGTGGAACTTACGTGACTTTTGTTCGTTTATGCAAACTGTGTATGGTATTTATTCTACAGGACTTTTGATATACCAGGATTTAAAATACTTGTATGTCATTCCAAAATACTCTAATAAATATGCTGTTCCAAAAGATGAGTTTGATAAAGTTCACATCTTTGTGGTTCCTCCAAATCAAGTGTATCCGAATACAATAGGATACTACAAAGATTCAGACGGTTCTAGGTACATTGTAACATGTGGAGGACCTGAATGTTTCACACCTATAAATACAGCAGAAGCGTTAAAAGAGTTGCAAGGAAGCATCATTAAAGTTTTTGCATCTCAATACGCTGAAGGATCGGTTACATTCGATGATGAAAAATGGGGTGGCTCACCTGCAATGCCACAATTCAATACTGGCATAAAGGGATCAAATCCGGATGCAAAAGATAAAGTGCGATACTTTCATAATGAGCTATCTAATAATTATCTTCTGGACGAATACATCTTGAATCTTCAATTTTCTCAAAGAGCTATTGTCATGCAACTTTCTGATGCTGATTATACAATATTCACATTTAATCGCAGTTATAAAATCACATTCTTGATGGATCCGATTGTTGAAGCCGAATACGGCGGAGATTATAAACTGTATGATGCAAGACACGCGATATCAGCTCAAGAAAATGAACCCATGAGCAGCATGTCTGTTCTCACTTTTCATAAAGCTATATAACAAAAATAACATCCAGGGCCATAATGGCCCTGGATAGTTTTTAATCGGGATTTCGCAGAAGATTATACAATGTATGGGTTCCAACATCTCCAGAAGTTCTAACAGATCCTCCATCCATACCGATAGCATTTGCGGGAGAAGATACATACTGGTCAACCCATTTATTCGCTTCATAGGAATACAATCCCCTACAACAAACTTGATCCCCATCATGGTCGGCACCAAGAGTTCCGATATATGGCGGAAATAACTCAAGAGAATCTATGAACATCGATTCGATTGTATCTGTCGGAGCTGTAATATCCACAACAGGATAATTTGTATACTTTGTTCCACCTATGAGCATTTCCATTGTCCTAAATGTAGAGCGAACTCGACACTTTGCAAAATATTGACTGTGATGAGTTGTTACGGGATATCGTGTTGTATAGATTGCCATATCTGCTGCACACTCCATTGCGGCTAAGAAAAAAACATCCGTCCATGTGTAATATCGGATTTTTTTCATTTTTTCAGGATCGATTGTTCCGGATTCCATTACAAGGTCTTTGTTATCTGATATAAATGCAAACGGTTTTCGCTCTTCGTTTTCAAATTTTATTGTGACAGGATAAAACCGCATCTCTGGTGTCATAGCAAATTCGTATATTTTTTTCTCAATTGCTTCTGACGAGAAATCACTTTTCCAATCTTCTGAAAGGTTTTTTAACACAGCTTTTTGTTCTGCTGTATCCCAAATGTACATATTAACCCTTCCTTGGACAATCGAATTTACCCATTGTTCAATCCATGTAATAATTGCTATCGTAAATTCTGATATACATTGTACAAGTGGAACTGCAATATGCTCATAATCTGCAGGCATATCCTTCCAAGAATTTGCTGAAAATGTTGGAGCTGTAATAAGGGTACGTACGCCATAATCAATAGATTTTGACATAACAGATGCTTGTAAGAATCCTTCTTTTAATTTAAGAAGATCCATAAAATAATCAAATATTTTATTGATTGTTAGTTGTACCCCGGCTCTGGATAAATTGTATGTAAAATTTGTTGTACCAAGGGTTTTTAATACACTCACACCATTAAAAAGCTGTTTATAAAGAGTATTAATAGGATTTATTTTATCACGGTTTCCAGTCATATCTCTAAAGAAAGCTGGAATTATAACCTGTTTTGTAATAAAAACTTCGTTCTTTTTAAGTAAAGATAACATATGAAGTCTGTTTTCTCTTTTCATCGAACCGGTTCTTTTAAAGAATAGGTTATCCCAATGAAGATACAAAAAATCAAGTCCAGTACCGGATGCAGGATCGTCATCGGAAGCTTCTACGAAGAACTTAGTTTTATCATCGAATTTAAAGTATTTTGACCCGGATATAAGAGATCCCATTTTTTTGTCCATTTGGGTCAATATTGTGTATACATGCGGATGTAAATATTGATGCTTTAAATCTATATATGCCATACGTAGTTTTCTTTCTGGGCTTCCAGGAGGCCCAAAAATTCTGATGGAGAGAAGTCCATCAGGATCGGGATTTCCTGCATCATCAAAATATAAATTGGATGTCACTTCTTGTAAATAATTGGTTGCTACAAATTTATCGACATCCATAATATCAAGAATCATGATTCACCTCTTGTTATACGAGTTTATAAAGATGTTAAAAACGGCCAAAAAAAATAAAATAACCCATAGAATGCATTACTACCTTTATTATGTACAGGAAAACAAATAAAAACTGAGCGCCGCATAAAGCGGCGCGTCAGTAATTGCGTACTTTATCCGAATAATTTCTCTCTGTTTTCCCAGCAGTATATAGCATAATCGATTGTTCTCTGAATAGTTGGATTATTCCAATTATCCCTATACCGCAATTGGGATATTGTGAGTTCATCTTGATATTGGTTCCACAAATCCTTTGAATAAATCCAATATGTATAATCTAATTTTTCTTTGTTTTAAACAAAAAATAGGGCGAAAATCGCCCTATATAGTTACCATCTTCTGCCTTTTCTGGGAACTTTATCAAGGTGTGCGTCGAGTTCTCTTTCCATATCCTCCACGTCTTTTATCGTGAGGCATCGACCGAGTTTTCGATATAATTTAAGCGCCTTTTTTGCCCTTGTTTTGTTCCAGAAATATCTAGCAGAATATCCTCCTCTTTCAGGATGTGTTGTCCAACAATAATCCGGTAATGCCCACGCTCTCATAAAGAAGTCATAGCGTATTAAAGGTTTCATTAGCCTTTACCTTCGGATATAATACCGGAGATCATCTTGATATGATAATCAGAAAGCTCCGCAAGCTCGTATGCGAATACGTCAAAACTTGTATCCTTATAATCATCGGCGGTTCTGTCAAATTCTGTGGGAGATCGAACCCCAAACATGTTTGAGAGATCTTCGAAGTCCCTCCATAAATCCGTAACAGATTCCGGATTATAATCGTTTTTCTCGCAAAACGCAGCCATGCTTTTATCGAAATCGATATCAAGCAATCTTCCTTTGTTTTCTTCGGCAATTTTACTTTCAGGAAAAAGAAAATCGACGAAGTCACAGATAATAGCCCATTTTTCTCTCCAAGTTAAATCATTGGTGTTTTTCATGCGTCTGTAACTCCTTTTTGCGCAAAGTGAAAATCTATATCATTCTCAATGAAAATGATTGCCATGTCATCTAACATATCCTTGCATATGTCCTTTAAATCGGTAGCAAAAGAAAAGAAACTTTCTTTGCGATTTTTGCTGTTATAATCTATCGGATCGTGTATGCCGAACGTATCAGAGATGTTTTCAAATATCGCGCACACTTTTTGCATCTCTTCATACGAGTAATTGTTTTTCTTACACCATTTCTCTTCCGCAGTATAAAGTTCTTTATCACTGAGATTTTTTCGGAAAGTACCGTCAAACATGTCTTGCATTATTGTCCATTTTTGTGCATAAGATAGGTTCAATAATTTTTTCACGTATCCCTCCTTAAAAGGTTTTCAAAAAATTTAGCTCTGGGGCAAAACGCCCCAGAGTGAGATTTAGATTTAGGTGACGATATTGTATCGTTGGAATGTCCTGTAGACATCAAGGCCGTTTTCTTGTTTTGATGGAATAGCAATATCCTTAGGAAAGATTAAATCGTTTCTCCAAGGACACGCGGCGGCGACATATTCTGGTACGATGAATAACGTATTGTCCAATTGTTGTGGAAGAACTGGAGTTATATTCACAGTTTCCACAGGAACGTTGTCAAAGAATCCGAGCTGTACGTTACTTTGTGTGGCATCACATGTTACGAGTTTTCCGTTATCTACATACGGCGGAAACATCAAGACGCTTTTATCGTCTGTATTCGGGCACCGTAATATTCGAACAGCGGCTCCGGTCAAATTGATAATATTCATGTTTTTAAACTCCTTGCACGAAAATATAATAAATGAATCTACTGATTCACTTCCTCCTTACTGTATATTATATATACTCAAAAAGGCTTTTTGTTTTTATCTCTCATAAGGAGAGCTTTTTGCGTATACAGAATATATTCATTTGCAGGTTTTGTGATTAAAAGAGCGTCTTGATATTGAAGGTCAAAACCGGATCTTTCACATTCTGGAAATACAAAAGATGCGTTTGTTATGATATCAGCTTCAACGGATTTTTCAAGCAACTCTTTAGAATCCGTTACAATTACAGATTCGTCTAAGTCTTTTTTAGAAAAGCTCAAAATATAATCACAAAACGATTTTTCTGTTATGTCGATATAAATAGGGTATGATTCATCCTGTGGAAAGTATGGCGCCATGATTTTAAAAGGTTTTTCGTTTGCAGGATGTGTATATTCTTTTGGTATAACCAAAATCATTTTTTTTATCATCCTGTCAGAATATAGATTAATAAGGGCGTTTAAGAATACTAAGAAGGGGGACACCGAATACAAAAGTCCTGAAGGATCGTTTTGAATGGTCTTAAATACTTTATTCTTGATATAATCTTTGTGTTCTTGTGAGATTATGATCCCTTTCTCTTCGTGACGTGCAAAGATAAGATCAAATACGGTATCCTCTTTTCTATGCCACACATCGGAAAAAGAAATTTTACTTACGATTTCTGTATCAAGCATTCTAACAATTTCATCTCCTGAATTATGAATTAACCCTAGCATAAATAGAATGCCTGTTTCAAGAGATTGAATCATTTCCCATTGGATTATGAATGATTGTTTTTCAAGAACGCTTTTAGATCCGGTACCCACTATATTTGGCACAATATTTTCTCTAATACATTGTGCCAAATAAGCGAGCCCTGAATCGTCTTGATCGTACTTCATATTAGAATATCGAATTCGAGTCGTCTTCGTATGGAGATGACGAAGAGCCTGCATCTCCTCCTTGACTTCCGCCTGAAGAATATCCTCCTTTACTTGAAGACCTACTTCCAGCCGAATACAACCCGAATATGATTTTGCCGAATTTGACGCAGGATTCAAGTTGTGTTACGAAGTCCGTAAATCCTAAATTGGTGTTAAAGGATTCATGGATTTTTGTAGGACCATCGTTATATTCGAATATTCCATCGTTTCCCTGCGCCCTATCGAATATGATAGAATCCCTTGTAGTCTCGTTCGATTTGTTCGTTGTGCTGTAAGAAAACGCAAAAGTTTCTTCTCCTCGGCTGTTCGGGTCTTGACATACTCCTACAATTATTTCGCCATATATGGCACCAGTAGCTCCCGATACCAATGGAAGACGAATTGACTTTGTTGTATAAACTTTATTTTTCGGATCTGTTAAGTCGATTTTTCCGCTTGTACGTGCAACATAAATTTTTGCCATTTCTGTTGCAGCCATATAAAGCCTATACATATCGTTCCATGAAAGAACGAGAGTTGTGGAATTATGTAAGAAATCCCATTTCTTTGTCCCGTCGGCTTCTTGCTTGGCGGTCGTAACTTGAATCCTAAACTTGTAGTTGTTAGTGATGGAAAGTTTATAGGCTTTACCGGCTCTTGTGAAAGTAGTTCCTAAATCGACATTAAGAAACGGGGTCGAATATAATTTTCCGCCTCCAGGTGAATTGTTATAACTCATTCGTTTTCTCCTTTTATTAAAATTTCAGTACCGTAGAATGATACTGCTTTCCTGAAATGACATTTTTCTGTATCCCCACACTTCCAAGAAGCGCGATAGCAGGATTCAAATGTTTTCTCCAAATTTCCGTGATATCAATATAAGGAATAATCCATCTGGGTATCTCTTGGAATCTCATTGGAATTGCGATGTATTCAATTCCGGATCTCCTTAAGTTTTTATCACCAAAGAATTCGGTCTTTAACCTATCATATACGTCAGGGTATTCTGCTCGTATAGGTTCCAACTTTTCTTCAGTTTCTAAACCTTTCATATCGATTATGTAAAACGTTCCGGGTATTTGGAGATTTTTATCCCTTGTTGCAATTCTGTACGCTTCAATAGCTCGTACTGTATACATGCTATAGGGATTTTTATACGAATCCATTTCTTTTATCTTTACAGGAGTAAGATATTTAACTTCTCCTTTTTCAATAGATGAAATAATTTCGTCTCTGAACGTGCAAATTTCGTATAACAAGACTTCAGGTTGTATTGTGTCGAAATCCATTGTGACATGTTTTACCATATCTTTAAGACGTTTCATTACAACTGAGTTCTTTGATTTCGAGTTAAGATGAATCCCTTTGGATTCAAATTCTGGAGGATCTAATACGTTACCTTCGTTAACCACGTTACGATAGATGTAGTTTTTCTGCATGTCGTATGAGATGTATCTATCCATAAGATACTCATTCTTTATAGAAAGGTACTTATGGTATTCTTGAGCTACGCCGCAGTTATTTGCCAAAGTTCCGTATGTTTTATGGATTGCTGTGTTGATCATGTACATGAGGATATTGATGGTTTTCATTGCGTAATGAATATCAATTTGTGTCATCTTTATGTCAGAAAACGCAATGTTTTTATCTTCACACATAATGCGAAATAACCAATCCCCTGTATATATAAAAACAGAGTCTGTATCAGAATAACAGACAACTTTTCTTGTATGCGTTTTGTATCTCTCGATTTTATCGTAGAGAATATAGTTTTCCATGTATACAAATTCCTCAATAAAACCCCATAGAACCCTAAGAGGCTCTTCAAATTCGGGAGGAGGTTTACTGGAATCATGGAATCCTACGTCGCTTCGTATGATTGAAAATATGATATCCTTTACATCAGGACATTCGTTTATAAACGCGTAAAGATTGCACTTATAGTACAACTTTATTCTCTGTGTGTCTGTAGCATTCGAAGCTATCATATATACAATCGCCTGTGCTAACTGCCTATCTTGGACATTTTCGTATTTACTCATGTAGTACTTAACGATAGTATCAACAGACGGAACTTCTTTTATAACACTATATTTTTCAAGGTTATTTTCTTCCGACAGAATAAGATACATGTAATGTGTCATTTCATCTATCGTTTGAAAAAATACGTTGTTTGCTAAGAACGTTTCTAAAAACCACATTGTTGCAGATATTATTGTACGAGCTTGTCCTGTAATAGCTGCGGCACAAGATGCATTGTAAGGAAAAGAGTTTTTCTCTGCCATGGAACCGTAAAGGGAGTTAAGAGAAACTTTAATATTGGCTTGAAGTAAATCCAGTCTCTCGTAATCATCTGTATTCTTTTCCATCTTCGCTTTAAACATATCCTTCTTAACATCTTTTCTTTCTTTCTGCATGGATATAATCATTGTTACAACAGGTGCTACGTGTTCCCTATGAGGTTTATATATAACACCGTTACTTGTAATTATAGGTTTTTGACTTTCAAGATAGTGAAGTATATTTAAAAGCGATGAGCTTCCCGATTCTTCTGTATATGTATTTGAAATAGCCACAGGTTGATCTTTACAATGTGCAACTATCTGTTTTTTCACAAAGGCTTCTATAAAAGATTCATCGAGATCCTTGTACATGCTAGAAATAATACAAGTGGCCTCACGAATATATTTCTGAAGAAATGCGTTTTCAGTTACATGCATCATTCTTCTCCTTGAGGTTCATTTTTAATGTCAGCTTTTGCATCAAACCATTTATTATTACAAACGGGATACACAAGTAAGACTAACGCTGCCAGTAAAATAAAACCTGATATAAGCACATTTACCACAATAGCTCCTTTTTGTTTATTTCCATGTTAGCCTATCTTTACACATAAAATATGCAAGGCCATAATGGCCTTGCATATTATTTTTACGCAAATATCCCAAGTTTTTGCCGTGTGTCTTCGCATGCGTGTGTGTCGGAAAGTCTCTTATCAAGTTTCCCTATAAGGCTCCCTGTATTTACACTTGCTTCAGCGCCATACTTAGCTTCAAGGTCGTCCGAAACTTTCTGAATGGCCGAAAAGAGTTTTATGAACTCTTCGTATAACGGATCTTGTTTTTGTTTGGCCGTAAGGAGTACAGCTTTCTTATGAAGGGCCGTACAACATTTTGTCTTCTCTTCAGGAACAACTTGCGATGCGAGTTCTCCTTGAAGAGCTTGGGCATCTTCGTACTTTAGTGCCCCAATTGTAGCAAAAGCTTTGATGTCCGTTGAGTTAAAAGATACGGTTGATGTAATAAGCTCTTTCGTGAGCCTCTTTTGATTGTCATCAAAAATAACAGCGTTTTCCTCTGCCATGATAATCTCCTGTTTGTATGATATATACTTATCTTTATGTTTTTATATCAAGAGTTGTACCCTCTTTTTCACAGCTTCAATGAACTTTTCAGCAGCACAATAGATAAGCTCTTCTTGTCCGTTTGCAGTCCTGTCTGCCGAAATTCCAAATACAGTCCCATTATCGTTTTGTATACGCTTAGTGGAAATGTTTTCTGTAATCATACGAATTGAAAAATACGCATCGCATAGAAAAAGAGGTCTAAAGTCAAACAGGTTGCAGTAGTTAAAAATGTGATCTTTAAACAAAGTAAAAAGATCCGAATCTTTCTTTATATAGAAAGTCGTATCATGCTGAGCGCTTGTAATCGTTGAGCATTGGCTTGAATATATCTTGATAAAGTATTTTCCGCCGTCTATCCATATAGAAAAAGATCCCGGTATTGTAACCGTATTATTCACTACTTTCAGATTCTGCATTTTCCTTCTCACAATTGCAAGGACAACCGTCAAATTTTACAGTGACGATATCCTTTTTGTAGTTGAGTGTTTTCTCGAATGTCGTAAAGAATTGCGCTAATTCGAGAAGCACTTTGTAAAGAGATTCGCCTGCTTGTTTTACGTGAATGATTGCCGTATATCCAAACGGGGTATCAGGCTCCCTTTCGATAACTTCAATTTCCAAGAGCCGAAGGAATATTGTATTCTCAAGGATATATTTCCTAAGTTTTTCAGAAGTTGAAATATCAAACTTCTGGTCGCTGTGTTTATCATCAGTGAGTTGAGTGTATATGCCGTTAAAAGATATACCAAGAAACCTGCCGCAACTTCGAAGCAAAGCCCATTCGAGCATATTAACATGCTCAAAGCTGTCAGTGCTCTTTTCGTATCTGAACGGATTTGGAAAGCCGTTTACTCTATCGCTTTCATATGACGGATACGGATCGTCGTGTAAATATGTCGCATCTCCATCTTTAAGGGCATCTTTCTTAATGCGCCTTACGGAGAAAGTATCATTGTAATTTTTTACTGCAATTTCGACATAGTCGTCGTGCATTTCCCAACCGGAATATTCGGTATATGTTTTTCCCGAACTGCTGTCAAAACGTTCAGCTCTTGTTATCATTATTTATCTCCTCTTTCTTTATAAGAAATGGCAACCCCACTATTGTCTGATTTACAATAGCGGTTGCACAGGTGCATAAATCAAAATGCTGTAGAAAATATAGTATCGAAGATAGTTGGTGTAACGTAATTGACGTTACTTGTACTGGAGGATTTACTCCAAATGTGAAGAGAACGGCTCTCTCATTTTTGTTAAATGCGTTTGTTTGTATTGTAGGTGATAAAGTTAATACAATGTCGCTCATTTGTTTTAAGTGCATGCTATCACAGCGAGCATAGGGCATTGTTGTCCCAACAACTGATAGAAAATCGTTATCATCTTCGGTCTTAAAAACTCCGTCTTGAGCTAGCCATGTATATGCCTTTGAAAGTGTTTGAAAAAGTACATGAAGATTATCGTATGAAAATGCTATGCGATGTACCCTATAATCCTGTACGTTTTCTCTTTTTGAGAATGGCAAATCGGATTCAAGAAGAAGGAAATCTTGTGTCGATATGTACACAGAAGATAAGGAAGATACGTCCCTATACCAATTACTGTGATAATCTTTTTGCACCATAAATTTTCTTCTTCTCTGTCCCATATCCCTTGAGGCTAAAGTGACTTTAACAGAAAGTTTGAGATAGTCATTTATATTAAACACATATTTTGTGCAAGATTCTACTGGGGAATATGCCATATTAGAAATCCTCTCTTGCGATTTTGACTACGACACGTTTGGAGAATCTGTCTATTATCTTTTTTCGCTTTACATAATGATCCCAGACTCTTTTAAATCCCCTATTTACAATATCGACATACCAACAATCTTTTCCTATGATGTCCCTAATGCGTCCTGGAAGTTGTGTTGCCGTTATTTTGGAATTATACGTTGTCGTATTTATAAGCATACGAAGCTTATTGTTAAAATCAATCCCTTGACCGAAGCCTTCGTTGGTTCCGATAATGATTTGATTTTTAAGTTCGTCCCTCTTATCTTCTGCTTTTATGTTAGTCGTATATTCACCAATACTTACATTAGGATAAATCTTGCGTAAGATATTAACAAGTTGTGAGCAGTATTTTAGTAGCTCCACGATGATAAGTATTTTTTCATCAGAGTCTATCTTATTAAGGGTTAAATCGAGCACATATTTGATTATGTATACAATATCATCTATATGCTCATCTGAGAAAATATGCTCACAGAATTTTACGGTATTAAATCCGAAAAATGATGAGCACGATTTTAAATCTTTTACAGTCGGATTTGTATTGTACATTATCCACATTGTATTTAAATATTTCTTTGCATATTCTTGAATATCTCCTCCGAATTTAGGAAGAGTGTGATATGCACAAGAAAATGTGTAATTTTCCGCCGGGTTACTTCTCATAGCTGTAGCTGTAAGATAAATAGTTTCATTTACATTATATGCTAAATCAAACTTGTTGTTTGTATACGTTGCAAAATGAAATTCGTCTATTATCTTAAGCCCTATTCCAAGTTTATACAGAAGCTTTAAATACAATCCCTGTTCGATTGCATTAGCAAGTGTTCTAGTTGATGCTACAAAGACTGAATATTTGTTTGCATTTATTTTTCCGGATATTAAATCCTTTACGGTATTGATACTTTCCGCTATTTCAAAAACTTGATTATACGGACATGTCGTTTTATCAAGGAGTTCTTGTATCCACTGTTTTGTAAGCGATGAAACTATAACAAGTGTTTTCATTTTATAAAAACACATCGCATATATTGCGCAAAACGTTTTTCCATATCCTGTTGGAAGAGATAAAAGGCGTACATGCATATTGTTATGTAAAGGAGAACAAAGATATGATATAGCCTCTTTTTGAAATTCATCTCGGATTTTAAATCCTTCTCTTATATCTATTTTTGAGACAAACATTTTATGCGGAACTAAATCCCCTTGTAAATCATCAATTATAGAGAAATCGTAAATTCCGAGGTTCTGTAATTTTGATCTTAACTTATTTAAATTAGTACACCTAGGAAGTTCGATATCGCCTTGAGATGTTACATACGCATATCTCTTAGTGATATCAAGCTTTTGGGCTTTGAAGTCAAAAACGGTAAACAAATTATGCAAGTTATTTTGAACTAAAAACTTTGGATCCGTGCAATGGATGATCGCACGGCATCTTTGAAGTTTCACTTCTATTCTGGGATCATCCATTGACATCTCTCCTTATTTGTAAAAAGAGTCCATAAAGTGGTGCCCGTTTTTCATGTATGTATATGTATTGCGAAGGGCCTCCCCAATTCTTTCGAACGAAAGACTCGTTGAAAGACTTCTTGACATTGTTATAGCCGTACATGTCGGAACGATTATATACGGATCTCCTATATTTTTAGGCCTATGTATCGGCATCGCAGGATCTCGCACCATGTTATACACAATAGATTCAATATGCGCGAAGTTCATCGGAATATTAAGCTCATTTATAATATCGATAAGCTGCTTTATAATGCTTTCGATTGTTTGTGGAACTGTTTTGTTCTTAATACCGATAAGACGTTGTACTCTTTTTAAGTATGCCGTGATTTCGATGTTTTCGATGTTAAGATCAAAAATAGGAGAATCGTCCGCAATTCCAGAGAAGCTTACAAAGATTTTTTCATCTTCGACTTTATTAGATTTTACAAGCTTTAATAAAAATTCATTATTTATATAAAGCTCATTTTCTCCAACATCGAATACGATAGCTTCCCCGTTTATATGAAGTTCAAAACGAGATACATAATCGAGTAGAATGCCATCAGAAGAGTCTTCATCGTCATCACTAGAGTTAGATTCAAACATATTAAGATATTCTTCGACATCCCCTGTATAAAATGCGATTTCAAATTGTCCGTTACATATCTCAGTTTTCGGATATATCGCATCGGTTTCACAGCGGAAATATTTGTATAGTATTTCAGGCCATTCAACAGCTTTAGTGCGAGTTTTAGTTAAGTGTTTCGTAGAAAGTACCATCTGCCCTACAGGTTCCGACAGCGCGTGCATAGCAAGAAGATTTGTGTGATATCCTAAATTAAAATATGCGAGTTCTCCATAACACTTCTTGCAATATTGACCTTCGGGAAGATTGCACAATACATGTGTGCGAACTAATATTATCTTACCGATTAAATCCCCGTGTTTCTCTGGAACTATTTCGGTATATTTATAGGTTCCATCTCTCTTCTTTGCAGACACGTAATATTTATATCGAAGCATATTAAGTACTTTCTTGTTTGTAACTTCGACTTCCATTACATGATTACTTCCACAATCTTCGATGTCGACGAGCGTTGCATCTATTCCAAGAAGATCCATTTGTCTTGCCGTGTATCCTGAATCGCTCATTGCATATTTATTTGCAATAAGGGCTTTACGTGCAGAGTATGATTCAAGGTAATAATCCGATACATTACGAAGTCCACGAATAAAATTCGTGTTAACAATTACAGGGGATATATTGCCATATATATCGGATCTTGGTCCTATGGATATCAAGCATTGAGACATCTGTCCCATATTCACATTTCCGCCAGCGTTTAAGAATGGCCGTATGTTTGATATATGATCGTTTATGATTATATCTCTTGCTTCTTCTGTACGAAGCATGATATCTTTTTCAATATCCGCCATCGGCATAGTATCAGGATACTCTGTGTGAATAAGTTCATCAAAGCGAGGATTCTTGTTTGCAAGATCTATTATATCCCTTACATCGATTGTGTTTCCTTGAATAATACAAAAGTTCTTTGAAATCGTTGCAAGAGATTCTACGATATGCATTTCGGTTTTACTCAACTCTTCGATTGTCATATACGGCTTAAATTCCATTATGATTTCGTCGAGCTTTTTAGCTATCGTATCTTCACAGATAGTATTTGTATCAAACATTGCAGTAGAAGGGATTGTTCGTTTTGAATCGATATACGGTTTCCAAAAGATAAGGTTAATGATGGCTGTACGAACACGGGTTGTTACAAGCTGTCCATCTTCAAAACGAAACTGTATTTTTCTCATTCGGTATGTATAATCTAAAAGCGTATTTCCGTATAAATGCGTATACAATTTGGTGTACAGTTCGCTTTTGTAATTAAAAGATTTCACAGATACAACCCCTACAAAAGGTTGCTCTTTGGAAAGTAAACTGGGTCTTTTCTCTTTTACCTTTTTTGACAAGATGGCGCCTCCTTGTTTAAAATAGCCTATTGTCTATATGATTGTTAAATTCATTTTCTTACAGAACTTTCTGCGTTAAAATGATATATGGTTATATATCATATTGATAGGAGGAATAAAATGTTTAAATACTTTGTTTTCGTTATAAGTATTATTCTCATTTATGGGGTTTTAAATCAGGCTTTGTTAATTGCAAAAGGTAAAGACAGGAGTGATGTGGAAATGGTAACAGTTCCTGAAATAGATACTGAAACCTATATGCGCAGGATTAAACCGTATAAATCTGAGAGTAATCCTAATTCAGAAATTTGGATCGTTGAAATTGAAGGTTGTTATTATCTTGAATATCCTACAACATCATATCTTAATGGGTATACCCATATAGGAAATTGCCCTAATCATAAAGGAGAATAATATGTACGATAGAGAGAAACTTTACAATTTAAAACTGTCTGTTGTGATTGCCGCTTGTGTAGCATTAGTATGGGTTATTACAAGTTGCGTAGAAAGACCAAGACGAGAAGTCGAAATTGCAATCAAGAATCAACAGGTATCTGCAAATGCTGAACCTGTCGCCACTGAAACTGCACCGATCTATAAAAAGATTAAGCAGATAAAAGCTGATACATGGATAGTACGAATAAGTAATTGTTATTATCTTGAATATCCTGTATACGGTTTTGCTACTATGGGTCTTGTCGGATACACTCACATGGCAGATTGTCCCAATCATAACCTTTCGTTTGCTGTTAAACAATATAACGAATAATAAAACTCCACAGCCAAATGGCTGTGGAGGTTATTTTTTTAACGTTCTTTTAACTCTGGAAAGAACCCAAAGGATATATATCGTTTAATAAAATTGTATAAACGATACCATCTATTACGGTACTTCTTTTTATTTTTCTTTTCCTCTTTGAGCCTTTGTTCTTCTAGTTTCTTTTCGGTGGCTTCGATTTTGGCATTGGCATTGTCAATGTATATATCAAGAAACCTGAAAAATTGCCATGCTTTTTTAAGTCGTGCGTAATCGTACAACTTTTTGAAAACTTCGGTTGTCCAATATTGATAATACGCATCTAAGAGAAATCTTAAAACAGCTTCGTTTGATATGTCGATCGCTGTCCTACATAATTGGATAAAGTCATTTTTATGTAATTTCATATTCTTTAGATGTTTACCCATAAATGCCATGTCTCCAAATGCACAAGCTGTAACGATTTCAGGAAAAGTTACGTCAACAACTGTTAAATATCGTAAGTCTTTTTCCATGGAATCTATCTCCTAAATGTGCTAAAGCTGTATTGTGATAAAAGGTTAATGAACGGAATGATAAACTTTACAAAGTTGTAATTGATTACAAGGGAATAGTTTTCTCCCTTTGGAATCATTGCACATTCCATTGTTTGATTTTCTTTTTTATCGTACACTAAAAATGGAGATCCTGTAGCTAACTCTCTATAACAACCTGTAGGAAGTTTACATGTAACGTACTTTGTACGAAGAGTATGTACATACGAATACACTTCAGAGTAGCTAAGATATCTCTGATCTAGCTGTTCAAACATTTTAATGCATTTTTTGATATAAGGAATTAAAAGATGCAATTCATAAAACTCCTCTTTTAATCCTTTAATATCAAGTTTATTTTTTAAGCTATTATAATATAGCTCAAAATCGTCGAATTTAAAGTAGGATGTATATTTGTGTTTTATTGTAAATGTGAATCCATCGACTTCATTTTTAAGAACTCGGTTATTGTATATAAAAACCGCATCTCGCTTCTTCGATATTACAGCAGACTTTGGTACTTCGTTAATTCGTAAAAACGTATCAACAGCCTTAGCTATCTTTTCGTTTATTATGTCCATTTCCTGCGCAAGATTTCTGCCAACTGTTTTTACTGTACGCTCTTTAGATGTATTTACCCACAAGTTATATGTATCTTCTGATATAATACCAGAGTTCTTTAAAGCTGTAACACCGGCTTTATTTATATCATATTCGTAAATCCTTTTGTTGACAAGAAATTCGATATTTTTATTGATATAGAATTGTGATGATTCCATGTTTTCTTTTCCTCACTATTTATTATATAGACTTACAAATGGCTTTGACAGTTTTGTTTACACTAGAGATGAAATATGGTGCCCAGCCATCTTCAGGGTTGGAAAAGGATACGATGTTTTTATGTGTTTCATATACATCAAATTCTTCTTCAAAATTAGGAAGTTCCCTATATCTTCGTAAGTATTCAGCCTTTGCTTGAAAATACAAGAGTTCTTTGAATACCGAAGTTGTCGAAATACTTGGTTGATTTAACCTCTCAAGTTCAGCATACGCTTTTGTAAACATTGTGAAATGGTTACAATTGATTTCACTTGGAACTACATTGATAGAAGTATTAGGGTTTTTATAAGTGTTATCATTGTTGAGGATACAACAAAAGCAATATCTCATATCAATACACGTTGTATTACTTTTCGAGAAAAATGTATTTTCCGAAATAGTAAGTCCTTTGCATGCGGTTAAGAAAAGAGCTTGAATGTCTTTCGCATAACGAGCAGACCCGTCATGCCCTATCTGATTCTCGGAGAATTCCGAATCTGTATCTCCAGAGAAATCAAGTCTGAGACCGCAGGAGAATACAGATTTTGATATAAGTACAGTGTCGACATATAAAAATATCGGATAAAAATCTTCGAATAGACACGATCTCATATCAAGCTTTTCAATGGATTTTAATTGCACTGCAGATTCTTCATCTTTTACAGTAACATCTTCTGCAGAATATTTGACATTTTTTTGCATGAATTCCGATACCGTGTCGCTATCTAAATACGACCTTTCAATAACAGCATTTTCAAATATACATTCTTGTACAGTATCAAGTGATATCGAAAGTCCTGTGACATATGTCTCTTTTACTATCGAAAAGGATTTATATGCTTTACATGCAATATCCCTTAAGAGTCTTGTTGGTCCATCTGAAGTAAATCCGTGTATAGTACATCCTATTAGTTGCAACTCGTCTCCTTCAGTGGCTTGAACTGCGGCACGGGAAGTTTTTATCACGGTGTCGATAAGTTTGGATGAACCGAAACATGTTTTGAAAACAAATGCACATTCTGTAATATCCGTACATACCGTGGATACGATAGTTATATCTTTTTCCATTCCTGCGAACATAGCACCGATTGCAATTCCTTCGAATATACAATCTCCTAACGACACTTCCCCTTCACACATGGAAACAGATACTCCTGTAATTACAGAATCTGCTTCAGGTTTTATTCCGCATATTGTTATTTTTTCTGTGCATCTAATTACTTGTATACCGAATGCAGCACGAGATGCTGTTTTTCTTGATATAGTAACCCCTGCGATATTAACATCTTTGCAAGAATCAACTATAACACCGTTTATTTCGATATCAGCTATTTTTACAGAATCACATTCTGATACACTTATAGTTCTTGATATCGCTTTACTTGCCAATACGTGACTTCCTATTACACTTGCCATAAGAAAGTTTTTGCATTTAGAGAACTCAATACCTGTTACCATATTAATGTATCTAAACTTTATCACTTCCACATTCTCGCAGTTTTCAACACGTAAAGAAGGGTTAATAAAGTCGCCGATGTTAAGATTTTCTGCAGTCTCATAATATTTATCGGGTATCTTTTTGTTCATCATTGTGCAGTCTGCAAGAATGAAATTTATCGCCCTATTGACAAGAATTGTTTTCATATCATAGAACGAACAGTTTTCAAATTTTACGCTTAACGTAGAAATAGGAGCTGGAATCCTACTATCAAAGAATATAAGGTTTTCGTACATATCACAGCCCGCAAATTCAATGATAAGTTTATCTCTGTCATTTGCTTTAATTCCTTGTGGGAACACACAATTTTCAAAGCGAAGGAATGTTACATCATCAAACATTGCTTCTTTTTCTACATTGCCTTCAGCATCGTGAGTTGCGGACATATTCATAGTTACAAACAATCGTCTTACAGCAGAGGTGTTTACGATGTGCAATACCTTGCATTCTTCTATGCGAGTTAATGCTGAAAAATCGAGATTAATATCTTTTCCTTCTTTAGAACCGTCAAGCTCTATAATGACTTTGTCAAAATCGCTTAAAGGTCTTCTTGTATAAGTCTCGAGTATATTGTGTACAGAACACACGTCTGTAAACGTAATCGTTCCTATATCATCTTTAATTGTTGTGATATGCTCAAAATCTTCTTGTCCTTGATAATCGTATAAAGTAAATTTAAGAACTTGTCTGAACTCGCCAAATTCGTTTTTAGGTTCATCTATAATCTCATATTCTTCATAGTGAAGAGTATGAAGTGTGTCTTCCCATATAGTATTTTTTTCCATAATAAAACACCTTTGTATAAAAGTTTTACCCAAATGTTTATACAAAAACATCGATATAAAAAGGAGTACATAATGTGTAAATGCAAAAAAAATAATAAAACTCTTGCGATAGATTCTGTTGGAAAAAAGATTGCAACAGATACTATGCAAAAAATTGTATTACAATCGATTCCTTCGTTTGTAAATAATACATATGTTACAGATGCCCAAAATGACAATGTGCATAAAATGATAACTCTCATTCGTCAATCGATGGAATACAAACAATACATGAGATATTTAAAACAAAACATGAATTTTACCCGTTGCATGTTTCTTCCTGGTATAACAAGCGATATTTCAACCAAATCCGTAGCTTCTGTACAGATAGATATTCATCATACACCTTTTAAACTTGATGATATTGTTCGTACAATATGCAATAAGCATATTATAGATCACGGATATGCCGATGAGTTTAAAGTTGGAGACGAAGTAATGGCTCTTCATTACAGAAACTTAATAGGATTAGTTCCTGTGTCAAAATCTTGTCATGAAATGATTCATCATGATGAATTTGATGTACATCCAGCTTTAGTATATGGAATGTGGAAACAATATATCGAAGAATACAAAGAATTCTTTACAGATACGGGAAATCTCGTATTAGAACGTTTGGCAGAATGGGATAATACATGTCCTGGAAATATTCCACAATCTCTTGAAGTAAAATACACGTTAATCCAATATGACGGTCTTGCCCTTTATAATACATCACAACTTACAGAACAGGAAGTGATGCAAAAACAAATCGATTATATATCGATAGCCGCATAAAAACAAAAAGAAAGAAAAATGACCCAGCAGCTTTCGCTGCTGAGTCTCTCCTTTTTCGGGAAAAAGTCGTCGGCTTCCGGAAACTGACGAATTTGGCTAAAACGTCGTGGAACCGAATCCCCCGAAAGCTGCTTTCCCGGCCGGTTTGTCCTTCTTGCCATTTCCTTTGATCGCAGATTCGATTTTCGGTAACGCGAATCTTCCGAGCGCGACACCGCCGCCGAAGGCTGCGATTTCAATGATGATGGCCGTTTTGGTCTTGATGGAACCCGGCATCTTCCATTTTCTGACGACCTGCGTGGCGGCTTCAGTCGTTGCCTGTGCGGCATCTTTTACCGCATCAGCGGTCTTCGCGGCTGCATCTGTTACCGCGTCTGTGGGGTTTTGGGTTGTTCCTGACATATCCCTCTCCTTTGTTGCCAATTCAAGCTCTAGTTCCCGAAGAGAAACTAAAAAGTTCTCTTTGCAGACTCTCACCACTTCCTGTGGGTCGCATCTTGCATGTTCGGGTCTTAAGAGGCTTAACTTGACTATCGCTTTGAAATCTTCGGGGGCTCCATCATCTGGTATCCACCGAAACGCACGTTCAATCCTGACAGGATCTTCTAAGTGCGATTTTACGGTCTCCGCTTTCGCTTCATCGTCGCATGAACATAAGAATTCTTCTTTGCAGGCGTATACTATGCTTTCTTGTTCTACGCCTTTGTTCCCGCTATCGTTAAGCGAAAGGTTGACCATGTCGATTAAATCTTCGGGAGTTCCATCGTCTGGAATCCACCGAAACGCATCCTTCTTGAGCTTTATGGGGCTCTTGTAATGCGATTTAAGGTTGTCTAACTTCTTTCGTACAACCTCTAGCATAAAGCTAATTCTCGTATCCATTGATTTCTCCCTTCTTACTTAAATTATGTATAATTGTAAGTTTTGTTGTTACGCAAATTACAAGAACACAGATCCGATGGAATTGGAGAGATTTTCGGCCCCATTATAAAATCCTGATGAAAATTTGTTTTCACCGGTTTTTGTTTGCTTTCTTTTCTCCGCTTTGTTTCTAGCAGCCCAGATTATTAGTTCTCCCAGTTTCCAAGCTATCTGGAGAGACACTAAAATTGTGGCGCCTTTTACAATAATGCGATTTCTTATGGCGAGTTTTGATTCTATCTCCGAGCAATGAGCATCGATTATATCAACCATTTCATTCTTTATGGTCGATTTTTCCCATGATTCGACTGTTTTGTGCTGTCTTATAAATTCCAATGCGTCGTCATACCTTTCAAATATGCATACGTGGAACTGAGGTATATACAAAAAGCCGTCTGCACTGAGAGTATCGGCATCCCAATAGAAAATTCGTTCCCTCATGCTTCCTGTATAACTCGTTTCATTTACGTTTATAAGCTCATATCGAAAAGTTCTTATAAATGGCCGTGATGTGTCGACATTAAACCTTTCATTCGCAATTTGTTGATCCCAAAGTGGAACAGGAAGATTGTTTCCAAACGGTATTGCTATAATATCGGCAGTTCCGATATCGTCACTTCCTGTATCATCGACTTGATACAGATGTTTGCCTGTACAATTCATAATACCGTAGTTGAGAGTGTTTTCAAATTGTGTTGCAAAGTCTGTGCATTTAATGTATTCATACACAGTTCCATATGTCTTAATAAAATTATCAAGAATTTTTGGACTCCCTGCTAATACAATGTTATACTCTTTTGAAATATGACACCAATTTTCAAGTTCCGGCCCAGGATGTGCAGGCGGTGTGCATATTTTATCCCAAAATGCGTCTTGGTAATTGATTGCGGTGAGATTTCCAGAGTTACTGGGAGTTTCATGTGCAATTGACCTTATTGCAATCACTTTTCCACTCGCTCCCTGCGGCATTTGTCCTTTTGGGACTCCTGTAGCTCTGTCTAAAAGCGGTTCTAACATTCTCGGCTTAGTTTTACTACCATCACTTATATAGATGGTATTCGCAGTATAGTTGTAAAACTTGATATTGTAGCCCGAGGATGTTACAAACTGGGGAGGATAATCATTAATCCCCGGCATAAATCCTGGAGTCATACCTCCGTTTGGTATCATGTGTGCCTCCTTGACACTGATATTTTGTTCATTGAAGATTATATATAAGTATACCTCATATTAAAATCGGGGATTCCTTATATAAAAGTTATCCCCGATTTTATCGTTAAAGTTCCACAGAACCGACACATCCTTGAGGCGGGGTACTGCCTATATATACATTTCCATCTGCCGCAATTAAAGCGACACCATTTTTTGGTAGGCATCCGAAGTGGATTGCAATCATATGTGGCTGTTTTCTTCCTGCTATATGCAAAGAAGCCGGAGTTGAACCGAATTTTCGTATAGCAACATTTTCCACATCCCCTGTTACTATCGTTCCTCCTGCTAACACAAAATAGTATTTGTCTTTTTTGTCGAAGATTGAAGGTGGGAACACTGGAAGTGAACTGGATGATATTTTTACAGCTCCTGTTAATTTTGTAGCATCAGGAAGTAAAGTCAAAGGATATACATGCACGTACCCTGAGCTATTTCCGTATCCTATAAGCGTGTCTTTTTGATACGGTATATACTTACCAAGGATAACGCTTTCGTTTCCTTTGAACTTCACAATTTGATACCCTGTCTTCGAGAATCTCTGTGGAACACTCGATATGGGAATTTTTCTAATCATGTGTTCGCTATCGTAAGCAATAAGATATCCTGTTCCACTTTCGTATAACGCCTTTGGAATAACGATAATGTCGACTAACATTTCTCCTATTCTTGGAGATAAGTCAATTGTAACAGGTCTCCAAGAAGTTATATCAAGTGTCGATATTGTTATGTATTCTTGAATGTCCTGCACTTTGTAAATGTATCCGAAGTTACTTACGGCAAACAGATAATCTTTATGAGGATTATATTTGTACACTCTCTTTATCTTTTTCGTTTTGCCGATGTTAGCCATTCGTTTACTTCCGTGAGATACAGCATCCAACCTTAAAATGTTTACGTCTTTTGTATCGGTGAGAGTTGCGATAAGATAATCATGATCAAGATTTGAGACATTTCCTTGAACGTTACCAAATTGTATTTGGGTGCGTCTAGGACGAGCAAATTCGCTCTTAAACGCCTCAAGTTCTGCTATGATTGCATCATCTATTGCCTTTGATCCTATGCTCGCCCGTAGACGAACCATTTCTTGTTGTAACTTGCCATGAGTTGTGATAAGTTCATCCTTACTGCGTCTTGATAATTCAAAGAGTTTCATCGATGCTATCGCATTCGCCTGAAGAACAGTCCATTTGTAGCTGTTAATTAAGTTCTGTACGATTTCATCTTTGGACGACGCTTTCCGTATCATGGCGATTATTTGATCGAGTTTGTCGAAGCTATTTATTAGAGCTTCTAAGATGTGCATTTCCCTGAATATCTTTTGCATCTGATGCATGATATTCTTTCTTACAACACCCCGCCTGAAAGCAATCCATTCTGTAAACATCTCTTTCAATGTTACGTTCACTTTGAGTTTACCAAATAAAGTGCACGTAAACATCAATTGAGCTGTAGCAGATAGGCGTGTCTTTTGCATAAGAAGTTGTATAAGCTTATCAGGATTGGCATTTTTACTGTACGTGATAACAAAATCCATTTCGTTTTCAGTACAGCCAGGAGTTATGTCATCTATGCCAACCTCTTTTAGCTTTGGGAACTTAGTGTTTATTTCATTTTTGAGTGTGTTTCCATCAACAAGATACGGAAGTTCATATATATGAATCTCGTGTTTGTCTCTGTCGATTTCGTATTTAGCTACCATCTTGATAGAAGCTGGAGTTCCATTTTTATAATACTCACGCACTTCTTCAGGATTTACTAATATTCCTCCGAATGGAAAGTCTGGAAGTAAGTTATCCCCTATGGTGTCATTAGAAATTGTAGGATCTTTTATGAGGGCTATTGTGATATCAATTACTTCTCCCAAATTATGTGGAGGAATACTTGTATTGAAAGCTGCTGGGGCTATTGCGTAGGTTCCATTTATAATTAAATTAGGAACTGCTGACGGAAGGACAGAAGGTTCAGTTGCTCTATTGTCAAACGTTGGGACAAATTCAACCGATTCTTCATTTAAATCCTTTATAAGACATTGGTAGCCATATTTCGAAAATCTGCATTCTGTGTATCTATATGCTGCAGGTCCGTCCCCTAATATACTTCCGAAATTCCCTTGTCCGTCTATAAGAGGATAATTTATCGTGAAGTTTTGAGCGGCTGCAACTAAAGATCCATATGCTGAAGTGTCTCCATGCGGATGAAATGTTCCGATAGTGTCCCCTACAACTTTAGCGCACTTTATAGTTCCGCTTTTATCTGTAAGGTGAGCTTCAGAAGTCATTGCATACAATATTCTTCGCAAAACGGGTTTAAGCCCATCAACAATTTCCGGGTATCTATCTACAAAACCTGATTTTGCGAAATCGATCATATTTTCTTCTACGGCTGTTGAAAGTTCAATTGCGTTTGTGAGCAATCTCGGCCTCCTTCGTTTCGTTTTAAGTATATTCGTTTTCCAATATTGATTATGTCTTTTATGAGCACAGATATATTCATATCTTTGTTTTTAGGCGTATATTGATATACTGACAAGAGTGTTACAGGATTTATTTTATTTTCAAATTGTGCTACAACTTCAAACGCCTCTTTACGATTTTTTACTTTATGCATTTTTGTATGAGAAGTTCTAAACGCATTAGGGATAATAACCCATTTGCCAAAAAATATTATAACAGAAGAATACATGCGTACTTGGGATTCATTTTCGAATTCAAGCATATATGCTTTTGGAATCCAATTGTATTCCCTTTGATATAAATAGTTGACAAACTCAAATGAGCAACCTTTTTCGTTTCGGATAAATACAGAGTCTTTTCGTGCAGTATACCTTTTCATCTGTTCATCGTTTTTAAACTGCACTATTTTTAATTCTTCATTAGCTAAACGCACAAACCGCATTAGATCTTGCACTACATTAGCTTGTGCGTTTTTCAAGAGGTTTTCAGACATGATTATTTTGGAACTCTCGGTTTTGTTCCATCACTTGATCCTATGACTCTGGACCCTTGAGTTTTGCCAAGATCTCTTGTACCTTGGTATTTGTCCGATTTTCTTGCAGATCTTCTGTCTTCAAGATCGCGTATAGCATCATCGATTTTTTGACCTTTGTACTTTTGAAGGTGGATTGCTCCCGTTTCAACAATCACACCACGATCATCGGTGGTGATAACACTCTTTCCAAAATCATTAACTTCATAGTTGTGATACGTTTTACCGCCCATTTAAAATCCTCCTAAAATAAATAGTGAACTTACCTACTATGTTAGGATATGTATCATAAGCTACATATATTATATATACTCACAAAAAAGTTAGACTAATTAAAAAAAGTACTATACCCCGGGCATATGCCCGGGGTATGTTTGTTATTCGAAGATACCTTTCAAGTGTTCGTTAAATATGGTGCCATATACCTTCGGAATTATCTCTTCGTTGACTTCTTCGATATGATCCAACTCAGATAAAAACCATTCAAGGTAGTCGTTTGAAACGGGCTCCGATATTTTGCATCCTGGAAGAGAATCTTGTATGACATGCCGAAGGGAGCTTGTCATGTCGATTTTGTATTCTGATGTATCTTCTTGCATCAAGATTACGAAATCAAATTTGCTGTCACCGCAGATTGTCGAACCGAGGAGATGGGCTCTCAATGTTATGTCATTCACAACAAATTCGATTGTTATGTAGGCATAATACAACTCTCCTGTTGCCATGGTAATCGGAATGTTGACAACGGTGACTCGTGAGCCTTTCCCTTCATCTGCATTCTGCGGGCGATGATACCATGCAATAATGTCCTCCAACATTCTGAACAACGCATTGTTCTTGCATTTTGACACGTTAAACTTTGTTGCCAAGTATTTCATAATAAACCTCTTTGCCTTTTATAAGGCTAACAAGAAATACCCTACATCCATACCGGACTGGGAAGATATATTTTTATATCTCACTAATATGATATATACTCAACTTTTTAGTTGATGCAAAAAAATATCGCAGCGGAAAACCGCTGCGATATATCATTTAACTTGCGAGTTCTGAACACTGCGCAACTTGACTTCTTTTCATTACGAAACGAACAGCGTCTTGAAACTTCCCGAATCTTGCAAACTTTGACTTTGTCTGACACGCTGTAAATCTTGCACAGCACATTGCGGATGTTCGAAATGAACCAACGTATAACTGATCCGAGTCGATATAGTCGATTGGTAGGTTAAGATCGATTGTATCTCCTTCTTGTAAGTTTTCAATAAGAGTGTACGGAATGAACTTTGGTACTTTGTGAATCCAGATATCGATGTTTTCTACTTTCGGCGGATGACTTTGATAATCAAGATCTGCGTTGTCAGGATGAAAGATATTTATTTCACAAACAAGCATTTCTGTATCGTATGGGATTCCGTTCGCTTCACATATTTCGCTCACATCTACTTGTATGCATCTCCCTTTGTATACAGAATCTATATCTGCAGTACAGGGATTTGGGACAAGGCAAATGTTGGCAAGTAGCGGGTTTGTGTGCGTATAATATGTGCACATATTATACCTCCTTATAGAAACACAAAATACTTCTTCACGACACGAGTTAACAACTCTTTCGTCAAGGAAGTAAGTATCATTAAGTGCTCCTACATATATTATGTATACTCAAAGGATGTATAGATACTAGCAATCGTCAATATTAAACGATATCAACACATCAAACCCTTCCATCAAATTGGATGATATTCCAGCCTTTTTATCATCGTATGCAATTTCCACATGAGTAATTTTGGGATCTTCGGCTTGCAGGATTTTCAGCGTTCTTTCGGAGATAATACTTAAAAGCCAAACATGATCTCCGTATTTTTCGCGTACGGGATTATTGCAATACGGTGGGAAAAATTGTGTTTGTGTGCAAAGCCATTCGTATTCTTGTTGTTTCCATTCGGCCGTATTTACAATTTTTTTACTTTTGTAAATATCCATGAGTGAGTTATGATCAGGATTTACACTGTCAGCGTACATTAAATGCGCAAATAAGAATTTATGCTTTTCAAACGCATCTTTGAAGGTTTCAATTTTGTTTTTGTCCCTTATCATGCGCTGAAGGTTAACTTGTTTCTTCGCAGGCTTCAGTTCAAAGAAGAATATAACATCACCGTTCAAATCAATTGGAAACGGTGTATTACATTTACGTGTTGTGTGCGCTGCTGTTGAAAGGGCTAAAGATATTTCTTCAGCAAAACCTTTAGCTCCGTATTCAACCATATCGGAAATCCATGCACTGAATTTCTCAAGATGCTGCCTTTTTCTTATATGCAGATCTCTTATTCTGTGCTTTACAAAATCGCCCCATACGGGTTTTCCTTCTGTGGAACGAGGAATTATTTCTTCCTCTTTGGTTTTCTTTTTTGTCATAATACTCTCCTTTACAAGTACTGACTGTAAAACTGCTTTCTTGACTGGATATCACTTCCTATGAAGGTATCGAGTTTTGATATAATTTGCTGGATTTTCTCTGAATCCATAGACACTTGTGTTAATGTCCGTGTTTCAGGATTCATAGTCGTTTCATACAACTCCTTCGGTCTCATTTCCCCTAAGCCTTTCATACGGGTTATATCAGCTCCATTTTTTACAAGCTTAGATATCGTATTTGCAACTTGATAAGGAGAAGGACCGAGAATTGTCTTTGATTTTTTATGCTGTAACACAAGATTGCTCCATTTAATGACATGAAGAGATTCAAGTATTTTAGCACATAATTGAAATAAATGGCCCGTGAGTTCGATATGATGAAAAACGTTATTGAAGATGCCTTCGATACAGTCACAGTTTAATTCTTTAGAGAAAAATCTTGTGAGCTCGAAGTTTTTAAGCCTAAACGATTTTGATTTAATGATAGAATCGTAGTTGATGATGATGTATTCGAGTAACTCAGGATGAATGTTTGTCTGTGTCCCTGCGATGTTTACGATATTATCATAATCACGAATTGCCATTAAATATCCCTTAAAGAAGTCAGGGTTTTGAATCGGGTAAACCTTTTTGTCAAATATGTAACAGATATTAAAGTCTTCAATTACAGCGGCATCAAGGATATTCCAGTACATATCCATATTTGACACATACATGTGTTTATTTTTGGAAAAACTGAATCTGAATAACGGAGGATTGGCAATGTAGATTTTTCCTTCTGCTATAAGTTCGGGATAGAACTGAAAGAAGAATCCTAAGAGTAATGCTATGATGTGAGAGCCGTCTGGATCGGCGTCTGCCATGATGATAATTTTATGAAAGCCCAACTTTGATAGATCTAAAGAGCTTCCCATTCCGCAACGAAGCACCTTCACAAGATTCCCTATGACAGATTTTGAATCGTTAAGATATTTTAGAATATCCTTACTATTATAGGTATTCGGAGGAACCCCTTTTAACATGTATATCGCTTGATAGTTATCGTCACAACCTGATTTTGCAGATCCTCCAGCGGATTCCCCTTCAACTATAAACAGTTCACATTTTTCAGGATCTTTTGAACGGCACGCCCTATATGCTTCGATTCCTATAAGAGCAGATGTATTAGTTGTTGCAGCATTAGCTCTTACGGCTTTTCGCGCATTACTTGCGGCAAATCTTGCTTTTGCAGCTAAGATGATTAAATCAATAATTCGTTTTGTTGGAGCTTGATTTAATTCCAGCCATTCTGTGAATTTTGCAGAGAAGTCTTCTTTGACAAACACTCGCATGTCCTCATTGGTAAGTTCGTCTTTAATTTGGGTAGAGTACAATGGCACTGAGTGTTTTGCGTCAACAAGGATGACACAGTTTTCGAGGATATCCAATCCTTCAATGTTGTATTGGGAATTATTCCACAAGTTGTATTTTGCGATGTGCTTTTTGATGGAATCTTGGATTGCACTTGTAACTCCTTTAACATGAGTTCCTCCATCTTTGGTTTTTAATCCGTTGACATACGATTCAACGTTCGCTTGCCTTACGTTTGTAGCCCAAGATACAAAAGCCTCATACTTTATGAAAATCGGTGTATCGGTTTGCTCATCACTTCCTGTTAAAGCCAGCTTTTCACTATTAAGAGTTTCACCACAGAAGTGAATTGCTTGATTTACAACATTATATTTTCGTAAATCTATGATGCGTTTTTCGTAATACTCGATCAACCCTTTCGGATGATGATAAAAGTGTTGATTGTCATCGAATGTAAAATCAATTGTAAGACCGGGGTTCATGTACGAGCAAATCTCTAAAGTATCTCGATATTTCTGATAACTCATTGAGATATCTTTAAGAAGTGTAATATCAGGCCTAAAGAAAAAGATAGTTCCTGAAGCATGTTTTTTATCTTCAGTTACTTCGATCTTTATTTTTATCCCCTTTGCAAATTCTCCGTGAGCGTGCTTACCGTCTCTATATGTATCGACTATAAGCATATCAGATGCTGCGGCAACAAGTTTGCATCCAACACCATTAGTTCCTGAAGATGTAAGATATGCATTTTTGTCATATTTGCCGCCTGTAAATGGGCGTAATATGACATCTTCGAATTTCTCGATTGGAATTCCCGAACAGTTGTCTTCGACATATATTGTATGATCCTGGGAATTGATTTTGACAATCATTTTATTTCCACGACCTTCATTGAATTCGTCGACTATATTTGCATAAATCTCAGTGAATAATCTGTACACACCTTCGGGGCCCAAACTTCCCATAAAAATTGTAGGCTTAGCTCTTATTTGTGATATGCCGTCTATGCTTTTAATGTTATCAGAAGTATATGTGCGTTCGTTTGTTAACACGATAGTTCTCCTTGTTATAAATGATATATACCCATAAATTTGTTTAAGATTCTGGGCTATTTCTATGTTGTAAAGGTTATCTTAGCATGTAAAAAACATCAATATAAAGCCGTAAAAAGGTGGTAGAAAAATGAAATTATATGTGCTTGAAGCAATACTGAAAGCGATAGCAAAAATAGATCCTGATCAAAAATGTCTTACTCAAGAGGAAAAAGATGCTATCGAAGCCTTGTCGCCAGAAGATATCGAAGCAAAAATTAATTTAGCGAAACAATTTATATACGGCTTTAAAGTAACTGATGGAAAAGACGTTATTTTTTCAAAATCGTTTCTTCCTGAATTTACTAACACCAATTGGAAAGTTAACAGAGACGCAAATAGTATAGCGTATCATTACATAGCGAACACTGTTGATGGCCCGCAAGTCGATGTCATACATTATCTCGATATCGATAAAATTACCGAAGTCATGGTATTTCCAGGCGCATACCCAGAAAATTACACAATACCTGGACTTACAGATGAACTTGTTGTCGAAATGATTACTCTTAACAACTTAAGCGAAAATATAATTAAACTTCTTTTAAAAGCAAATAATGCTATTACCAAAGAAGAATTAGACGACGCTCTTTCTCGTTATACTCCATTATCATGGGTTAAAGACATTTATACGAAAAAGGAGTTAGATGAAAAACTTAAAGAAATTCTTGGCTTAGGGGATACATTAGGTACCAGTGATTTTGTAAGAAAAGATGAACTTGAGGAACTACTTAAAGGGTTGACACAAAACATCGGAAATCAAAAAGGATATATTTACGAACAAGAAGAACCGTCAAATACTTGGACAATTGAGCATAATCTTGATAAAACAATTATCAGTGTGCTTACTCTTGATACTTTAGGTCGACAAATAATCGGAATGTGTGATTATGCAGCTTCCGACGAGAATACGCTAGTAATACGCTTTAGCCAAGCTGTTGCTGGAAAAGCTTTTATTTAATCGGTTTTTTTTGAGACCGATATCTTTTGTTAAGGAGACTACTATGGCTGATACTTTATCTTTGAAGTATTTAACTCAAATCGACATGCAAGTGCCGCCAACCGAAGAAACCCATCTTGTCCGTCTTAAGGACATGAAGGAATATATCGAGGCGAACACTGCAGAATCCGTACGCGCAGTTTTCAACGAAGCTGTTGACGTAACTTACAATTCGGCAACTCAAACACTTACCCTCGATGATGACGGCGAGCTTGTTGCCGATGGCGTTCCTTTGGGTGTTGGAGATCGCCTCATTGTAGCCGGTCTTGATGACAAACAGTACAACGGCGTATACATTGTTATCGATGCAGGAAGCGCTTCAACCAAAGCGAAAATGAAAAGGGCAGATAATTTCAACGAGTCCAAGGAAATTAGCAACGGGACTCTTATTCCGGTACGTGAAGGCACCCTTCATGCCGGAAGTAATTGGAAGCTTTCTGCCCCAGATACCCCATTCACCCTAGATACTTCAATCATTGAATTCAACAAGGTCATCGTCGATGTTACCAAAGTTGTTGAATTTGTCATTGAACTTGTCGGTGATGGTGAAGAAACCGGGTTTGAAATTGAACACGCTCTTGGAACTAAAAATATCATCCATGAACTCGTGGATGAAGATTCTGGCGAGACTGTTATCGCAGTATTCAAAAGAATTGACGAAGATAACGTCGGAGTATATTTCGGCGTTGCCCCTGAAGATGGGAAGAAATATACCTTGATGCTTCATGCGCAGGTTAATCCCGTCTAAAAATCCCAATGTAAAAGGTGGTTATTATGGCTTCTTCTATTCCGTTCAAAAATCAGATTAATATGGAGGCTGCTCCTACCGAAGATAACCACCTTTTACGGGTGAGGGATGGTAGGACCCTCGAAAGAAAAGTTCACGACGATATAGAATTACGAGGTCCTTTTGCAGTTACCGGTACGACGGAAAGAATCGCATCGATAACTGCAAATACCTGGTATCGGGTAAAATTTGTGCCTGATAATGGTTTACAAGGCACTATTGATAATGGAAAATTTATTGTGCCGAAAGACGGTATTTATACGATATCGGCATATCTCGGAATATTTGTTACTGCAAGTTTTACAGTATGTAACACCAGTATTACTAAAAATAATCCTGCTGGAGCTCTTAATTCGAGTTGTACAATATCAAAGGCAAATACTGCGACAACTTCGACAACACAATCAAAAGTACCAGGAACAGAAACTGCGGTTTTATTTTTACATGAAGGCGATGTCATTGAATTGTGGATATGGGTTGACACAGCTCAATCGGCCGCAATGACCGGAAATTCTTCATTCTCGATTGTACTGAACGCGTATCTTGACGAAGCGTTAACGCAGGGAGTTCGCGGACAGTTCCAGATGACAACCTTCGTTGCAAATACCAGAAAAAGGGTCGATCTTATTGCGCAAAATGGAAATACCCAAGACGTTAAAAATGGTGTATACATAGTTCCGAAAACAGGAGATTATCTTATATCGATGTATTACGGTGCAAAAGGAACTGCTACATCAAATTCGTATCAGTATATCTCAAAAAATCATCCTGATAATACCACTATGGGAGATATTATTTCTCGCTCATTCTCGGGTAATTCTGGAGGAACAGATACAGTTTTTACTATCGAACACCTTCAAAAAGGAGACACCATATCATTTTGGTTATATACAGATGTCGCATATGCGACAGCTCAAGCTACCAATACTTCGAAATTCTTTATTACTCCATTAGTAAGTGGAGAGATCGGAGGTGGTGATGTCACTACCTCTCAAGTACTGAAAGCGATCGAAGATGCACTAAATGCACATAACGAGGATGCTGCATCACATCCTGCAATACGTCAGGAAATAAGTGATGTAGCATCTGCTGCCTCTGCCGCTATTTCTTCTGCCACAACAGCTTTACAAAATACTATATCCACTGCAAAAACAGAAGCAATAACTCGGGCAAATGAATTCACGAGAGAAGTAATAGATGATTTTGAATTTACTGGCGCTGTCGGTGTATTCGGAACACTAGAACAACATACATCGTTTCCCGCAAATAATTCAGAACGAGTAAAATTTGTTCCTACAAACGGCCTTACTAATCTTGTAAATGCACAAGGACAATTTATAGTTCCTGAAGATGGTATATATGATATATCAGCATTTTATGGGGTATTAGGAACACCGACAACTGATTTTAGAATGTTTTTCTCAGTTAATAACCCGGCAGGAGCTCTTACATCTCAATATCAAATAGCTCAAACCATTCAATCTTCAGCGGTTGCTACGGGTGGAACATCAGTACTTTCAGTAAGTAAATTCTTGCAACAAGGAGATATTGTTGAATGCTGGATTCGCGTAATAACTGCGCAAACACAAGCTTCAGCTAATGATACATCTAATTTTACTATTGTAAAGAAAGCATACCTTGATGAACCTATTACAGGAGGGGTAAGAGGAACAATACAACAACTTACTTCTATAGTTGCCAGTTCTGGCACTAGAGTAAAGTTTCTTCCAACACAAGGTAATACACAAGACATCGACGCTAGCGGTGCGTTTATTGTTCCTAAAACAGGTATTTATAGTATTTCAGCTCATTATGGAGTACTCGGTTCAACTTCCACATCAGCATGGTTTTTCTGTACTAAAAATAATCCTGCAGGAAACGCCGACTGGAATAAACGAATCGGATCATCTCATGGTGATCAAACACTTCCTCATATATCATTTACCGTGTATCTTCAGAAAGGTGATAAAATCGAAGTATGGATATATAGTACAACAGCACAAAATACTGCTAATGCACGAAACGAATCATGGTTTAACATATGTCCAATATCTGGAAACGGTTCTGGTATAGGAGATGTTACTGAATCTCAAGTACGCCAAATTGCAGAAGATACAACTACTGCTCACAACGGCGATCCTTTAGCACATACTGTTTTACACGAGGAACTTGATGCAAAAGATCTTGTGAATAGACAACATATTGATCAATTATTTCACGATGCAGAATATTCAGGACCTCTCGGTGTATGGGGTACTTTACAACAATTTACTTCTTTAACATTAAATGTATGGACACGAGTTAAGTTTATACCAACAAACGGATTTACCGATTATATTAATGCCAGTGGACAGTTTGTTGTTCCGAAAGATGGCATATACGATCTATCGGCATATTACGGAACATTAGATGCAGCAACTAACGCATCAATCTTTGCGTTTACTAAAAACAATCCTGCTGGAACTTGCAACGGGGATTATTTTATAGCTACTTGCACTGCAGCAAGAAATAACGCCACATTAAAACATTCTACCGTACTTTCGACGCATGTATATTTACGTGCAGGAGATATAATCGAATTATGGATATATGTAGATGTCGCGCAATCTGCAAAGCCCTCTAAAGATGTATCTCATTTTGCCTTCACCCTTAAAACATGGCTTGATGAACCTATGAGTAACGGTATCTCTGGAACTATTGAACAGCTTACTTCAATCATTGCTGATACTTGGACACGAGCTAAATTTTTACCGACACGAGGAAAAACACAAGATATTGTAAATGGTGTTTTTATAGTCCCTAAGACAGGAGACTATATACTATCCGCGTGTTACGGATTTATAAATACAACTGCTGTCGATATATGGGTTACCTTTACGATTAATAATCCTACGAATCCTCCTACAAAGACTAATGCATGTACACAAGGATTCTTTCCATTAAAATGTCCTGCGTCAGGAAATACTAGGGCGACGCCGATTGCAACTATTACGAAACACCTTCAGAAAGGTGATAAAGTTGAATTCTGGATATATACATCATCTGCGCAATCAGCAGAATATTCAAGCGATTATTCGCATTTTACTATTTGCCCTGTAGGTTCAGGCGGAAGTGACGGAATATCGTATGATGATCTTACCGAAGAACTAACCTCTTTAGCCAGCTCATTACAAGGACTTTTGTCTGCACATAATATATCAAAAACTACCCACAGTGATATACGTGAAGATATTGTAACCGCAAAAGCAGAAGCGAACGAATACTCAGAACAATTATTTGGAACTCTTGATTGCTTAGGTCCTTTTGCCGTATTAGGTAAAATACAGCAATTAACTGCTATTACAGCAAATACGTTTACAAAAGTTAAGTTCATACCAACACAAGGGTTTAAAAATCTTATCAATGCTCAAGGTGCATTCGTAGTACCTGAGGATGGTTTTTATGATATATATGCATACTACGGATATATACAAGGAGCAACAAGTACTTATTTTAACATGATGAGGTTATCAAAAAATAATCCAGCAGGACAATCGGTAAATACAGACAAAACGTTATCTGCTGCTATATCGACGCGTACCGATCAAATTAATGCATTCACTAATCCGATAACCTATTCTGGATATTTTCAAAAGGATGATATTGTCGAATTATGGATATATTGCCATACTACACAAACTTCCGCTCATTCAATAGATGTGTCTAACTTCTCTATTACACGAAAAGCGATACTTGATGAACCTATCACACTTGGTGTACGAGGTCATATAGACCAATCGATACCTATATCTGCAGGTGTTGTTACCCGTTTTCCCCTTATAGCAGATGTAGGAAATACTCAAGATATTGTAAATGGAGTATATATTGCACCTCGATCAGGAAACTATATGTTATCAGCTTTCCTAGAACGTGTTGCTACAACTCCAACTGGAGAATCATATTTTTATATAACAAAAAATAATCCAGCAGGAAGTATACAAGGTAGCTGTGTTATAGCACGAGGATCGTTTAATGTGATATATACACAAACACTTACCACGGTAGAATACCTGCAGAAAGATGATAAAATTGAAGTATGGGTATTTACAAACGTTGCGCAAACAACAACTCCCAGTTCAAATTTTTCACGGTTTAACTTCGTTCCTATTACCGGGAAAGATTCTAAACCATTTCATGTATCAGGTAGTATGGAACGACTTTCGTCTATTGCCGCTTTAATATGGACACGAGTTAAGTACGTACCAAATAGAGGTGATACAACTACTATCGATGCAAATGGAAGATTCGTTGTTCCAAAAGAGGGCGTATATCGATTTTCCGTTCGCTATGGAGGAGTAAATAATCAACAAACATATTGTTATATCGCTTTGTCAAAAAATGTACCACAAGGACAAGTTATCACTACACAAGACGCCATTGCTCGAAACTTTTATATGCCAGCTTCTCCAACAGTACTTGCACCTGATTTGTCGTATGAGATATATCTTGAAAAAAATGATATAATCGAATTTTGGATTTATTGTGCTATAGCACAGACAGGCGTAGATCCTAACAGTGTTTCAAACTTCTGTATCACTGCGATATATCCAGATTAAAGGATTTGGACATGGAAAATATACCTGTACAATACTTATCATTTTCGATACTGGTGGTTAATATCTTACAGATTATTGTCACTATATCAGTTGCAGTAATCGCACATAGGCTCAATAAAAAAATACGCGACGAAAAGAAATAAATCATAATCCCCAGGCCATAGTGGCCCGGGGATTGTATGTTACTCTAAGTTAAACTCTTTTGCAAGTACATGAAAGCTATGACTTTGATAATTATCGTAATTAAGTTTTTCAACGCTTTTGATTATCTCGCGTTCGATATCAAAGTCTTTTTCTGATGGCATCCTATTAGTATAATGTATACTTTAAATATATATATAATTATACCAGAATAAGGAGATGAATTATGACAATAGAAGCGATAGAAGATATTCGTATTCAGTTTGCTACTGACGGACCGTGTCATCATGTTAAAGTACAAGCTCAAAATATGACCATAGAAACATTGGCTACCGCCATTCGTTTTGCAAAGAAAAGAGGCGTCGCAAATATATGTATCAGTGGATATGAAACAGATACATTGTTAAAAGATATCGAAAAATATATAGGTCAGGAGGGTTAAAAATGAATCCAGAAAAGAACCCATTTAGTCTTAGGTCTAAGTTGTTATCCGAAGACAAGGAATACGAAACCGAGTTCAGGATTAGACTTCCCGAATCAATGGCTGATAAAATAGCTGAACTTGCAAAGAGAGAATCAAGGTCGCGGAATAAACAGTACGTACATATGCTGAAAACGTACTTAGAAACTGTGGAAGGAATATCTAAAATATAATCACAATTTTGAATATATATAATCAAGGTATGGAAACAACATTTCATGGTATCGGAGACACCTATAAGATCTCCGAAGAGGCGTTTTGGAAAAAGGATGAACAAGGTCCTGAGGATCAAGATGTACAAATCGACGATCGAGCAAAAGAAACAGGCGAATTATTTTATTTTGTCTGGAAAAGAGGTGATAGTAATGCTAATATCGAAAAACGTATTGAATTTAGCAGACATGACCCGTATAGTTTTTATCGTGCACGAAAAGCATTTTCTGACAGATGTGGATTAGAGATCCCGGAGATCGTAGAAGAAAAATTTCGAGACACACAAACCGCATTCGTAGGCAGAGTATATAAAAATGAACATAGTCAAATGTATGACGAAATCGGAATCGTGATACATACAAAACAAAAAGAGGACGGTCGAATACGCATTATTTCGGCATTTTCTGTAGATATAATGGATGAACAGATTATACCGTATGTGGATAGACGATGCTGCTATGCTGAAATGATAAGACTATTAGAAGAACATGCATATGATGAAAATGTTCTTAAATGGATGTCATTTGAGGCAGCCGAAACTGAATGTAAAAAATTCGGATTTGTCTACGTACCTCTTTCGGAAACAAATTTGGATGATGAAGAATCTGACGAGGATGAGAATGATGACGGTCTAACCTATCGTATAATATAATCATCATAGTATGATTATAAAAAAATCAAAAGGATAATAAACATGCCTAAAAATCCGCTAGATCCAGAAGATTTTTTATTTAAACACGAATATCATGGTGTTGGTGATGAGTATAAAAATTCGTATGACGCACTATGGAACAAAGAAGAAGGAAAGGATAAACATCCTTCACAACAGATTGTAGTTACTGACTATATAAAAGAAACACAGGATACTTTTATTTTTATATGGCACAGACATAAAAGCAATCTAAATATCACAGATTGTGGTGAAGGAAAAGGATATTCCTTTTATCGCGCGAGACTTGCGATTTATGATCCGTGTGCGGTACGTCTTGATTGCGGCCTGAATCAATTCTAAATTCTTGGAATGATAAAGCCGTATGATAATCCTGCTTCTGATTATGTACATTGTGTTAGAATAAAAATTTGCGGATCCACTGGCAAATGGTGGATTAAATATGTACAATCGGGAAAAATAAATTATCCTCAAAAAGGTTTCCAAAAATATTTATCCAACTATCTTGAGAGTGCAGAGATCCATACGTACATTAAAGTTGAATGATATTTTGATATAATAGCCGCAGAAATGCGGCTATTTCTTTATTTTTTATAAATTATAGCCCAAAACATCTTGATAAAGTTCAATCATTTTATAAGGAGAAAATGCTATGACACTCACAAATATAAAGAAAATTATCGATACTTTTCCAAAAGAGAACGGAAAACCAGATAAACGATATCTTTACGGTCTTAAGTTAAACGACGGAAGGGACATTATATTTACTACGGCATTGTCACTGGATGGAAAACCTCCTAAACCTCAAGAAGGTGTTGAAATTCCTGAACCGTGGACAATTGATGAGGATACGAATACCCTTAAGTATTCCCAAAATATTCAAACTCAGCAAGGCCCACAAATGCCGATGATGCATTTTCTCGACCTTGATAAGGTTGTTCAGGTACTCGTTTTTAAGCAGTAAAAATAAAATCTCAATTATGATTATATGTATATATAATCATAGTAGAAGAATGGAGGTTGTATGGATAAAAAACGGCCGAATAACCAAAAAACAAAACGAAAATTGGAAGTCCCATTATACATGCAACCAGCTCTTGTTAATACTAAACAGAACAAAATCGCATTTTGTGAAGAAGGAGGCTTAGTTTCAAATAGGCCTCCTTTAAAAGGTTATGCTAAAATAATCTGCAATTATAAAGGTTCTACAAAGAAACCTATCTATGTATTTCGAAAGAAATCATTCTTAAGAAATGACTTACTCGTAAGTAAAAAATCATTTGTATTCCATGCAATAAAAGGAGATTTTATTATCTCTGTATCATTCCGTGGAATAACAGAAGATCAGACTGGTTTGTTTACTATAGCCGTATACAAAGTTGCAAAACCGAAGAAAAAAGACCGTACAGGACAAAATAAGAATCTTACGTCACTTGTAGCTTTTCGTGTGATATCGTTTCCGACGTTTGCTCAGCATACAAAGGACATGCTTAGGTCCTCACCAAATGGGAAAATAATTGCTAACGTATATATCAAAGACAAAATAAAGTCTATATTATCTAAAAGTAGACTACGATTTTTGGAGAAAGTAACCTTCAAAGCCATAGAAAAGATGTGTACAACGGAAACAACGTATACATACTATCATGGTTGTGCAATGGTGAAGAAAATGATATGACAACAAAACATAAACAAAGGGAACTCCCTAAAGGAGTTCCCAATCATTTCGAAAGAAACAATCTCCTCAAATTACGTGAAATAAGAGAATATGAAGAGTACAATATGTACCAAAACGCGCTATCTAATTGCTGGAAGGAATGTGTGCTATTAATGCCTGTAAATCCGGTAAAAATGTTTAAAATGCTTTGCCCAAATGAGGAGGTATTACCGATGGATGCATATGATGACGGATATTCAGAGGGTGACGATTTGTACCTAACGACATATGGAGGATTTGAAAAGAGGGTCCTTCAGGATACGAATTATAAAAGAGAAGACTTTGATAGACTTGTCTCTTTAGGAAGAGTGTTCTTAAAGAATAATATCTTTGTGGATCCACAAGGATCAAGGGTTGCGGCTGTTCACAGAATAGAAATGAACACAAAAGACGGCCTTATTCAAACTTCAATCGTAGCAGGAAAATTGTCTGATAAAGATCCGCACGAATATGATTCATACTTCACAAAACAGGATTTGCTTGATGCAGATAAAGGCTTAGTATTGTTAGCTCCACAGATATTTGCATTAAAGACTTGTGATCCGGGTTTTGCAGCAAACCAGATAGGAGATGCAGATTGGTTCTTCGATGACAGATCTGCTTTCTGTGAAAATTGGACATGTGATCCTGCAGGATGTTCAGATGCACTTGTAACCAATGATGCTAAGAATCCTGAGTTCTTGCAGTTTAGTATAAACAATAAAGGACTTCAAGCTTTTGATAATATTCACAGTTATTCGCAAGCAGCGGGAAAACCGACATTCGCTGATATGAGCTCTGTAATCTTACAACTCAATTATTTTGCTCACGGGGTATTGAATATCTTAATGCCAAAGCACATAGTTCTTGTGATGGATTCATATCGTGGAGCTATTGATATTCCGCGGCATGAGTATATTCCAAATATCAAGGATCCTCTTCTTCATATTCCAGACTATAATAACAAAATCATGCATGTGGTTGAAATGATGAAGAATATTGCTCAAAGAGGTTTGTTTCATCAATATGTAGGAAACTTATATTGCAAAATGAGTATAACCCCTGCATTAGTTACAATTAGCTTTATATCAGAGTATGCTCCGACATTAAGATTATTTGTAGCTCTTGAGACTGTAAACAATCCGATACTCTTTGATATGGAAGAAAGACACCAGTCGTTCCCAGGACAACTGTTAAATGGGACTTCGTCATATCTTCATAATAACCACAGAAATAAATCCGAAGAGAAAAACGTAATAAAGTCTTTGGGTGAAGAATATTTTTCTCATCTTACGGGTATCTCGGATGAAAGAGGATTTAAAGAATATTTAAATCCACAATTAGGATCGTTTGAACAAAAGCAAGCAACAATGAATAATTTGTTTGGCTGGCAAGGATAGGAGGAGAAGCTTTGAGTATAATAGCAGGGCTACAGAAACACGACATCCAGAAACACACGATTATTAAACTCTTAGACATCATCGGACTCGATATCGATCCTCAGGATGGTAGAATTTACTATCCTGAGGAACCCGATGTGAATATCAAGATAAATGAAAAAATACTCTGTGTTGATATCGGAAAGAAGCACAAAAACGATTATATGGCGTTCAATCCCCTGGCAAGGGAAGATCACGCACAGTTCTTGATGCAACTAGCTGTATATGCAAGAATCTTCGCAGGAGAGTTAAAAGAGAAAACGGCAGAAGAAGCTGATTACACAATAAACACAACAGTCATCACACAGGATGAAAACGGTGTGTACTACGATAAAGAAATCGTCGAAGTCGAAATCGTCGACGAACATCAAAAGGTCTGCGGACACGGAGTTCATGAAGAATCGTCGATTGCAGTTACAATAGCTGTTCTTGATTACTTATGGAAATCATCTTTCATAAACGAATCGACATTCAAAGGAATGGTAGTCACAATAGAAAGTGCTTGGGATGAATATAAAAGAATCCAAGAAATGGGAGCTTTTAGTAGGAAGCAAGCATTGTACGCCAAAGGAGAAATCTTCCAAGGACCTGAAGTCGAAGAGGAATTTGAGAATTTTGCAGATGAAGCTGACGAACAAAAGGATCCGGTATTTGAATATACTGATGACGACCTTGCAACGGAATTAACCGATGAGGATTTCGAAAAAGAAGATGAAATCATCGGCAAAGAATCGTTTATCGATAACGACTTCACCGACAAAGAAATAGATACTCTATTCGGCTGGTGTGGTTTTGATGACGTGGATGATGTGGAGGAAGAAGATGAACAAGTGGAACCACAAGAGCAAGTTCCCGATGACCAAGTTACTGAAGAAGTACAAAGTGCACAGGATACGGAAGATGATACCGAGTCTTTGGTTCTTGAATCGATGCAAGACGACATACAGGATCGTATCTCGTTCGACACCTTGGATACAGAAACAGAAGAGGATATCCCTCTCAGTACCGATTATGAAGTTATCCACATCATTGAGGAGGAAGTGTTACCAAGAAGCCAAGAAGTCCTTGCACTACCACCTCCTAAATATCGCACAGCATTACCAAAACATCAGGGCGACTCTTCGTACGATGAACCGGGACGCGCAAATATTGAAACAGTGTATTACACACCCATAACTAACCCAAAAGATGATAATAATCCAGAAGGTTGGATATAAAAAGGCGTGAAAACATGTAAATAACAGGTAGTTCTAAAACGATTACCTGTTATTTTTTTGTACTAAGAAGGAAATAAATATGGGTATAGAATCCGAAGGATCAGAATCCGGTTCTGCAAATGTAGTTCGAACGCCATATCAAACTGAAGTCCATTACGATCCAAGTACAAAAGCATGGAGAGGAATAGATGCTCCAACACAACTTTGGCAAAATGTAGATGATTCTCCTAGGTTTACAGGATCATCTACAGCAACGACTTCAAAAGCAGATTCAGGAAAAGAATCAGCACTTTCTAAATATTCATCAGGACCTACAAAAAATTTATTATCAACAAATCCTGAAAAAGCTTTTCCAAAAACATCAAGTGCTGCAAGTAACTTCGGAAAATCTATGGAAGGTTTAGAAACTGCAAAGACAGGAAATACTAAACTTGATAAAAAACTTGATGTAATAACAGATCCTCAAAAAGCTATTGAAAAGCAATGGGAAAAGACAAAAAAGACCGCAGTTAAGAAAATGGATAATACAGTTAGAGCATTAGACAAAGGTGCTGCGGATTCTATAAAAAGCGCAAAAAATCAAATCCTCGATAAAATAAACTCTCTACTTGTTATACCGGAACCAGTGTTATTAGGCACATTACAAGGACTTGCAAAACTTGGAGGTAGGGCAGATCATCAGAATTTCTATCCATTAAGTGAAATGATCAGAAAAGATTATGTCACTATCGTAGAATGGATGTGTAGGGAATTTAATATATCTCCAGTTTCAGGTAAAGGAGCCGGTGTTTTACAAAGTTGCACTCAAAAAGGTGCCACAAGATGCGCTCAATATGTGTTCAATAAATGCGCCGAAGTAAAAGGTCTTGAGTGGACTTGTGCAAACAGGTACAAAGAACTTAAAAAGATCTTAATATATGGCAAAGAACATTATGAGCCTATGGTATTACTTTCGACATTAAAAAAGCACGATATTGATACTTCGGGATATGGAGAGAAAGGATGCCGGGAATTTGGGGTTAAGTATAACTTTACAATAGGAGAGATTAACATATTTCTTCCTGAACGTAAAAAAGGGTTATACTGGGAAACATATCCTAGAACTCCTGAACACGTGGTACTCTTTAACATGTTTTTGGAAGGAACTGGCTGCAATACTTTAACTCATCGTATTATAAGAAAAAGACTTAGGGAAAATTTAGTTATAGTAAACCCGATAGTGTCTATTCTTTCAAATACGGCTTCTGGAATTTTAAAAGACCTTGGGGTTGAAAAGATTGTCGACCTTATTAATAATAAGGAATCTCTTATGACAATGTATCTTAAGGATCTCAAGAAAAAGGATTTGCTATAAACAAAAGAATATCCGGAGCCGTGGCTCCGGATATTTAATTTTAAGCCCATTTTTTTGTAGATTGATTCCATGTATAACTTGCGGGAGGAGCTGTTCCACCATCTTCAACTGGAGCGCCAATAGTTCCTTTTTTAAGTCCGTTATCGGTGTCTTTTGTAATTGTACTTCCAGATAACATGGTTATTTTAGTAGTACTACCACGTTCACCTAAAATATCCCCAGTATCTGTATTCAGAATTCCAGCACCGCCAACTGTGAGATTTACACCTTTTCCAAGTATAAGTTGTCCATTCTCCGCAAACGAAATGTCGCAATTTATTACACGATCATTTAATAGACACATAGTTCCTGTTATAAGAATAGAATTCGATGAAATATCAACCCTGTTGGATATAAAAATATCGTCATCAAAAGCAGAACCGGAGAAGTTTATCATTTTTCCAGATCCTGTCATTCTTGTCATAATTAGTGAGCTTGGTGCTATATCATCCACTGTGAATCTTGATCCGCCTCTTAGTATAAGAGTACCGGAAATATTAAGCTGTGATAACGAAGACAGAATAATATGCACTCCAGAATCTATTACAAGAACTGCGCCATCTGGAATTGACAATGAAGATAGACTTATAGACGCATTCCCTGCGATATGTTTAAGGCCTGTTACAGTAGCAGGAGATGTGACATCTATAAACGCATGCTTTCCTTGTGCACTAAGGTATGTGGAACCGGAAGCTAGTCCTGATAAAAAAGATGCAGAATTTTGTATTGATACTTTTGGTTTAGTTTCGCTATGAAACAATATTTTTCCAGATGAATCAACAACTTTCCAAATACCTTCTTTATCAACAGAGACATCTATATTTCCATCAGGAAGTTGCTCTCTTAATACCCATGGAAGCTGATACTCAGGCTCTCCTGTGTCCACATTGATAATAGATATATCTTTATTTTCAGGTTCCCCATATGCAAATTTTAACATGATTTTCTCCTTGTTAAAAGATTAGAATTATCCTGATGTTTGTCATATAAACAAAAAAGAAAGTTTAAGACTCTAGGAATATTCCTAGAGTCTTATTTATTGTGTTACGATTCTGCACTTTTCTTTTCTTTTTTGCATTCACACTCTTCTTCTGGAGGCTCGAGTATTGTTGCGATTTTGTTTGCTCTATTTCCGGCGATATACTCACAACTTATGACGCCTGCAATGATAAGTATATCTGTATGCGGAAGCATCTGCACGTTGAATTTAAAATATGCGATAGAAGATATAAGAGATAAGACAATCCAAAAATATGTTAATGCTTTATATCTTTGAATATCTTTTATTTCTCCTATATCCTTAGGAAGTCCTTTGTTTTTAATAAAATCTGCGACATGGCCTCCTACCATATATGAAAACGTAGCTCCACCTGCAACCCATACAAGTGTTTGTAGATCGAATTTGGTACCATCGTTTTCTTCAGAGGTAAAAAACATTCTCCATATGATAATGGCCGCCGTGTATACAAGCCAGATTATAAGCATAGGAATAGTATTACTCGGAGTTTTGTTTACACTTGCTTGTCTTTTAATCATCTCTTCGTATTCTTTGTTTTCCATAGTTATCTCCTTCTTAAAAATAACCCTTGTGGGAGTTTTCCCACAAGGGTATCTCATTGTTGTTATTTTCCGCAGATAGCAAACCACGGAGATATCGAAATACTCGGATGTACAATAACGGGAAGAAGAATCCCGTTTTCAGTTACACTTAGCGTTGTGCAACTTGGGAATAAAGAGCCGTATTTCTGTGTATTAAGAGAAGTTTCAAGTAACCAAGGAGATCTGATACCGTCACGGGTTTTGCATCTCATATAAGTCGAGCTTGCAAATAAAGGGAGGTGTATCTGATTTTCAAATCCTACGCCGTAACTTAAAGGATCTCCTAAAGCATCGTATCCATATACAGAAGTTCCGGTTACTTCAAATTCTGACAGAAGACCTATCTCAGTTGCAAAGGATTGCCCGCAACGGGTTCTTTGCAATGAATAAAAGAAATCTGTCCTTCCACCCACTGCATTAAAGAGATTTGCATATATAAGGCTGTTTTTTACACGTGTGGCTAATTGCTGTGGTGTCTTATCGTTTTGTGAAAGATTAATTGTGTTTCCTGTGAATGGAGCATGACGGAAAGCGAATATGATGTGGTTTTTTGTGTTAATGGTATCTTTGTAAGGATTAAAACCTGCTATCATGGCTTGAGTATCTTGGAAACCGTCATAACACTTAAGGTTAAGTATATCTCCAATTTTAAGATGCCGTACATTGTAATCTGTAAGACGAGTTTGCAATTCTTCGAATAATGGCACTAAGGTGTACTCGCTTCCAACTGTAGGCTCTTTGATGTTTAATACTTTAAAGATATCTCTTGCAAACTTATCACTGTAAACAGCGTCAGCTCCTGTTGAGAAGAGCGAGCCGTCTCCATCTTGGAATTCAAGAATATCTTTCTGATGAACTTCAATATCCATTTGTTGGTCAACGACTATCTTAAGCCGTCTGTCAACTTCTTTCAAAGCATTTTCAGTATCCTTTATAGAATCCTGAATGCTTTTCTGGAATCCGTCGACTATTGAACAGTTTGATTGCACCAATGCCTTTTGATTCTGAATGGTTTGCTCTAAGGCTGTGATAGATTCTGCAAGATTTAAAACTTCTTGTTGAGTTTGATTTACGATGTTCGATGCATCCAGTACTTCTGTTGTAACTATCTGTATAGCTTCGTTAAACTCAAGAATCTGGTTCATAACATCGATAATATCCCCAATATTTTGGTCTGAAAACAACTGGACTTGGGTTTGTACGAACTCATACAGGGTGAGAAAGCTATATGGCATAAACTCCCAAACCCCTGCAACAAAATGAACCATGCCGGTCTCTTCGATATTAAGAACACAAGCTGTAAACTCTTTTTGTTGATTTTCCAATTGGAGTGTTACAGGATGGTCTGTCGTATTATGTATTTCATACCAATATCCTGTATTAAGAATGCCTTTCTTGCCAGATGTATTTGACATATCAGGCATCCAGAATACAATATTATCGACTTCGTTTGAAATAAGTATTGCCCTGTTAGGGTATGTGTAATCAACACGAGTATTGTTCTCGCTTATAAGAAGAGGTTTTCTTCTTATAGCATCAGGATACATTCTTTCGAATTTAGCGGTATCAAGTTGTATGGGATTTATTCCGAAGCCTTCTTTGCGGATGGCTGAATTCGGCACATACATACCTTGATCTTTTAAAAAATTAGGTATTGTCATATTCATCTCCCTTGTTTGTATTTATCCTATCGCAAACATCGGCGATACACCAAATTCATCGTCTTCTTGATTACTAAGAAAAATCTTAGAAGAATCCGCTCCACTAACATAGACCGCCTTCATTGACGAATCTATCCTGTTTTCAAGAAGCCAAGATATATTGTCTTGCCATTGGAACTCCTGGAAGTACGTAGGAGACGCACCCCTGAAAATCCTTTTGTTTGCATAGACTTTTGAACCTGAAAATAGCGGAAGATGCACATGAGAAATATCCGGATTTATGTGCGCATAATTTTGTGTAATAAAGGGTCTGCCGGTTATTTCCATTAAAGACGGTAAAAATACGTTAACATCTTTCCTATCGTAGAATTTCTGCAAGAAAGCTATAGGAGTTGATATCTTTATCTTTTTTATAAACTGTGCAAAGGTTTTTGTACTTGTATTGTATGTGGTTCCCAAAGCAGAAGCTAACGATATATTAAAACTATCGCTAGAAAGAAGTGCTATAGCATTTGCCATGGTCATCTTTGCGATACAGTTTCTGAATGCTACGATTGCATGCGGAAAATCATTATCTCCGTTCGTATAAGTGTTAAAACCTACGATAACCAAACGAAGTAATCCATTTCTGAAGGTATCGTACACTTTGTTTGGAATGGTCGGACTTAAAGAGCAATCGATAAGAGGAATATCAAAGTAATCTCCGATACGAAGCTTGCGCCTTGCATAAAGATTTCCTGATATATCATTTTTTGCAAGAGCAACTGCTGCATTTATTGCTGTACACTCTTTTTCGATATAATCTTCTTCTGAAATAAAGGTATCCGTTGATCCGTATTTGAGTTCTCTTGGATTTGCATGAACAATCGACGGATCATCGGAAGCATATACATCAAATATATCCCTACAAGAGCCTTCATTGTAAACGGGACTTTGTCCGTTAGTAAACCCACCGTTATTCTCAAGAAATACGATGTTTTCTCTTTCGAACTTAATTTGATCTCCTTTCCATGTGTTGTACTTGATATTTACAGTCGAAGCTTTTTGCACGACTTCACTTGCAATATCGAAAAGCGGGTTAAGATCGTCTTCTTTGAGTTCAGCTATCTTTTCGGACAAAGTACTTTCGACATCGATGAATTCTGCATTGTGCGCTGTAGCTGTTTCGAATTCACTCTGTACAATAGCTTTAGCTGTATCAATTTTTTGTGACGTATTCTTTATAGAAGATAAACGCCTCATTAAATTATCGATAAGCATTTGAGAGGTTTTATTAAAGTTTCCAATATTGCGAGGAACTGCCCCGGGTTGTGTCAGTATAATACTCGCACCAGCACCTGTAGTACCGGATGCAAATTTATCATCAATGACTTTAAGACATTTCGCAATAAGTAAAGGCACATCATATTCTTCATATACAACTTCGAAATTATGATCCGTTACAATCGTAACGACATTCTTTGAAGTTGTTGACGTTTGTAGCGTCAGAAGAGGTGTTATAGTATTACCGACTTTCTTATTAATAACGACGGGGTTTTCTGATTCATTGTAGATGATAAACCCGTTTCCTGGAATAAACTCTGTGCAATCTATCGTAACTTCTGTTGTTGAACCTCTAATGATAACACATCTTCGGCATGCAAGACGATTATTAAGAGTTGTATTCTCTTCTACAAGAATAGGTTTGTTTCCAATGAGATCGGGATACATAGCTTCAAGAATTGAAGTGTTAAACGAATTTGGAGCAATTCCTTCACGCACACTTTGGTTTACAAGGACATTTGCAAAATCATTGTTTTGAACAATTTCGGCATCGGTTCCTGGAGATGTAGTTACATATGTTGCACCGTTCCATCTCATAAACCATCCTGAGTACGGATCTATGTTTGTAAGGAATTTTGTAACTCCTTCGTCGTCTTTGTAATATACTTCAAGAAGGCCGTAGAATGCGTTTTCAAGATGTATGGTATAATTTTTTGTCGGCCCTTTTGCTAAATATACTCTGTATACTGTATCATTCGATATATAACGAAGTAAAGAATACACGATGTTTGTTACAACAGGAGATGGATTCTTTACTACATCTGGACTTGTATCTTTTATGGCGACACATTCGCCAACTTCGTCAGAAGATGGTGTGTATACATAATACCTGGCTCCAGTTTCATGAAATGACACAAAGCATGATGCATTTGGACCTAGAGTTTTTTCGATGATGGTAAATTCTCCAGGATTATCTCTGTCAGGATTATAGAATACAAGATTTAACTGCGCTTTCTTATTTTGTCCTTCGATGTAACAAGAGTTTTGTATTTTAAAGAGAGCCCCAGGCATACATCTTGCATTGTGTTTAAAATGTGCAAAAATCTGATTCGCAGATGTTCCTATTATGTACTCAATCTCTTTGACGTTTGTGATATCGCCATCGAAGAATGTGTGAATTTTTGCAACGCCTGTATCATCCATGAATATGTCGTCATTTAAGACGGTAAGTTTTTCAAAAGCCGAAGGATACGATGCCGTGATTGCAAAATCTGGGGAAACAAAATCTTCTCCGGGTCCTATCCCATCGATTATTCTTCCCCTAATAAGGACTACACCGTCATATCTTGTATATAAAAACGTCTTTCCGTTTCCGTCAGTTTTAAGCTGTGGCTCCGCTATACCGGGATCAGAAATCTCCCAAAGTATGTCACGGCTGTTGTTTCCTGAATTGGTATTTACAAGAGCTGTAATCTCATGCATGCTACGAACATTTTTTGTCGAAGGACATGTAATGAGAATACCGTTTACATCCGGAACTGCTTCTATCGAGAAATCTTCTGTGAATGCAGATCCGTCGAGATTACCTTCATTGATTGTAGCTCTTACAACAATAGTTCCCATTTCTGTAGCATTAAGTTTATTGCCACCTGTAATTTCCCCAGGTCCGCTTACGACACTCCAAATAATATCTTTGTTTGTAGCATCCGATGGGGACACAGTCGCAGTAAGAGTTAATTGTTCTGACGCAACTACGGATACAGGAGAAGTAAGAGTTATTTTTGTAACATCAACAAATAGACGGGCAAACTTTAATTCGAAAGTATAGGATGTTCCGGCGTTATCAAAAGATAATAAAATTGCCCTGCTATTATTGTATACCGTCGATACCGTAGAAAAAAATAAGTATATCGCATTGTTTTCGGTATACATAGAAAGGTTGTTAACAAAAGTTGTATTTAATTCTGCCGTAACGTTTTTTATATCTCCTGTAAGCCCTACAGGAGTTAATACTAACGCTATTTTGGTATTTGTCGGGACTTCCAAACGCAAATGGTTATTTCCGCTACCACATAACATCATAGCAGGAGAAAATGCCATTTTATTTTGTTCGAATAAATCTATCCCTTGATAGTCCCCGTTTATAGACGGGGTAAATCCACTAATTGCCATTATCTCCTCCATGTATATTAGACATTATCCCGTTTATATTTAATTTCACGGTGTATGTGATATCAGACCGATAGACTTTATCATCGTGAATATGCAAGTTCTTGAGAAAAGCATCGGTGAGAGCTTTATTGCGAATGATTTGCATTCGATACATTACATCAGATGATGCATTGAAAATGATAAGCTCACCTGTATACCAATCGAAGATATAGTCGATGCCATATTTTAACTGTGTACCAAAACCAAAGACTACGATTTTGTATGCACTGGATGCTGTAGCCATAAAATACTCGATCATTTCGAAAGTTACCTTTGGAATGTGATACACCCATTCAATAGTTGTATCACTATTGACTTTTGCATACACATAAATTCCTTCATCTTTGATGTAATACAAATCTCCGGATTCAACTCCTGTTGTAGGAAGATCGCTTCTTGTATCGATTCTGCATTTATGATGTAAAATAATGCCGTTAACAGTTTCCCCACGCAGATATGGAGGGATGCACCTATCTAACATCATTTGAAGCACAGTTATATGCTCTGCGGAAATCAACTCAAAAAGATTTATCACTTCTTTTCCGTCTTTTGCAACACCAAATTCTTCTGATGTGATAATTATACCATTTTCATCCAAAGAAGATTTTATAATTGTAGGAATGTCCATACAACGAGTGTTAAATTTTCTTGGATCGATATCATAACCTCCGAATGTTTGAGGTCTGTATTCTGATGGAACCTTTCTGTTAAAAATAATCTCTGGAACGTTTGTAACAAACATCGTTGGAATATGCGGCTCAAATACAAGCGTTTCGGTTATTCCGAAACGAGTCATTATTTGTCCAACTTGTTCTCCATCGTCTCTTTCTGGTCTTTCAGGTTGCATTATTTTCATTAAAGGATCTTTGTAACAAAAGAAAAACATTGCTGTCTTATTTTGTAGGTTTACACTCTTTCTCATAATGATACCGGAGGAGTATTCTTCCATTTCCCGAATGAGTCTTTTGCCGAAGGCTGGATCTGCCAAATTATATCCGTGCATAACAGCCAGATATTCGATCATGTTTGTGGGAAGCGGAGCCCATATTCTTGAATCAACATTAAATTTTATTCCAGGGCCTTCATACGGAAAAGTATTTATAAGATAATTATAAAAATCATCCTGTTGATATCTGTCTGGAAATACGTATCGTACATGTACCGTAAATTTTTTACGGATGAAGTTTGCAAATATGGTTGCTTTTGTTTTTGGGTTCGAATATATCCTGTAATAATATGTAGAAAGAGGACCAGCTATAAAATGCGCACCCGATTCGTATGGAAAAGAAGAAGTCATCTGTGTATTTTTTGAATTATCGTCGATTTCGTATCCTAAAAATACTGCTGGCATTTTATGCGGTGACATATACTGTTTGCCTCTATACATAGATTCTATTTGTCTTTTATTGTTAAGAAATTTTGTTTTAAACAAACTTTTCGAAAAATGAGCTAAATGCTGCCGGCAGACGCCATTTAAAATGGTTTCTTGTGACATAAAAGAAAAAACTGCAGGCCAAGGTATTTTATGCCATTTCATTTTCGGCGCCTCCTTGTATAAGATGTTATTTACACAAATGTTCCACGGCACTAAAAATATATTGTATGCTGATTTTTGCAGATATTCTTGATATAATATGCTATTAATACATGCTATTCAGCTAATGTAGGTA